GTCGGATTGGACTACGCGTCTCACGGCCTGTATGTTTCCAGTGACGGGGAGCACGCCGAATATCCGGGATACTATCGGAAAATGCAGGACAAGCTCGCCAGAGAGCAACGCAAGCTCTCCCATATGGTCAAAGGTTCCGCCAACTGGCGTAAACAGTGCAAGCGGGTCGGCCGACTGTATGAGAAGACCTCCAATCAGAGACGCGACTACCAGCGTAAGAAAGCCAACAGGATTGTCGCATCATACGATATGGTCGGCGTGGAGACTCTGAACATGAAAAGCATGATGAAGAAACCCAAGCCGAAACCAGACTGCGAACATCCGGGACATTATCTCCCCAATGGTCGCAAAGCCAGAAAAGGTTTGGCTAAAAGCACGTCGGACAACGGGTATGGCATGTTCTGCACCATGTTGGAATACAAGCTCGCCCGTCAAGGCAAACAGTTGGTTCATGTGGACAAATGGTATCCATCCAGCCAACTATGCCACGACTGCGGTTGCAAGAATCCTCTGGTCAAGGATTTAAGTATCCGCGAATGGGCGTGCCCATCATGCGGAGTGTTGCATGACCGTGACGTGAACGCCGCCCGAAACATTCGGGATGAGGCAATGAGAATCATCGAGTAGCACGACTCATAAATCGTGCGAACCACAGGGCATGTGGGGATAGCCTGTCGATACTGAACCCACTGGGGTTCTTGAGCAGGAAGCCCCCGCCTCCACAGGCGGGGGGAGAATGTCACGGCGCTTTTCCTCTCGTTTGGGTTTTCCTTGCGAGTTGGATGAACCCTCAATAAGGGGGATAATATAAAATAATATAATGTCCACCCCACACGTGGAAAAGAAACCAAACAAAGGAGATAATCTTGGCAAACGTCAAGAAGACGCTCATCGCCACGACCGTGGCGGTTGCGACACTCGCCGCACCGGCCACCGCGTTCGCGGATGACGGCAACAATATCCAGCCGGACGTGAACGGCGCTATCGAACAGGCGCAGAACGCGGTATCCCAGACTCAGGACACCGTGGCACAGGCCACACAGGCAACCTCCCAGACCGCCACTACGCCGGACAATACCATTACGGCCACCACGACCCCCGCACAGTCAGACCCCGTGTCCGACGGACAGGCCAAGGTGGACGAAGCCCAAGCCAACGACAATCAGGCACAGACAAACCTGAATCAGGCACAGACCAACGTTGACAGCGCGCAGACCACCGTCAACCAGACCCAGACTCAGGTGGACAACGCCCAGACCACTCTGGACGCCGCCAATCAGCAGGTTCAGAACGCGCAGACCACCGTCAATCAGGCTCAGACGAATCTGAATCAGGCACGGCAGAACGCCAGCGAAGCCACCAATCCGGAAAACCAGAAGAAAGCCCAACAGGCGCTCTCCGACGCGAACAGCCAGCTCGACCAGACCACCAAGCAGTTGGAATCCGCCAACCAGCAGGTTAAGAAGGCCCAGCAGGAAGCCCAGAAGAAGGCCGATAGTCTGACCGCCGCTCAGAAGGACGAAGCCGCCGCCAAATCCGACAAGGACAAGGCCGACAAGAACGCTTCGGACGCCAAGGCCAAGTCCGACGAATCCCAGAAGACCATCAGCCAGCTCAAGGCCGAACTCGAAGCCGCGTTAGCCGCGAAGAACGACGCCGACACCGCGCAGACCACCGCCGACAAGAACGCTTCGGACGCGAAGAACGGCATCAGCGAGAAGCAGAAGGACGCGGACGCGAAGAACACGGCCGCCAACACCGCTCAAGCCGACGCGGATTCGAAGAAAGCCGCCGCCGACAACGCGGACAAGCAGCTGGCGTCCGGCTCCATCGGCTTCTACCAGTGGAAGCTTGCCTCCAGTTACAAGAACGAGGACACCCAGTTCGCCCTCGACCAGCTCGTCAAGTATCAGAACGAGGATTGGGTGAAGATTGGTGAGGAAAACTCCGCAACCAGCTTGCAGAACATGCTCGATGCTCTCGACATGATTGACAAGGGCAATGAGATTCGCCGTAGCCTCGGACTGCGGGAGTGGACGGTCAACGATGCGGACACCGCCGACGCGCAGCTTGCCGCCGACTACAATACGTATTCTCAGAATACTGGGCACGTGTTCACTGGAACCTCCCAGAACCTCGCTTGGGGTTACGAGAACCCGTATGACGGCTGGTATACGGAAGAGAAGGCCGTGTTCGACCAGTATGCGGAGAAGAATCCTGAACTGCGCAACATGACCGCCGTGGAAATCTACATGAAGTATCCGGACATCTACGAGCAGACCGGACACTATCTGAACATCATCGACCCGGATTGCGACACCACCGGTTTCGCAATCACAGGTTCGCTGACCGCCGCACAGAACTTCAGCCAGAAATACCTGTACACCAGTGGCGTTTCCGTGGACGAGTACCGTCAGCAGATTCTCTCCTACAAGAACGCGCTGGACTCCGCCGCCGACACGTACCAGAAGGCTCTCGACAAGGCGAACGAGGCGAAGAAGGCCGCGCAACAGGCCCAGCAGGAGCTTGCCGAACTACAGGAACGCGCGCAGTCCGCACAGCAGACCGCCGGCGAAGCGGCCAAGACCGCCAAGGCCAAGGACGAAGCCTACCAGAAGGCTCTCGACGCATACAATGCCGCAGTCAAGGCCGGTAAGACCGCCGATAGCACCTACGCTCAGGCGAAGGACGAGGCCGACGCGAAGCAGACCGTGTACGAGCAGAAGCAGTCCACTACCAAGAAAGCCCAGAGCGAATTCGACTCCGCGAACCAGCAGGTGAAGACCGCCCAGTCGAACGTGGACAAGGCTCAGGCCGCAGTGGACGAAGCCAAGAAGCAGGTCAAGGAAGCCCAAGCCAAGCTGGACGGATACACCGACGCGAACGCGAAGCTGGCCGAAGCCCAGAAGAAGCTGACGGAAGCGGAGAAGACGTTGTCCAAGGCGCAGGACGAGCAGAAGACCGCTCAAGCCAACTTGGGCAAGGCCAAGGCCGCTAAGGCCGACGCCGACAAGACGCTGGCCGACGCGAACGCGAAGCTGGACAAGGCCAAGGCCGACAAGAAGCAGACCGAGGCCGCTCTGACGGATGCGAAGAACGCTCTTGACGGCATCGCCACCAAGCCGGGCGAGGGTGATATCGTCGACCCCGGTTTCTCGGTCGATGATGATTCTTCCAAGCCTTCCACTCCGGATGATTCGGACAAGCCAAACGGTTCGACATCCACTGGAACTTCCAAGGGGGACACTGGCAAGACCGATACCGGCAAGGATAATGGTTCCTCGCAGACGGTCGCTACCATTTCCGCGAAGAAGAACGAGTCCAAGGTCGAGACCGCCGATAAGAAGGCTCATAAGACCACCACATATAAGGTGGACGCCGACAATAAGACCGTCACGGCCACTGGCGAGGATAATCTTGCCGCCACCGGCGTGGATGTGGCGGGTATCGCCGCAGTGTCCATCGTCGCTCTGATGATGGGTGTTGGCTTCGTTGGAGTGGAGCGTTCCATCAGTCGGAATGACGCCTGATGGGCTTTTGACCTTAGAGACCCCGGCCTTCCTTTCTTTTGATTAGTTGGCCGGGGTTTCTGTATCTGTAGTCTGCTTGGCGTTATAGTTTTTGACGATTCTTCCAAAAACATCTATACTGGGATTGTCTACACAAAATCAATCAGTCGGCAAACCCATCCTGCTCGGACGGCTTACCGGACGTGCTAGAGAAACGCTAAAAGGAGAGAACATGAGAATCACAGACGGAACGGAGACGATGGAAGTCTCCGTGAGAGAATACGGAGACCTCTCCGACAGGGAAATCACCGACCAAACACTGCCTTCGCTGGTCGAATGGGCGGAAACCCCCGGCATCGTGGAAAACGTGCGACGGACGGCACAACGTCTGGTGGAACTTTTTGCGAACGACGGAAAGAACGCCGACAAGGTCATTGGCCGCATCCCCGATGGGACGAAGCTGGGGCTTGGTATCCGCCTGTACGCACCCGACATCCGGGACGATGGACGCGGCCTGCCGGAAGACATCAGGCTGACGCGATACATGCGCGTCGGCAGGCCGAGTCCGGGCGTCGTCGTGGAAACCGAGCTTTACCGCTTGGGGAACGTTCTTCGCGGCCGTGACCTGAGTGGGCTTGACCTGCGATACCTCGACTTCTCCGGCGTTGACCTTTGCGACGTAGACATGTCGGGGGCTGATTTGAGGGGTTCGCTAATCGACTCAGGCACCCCTCTAGGCCACACCGTTTTCCGCGACGCCGACATGCGGCGCATGAGGTTCCTTGGGACGCTGAAAGCGGGGCGTCCCGTCTATCTGGAGAACGCCGACCTGCGCGAAGCCGACTTCAGCCGTGCCAAGGTAAGCTGGTTCCAATTCAACGGGGCAGACATGTCGGATGCGATACTACGAAACGCCGTCTTCGAATGCACGAACATGGAGCGCGTGAACCTTGCCGGAGCCGATTTGACCGGAGCCAACATGGGAGGCATCGACCTGCGGAAGGTGAATCTGACCGGCGCGACGATGGACAGGGCATTCCTGAACAAGACGGTGATGTCCGACGCGACAGTAAGCGGAGCGAGCGTGCAGAGTCTCCGTTCCCATAATAGCAATGTCCGTCGAGTGGATTTCGGTCAAGCCTACGGGGCGGGGAGCATGTTCTTCGAGAACACGAAGACAAAGGGGAGCACTCTTCCCGGAGGGTTCGTCAACCATTATCGTGACAACAGTCTCATAGCCCAAGGGGACGGCTGGAAGCTGAACTATCGTCCGGGTGCTCTTACCTACGTGCTTACCTTCGACTGGCGCGACGGATGCCCCGAACCGCGCACGCTTGCCCACAATCCGAAATGGGCGGACATAGGCAACCGTAACAGGATTGAGGGAATCCGCTTCGTGCCGGGTTCCAAGGCACCGGAGGACATGAGCGTCTTCTTCGAGGACATGTGGGCATTGCGCCGGGTGGACTTCACGAATCTGGACATGTCGAAGACCGTCAGTCTGGCATGGATGTTCAACAATTCGGGCTTCGGGGACGTTGAAATCGTCAACCTGAAGGCCCCGGACGCGAAGGACTGCGAGCGTCTGTTCCGACTTGGCCCCGACGTGACGAGCCTGAAGGTGCCCGGATTGGATGTGAGCGGCGCGGAGGTCGCCCGTGAGATGTTCGCCTCGTGGGGGAATCGGATTACCGAACTGGACCTGTCGGAACTGCGGCTGCCGCAGGTCAAGGACATCAATCGCATGTTCATGCATTGCGAGCGGCTTCGCAGGCTGGACATCTCCAATCTGGAGCTTCCCTCCGACGTAGAGATGGACGACAGGGGGCCGGCCATGTTCTCCAACTGCGTCTCCCTTGAGCACGTGGACATGCCGGTGAGGGGTGCGCTGTCCGACCGGTACGGGGAGATGATGAAACGGTTCAACGCGGGCGACCGCGGCGCGTTGAAGGCAAGGCCGTATCCGCGTGTCACCATACTCGCCCTGTAAAAGCGTTCGTGCGTGTGTCGATAAGACGATTGGCGGCGGCGAAGGCTGTGAATGATGGGTGTCGGTTTCATTGGAGTGAAGCGTTCTGTCCGCCGCAACGACGACTGATATCTCTTTGAGATTAGAAGCCCTGACCTTCCTGATAGGAGGGTTGGGGCTTTTTGTTTTTTGCATTTCAGCCAACATGCACTATACTGGAACTGTTCACACAAAATCTTTCATAAAGGAGACGAACATGAACAACATCACAGCAGACGAATACAGTCTCTTGGAATTCATTTCATCCCGCGACAAGCGGGAAGACAACAGTCGAATCCTCTTGGAGCAAACCAAGAAAATCCTCGAATCCCTAGTCCGGAAAGACTTCGGAAGAATCGAACACTACTCCACCATCGGAGACTGGTTCATCCCCGACATGGATGCTATCAGCGAGTTCGTTGAAACACATGTCGGACAGTACAAGCCTGAACGCAAGTACCTCCAATACGACATGTTCAACATTCTTGAGGAAATCTCCCGCAAAGGATACGGCTGGAACTACGTCTCCCAGCCTACAGCCAAAGCCAGCATGGAACGGCTCCGCCACTACGGGTGCGTCACCTACGTCAAGCGCGGTGACAAGTATATCGCAACTGGAACTCCGGAGGGCATCGCCTTCGCCAAAAACATGATGGCTACGGCCACCAGAACATGTGCCGAATGCGGTCGAAAATACCCCTACTATTCCGGCATGAAAGCCTACGACATCTGCTCCAAGGAATGCTACTACAAGCGTTTCGGCACTCCCGAAGAACGACGTGCAAAAAGATTACAGAAGAAGGACTGACGGATTGCATGTGAACGTCAACCATGAGGGGCTTCCTGTATTCGAATATGCGGGAATGCCGCCGAGTGAAGCCGTCAAAAAAAAATATGGAACCGAATAGAGGAGTTAGTATCAAAATGGTTATCAACGGCAGGCTGGATTGCGGATACTGTTCCACTCCTATCACCCGGCTGTACGGTGGAACAATCGGGCAACAGCAGCCGTATCCTTGTCCGAACTGCGGATGCATGAACTATGTGACGCCTAAAATCACATATTCGGCTTCCACGTTCGGCTCGCAGGTCAAAGACGCATTGTTGGATTTGATAGAACGGCATGGCGGGTCCCACTGGGATTGCAACGGGGACGTGGAAAACATTTCCATGCCGTACCGTGGAGTCCATGCCGAATTAAGAACCTATAATGACTACTGTTACGGCATTATCGGCGGACTGCATGTGAATGTTGGTTCCACCATTATTCCGGTATTGGACTTGAAGGGTTTGACTCCGGAACAGGCGGCTACGCGGATTCTTCTGCGCGTCTTCCGTGAATGTCGAAAACAGAGGGAGGAATCCGTTTGAAAGATGGTGAGATTCGTCCACTGCCGCAAAACGAGTTCTATCAAAGTCCGTTCGACGGGCGTTGGGTCGATTTGGATGAGGAGGAAGTATTTCGACTAATCGACATGCAACGGCAGAGTGGAACTAGGTGCGGTAAAACTAAACCAAAGACGTGTTATACTAGAAGTGTCCACACGAAAGAAACCTAAATTGGAATACTGCCTTATTTCTACGTTCCTTGTATAAGACTATCGACGTGGAAGAAGACATCCCAATCGAAGAGATATTAGGAGAGCTTCTTTGAGTTTCCATCTAGCCCCATGCCCATTCTGCGGTAAGCCGGTTCGACTCGTCTATGACAATACCGTAAACGGAACATGCTACGGCATCAGCCACAAGCCGGACGAATGTTCCATCCTACCAACCGTCTGGGGAGCGCCCAACATAAAAGCGGACACCATAGTGCGTTGTTGGAATCAACGATATGGTGTGGCAAACCTACTCAGAGAAAAAGGCGAAGACGAACTAGCCGACGAAATGGCTTTCCTAGGTTAAAGCCTTAAAAACATATTCCACAAAAAGAAACCAAATCAAAAAGAAAAAGAAAGCAAAAAATTGAAAACCAACACCAAGACCATGAGAACCATCATGTTCATCTCACTGGTTATCGCAATGGTTCTTATTCCCGCCAACACGGCTACCGCCAATGAGTTCATGCAGAATCGGAAAGAATATGAGACGGCATTGAACCATACAGTCACTCTGACTGCACGTTTGAAACAGGATACGGAAAACGTTCAAAACAAGACCATTGTCACTCGTGACGATGATGACGCTACCCGTATTGCCCGTGAGGCATTGCAATCCCAATTAACGGAAGCGACTAAAATCCACATGTCGCAAAAAGAGAAGGCTACTGTCTTCACCGTTTCATCTCTGACCGACAAGACGGTCGAGTCCAATAATCGCATTCACTCTCTTATCCGTTCCATCGACCGGACGGCCAAATCTGTGGATACCGCCATCGCCTCCCACAAGCTTAATGATATGAGGAAGAAGCTTGCCGATATGGTTGATAAGGGTAAGAGAATTTTGGAATCATCCAACGGCAACGTGGACGATGAAAACAATCGCGATAAACTGTCTGACCTGTTGGAGAAGGCCAAGTATCTGATGGAATCCACGGACGTGAAAACCATGAGCGTGGACGTGTCCGAATTGGACAAGCTGATTAACAAGGTGTCCGACGATATGAACGCACGTCAGTCCCGTATCGGACAGGAACGTCAGCAGAGCGTAGTGGCGGCGTCCTATTCTCAGGCGTCCGACACTACGAACGGAAACTATGCGACTACCCGTTCCAACTATGGTTCCTACACTCCAATCCAGTCCACTCCGCGCGGCTACTACAGTTCCATGTCCTGCAATTTGACTTCTGCCGCAGACCACTGCCAAGGCGCGGTTGACGGCGGCGGCATCGTGGACTTGAACTATGGCAACGGCCACGTGTATGCGCAACACAACAATACGGGTGGCGCGTGGATTAACAATCTGCAAGCGGGTCAGACGTTCACCATGAACGGCTCCACCTATCGGGTTAACGGACAGAGCGTTCAGGGTGCCCAGTATGCTCCCGACTCCGGTGACTGGATGCAGACTTGCAACGGGAATGGCAATCATCTTGTCGGTATCACGAAGATAAGCTGAACAAGGAAACGAATGGCGGTAATGATTGCCATGTTCGCCGGTTCTAACTCTTGGAACAGTTAGTCCCACATATAAGTATCGAACCTTGGAATAGATTACCCTCTAAGAAGAGTCCGGTAGGTGTTTTGCGGATTTTGAGCACCAGCCGGACTCTTTCTTTTTGTCAGTTGGCTTCTGTCTTTCTAAATCTATTACTGTCACCTAATGGCGGGACACCTGTTTTGTGTAGGTTGCAACAATCGTATGGGTTCGGGTCGGAATGGTGGTTTCAGTATTCGTATGCTTCGCTTTCGTCCTCGCAGACGGTTACTTCCTTGAATTCTTTGGTTTTCAACGTTTTGCCCCTTTCGTTTGTTGGAGGTTTTTGTATTTTCCACGGCATTGAGGGGCGTTTGTGTTTTATGGTTTTGCGGGATTTTGCTTCTTTCTCACGATGTGATATAGTGGAATCGTTCACACAAACAAGCTAGGAGTGAAAATGAGCGACAGGCAGGAAACCATCGAAATCCTCGTCATCAAGCAGGACGATAAACCCATTCGCAAAACCATCCCCAACACCCTCGAAGCGAAACAGCATGAGGTAGGCGGTTACATCGAACCATACGGCCTCAAAAACGGAGCCACCATCTACTGCAACGAGGAAGGCAAACTCGGCAGTTGGAGCCTCAACCGTGCAATCAGGGCATACAACCTCGATAACAGGGCCGGTTCGCAAATCGTGGAAATGATGGCGGGCACGTTCTTCATCTCAGGGTTCGACCCCGAAAGCGGAGAGGACACCGGTCTTACAGAGGAACAGTTCGACCACTGGGCAAAGCGGTTCCACTCGCCGGAAATTCTCGTGCAGAACGCCAATAATGAGCTGTTGGCTGTTCCTGTTCCCATCAAGTAGTTCGTAATTCTAGGGGATAGGGGCCAATCCTATCTCCTTATCTTTTTTAAGGAAAAGACAATGACCAAATACTTTACTTCTGACACTCACTTCGCCCACCCGTTTGTGGCCGCATTACGGGGATATGCGAAGCCCGGTTTCACTTCGGACAATACCATCAAGCAACAGGCGAACGAAGCCCACATGCAGGTCAAGGACTGCGTCAACTGGTATCGGCATGATATGGACGTGACTGACCGTATCAACGAAATCGTAGGGCCGAATGATGAACTCTACATTCTCGGGGACTTGTGCAGTGGCGGTGCTTGGAGTCTTCATCAGGCGCTTATGCATATTAAGGGTCTGCGTTGCCCTCGCAATAACCGGCATTTGATTCTCGGGAACCATGATGACGTGCTGTACGGTAAGAGCAAGGGCTTCAAGGATTTGACCGAAGCGTTCGGGGAAATCGGGCGTATCGGTATGACTGACATTACGGATGGCGAAACCGTCATGCCCGTGTTCCTCTGCCACTTCCAATGGCGTGAGGACTTCGACCTTCCCGCTTTGGATGGGGTGGCAGCTAATTGGGCGAAGCCGGAGCTTCGCCCATATGCCATCCCGCAAGTGGGGGAGAACATGCGATTGTTGCACGGACACACTCATGCGAACATGCCACGCGAGTTTGAGAATCGTAATGAAATCAACGTGGGCTTGGACGCTTGGGATATGAGACCAGTTTCCGAGGTTGAACTGGTTCGCATGTTCCGTGAGGGTTGAGTCTGAGCGTTTTTGAAACGTCCGTCTTTTTCCTTGTTGGATTGGCGGGCGTTTTTTGGTTTGCGTCATGGTTTGCTTTTTGTCCAAACAATAGCTATACTGGAACTGTTCACACAAACAAGTCTTAAACCATAAGGAGAAAAAAATGAATAGCTACCAGAAGCAATACGCAAACGCCTTACGCATGGCGATTGTCCGCAAGACGAAAAAAGACGCCGACGAATGGCTCGACCAGCAGAAGGTGTCCGACGGAAAAACGAGAGCCGCCATGAAAAAAGCGTACATCGAAGGCCGTCTCTCCAATCTGACCGACGAAACCATAGTCTCCCTTTACGAGATTATGGACGGCATCTACACGTCAGACCGGACTGAATACCGTGGGGAAGAATCCACCGAAGAAATACTGGAAAAACTGTACGACGTTCAGGTTCAATAATTTAAACAGACGAAACGAAAGAAAAAAAGATAATGACTACTTTGACCATTCTCAGAGGATTGCCCGGCTCAGGAAAGAGCACTTGGGCACGTAAGCATGTCGATTCCAATACGGTAATCGTCAGCTTGGACGGTTTGCGTGAAATGATGGCGGGAGGTCGTCAGGCATGGCATGAAACCATGAATCCACAGTTGAACAGGATTCTCGTCCGTCAGGCGCATACCATCATCAGCGACCTGCTTGCCAAGGGTGTGAACGTCATCAGCGACTCCCAGCACGTCAACCCGCGTTTCTGCGTGAACGAGGTGCAGATTGCCGTCCGTCATAAGGCACATGTGGAAACCATGACGTTCAACACGTCATTGGACGTTCTACTGGAACGCAACCAGACCCGTCCGGAAAACGACCGTGTGCCGGAGGAGTATCTGCGCACCCAGTATGAGACTTGTCATGAGAATCTTGACCATGAAAGCCGTTGGGTCAACATCCATGTAAGGAAGGTTGACGGAACCTACCATATGAATCCGTCCGGAGACCTCGCACTGGTGGACGTGGGATTGCTGTGGAACGACAAGACCCGTGTTCCCGACAATGCCGAGTTCGGTTATACCGCCGTACCGGCAAAGGGACGTGATTTGACCGGTGCCATCCAGTTGGATATGCCGCCGCTCAGAGATGGTAGGAAGTGGACTCTCGACCGTTACTCGAAGTGGTTGGAGCAGGGTGCGCATAAGGCCAATGACGGGTTTGCCGACTTCTCCACGGATGGAAGGAACCTGCTCGAACTCATGCGCGACTCCGACAACGTGAACGTCCGCCCAGTCAAGGGCGAGAACGACGTATACGCTTGCAATTTCAGCCGTGACGCTTTCAAAAACCAGCGTTGGGACAAGTATTCCAGCAAGGCTCGCGGACTGTTCCTTGACGGGAACGGTAAGGTTGTCGCACGAGGTTTCGAGAAGTTCTTCAACCTTGGGGAGAACGAGCAGACCACTCGTGAGAACATTGATAGGCGTCTCAAGTTTCCAGTGCGCGTGGAACGCAAGGAGAACGGTTTCCTCGGCTTGGTGTCCGCGCGTGAGGACGGTTCTTGGCGTTTCTGGTCGAAGAGCGGCCAGACCGACTATTCGTATCTTATCCAACGTCTTTTCAAACAAACGTTGGACATCGGTCAGGAGGAAGCGTTGTGGAACATCGCCCATGACGCTAACGTCACCTTGGCTTTCGAAGTCATCGACCAAGATTCCGACCGTCATATCATCAGGTATGATACGTCACGGCTTGTGTTCCTGCACGCCATCAAAAACACCGCCGACTTCCATATCGACTATGACGCCGACGATTTGATTGATACTGACAGATTCTTCACCCGCCCCGAGGTTCTGGCTGTTTTTTCGACTGAGGAACAGCGGGATAGCCTGTGGCATATGTTGGACGAGGAACGCCGCTGGTCTGACCGTGAGGGTGTGGTGGTTTATGACGCTGACGGCTACATGTTCAAGTTGAAGTCGGACTATTACCTTGAGGTCAAGAGTCTTCGCAACCTGTTGGAGCGTGCTGTGTTACGTAACAAGCCGATTGCCGACAATGACCATTCAGAACGTGCGGAGCTGGCACGTTGGGTTCTGTCCCATGCGAACATGAATCGTCTTGTCTACACTCGTAAGGCGTTCAATGAGCGTGGAGTGGACATGGAGTATGTCGGTGACTTGCTGAGTCGAGGATGTATGCTGTAGTTCTCCTACCGATTCGGAGGGCTTAACAAGATTGGTTGAAAAAGAATCATCGCCCGACAGTCAGAAAAAAGATAAGCCGACTGGACAAGGCCAACACGATATTAGGTTGGAGTTACATACTTCCGCTGCCAATAGGGATTCTATGGGAACGGCATGTGCTTGGGAATGTTTGGCGCTTATCGCGGCTCTGCTCGTGAGTGTTCTTCTCCCTCTCGGCCAATGGTATTGCCGGGAGAAAGCCGACCGGTTGGAGGGCACTCATAATCGTCGTCGCAAAGAACGGAACGATAATCTGAAAATAGAAACCGACCAAGACTTGACCCATTTAATGGGCTGATGAAAGGAAAACGTATGACACCTGAAGAAGCCAAAAATTATGTTGCCGGAACATTGGAACGCGACCAGCCATATGAGAGACTGTTACGACAAGTCGTACTGGAAGGCGAGCTGACTCACGACCGTACCGGAGTGGGAACGTTGTCCATGTTTGGCACGCGTATGGAATTCAACCTGCAAGACGGTTTCCCGCTCGTGACCACGAAAAAAGTGTTCCTGCGTGGCATCATCGCGGAACTGTTGTGGTTCATTGCCGGAGACAACAAGGTCAACACTCTGCAAAAGCAGAACGTCCACATTTGGGATGAATGGGTGTTGCCGGACGGAACAATTGGCAAAGGGTATCCCGTCCAATGGCGTTCATGGCATAAAACCGACGGCACCACGGTAGACCAATTGTCGAACGCGCTCGACCTTATCCGACATAACCCGTCCAGCCGTCGAATCATCGTATCCGCATGGAACGCGGGAGAATTGGACGAAATGGCATTACCGCCATGCCACGCCCTGTTCCAATTCCACGTGCGCGGCAACAAGTTTTTGGACTGCCAACTGTATCAGCGTTCGGCGGACATGTTCTTGGGCGTGCCGTTCAACATCGCGTCCTACTCGCTGCTGACCATGATGATGTCCCAACAGGCCGGATTGGAGCCGGGACGGTTCATTTGGGTCGGCGGCGACACGCACGTGTATTTGAACCATCTGGAACAAGTGTGCGAACAATTGTCGCGCGAGCCACGCCCGTGGCCGCATATGGAAATCGACAAGGCGGATAGCCTGTTCGACTACAAGCCGGACATGTTCCATCTCATCGACTACACCCCGTGGCCGTCAATCAAAGCTCCCGTAGCCGTCTGACGCGCGTCTCCGGCGTCTTCGACGCCGTGGATGGGATTTTCAGCTGATTTTGCCGAGGTTCGCCCGCCTCTATCGGACGGGGAAGAATGCCGCACCACTGCATTCGGGTCTTTCGGTTTCCTGTCCCAAAATCCCCGCAGAACGGTTTTTAACTGACATTTCAAGGTATTTTAGGAAAGGAAACATCTAAGGAATCCGATTGGAGTAAGTGGTATGAGAATGCTTCATAGAGCGGGAGCAACGCTGTCCGCCTTTATCGCCGCAACGCTAATCCTAGCGGGGGGGGGTGTCTCCTCGGCCAATGCCGAAGAAACCCCCGCCACACAATCTACCGATAATGGGGTTTCCCAGCAAAGCTGGAACCCGCCAAGCGACGCGACCATACATGATTCGCTTACAGGCGATGATGCGAAAATCGCCGACGTGTCCACAGTCTCGAAGACCACGGGAACAGCACCATTCGACAAAGACGACAATCCCGGAGACGATTCAAGCATCGATAACAGCATCGTCCGCTCCTACGATTCCTTGAACTACACCATCTCCTACACCATGGCGTCAAAGAACAGTAAAGATTACTACAAGGACGCCAGAATCAAATTCAAATTCTCCATGACATTCGATACAAGCGTGGCTGAGTTCTCCACCAAGGAAATGCTTTGGATGGACACAGCCGCAGGATACGGATACAAGGTAGGATATGAGGATGTCAAAGGTGCTAAATACCAGACGTTGACATGCTGGCGTCACATCAATGGGACAAAGGATAATCCGACCGTCGTTCCGGGCGCGGCTACCGTCAATCTGCCCATCAACGTGTATGGCGCACCTAATGGAACCAAGATTCATCCGACTGTCCAAGCCAGTATGGAACACAATACTGATAGCGAGGCAGTCACCAAACAGTTGGAAACCGTCACCGTTAGCGCCGCGCCACGATGGAACATCGAATTGGCGAGCTTGAAACGAATCCAATCCGGCACCTACGATTTCGGAGAATCCAAGGATGATGATGCGATAAACAAGACAGCGGGCAAAGTGACCGGAGTCCTCTCCCATCTGACCATCAACGTGGCGAACACCTCCACCGACCATGCAAAAGGCGTCAAAGGCTTGGAGGCCACTAATGAGCCGGTCACGTTCGACGTTAAAATCTCAAACCAGTGGAGGAGGCAAGGCGCTTCCACGCCTATAGCCAACCAGCCGAATTCTTTGCAGCCATTAGCTTGGAGCATCGCCAACGGCAGCAACAGCTGGATGGCAATATTCCACAAATACCCGTCGGACAGAAGCAATACGAAAGAAGCCGAAACTTTCAACTCCCGAAAGAAAAACGACAATGCCAGCGAATGGAAAATGACGCAGGAAACCAAAAACGGCTACATCATCCTGCATCTCACCGTATCCCATCTAGACCAATATTACAACCCCAACAACAAAGACCAGCAGAACGGCATCCTCAATTGGGCGTCCGCAGGCATCGACCTCGTGAATCCCACTAAAATCAACAATAAGAATCTGGCCGACCAGTACGGAAGCGACCTGAACCTTCAACAGGATGTTTGGGATATGAACCTTCAAGCATCCAGTGTCAGTGGCATTAAAGCCAAATCGGCGCCGTCGGACTCTTCCAATCAGTCGATAATCTCAGATGATGAGACTGGGGTGAGTATTCCTCTTTACGTGTCCGGAATGGCCTCCGAATATAATCAAGGTATAGAGTATGGGTGCGCCGGATGGGAATGGCAGGACACTCAGACAAGGGATTCCTCCTGTATACTGTTCCAGCAAAAAGGTTCCAGTGTTCACGATGGTTCCGACATTGCCGTGCGCGGCCAAAAAGTCATGCTGGCCTCCCGCATAAGCTACACTCAAAACAAAACCAATCTGCCCGTCATCAGAACCCGACTCATGAAAATCGATTCAACAGTGCTTGAACCCTATGAGAATGCTTCCACATGGAATCGTGCGAGTTTGGGTGATGGAAAGAACATCTTCTCCGAAAGCACCTTGGCTTATGGTGTCAAAAAAGACGGGAAAGCATGGTCTTCCGACACTGAACAGGCAAAAGCTGGAATCGGCTACCTGAACTATTACAATTCCATCAGCGAGGCAAAGAAACACGGCGAAATCGTAGCCATTCTCGCCACGTCATACAATGCCGCACCATATAACTCGTCTTGGATGGAAGGCAACGAAGGTATTGGACGTGATTTTTTCGGACTGGACGTCCAAGTCAAAACCGGACGTGAAATCATCAACAAGACCGCCCAATATACTGTGCAAAGCCTCATGTGGACACGTAAAGACTTGGCCGCAAAAGCCGGTCTCGACGCCGACAACGCATCCAATAAGGATTGGGCCAATTGGATTAGCAAAAACAAACTTGACCCGGCAGAACTCGTCAAACAAGTCGCTCCGACCGGACGAGTGGACAGCACCCCATATCAGAAGGCAAAATGGGATGACGTCCAAGGATATGTGGGCGGAGACACAGCCGACAGGCATTACGGTGACAGCCTCCACATCGTGGCGGAAATCGCCCAAGTCTCCAAAAGCACAGACCAAAGCGACGGGAACAAAGGCTCCAAACAAACCTACGACATCGACAACGGACAACGCTACGTGGACTGGAAACTGGATTTAAACATGGCATCCAACCTGTATGGGCGGGATACCGTCGATACCAAAACGGATATGACGGTCACCGACACACTCCCGTCAAAACTCCATTATCTTCCATCGACCGCATATTTGGGCGGAGACTACAAGGAGAACACTCCAAGTCAGGGAAGCGTAGCCAATGGCACGAGAATCGAACCGAACGCCACACTCAACGCAGACGGAACCACCACTCTTGTCTGGCATTTGGACAATATCGACACGTCCAAACAGTATACAATCCACTATTCGACCAGCATCGGTGACGCAACCGACCCGGACAATGATGTGGTTAACGCGGAACAGTTGACGAACAAGGTTTCCGTTTCCACTTATCGTTCTCCAGTCAGACCGAAAATGGATTTGACACATTCCGAGTACACCATCAAAATCAGTCGTTTGGAACTGACCACTTTGGCTATCAAGGCTGACCCGTTGGTAAATGAGGTCAACTCGGCATTGCATTGGAAGAGTATCAAAACCAACAATCTCGAAACACCGTTGTCCAATCCGATAGCCACGGCCATCATGCCGAACACCGCCAACACACTCAGCTCCTATCATGGCGACTGGGTTTTGGCAGGCATCCACATTAGCCCCCGAAACGGCTCCCAACTTGGAGACGGGCATCTTGTCTACTCCACCGACAGCAAATACCTGACCACAGACCCAAGCAACATCAAAACCACTGACGTAAAAGATTGGAAGACACTACCGTTCGACAGTACGACAGGCATAGCCGCCATCCCGCAAAACCTGCATCCAACAGCTTGGGCATGGGTGGGAGACAAACCACTGCCGGGAGGCTCAAGCCTCATGTTCGACATCACCATCCAACCTTCCAACAACCGTCCCGCCGACCTGTACAGCATCCGTTGGGGAGACGGATACAACAAAACCGACGCCGACGTCACCGTAGTCCAACGAGTCGTTTCAGGCATCGTATGGTACGACAAGGACGGAAACGGCATCCGCGAGGATACCGACGCGCTCGCCTCCAATGTGACCGTCACTCTGACCGATTCCAACGGAACCCCCGTTTTGGGATACGATGGAAAACCATTGGCCGACACGACGGGCAAAGACGGAACCTACCGTATCGTCGGCATTCCCGCCGGTAGCGGATATCAGGTTCGGTTCTCTCCCGGCAGAAGAGATTCTTGGTTGAAATTGAAGGTCACGGCCAAGAACGCCAAAGGCTCGACAAAAGCGACCAACAGTGCCGCAGACCCGATTTCGGATACTTCCGGCATGAAAGGCGCTTATATCAATCTGAACGACTTCCCATCACCCTCTCAGATGGCAAGCCCGGTATATGAGGATGTGTACGAGAATTGCGGCATCATCCGCGTTGTGATGCCGTACTTGGAAACTCCCATAGCATCCATGCCGTTTACGGGAGGCCGATTGTTGTTGGTTCTTGCCGCCATCTCCAGTCTGTCGCTTGTTGTCGGCCTCGTCTTGTTGAGGCCGCAAAAGACGGGTAGGAAGCATTAATCCTTCCCGATAGGAAGAGGGTTATCGGATTGCTTTCGACATCTAAAGCCGGAGGCAATCCGTTTTTCGCACATCGACCGGCTTGGAGGAAGCTAATCCGAGGCTGGATTTCTCGGCATGTCTACAACCACGGCGCACCCGTCCGACTGCATGAACCCGTACACGCGGTCTTCCGTCCACAGGTGGAGCTGTTCGGAATGGAATGCCACGTTCGGGTCATCGAACCGGCATTTCCACTGTTCCACTGTTCCGGTCACTTGGACGATGTCTTTTGGCTTGTTGCCGTTGCCTCGCAGTGCCGCTTTCATGTCACCTGCGAGAGTGCATTCCGCACCGTAGCGGATTGTCTTCACCACATCCTCGTTGCGCGGGTTCGGTTCCGGCTCGTCTTCGGCGGGAATGTATGCGACGTAGAGGAGAAAATTACCGTCATCATCCTGACGGATTTCAGTCGAGAAAACGCCCTCCGGATATTCGTCCGAATCGACCAGTGAGCGGACGCGGAACGAGGAGTATTGATGATTGCCGTCCTGCGTGTCGATACGACGCATGATGTTACGGATTGTCCGTTGGCTGTCAGATTTGGCGACAAGCACGTATTTGCGGGGATTGCGTTGGCAGGTTTCCGATTGTGGCCAATATTTCACCGCATATTTTGGTCTTCGGATTTCCCTATGCCCGGGCAGGTGTTCTAAATCGTATATGGACTGGGTTTCCGCTTCGACCATGTTGTTTCCCCTTTTTTTGGGATGGATGCTTCGAGTTTGCAACCGGATTTGTTTGAGGTTGTTACCTTCATGGTAAGGGGTTTAGTTGAGGTTGCGACAAGTTTTGCGGAAAGTCGGTCGAACGGATTTTAGGCCGCAATCCCCTTCCGTAAGGGAGGGGTAGGCTGTCACCTGTCTTGTTTTTCTCCAGTATTCGGTCAGTTGGTTTTGCAATCCTTCGCCGTCGTGGTTGCGTCGGTAGGCGTCCGTATGTTCACGCCATGATGCCATCGCAGTCAAGATGTCGTCGGATACGCCGTTGTTCGGTTTGTCGCATTTTCCGCAGCCGACGGACCATAGGCCGGACGTATGGTCCCATGCGCATTCGGGCGGCCTGCCGCAGTGTGGACAGTCGGGCGTGTCCTTGACGGCGGCCACGGTCTTGCGCCAGTGCCTGTCGAAGTCGTCCGCCATCTCCTGCGCTCTGTCGCATGGGCGTAGCCCCTGTAGCAATGGTTCGAGATTGCATGGACTGGCATGGTGTACGGTGAAGCCCCAGCGTCGGTCATCGCCGGTCTCGATGATGCGGACAAACACCGGCCCGCCGCAGAACGGGCAATCGGGTTCCGCCTGAAACGTCGTGGAACGGCCGATTTTTTCGAGGATGTCCGCGTTCTTCTTGTTCTTGGTCTCCGTCAGCCATTCGCAGAGCGCTGAGTGCAGGTCCACGTCCCAACAGGATGCGCACCGGCATGTGGCGGTGGGGAACGTCTGGCGTCCGATGCTTTTGCTTGACACGTGCGGGCACTCCCCGCAGTTTGGGCATTCGAACGCCAGTATCCGTTCGTTCTCCTCCCCCTCCCTGCGGATGACGCCGTCGTGATAGTCGGCGCATTGTTCGACGGTCGAAAACCATGCCCGCCCGTTCGGCAGGTCGTAGTAGTACCAGTGGAGGTCGCAACCGTTCTCGCATGCCAGTCGCACCGCATGCCAGCCCAATAGCGGCGTGTGACGTACTGACAGTGTCAGCCGACCCCGGCAGTCCGGGCATGGGGTTTTGAGTTCGATGTGTTGAGTCAATTGGACGCCTCCTTGGCGGCGTTTGCCCAGTCGCAGGACAGTCCGCCTTTCCTATAGTCGGACATTACCGCGCATGTGACGTGCCGCCCGTCGTGCAGCGTGAGTTCGCATTCACCGATACCGCCACTATCAACGGCGGAGTTTCTGGTGTCGTAGTCGGCGCAGCCGGTGACGGTCTTCTCCGACTGGGATGCCGGTGTGGTGTCCGTTTCCTGTTCCGATTCGTCGGCCACTTCGTCGCATCCGGCGCACATCAGGCACATGGGTACCAGCAGTAATGCCAATAGTCTTCTCAATCTCGCTCCTTGTTTCGCGCGTAGGGGTCGTCTATGACGCCAAGCTCCAGCAACAGGTCGTAGGCGGTCATATCGGTCTGAAGCCTGTGTCCGCCGTAGCAGGGCGGTAGGTTACATGTCTGGCTGTCGTCCGCGTCGCTCCACTCAAACACGATTTCGTCACAATCCAATTCCACGTCGATGTCCGCATTGTCGGCCATGAGACCGCAATCCTGACAGCGGCACATGTCCTGTATTTTCCTCATGTACTTCGGGTCGGCCATTATCCTATTCCTTTCTTTCCGACTGTTCGAGCCGTCCGCCACACATGGGGCAGAACATGGGGATGGCCTCGTATCCGTCGCCCATGAGCTGCCCGTTCCCGTCGGTCATGAGCGTGCGCACGCGGAACACGGTCAAGCAGCATGGGCATTCGACCGCATCCACCGGATTACATTCGGAGACGAGCGGCATCGGATTGTCTTCTGGGTTCATTTCGTCGTCACCTTCATCGGCTTGCCGTTGTGGTCGTAAAGCCATACCCTGTCGCCGGATGCGACCAGCAGGCTCAGGTCGTGGGCCTTTCCTTTCGCGTCCACGTATTCGCACTCGTACCTGCCCTGACCGGGCATGTACTTGGAATCAGGGATGGTCGGGCAAGACAACGCCTCCAATCCGGCCTGTCGTGCCACCTGTTCGGTGAACGTGGTGTCCTTCGGGAGAACGAGAAGACCGGGGTTCAACGTCAGGAGCAGTCCGAAGCCGCCCACAAGGGCCAGACATATGACGAATTTGGTGTCCTCCAGCAATGGCTGGGCGTCCCGTGGGATACGATGCGTCGCGCGAAGCACCAAGCGTCTGCCCGCCCGCCAGACGACGCCCAGCACGGCGAAAACCAGCACCGTGGACAATGCCGCCATGTATATGCAGTCCGACAGACCGTGGTGATTGGAGGCCCATTCGCTCATGTCTATCATTTCAATGCCTTTCCGTCAGCGTCGTAGAGTCCGACCTTGTTGTCCGCCGTCACGATGAGCCTCACGTCCCTTACTGTCGAATCGTCCTTGCCGTCGGTGATGGTGCACCGGTAGGCGCCCGCATCGGGCAGAGCGTCCTTGACGGACATGACGTCGGGTGGGCACGAGAAATCATGCACGCCGAACTCCTTCTCGACCTGAGTGGTGAAGACGGCTGGCTCAGGGGAATCCTCCATCCAAATCGGGTAGAAGTTCACAACCCATATGCCAGCTAGGGTTACGATGACGGCTAAACCGCAGAAAAAGGTCAGAACGGTGCCGTTGCTTTCCAATAAGAGGGAAAGAGCAAGGACGACGAGAGCCGCCGTGCCACCCACGACGAAAACGAGATAATTGACATCCGACCTGCTGTAGTCGTTCCACGCATTGGCCCAAGCAGAGAAGTCCTTCACCATCTAGTCCTTTCCTACTAGTTTCAACGCCTTGCCGTCTGCCTTGTACAGGCCGACCTTGTTTCCTTTGATGTGGACGGTCAGTTCGGTGCGTTGACTGTCGGTGTAGGCGACGCACTTCCAGTCGCCGTCGTCAAGGCTCGACTTGGGTAGGCTTGGGCTGTCGGTAAGCCCGTGGCTCGTGTTTTTGCAATCGCCCATTTCGTCCAGCCCCCACGTTCTCTCGATTTGCGTGGAGAGCGCGGGTGGTTCGGATACGTGGGCGTCGTTGTGAGATGGCATGACGAACGATGTGAGCGCCAGCACACCGCCTATGACGGCTATCGCCGTGGTCAAGCGGAAGAACGGGCTTTTCTCGGGGTCGTCGCCCACGCCACTGATGACGGCCACCGCGATGAGCCCGACGAAACCGAAGACCATCATCAATGTCACGCCGATGTCTTGGCATATGCTTGCGGGACTGCCGGACACGGCTTCGCCCATCCGGTTGTAGGCGTCCCACATTGCCTCCCATTTGGAGAAGTCAAGCATGGGTCCACTTCCGTTCCGCCAATAGGCGGCAGTAGGTGGCCGCCCATCCGAACGCGTCCATCCATCCCTCCCGGTACTGGTTCGGAATGTCGGTTCCGATAGACCGGTCGGCCTCGCGGAGCTTGGTTTCGAACGTGTCGGCCAAGTGTTCCAATAGAACGGTCTCATTCTGCTTGTTCATTTTTTCCACCTTCATCGGGCTTTCCGTGTTCCGCCGTATCGTCCATGAGCATGTCCTGACAGTGCTGGATTGCCCGCGTGTAGGCGTCGAACCCGTCGTATCCGTCGCTCAGGCCGTCTTTGGCGCGCTCCCATTCCCTGTCCGCCTCGTCTCCGAGCCATTCAATGACCTCGCCCAATGTTTCGCTTCGCACGCTCACTTGTCGTCCTCATTTCGCCGCTGTTGTCTGACTGTCTTGCGTTCCACCTATTCGCCTAGTTCCTCGTCCATGATGCCGTTTTCTTTTTCGAGCCGCATCACCCAGCGTCGCACGTCCTCCACCGCGTCGGCAAGCCCATCCAGACGCTCCTTTTCGGTGCCGTAGCGCAGGATTTTGCTGACCGCTTTGATGAGCGCTGCGCACGCTCCGACCGGAGACGGGTGGCGCTTGCGTTTGTCGCGTCCTTTGATGTCGTACATGTGTTCGAGTAGCCATAGGCAGATGAGTACGTCCGCCATCTCCTCAACTATGTGGGAGTGTGTCCCGTCCGTCAGCCCGTCACGCCGTCGGACATCGTATGCTTCGATAAGCTCGGCGCACTCCTCCATGCAGACGATGCTCTGCTTGGTCACGCCGTAACATTCAATGCTTTCTGACCACACTGCGTCAAAATATTCAGGCCGTTTATAGACTTCACCAATGGTCGGTTGCTTGTTCATTGGTTATCTTTTCCTTTCGATTCTTCGGGTTCGACGAAGCCGTTGCGCCAGTACGGTCGCCACATGCGCTTCGGTCTGATGCCGTTGGCGCGGCGAACATACGGGTCGGTTACGATTTGTCCGCCTTTTCAATCCACCAAATCGCATCTTCGAGCTTCCAGTACATATCCGCATGATGGTCGTGTAGGAACCGCAGGTCGTCAGCGTGCTGTTCGACCCATTCCGGGTGCGGGCGGGTGTCGTTCGTGCCTTGGACGGTCGGATAGGCGATTTTGTATGCGCGCATCCAGTAGGGAGGAAGTAGTCCGTCCTTGGGTTTCCAGTCGGACGGTTCCGAATACCGTTCCTCTAACGTCAGGTAATTGGACACCCATGCGGGCGATAGCCAAGGCCACACCTGCTCAAACAACAGCACACCCAGCACGACGCCCAGTAGCAGGCCGACACCATTACCCGACGAAGGCTGGTCCGCAAGCCTGCACGCAGCCCACAAGCCGACGACCGGCAGCAGGAGGCTCACGGTCAGGTAGGGGACGCACTTCCATGATTCAAGCGAATCCTTCGCATGGTCGAACATGGTGGACGCCACGAAAAGAAATACGGACATCCCCACGCCGAAGAGCAGCCCACACCACAGCGTGCGTATCACATCCTTCAGGAACGCTATCACGGCTGGCGTCAACAGTATTCGCCAACTGCCCGTCAAGACAATGAGCAACACGAGGGCTGGCAATGCGGACAAGAATATCAGCAATCTCTTGCGAAAACCGCTCAACGTTCCTGCCCCGCAATCCGCTCGAAACCCAATCTGGACGCAAGCCGTTTCTTTTCCTCATCCGATAGGAATTCGACGGCCGACCGCCGTCGGTTGGCGAGCCAACTCAGGCACTGCCAGCAGTCGATACGTTCCGAATCCGCGTCGCTGAGCCATTCAGCCAATCCGTCGTATGGTTCGAATGTTTCCGGCGCGTCGGACAGCCATTGGCGGATGATGGTCTTCCAATCCCAGCCGTCCGTCCAATGGTGATGCCAAGGGCGGGTGACGGTGATGGTCGTATCGTCCGTTTTCAGAATGGTCATGCGGCATTCGTAGTCGTCGCCGCCAATGGTTTTGACGCGCAGCCAGTCGTTCATCACAATGGCCTCCCCGTTTCCACCTGTTCCAGCATTTCGAAGCATTCGTCGCGTTCCGTCCGGGTGGTGGAACGCAATAGGTCCGCCAGTTCGGTCGGTTCGTCCTCATAGACGTTCTGTCGTATAAGGCTGATGGCCTCCCAATCCTCGAAGATTTCCGGTGACGGGTCGGCCATGCCGTTCAGCCAGTCCACGACCTGCATGCCGGTCTCGTCCAACCGACCGTAGTCCACATGTTCGGGCAGCTGTTCCAGCACGCTCAACCATCCGTATTGGCATCGGTTGTCGCATTCGGCGGAATCAACCAGTAGACAGTCGGATGTGAGCGGCAGTGGCACGCTGTCCGTACCGTCGTCGTCTTGAATCACGTCCATGATGAGCCTCATGTTCGGCCTGTCCGCCGTCCAACCGGATACGCGTACGAACGTCCGCTCCGGCTTACGGTCGCGTGCGGCCATGAGACGACATACGTGTGACAGGCGCATCCAATCCAAGCCTGACAGATTCAACCCGTCCAAGCCGTGCAACGTATGTTCGGTTGGACGCGCGTCGTGAGCGCCGTCGTACTGGTATTCGATATTCACGCCGTTGATGTTCAACATGGTTCTTCCGTTCCGTTGAGTGTGGCTTCGAGCATGAGCCGCGCCCATTCCCGCCACTTCTCCTTGGACGTTTGCTTCACCTTGCCCCATGGTTTCAGGTTTCCGTAGGAGAAGTAGGAGCGGGCGGAAAGGAAGTATCCGGCTTCGGCGGCGCGTTCCACCTGCTCGTCCGTCGGCTCATGTTCGGGGGGCCATATCCAATGTTCTTTGAGAATCAGATTGCCCTCGCAGTCGGTGTGTTGCATCGCCCTCAACAGTGCGAGTGGACTGTTCGCATGCTCGACCAACCGTAAGGCGACCGGAGTGAACCGTGGCTTCTCGCCTTCCTCCAACGGTTCGTTGTCGAATCTCACCAGCTCTCGGTCGAATCTCGCCAGATAGTCGGGGTTGTCTTCCGAATATCCCAGTCCGCCACGTTGGAGAATGCGATAGGCTTCACTGGCCGACCAGAGGAGGGACTTGAGCAGGATGGTCGTGTCCATCCACTTCACGTTCCGTTCGCGGGCGGTCTTGTCCGCGTACCGGACGATGTCGCTGATTGTCGTATTGGTCACTTCCGAACCTCCTTGTCTTCTTCTTCGCAACGGTCGATTATCAGTTGGTAGGCGAACCTTCTCGAATCGGCGCAGGTGATGGAATCATCTCCATACGGGATGTTCGATTTCAACAGTCGTTGCAGACTGTTCTTCGCCTCCCTCTTACGAATCCCGCACCATTCGGCCAGATGCCGCACCGTGCATTCGTCCGTGCCGCGCAGGGCTGTCATGTGCGAGCGGGCGTTTCGGTAGGCTTGCAGGTATTCACGGTCGGCAAGCCATGAAAAATCGTCCTCACCGGCGGACATGGTCTTTTCCGTCCTGTCTATCCACTCGTCCAACCATGCGATGATTGCATCCACGGCGTCCGTCTCCCCGTTTTTCATCTCAGTGTTTTCCATGGGTATTCCTTCCGGCTGGTTTCGTTCAGTTCAACGCGGCTTCGAGCATGAGCCGAGTGTAGGAGAGATAGTCCACACCGACCTGACGTCCACGGTTGGGGCTGACGGTCTGGGCTAGGTTGACGCCGGTTCTTGACGCCGCCTCGACCTGCTCCCGAGTGGGTTGACGTTCGGGCAGTTCGATGCCATGGGCGCGGAGCAGGAGTTCGACATGACTATCACGTTGCACTTGGCGTAACACTTCCACCGCGTCGTGGGCGTCGTGCAGTATGTGACGGCTGGAAGCGGACAATACCGGGTCTTCTCCCATTTTCAATGGACGGTTCGGAATATCGGACATGAGGAGCCGGATTTCCGAGGATTCCAACCCGTGTCCCCGGAGCATCGAGCCTACGAGTCCATCGTTCCGGTAAAGCGCATACAGCAGGTGGGCTTCTCCGGCCTGACTTTGATGGCGCGACTCGGCGGCGGATAGTGCGGTGTCGGCCAGCGAGTCCATCAAAGCCTGTATCTGTTCCTTCAAGGTGGCGGACGTGTCCATGGTTTATTTCCTTCTTTGCCTGAAAACTCTTTATGTGTGAACACATCCACTATAGCATAGTTTGCGTCTAGTAGTCCAGAAAAGCCTCCAACACCGGAAGGACACGATTCGTATACTCGTCGCGCTCATCCTCGGACATCCCATTCCACCGCAACAGGAGTCCACGGTCGTCGGGCTTGCCGTCGGGCCAATCGTTCTCGCATCGGTACAAGACCATGGCGGCTCGCATATCGGATTGTCCGGCCCGTTCGCATTGGGTTCCGTTCCACGGTAGACGGCGATGAGTTTTCCCCGTGTCTCGGCCAGTCGAATCACAGTAGTCCCTCCTCGACTTTCTTCCGCGCGATTTCCAGAAGCTCCTTGGCTAGAGTCAGATATCCGTCGCGTGCGCCGACCGTTTCGGCCCGCTTCCAGAAGAAATCCTCATCGGGAGCCTCGCCGTAGGTCTTCTCCCATCGCGGGATTTCGTCAGCCCACATGAGATGTTTCGCCACGGCCTCCACCTCCTCCCCGCAAGCGGGGTGGAGACGCCCGTTCATATAGGCTTCCTGCAAATAGTCACTGTCGGCCTCGAACGTTTTCTTGATGTCGGAACCATCCCAGTATTGGACGGGATACGCTTCCTCGGCCTCCCTCTCTACGATGCTGACCAACTTGACCTCCTCCGGTTCGGTATCGTGGCTCACTGCAACGAATCCTTGTCCAAGATTTGGAAGTTCGCCCGATGAATGTATAGCGTTTTACCATCGACCATGAGCCTTGTTGTTTTAGGCAGATTGTCGTCTATATCCCATTTGATGGTGTCACCGTTGAACACTTCAATCGGCGTTCCCATCTGGCTTTTGATGACCACGACATGCTTCTTGGCAAAAGAATCCTTATACCGGTTCAACAATTGCGACGTTGAACCGGTACCGGTCGTCTTCTCCGTGTCCTGAGATTTGAGAGCGTCGGCGGCGAAATCCTTGACCGGTTCCAACCCATCCTCGGTGAAGATGAGCGTATCCCCACAGGAATCCAACTCCCTGCCGTCAAGGGTCACGGTAATGACCGAAGACAGGGAATCGGTCGAGCCGGAGGAAACCGAACCATTGGTGCCGATGCCGTAGTAACGGGAGTCGGTGGTCACATTGCCGTCCAACCCGATTTTCTCGGCATGACTCGTCAACGTCAGCTCACCGGTGTTGCTATACGCGTTCATGGTGAACGCTCTGCCCTCCAACCAACCCGACTCACTATCCGAACATCCGCCGAGCGAACACATCAGAACCGCCACAACCAGCACGGCCACCGGACGGAAACCCTTTTTAAGACAATTCCTCAACACAAAAATCCTCTCAATCCAACTACCGGGACACCACGTGAGCCTCACCCTTATACGGGTCAAGCGTCAAATACTGGTCAAGACAAACGGACGGGAACCCATCACCATCCGACAGAAACGGACGATGACGCCAATCATACGAACTCCAACCCGCCTTCACGCGAGCATTCAACCCATCCAACATCACCGAACGGAAACCCGGCCTACCATCCCGCTCCAACCAGCAGATATCATACTCACGCCCACACAGGCGCTCGCTGACCACACGCGGAGTGGTGGTACCATCCGAACGGAGTTGCAGATACCTCAAATGCGAGTCCAACGGAGTCCAATCCGCCAAGCCGAAACGGTGACGGCCACGCTTATCCGTGTACGCGCACAATCCGGCGTCCACACGCAACGTGTCACCCAACCGAATCGTCATCAGCCGGTCGGCGGAACCATTATGAGGTTCGATACGGTCGGGACGGATAATAGTGTTCTTCACGAACGTGGCAAGCCAAATATGCGAGTCGATAAGCGTCTGCGAACCATCCGAATTCACCACATGAGGAAACATCAGACACAGGCGCGACACATACCCGTTCGACACACTGCTCTCGTCACAGTCGGCCACCAGACCCTCGACCGTGTAACGGTACGTGCCGTCCACGGTCTTATGCTCCAAATCCAACAGGTTGCGGCGCTCGCTTCTGTCGGTTCGCTCCACGTACCCCTCGAAGAAACGACGATAATCCAAACGGAGTTCGTCGGCCTCCTCCTTGGTTTGGATACGGTAACGCAAGCCGATAAGGGAACGCCATCCGGTGTTGCGTCCCGCGCTCTGACGGCGAAGAACCTTCCTCCCATCAGGCGCGGTGGTCATGCCGATAAGCATGTCGGAACGTTCATCCGCCTCCTCGATGAGCGCGTCCTTTAAAGCGTCCATGGTCTCAGGGGAGGGAATGAACGGATTCTCCCTCCCATACACGGCCGTCTTGTCGAACTTGGACATTTCAGTTCAAGTCCCTCCAACCGGTCACATACGCGTACTGAATACGCGGATTCCCCTCGATATTGGCAGACTTGCAAGCGTCAAGCACGTTCTTCAGATACACCAACCCATCAGCCCCGTCCGACATTTGACCGAGCAACGGCAGGACACCACCGTCCACATCACACACCAGACGATAACGGATTCGAGAATCGGAATCCACACAACCATTGTCATGTCCGCGTATCTGCTTGAGGATGACGCGGATTGCCTCGACGGAAGGAATAGCATCGGACAACGGACGGCTGGAATCCCACACGGTCAACGCGCTGATTTCATCCAACCGTTCACTCAACCTGTCCAATTCCCGCAACGCCTCACCGACGGCAATCTTCACCGACTGTTCCCGTGCGATATTGGAGTCATGCGCTCGCAGTGATTCATGGAACCGTTTCTTCGACCCGTCATCCATGTTGGACTTGTCGATAAGCTCCTCGATTGGCGTGGGGTCTAAGTCTCGAAGCGCGTCCAACAAATACTCGTCATCCGGATTCTCGTCAGCTTTGTTCCGGTCGCTCATTTAGCAACCTTCCCGGACGGCTTTACGGTCGGCTTGACCGAAGTCTTGACGGTCTTGCCAATCTTCTCAAGATAGGCTTCCAAAGCCTTGACAGCCGCCTGTTTCGCCAACACCATGGCTACATCCTTATCGGACGCCGTGGCATGCCAACGCATGTAGTTTTCCGGCTTGTCACCGTCGGACAACAGATAGGTGGCGCTGACCTTCGGCTTGCTTTCCTGCAAGTTCGTCTGGGTTTCCGAAGCAGTGACCTTCACACACTTGTTGGGAGTGTTCTTGCCGGTCTTGACCTTATCCCAGTCGATGAGCGCTTCGGCACGCCATGTGATGTTTTTGGCGCTGACCAAGGTGACGGTGGTACCGACATGCCACGGTTCCCCGTCGTTGTGCTTGTTGTGTTCTTTGACGATGGCTTCGGCCACGTTGCGGGCACTGCACTCGTATTTGATTTCACCTTTGCTGGTGACGACATGGGTTGCGTACTTGTCCTGTTCGTAGATTTCGATACCCAATGCAGGTGTTTCCTTCTGGTTGTAATTGATGTGGGGCGGGATTGGCGGTTGGCCAACCACGCCCATATGTGGACACTACCAGTATAACAAGAAAGAGGACGCTAGTCAATCAAAAGCAAAGGGTGCCTGAAAAAGATATTCTTAGACACCCCATTTAACCGTAATAGAAAATCGAAGAAGAATCAGATGTATCGAAACAACTGCTCCGCCGTCAGTCCTTTCAAGTCAGGCTTCTCCTCGTCCAGCAGTTCCTTGAAATCCTCGAACGTGTATTCGACGCCTTCCTTGCACGCGTTCAGCATGCCGTACTCCAAGTCGTCCACGAAACTCGGATTGTCCTCGCGGAAGCGGCGCGCACGTTCCTTGACGGAAGCGATTTTCCTCTTCCGACTCTTCGGCATGCTCTTGTATCCGTACGCGCGATGCGCCCCGGCGGCGGTCTTGTACCCGTAGCCTTGCGCGTCATCCACAATCTCACCCGTGTCCATGTTCACGAGCCGGTAGCGGGTTTCAGAATATCCGAAATCGTATTCATCCTCCGGCTCATGCCTCACCTCGTAGGCCACGGCCTTGATGACGGGCTTCTTGTCCTGTTCTATCATTCCCCCGGTCCTTTCCCTTGAGTAGGATATTCAGCCGTTCAGCATCGATTCCAAACGGTACGCGTCGCCCTGTCCGGACTGGCTCATGGTCCACTTCAGAGCCAGACGTCCTATCTCGTAGTATTCCGAGTCGTCCGAGAATCCGTTGCCACATTTGGGACACTCCACGCGGGCTGAGTCGGGTTGAATTCTCCAAACCGGTTTGACTCCGCATCTACCGCAGGGTTTGAGATTCTTCAACTTGGAGCACGCTCCGGCCCATTCTTCGCGGAGTATCCCGACCGCATCATCCTTGTATGGGCTATCCCATTCGCCGTGAAGCCTGACGAAATGCTCCAAGTCGCACGCGTTCTCGCACTTCACACACCAAACGATAAAACCCTCTGGGCGGGAGAACAGCTTGGAGTCGGATGTCACTTGCACTAAGTCGAACGTGACTTTTCCTCCACAGTACGGGCATGCACCCAACGGCAGTAGGCTTAATGCGGGGTCTCTGAAACCGTATACCACGGGTTTTCTTTTTCTCAACGTCATTCCTTTCCCAAAATCCGGTCAACCAGTTCGGGCACTTCGCTCCACGAGTCGAACACAGCTCCACCGCCCTCATGCTCCAATCGTTCGCACTGTTCCACGTTGTAGCCGTGGCGTTTCGCCAAGACGGGGAGTCCTTCTCGTATGAGAGTGTCCAACATTATGGGATTGTCCTCAATGTACAGGTCGGCTTTGAGCAGGTTCTTCTGCTTGAGATGACAGTAAGGGATATCTCGATGTGACGGCGTGTAAGTGTATCCGATGCTGGTAATGGGGTCTTTCTCATACCAGTCTTTTTCGGCCATTCGCCTGATGTCCGAGGCGAATACGGCGTCACCTTCCGTGCGTCGCAGGTCGTCCGGATTACGGCGGGGACACAGGTTATGGTTCTGGCTTGTGTCGAAATTCATGGCTATCATCCACCGGCGTGTATCATCACGGTCGTCGTCACGGGAGGTGACGAATAGGAGACGATTGTCTTCCGACATGCCGATTAGCTTCACCAACGCTTCCATAGCATGTGGATACATGTGTTCACGTAAATAGAGTCCCGCGTTCACCGACCAATGATGCCATTCACGGAATTCCGCATGGGTTTCGAACCAGCCTTCACAGGCGAAACCGTAGTCGGTTGGTTCGGGAGCGTTGAACGGTTTCTTCTGTAATTGGCTGATGCAATCCTTGAACGCTGTCGTATAGTCTACGAGAGTGTTGTCCAAGTCGATGGCGATAAGCTTATGGGTTTTCCCTTTTTCGGGCGGATATTGTTCCTCGTCCAATCCAAGCATGTGTAAAAGGTCGAGGAACGCTTTGCATTGCGGCAGTGGTTTGCCGTCTAGTTCGGCATGAACGATTGGGTCGTCATTGGATGGAAGTGGACAGGTATCCGACCAGAACAATCGATGTACTTCGTTGGGCGTGTTGAACTCCCAATTGATGTGCTTGCCGTCACAGTTGACGGATTCGAAATTGAGCATGTTTTTGGCCTTTCAAAATATGTGAACATGCCCACTATAGCATAATCTGGCTGTCAGACCCAAGGGTTCTCCACACCCAGCAACAGATTCAAGGGCATTACAGCCTCCCACAGCATAGGTTTGCAACCCCACCCGTATCCGTCGCGCCAGATGTACGTGTGCAGTTCACCGAACATCGGAAGTTCGTCCGTGGAACCTTGCCCGCCGGAATAGTAGGGGCTTCGTTCGCTTAACGGCTCGCATTCCTCGACGGCGGGGGCAAGCAGGTCGATGTCGCCGTTATCCAGCAATCGTTCTACTTTCTCTCTAGTGTCGTAATGGTCGAAAAGCATACGTCCCGCGGATTGGATATTCCCGTCGTAAGGGCTGAATATCCAACGGTACAAGTCTTCGCCGTTTCGCATGGCGATGACGCATGGTGCGCCCATATCGTCTTCCTTCCTCCAAAACTTTTTATGTGAACAATCTCAGTATAACATCGGTGATTTTGTTTCAGAAATCACCACCGAAATCCAATTCACCGTTCGCATAACATTCGATGCCATCCAACTCGCCCTGAACGCTCGCCAACTGCGCCAACCGTCCCACTGCCGACTGGCAACGGTTGCATGAGTCCCGAATATAGGCGCGAACCGTTGGATACATGCGATAGTGCAGTCGCGGATTCACGGTCATGTCATCGTCTTCCAACACGTCCAACATCTCGCTATACACGTCCATCAAGTAAGAAAGCGTCTCCGTCAAGGACTCGGTCTTACGCTCGTCCTTGTTGACGTATTCCTCAATGTCGTGAATGGTGTCCTCAATCATCGTCACGCACTGGTCGAGCACGTTCGCGTCGTCTTTGAACCTACGGAATGGAAGCATTCAGCCCGCCTTCCTTTCTTGGCTTCTTTCCAAACGGTATTCGGCAATCCACAACGCCGACACCACAATCCACAATACGCATGACAGTCCGTCAAGGAAACCCCATTTGCCTATGAACAGGCAGATTTCCAACAAGGCGACCAACAGTGAGCATACTATCGTCCCCAAGCGAATCCATCGGGGAGCATACCCTTTGCCGGGATGTTTGCGGGCACGTCTTCTGTTCCCCGTCCAGACTATCGTCCCAACGACGAACAGGAAGAACGCAACCACGTACAGAGCCGTCAACACGTCGAAGACACCCTGCTCGCTCATTCCGACGAGTCTTCCAAGTCGGAACCGTCCAAACCGTCGGGCTTATCATCCCAGCGGATAAGAAACAGCCAGATTAACGCGGTGACAATCCAAACGAGTCCGCACATGCCGGAGCTTACGCTATCGAACCGGAAGCACCGAAGGAACTCCACGACGGCTTTGAATTCCTCCCCACGGCTGAAGCCGGGGGATTCCTGTCGCATATGAGACATGCTTCCCATTAGAGAAGTCTTCCCATACGTGTAGCAGGGGTTGGCGTTTCACCGGAACTCTCCTGTGGAACATGGGTTCCATAGGATGCGTGTTCCTCCACGCCCTCGGCATCGTCCATGCCGGTTGTATGTATCGCGCGGTTGAGAATGTTCTTAGCCGCGTTCACGTCCGCATTATCCTTGTTCCCGCAGTTAACGCATTGGAAGACCGCTTGACTCTCACGGTTCTCCAATGCGACATGGCCGCAACGGTTGCAGGTTTGGGACGTGTAGGCCGGGTCAACCAGTATGAGCTGGGTTCCGGCGAGTCGGGTCTTGTATTCGAGTTTGTTCTGAATATCCGTCCAACGGTTGTTGAGGATGCTACGGTTCAATCCGGCTTTGGATGTTGCACTATTATGCAGGTAGCACCCCTGATGGTTGGGGTCCTGCTTCGGCTTTGGCCTACGCGTCATCTGCCGGGTCTTCAACGCTTCCAAGGCTATAAGGTCGTAGTCTTCGACAAGCTGTGTCGTGGTTTTCGCCACCCAATCGTCCTTACGATTGTTGATACGGCGACGTAACGAGTTCATACGCTTCAACGTGAGCATACGCCGTTTCGACTGGAATTTCGCGGTTTTGCCGCCACGCTTCTCGTTGGTTCTGTCCTGTCGGGAGAGTTTGCGTTGCAATCGCAGATACTCTTTTCTCTCCCGTTCGGACGGTTGCGGCATGTCTAGCATGGTTCCATTCGACAAGGCCAACGTGTGGACGCAGCCACGGTCGATACCGGTCTGCTTGCCGGTGGTATTCCGTCGGATGGGCGACGGTTCGTTGGTGAACGCCAGAGTACGTTCCGTCCAATTCACCGCCACACTCGTATAATCCCTGATGGGTTGGCTGACGCGCACGTGGATGGAGAGCGTCCAACGGCATCCCGTTTCGTCCGGCTTGCGGAATTCCTTTTTCACGGTTCCGGTGATGACGACCACGCCGCGCTTGCGTGACACCTGATGGTAGATGGCGTTGCCGGTCTTGTTCTGGTTGCGCCAGCATACGAAATACTGGGGGCTGCGTTTGCGGGACTTGAATCCCGGGACACGACCGCCATTGATTTTCTTGCGCTTCAACGCGGCATACCATTCCGAATTCTCCACGCGCATGGGACTGGCGAGAATAGCGGAGGGGATGCATGCGAGCCAAGAACACCGGATTCGAGCCTCGCTGTCCTTGAAAGGTTCCCCGACGGTCGCGCCGCCCAACGGGACGTCCACCCACATGCGTTCATGGGATTCCATGTCCTCCATGTAGCGGCGGATTGTCCTATGCTCCCGATGTTGGTTGAAACGGCTTCTCCACCCGTCGCACAGCCAGTCCATGATGCGTTCGGGATTGCGCGTCCAGCAGTGGTTGCGGCATGAATCGTCGCCAAGGTACACGGATGCGCCCGCATGCCTGACTTTGATGATTCGTACCTTCTGGCTCATACTGAAAACCTTACCACGGAAACAGTGATTAATCAAAGAAGTGGCGACTCACCCCAGTCTTAAAAAAACAGGGCTTGCGCCGCCAATACGGTCAAGACATGAAGCATCAACGGTCATCTCCCGAAGCGCCGTCGTTGAAACGTTCCTCGGCCTTACGGAATGTCCCCTTCGTGCTCTTATGCCACAAAGAGTCATCCCAGCTTTCCACCGGCATGGAAAGATATGCTTTGTCGTCTTCGATAAACATGTCCACGTATGGCGTATACGTGTATGAGCTGACGATGCCCGGCAGAGGGTCGGGACGCCATTCGAATTGGCGGAGCATCCTCCATACTTCAACATTGTTCTTGCATGGCTTGTATATGCCGTTCATGGGCATGAGCCAGTAGCCTTTCAAATCACCTTTGCCTTGGATGGTCAGGGTCTCCTTGGACATGACGGCTTCAACTCCTTCGACGGTTCGCTTGCCATCCGCGTCCTCCTTCCACGCCAGACGGACATGGTGGATGTTTTCGAACCATTCCTCCAGTTCGCGTTGACGCGCGTATTCACGGCAGTCCTTGCGCAGTCGGTTCACCACGGTCGGATTGTCGCTGGTCAGATATGTTTGCCGCATGACGGCTACCTCCTAGTTTTTGCGGAAAATATGTTTCAGGGAATGGGTCAGAACGTGACGTTCGGCAATCCCACCGATTGCAGGAACGGGAACCAACTGTCGAAATGCGGGCTGACAGACCACCAGAACAGCAGAACCAAACCACCCCAGAACAACAGCATGTTCAACAGGCGCAACGGCAGGACGCCCTGTTGCAGACGCCAAGACAATACGAGCACGTTCCAAGACACCGGCTTGCGTTCCCGCTCCCCACGCCACAACAGCCAGCACAGTCCGTTCATGACCATCCACGCGACAAGCAGAATCACGGCGAACATCATGCTCGCGGGAGCGTAGGCGCTGACGGTTCGGACGGTCTTCTGCCACTTGTATGCGGTCTTCTGGACGACGTTCCCGTTGGCGGTGCTCAACTCAGCCGGAATACCGTCGGAAACGTTCGCCCAATAGGAGAATTGCGCTCGGACGATATACCTGTGTTTGATGCTCTGGTCTGCCCATACGCTCATAGGATGGCAGGTCGTCAACGTCAATTCGCGGGAGTCCGGGTTCGCGCCGTCATTGTTCAACACGCTCACGTCGGTCGGAGTAGTGACCCAACCTTCGGTCATCTTGTACACGTACCAGTGTTCGGCAGTTTGGATGACGATGGCGTCACCCGTCTGCAACCGGTCGATGTAACCCAAGTCGCCGCCGGTGCGATGCCCGGCATAGGCGCTGTTGCCTACGGCACCGGGCATGACGGTCTGCTCGTAATGGCCTATGCCCTGATTGTCCAACACGATTTGGTCGGTTCCCTGTTGGATTGCACGCTTCCAACCGGATTCGATTTTAGGAATGTACATCCATCCGATTACCTGCATGTGGGTGGGCGTGCCATCTACCGGCACTTCGCCCGACTGTGGTTTGGCTATGCGGGTCGTATCCAAGTCGATGTTCTGGTTCAGGCTGACCCTTTTCGAGTTTGCGACCTGAGTGTGGATGGAATCCAAGTCATGTCCGAAGAACATCCAACCGATTTGGGCGATGAGGATTATGACGACGGTGAATATGATTCCGATGGAGCATTGGAGGACATGTTCGCCAGTGGACGTTGTGTTGGCTGGTTGGCTTCCGTGTCGGGCGTGGCTTCCTTTGCTGTGTCTGCCTACATGGTTGGGACCATTGTCGGGTTTTGGGGGTTTCCCGTCGATGATTTCAGTCCAGTCGGGCAGCCTGTTCGGGGAGCCGTTTTCCATGCTTTCGTTCCTTTGACAGTTTTGGTTCGTTGCGGACATATCCAGTTTAGCTGGTTTTTTGGGGTGAGGACTTTGAGCGAAACCGTTTTTTATGGTTTGGCGAAAAGCTCTTTTTCTTGTGTAAACTATTCCACTATAGCATACGAAGTATCTGGTTTCGAAAGCATTGAGACGCGTCGGAGAAAAATCGTAAAAAATCATTCCATGTTTTTTGAATCAAACGATTTTTCGTTTTTTAGAGCATTTAGAAATTCGGTACCACAAATACTTATGTATACTATTGTATCTATTGTATACTATTGCCAGTGCTCTTAGACCTACTCCCACAAGGGATTAGAGCATCCAAGTGCCTGAGAATGTAAGACTTCTGCCCGAGAATGTAAGACTCTTGACTGAGAATGTGAACAGAAAAATCTGATTTATAAAAAAATATTCCAAAAACCCATTAGGATAAAAATAAAAACCTCATCCCGTATGTACCGAGATGAGGTTAGTATCAGTCAACAGTAAAGGAATCCCGATAACATGAACAAGGATATCATCAACCCCAGCAAGAAGACAATAACCTATGCGGCCACCCTCTCATCAGTGGTCTCCCTGCTTCCAGTGGAGGAGCCTGATGTACCTTATCTGAACCGGAGCAACGGAATCGTGTCCATAACGACGACCCCGAGGAAAGGGCAGTGGGCTTACGGAAAAATCCCCCGTCTATTCCTTCTGTATGCCCAAACCCTCATAAAAGAGGTGTCCCCGATGGTTGATTTCGAAAACAGGACAATCCATTTGGACGAAACATTTAATTCGTTCTGCAAGAACACGGGAATCGCGGCCAATGGACAACGGGAGCAGGTGACCCGCATGTTGGAGAATCTGGGGAGCACTGTCTTTCAAGTGACCAATTGGTTCAAGGACGAACAGGGCAGAACTGTCCATGATGCCATCAATGTTCTGGTGGCCGACCGCACTCACATCTGCTTCGACAGAAATTCCGACGAATACAAGGAAGGTTCGTATATTCGATTCTCCGAACTTATGTGGGGAATCCTCAACGAGAATCCCGTTCCTTTAAACCGAGAGATAGTGATGAATCTCGGGAAATCATCCAGAGCGTTGGACATCTACCAGTGGCTCGCCCGCAGAACATATTACATCTCTAAACCGGTTCTCATACCTTGGAACGGATTGCAAATACAGTTCGACGCGTCGAACACTCCACTCCGCAGATTCAAGGAACGTTTCAAGAAAGCGTTGGAAATGGTTCGGCAGAATTGGCCGGAACTGCATGTAGAGGCCGTCGATGAGGGGCTGAAGGTGTATCCGTGCCGGAAGTCGTTGGAATCGAAGCAACGCGCTATTGGCGGGGTTCCGATGCTGGAGTCCCCGACTCAGCCGACCAAGACCAGCGGCAAGCCGGACGGCAACCCGTTCTGACCGATTTCAGTTAAACGAAGACCCCGCACAGTGGCGGGGCCTTCGAATGTCCACACATAAAAAGCCAGACCAAAAGGAGAAAAAGACCAAAAGTCTTTTTGAACTTAGTCGCCAAATTATGAGGCGTTCAACCCACCGGCTGAACGCAACATCAAGTATACGGGATACGGCTGTTTGGTCAAACCTGTATGCGTGTCGAAACCGTTGGAATCATTGGGGTTTCACGCTATCAACCTTCGTTTTTCAGGCTTGTTGTGGGCTGATGTTCTCACTCCTTGAACAGGCGTTCAGTATATTCGTGGATGATAGGCAATACCATATCCTGCAATTCCGTATCGCTTACAGGCTGGGGGAGCCGGGTGTGTTCGGCGGCTTCCTCGAACCGGGACTTGGCGTCCAGAAGCTTCAAATCGTACTGTTTGGGGTCGAAGTCACCGTGCCGGATAGCCAATAGTTCCTCTTGTTGACTGATTTTTGGCGTGTAAGCCCGGTATTTCAATGCCGGGTCTGCACGCCTTCTCATATTGTTGATTACTCAATAATATGGTATCATTATAGGCATGAGTCAGAAAGTACGAATCCTGAAAGTCCGGCATACGGGGTGCAGCGTGTTCCTCGGCTTGGACTCTTACGGGAATCGTATGTGGACTCGTAATCCGGAACGTATCATGGACTGGCTGTGCGACGGGTGGAGAAGCCGGTACAACCAGCATCGGGCGCATCGTCCCCAGCGTAGGCTTGTGGAGGATGTTGAAACCCGTGAGCGTATTTGGGTGGATGTGCCTTTGGGTGGCGCGGATGTGAAGCCCGCCGTCAAGGACAGTCAGGCGCGATTGGATTGTCTTTGGCTGGCGTGCATTCCCTCGCCTATCCTCTCCTCATGTGAACGTGTCGAGAACACGGGTTGGTTCGCCGGATTGAAACGGAAGAAGACCAATGGTGGTCGGGTTCCGGGGTTCCGTTCCCGCCATAAGGCTCCTCAGTATTTCGTGTGCTGGCGTAACCAGTCGAAGACCGGTAACGCCTTGTATCGTCGGACGGGCAAGCGTACCGGTGTGGTCGTCATCACTGGCAGTGTGCCGAGACAGTATCGTCGTGAGGGTGAGAACGAGGCTCGTTGGCGTATCGCCATTCATGTGCGGGTGAGTCAACCCGTTCGTGAATATACGAGTGTGGCGGTGAACTGGACTAACAGGACACTCGTGTTCACCAATAGTCCACTCCCCATCAGCCGAACCGATACGGGCATGATGGTCGGCTTGGATAGGGGTTGCGTGCATACCCTCGCCACCTCCGATAACATTTTCCTCGACATTCCCCAACCGTCCGTCAAAGAGATGGACGAGTATAAGCGTCTGCAACGCAAGCTTGCCCGACAGGACAGGACGAACGAGAAGCGTGGCGGCAGGAACGCCAAATTCACGTCCAAAAGCCGCAAGCGCACCCTCCAAGCCATGCGGCGCATCCAACGTCGGATAGACAATCGCAAGGACGATTGGATAGCCAAGACGACCACCACGCTCGTCCGGGAATACGATTTCATCGCCATGGAACGGTTGAACGTGAAGGCCATGAGCCGAAGCGTCCGGCCGAAACCAGACCCCGACAATCCGGGACATTATCTGCACAACGGGCGGAAGAGGAAAAGCGGTTTGAACCGTAGCGTCCTCGCCAACCGTTGGACTGGCATCCTGCATTGTCTCGAATACAAAACCAAGCTTGCGGGAACCCGACTCGTTCAGGTACCCGCCTATGACACGTCACGCATTTGCAACGTCTGCGGATACTGCGGCAAGAACAACCGTGAAAGCCAAGCGGTGTTCCACTGCCACAATTGCGGGCATGAGACGAACGCCGACGTGAACGCGTCCAAGAACATTCTCGACCGCGCGTTAGGAACGAACGGCATGGACGATGCCGAAGAGTGGAGACAACAAGCTTCCACACTGGTGAAAACCAGTGGGGAGCAACGTCGATGAAACTCAAACCCCTGCAATACCGGTCGGAATCTCTTCCATTAAAAACATTAAGAAAGACACGTCCAACCGGCAACAGGAATCACGGGATTTCAACCCCGTGAGGAAGTCAACATTATATATGAGACCAAAGGTGGGAAACAATACGGGCAATCATACGACTATTTCGGCTTGCCTAACCTGTTGGAAACCTTGGACAAATGGGACGAAGAACATAGTTGATATATGAGTAGTCCCACCATCCGAAAGTGAATGGCGGGACTACTTGTGTTACGGCTGTTCTAGAAGAATTGTTTTAGGAGTCCGTTGAATAGGTTTTTGACCCAGTTCTTCTTAGTTGTGGTGGTGTGGTGTTTGTTCGTTGTATGCGAATTGTTCTTACTGTTGGTGGAACCGTTATATTGGCTGTTCTGACTGTTGCCACCGGTCGTATTATTGTTAGCGGTGCCTGTATTGTTCCCCTCTGATGTCCCACTGGTTAACCGTTGTTTCACTTGACTGGTCGAAATAATGGTTTCAGCCGGACAGGAAGCCAACACTTGCGCCAGCTTATCATGTTCCTTCTGGTCTACCATCAGCCCATATTTGGCTTTGATGCCGATTTGCAGGCTCGCGTAATCGCATTGGAACGTTTGGTTGGAAGGTTCCCATTCGGCTATGGTGCCGTCCTTTTTCACATTGTTGGCTTCCGCTTGGGATGCGAGCAGTACGTCGGGGTCGTTGTAGTAGGCGTCTCGCTGGGCGAAGTCGAGCTTGTCCAAGCCGGAACGATACGCTTCCGCATAGGCGACCACATGGTCGATTTGGATGCCGCCGTCACGGTTGGACGCGCTTCCACCCTCGGTCTTGTTCGACGTGCCGCGTTGGAAGTGGATGGTCTTGCCCGTGTATGGTTCCAATAGGATGCCGGTGTTCACGTTGCCTCGACTCGTGTAGGTCACGTTATCCATGTCGCGTTCCAACACCAAATCGCGGGTCGTGTAATTGCCGGTTTTGCCAACGACCTTGTTCCACTGGTGGGACTTGCGGTCGGAAGACGCATTGGATTTCACTCCGACGGTGAGCGTGTCCAACACTTGTGTGGCTGACTGTCCGACGGGGATGCTTCCTGTGGCCGGATTCGCGGATGCGGGCGTGCCGACGGTCAGAAGCGACAATACGAGGATGCTGGGGATGACCAGTCGGATGCCTTGTCCGATGTTTTTCCGCAAGCAGGACATGCTTAATCCTTCCCCATGGGAATGGAATCCTCTGTACTGTCGGCGTGGGTGTCGATGATACGCTTGTTGTCGGATTGCTTCGAAATTACGCACATGCTCATGACAGTCATGCCGATGAACACTCCGACTAAAAGTCCAATGATGAATGATGCCATCGTTTTTCTTTCTGCTTATGTGGACAAATCCAGTTTAGTATGTATCAGCCTCGCGCGTTGTAGTCGGCGCACAGGTCGTTCATGGCGTGCAGAAGCTTGTACGTGTAAATGAATGGGCCGACGATGATGAGAGAGCCGAGAATGTTCCACAGCCAGTAGGTTGCGGCAGTGACCGTGACCGGCAGTCCACGAGCGGCCTGTTCTGTGCCGATACGGGAGCTGAGCTTGTGATACCAGACAAGCCAGCCGATGCCAAGGGTCAGCCAGCCGAGCAGGAAGAACATGAGACAATAATGCATGGTGCGTTTGCCGTCACGTCGCGTGGCGATGAGATTCAACGTGGTGCCGACTTCGCTCATTTGCCAAATGTCGTAAATGCCGAAGGTGACGAGTCCAAGCAGAAGATATTTAAGCAGTCCACGTTTGGTTCGGAGACTGTTCTGCCGGATTGGGTTTTGGGGTTGAGCCATAGGCTGTTGCGGTATGGACGGTTGATTAATGTTCACGTTGACTTGAGGCTGTTGCGGCATTGTCATTTTTGTTTCGCTCCTTGCGTTGAGATAGAGGAGGGTCGCGTCTTCTCTTTTTAAGTGGTTCTCCAATATATGGAGAACAATCTTTTTTAGTATTACAACCTCATCTTAGGGGAGTATAAGGTTGATTTCTTCTGAAAAGAGGTTTTTATGAGCTTTTAGCCCACCTGATAAACACAGGTGGGCTAAAAGCTCATAAAAAGTTAATAGACTGCGGCGCTTCCAGTCGCGAGAGCGAACATGAAGACAATAAGCCACAAAACCACGCTGACGATGACCGATACGAGCGCTCCCATTCCGGCCTGTTTCGCACTCACCGGCTTCTCCGTCTTCCAAATGAGGAATAGGATGAGTCCGACGATAGGGAAGAAGAACCCCAATACCGCCCATCCGAACGACCCCGTGTCGGCAGGTTGCGGATTCACATACGGTTGCTGACCATACTGGTATTGTGCATACTGCGGTTGCTGATATTGGGGTTGACCGTATTGAGGGGTCTGAGCATACTGTTGGCCGGTCGCATATGGGTTAGCTTGCGGTTGCGTATACTGCGGCTGTTGGTAGACCTGCTGTCGCGGCTGGTCGTATTGTGCCCGCTGGCTCTGACTGGGATTTGGGTACTGCTGTGGAGGGAAATTAGGGTCGCTCATGTCGGAAAGCCTTTCATTTTTGGAGGGTTTTTGTTTTCCAGCTTAAGGTATTCTTTCGTCGGAACAATAGGAAACCAAAAAAATATGATAGGGAGGAATTTTTCAGACGATTCGTCTGATTGCGTACCCGCCGTACATGACCATGCTGACCGGTGCGACTCCAGTGCCTTGGCTTGGACTCATGGCGTTCATGACCATGCCGTTGCCGATGTAGATGGCGGCGTGCGAACCGTTGGCGAGAATATCGCCCGGTTGGGCTTCTGCCAATGATGCCACGGGCGAACCGACGCTCATTTGACTGCCTGACTGGTGGGGGAGACTGACACCGAATTGCGCGAACACATATTGGACGAATCCGGAACAATCCCAGCCTGATGGCTGGTTGCCGCCGTACACGTATGGGTATCCGCTGAACTGCATCGCATATTCTGCCACGGCTTGTCCGGTTTTGGATGCTGGGGGAGTGATGGCGGTTCGTTCCGCGCTTCTATTTGCTTCTTCCTTTTGGGCGGCTCGCGTTTGGGCTTGTCGTACCGCCTGTTCCTGTGCCTGTTTGCGGGTCTCCTCTTCCTGTTGGGCTTTCGCTTCGGCGTCTTTCTCGGCTTGGGATTTCGTCTGCGGGACAATTAGGTTTTCGATACCACCCCAATCGCTGTCCGACTGCACGTCGGTGCTGACGCTTTCGCGAGTCAGGTCTCGGCGCGTGGTCGTGGTAGCGGGGAATGAACGCACGGAGTATACGGTGTTGTTTGATGGAGGGTATGCCATCGCAGTGGCGGGCAATGCCATCAGACAGTCCGCGCACAGTGAAAGTACGAGCATGAGGGAGTGAATGCTGTTCCTATTGCTCAACTTCAAAGTCCCATGCTCCTTAGCTCAGAGGCCAATCGTTGGGCTTCGGAACGGCTTAAATGCCATTCGCTCCAGAATTCGTCGCCACGGCGGACGAGATAGGTGGGGTCGGCGGGACTGCCCAATTGGGTTACGGTGATGTCGGTTCCCATATTCGGCTCCTTTCTTTTAATTTCTACCGGTATTCCACGAGTCGCAAGGGCACGTAGTTGCGGTAGCTGACTTGGGTTTCGTCCTTCGGGTCGGATAGTCGGCTGATGAGTTCCGCGCATTCCGCGTCCGTATACGTGCCGTCCTTGCTCGCCCCGCCACCCAGATAGGTGCATGCGCCGCGAACGTTACGCTTCCGGTCGATGATGGTGTACATCAATTGTCCTTTCTTGTGGAACGGCCACTGGTGGGTACATATGATGAAACGGCTATCCCAACTGCGGGCGCGAACATCCCACCACATTTTCGCTTCGCTTTCGGGAATGCTGAATCGGACTTGTTTCGCATCCTCGGGCAGTACTTTGATGGTGAGTGGAATTTCAGACAGATAGTGTATTCCGGTGATTTCCGACAAGGCGAACAGAAGTTTCTGCGTGCTCGGCTCGACCTCAAATAGAACGTATTTGTAGTCTTCCGGAATGTCTTCAATCTCATCCCGGAACTGTTGCCATGCCTTGATGGTGTCCTTCGGCCAATCCGGCCAATAATCCTCTCCACTTTCATCGTGGACGAATTTCCTATCAAGTTCCATATTGGCAACAGCTTCGTAGGCTTCCTCATCGAACATGGGCGGCATGTGACGAACGTCCGTCTCAGCCTTCCCGTCATGCACGCTCACCGTGCAGATTACCGGATGGTCGGAGGACACGGTTCCGTCCCGTTCAAACCACCTCGCGTTGCCGGGTTCCTTTGACTTGCTCGTCTCCGTGATGGGGTCACTACCTTCGGTACCGTAGGACGCGTAATACCTGTCCTTGCCGGTGAAGATGGTTACGGTGCCACCTTCAATGCCGACTATCGTCCAATCGATTTTCTCAACGCACAGTTCGCTTATCTCCTGCGCTGTTTTCTTATCCAACATGGTTTGCATCTTTCCTTTCTGGCGGCTTTCTGTGCCGCAAATCATTTCTTCGATGGGCTTTTGCTGTTCTTTCCGTCTTCTTGGAATGGGTCGAAGATTCCATCCCCGCCGGTGTCGAGCCGGTAGGGTGTGCCACCTCTGGCTTTCACGAACTCGTCAAACTCATGGCCTGTTATCGCGCCTTGGGGAGTCATAATGCTTCGGCGCGAGCGGTTTGAAAGCGGTTTCACCATTCTTGTGTTCTTTCCGGTCAGTAGTGGATGAATTGCAGTTGGGACGCCTGTTCCGCAGTGAAAGTGCGGCTGAACGGTTTGCCATTGTATGCGCTACCGCATTCGGACGTGGTGATTGAACCATCCGCGCCAACGTTTTCGACAATCCCCACATGACCATACGTGGGGTCTGAATCGTATTGTCCACGTTGGAAGCAAATCACATCACCGACACGGGGAGTGTTGTCAACCCAATATCCGAGTTTACGGGCCGTGTTCGCCCAGTCGGCACCATTGCCCATGTGGGAGCCAGCGGGCAATCCCAACTGGTGACGGCGCACGTAAGCCCACCAAGTGCATTGCGAAAACTCGTAGGCATTGCCCGTGTCACCGGTCGCATGATTCGGATTGAAACCGTCAGGAGTCTGACCCTCGTCACGACCGTTAATCAACGATTTAACCACCGGATTATCCGCACTGATAGCAGTCAGTTTGCCGGTCACACCATCGGAATCGGACATGCTCCAACTTCCATCATTGCTTGTGGCCTTATAATCCTTCAACTCTTCACGGGACGCGCTACGGGATGCCGCACTGGTTTCAGTCAACGTGCTTCGAGTAGTAGCGGTACTCGTATCAAACGGCTTAGCCTCAGCGTAAGCGCTGGGAGTTGGCTTCAACACAAGCATAGACGTACCGGCGGCGGCGAACATTCCAGCCAACAAACAAACCGCGATACGACGCTGGAATAGTCTACGCCGACGTTGCATGACTCTAGTTGGAGCCGCTTTATGTGCAGGTGAACCCAATTTAACACTCCGCTTCTTCCTGCGCGGAGAAAAACTGAGGGCCACCAATGCACTTGTCGAACTGGTAGGTGTCCGAAGCACCCATCATACGGCGAAGTAGAGGAGCATGCTTGGTCACAATCTTGTTCTTAAACAAGCCGCCGACAGCCTCCCAAGTCTTGATGGTTCTGCCGGACTCATTCTCCAAAGTGGCTTTCTGAACCTGTTCCTCACGTCCGGGCGCGGTATGCTCACCGGCTGGAAGATAGTAGAAGCTTATATGCTGGCCTTTAGATATTTCTACCGGATATATCGTGTTTCCCATGAATACTTTTATCGACGCCACTTGTTTTTCCTTTGATGTTGGGAGTTGCTGTTCCAATTCAATGGTACTGGCTTATCCAAGTGGCTGAACAGGAAAACGCGCCATTCGTAAGCGTTTTTCGGTTGGGGGACGGGATTTGGATTGTAATGTTGCACGCGCATTTAGTATCCTCTTATCTGCTTGGATTTTTTATGGACGGGGACTGCCCATATTTCTTTTCTGACATAATCGCTGCTATCGGCGTCAACTAAAGAACCATACATAAAATGTTTCCAATCTTTGATTAAAACTTATGCAAAACATACTCACCCTCAGAACGCCAAACGCAATTATCCGGTTCGTAGCCTTTACGATATGAAATTCTCGTTAACTTTTTATCCTTCGAATACCCATTGGCTAAAGACCATTCCTTAAAAGACGCCCATACAGACCAGTCTTTGCAAACGGGAATAAGTTCCCGTTCCTCATAAGATTCAATCCGACGCTGGTGAATCATATCGTCCCAAACCCTATACAACCGATAATATGGAGAGCTTTTAATACTATCCCCGTGTTTTGTCCTAGCTTTGGATATGAGCTGTTTTCTCATGCACCCACAGCTTTTGACACTACCATTCCTTAGATTGGAAACCAGAACATTTTTCTCCCTGCCACACACGCAACGACAAAGATAGACGACATGACCGTACCTGTCTTTCCCATTGGGTCGAAGTACGGTTAAATACCCGATTTTCATTCCGTCGGAAATCTTTGTGATTTTTTTCTTTTCCACGTTGTCGTCCTTTTCTTCTAATAGTTGAGGTGGGTTCTCCAATATATTTGAGGAGAACATTCCTTTTGCTTCTTCTAAAGAAATTCCCTTTATTCTCGCCCAATCATACAATGAAATACGTTTGTCACCATATACGACTCGTATGCTTTTCCTTTTATTATTAGACTGCGTCTTGGCATCCGTCCACCTGCAATTATCCGGTTCATAGTTTCCGTCAACATCTATTCTGTCGAGGGATAATCCAGCGTTCGCTTTCCACCCATTGTCAATAGCCCATTTTTTGAAGATTCCCCATTCCTTCCATTCATCGCAGACCTGAACACCTCTTTTCCCGTAATGAGAATAAGAAACGTTACGGGGATTGCTACAACGGTCAAGCATCAGTTTCCACGAGTGAAAAAGCTTAACATACGGAGAATTTTCAGAAGCGTCACCATGTTTAAGTCGGGTTTCCCGAGTCCTTTGAACTTCAAAACACCCGCAACTTCTAGTGTTCCCCGTAGTTAGGGCATTTCTAACTACTGAGACTGTTTTCCCGCAAGAGCACCGGCATAAGTAGACGGAGTGATGGTTCTTATTGACACCTTGAAAACTTAATACGGTCAAACGTCCGAATTGTTTTCCGCACAACTCATCTGCTCTCCGGCGTCTCCCCTTAGAAGTGGACGAAAGCTCGTTACGTTTTCCCCGTGGCCGTTCCCCGTAAGGTTTTCCTTTTTTAGAAAGACACCCACAGCTTTTTGTATTGCCTTTTTTCAGATTACCTAAAGATACGACGACGTTATTGCCGCAATCGCAAGAACATAACCAATAGGAACCTTTTTTAGTATTGGGAACATACTTTTCCACCGTGAGTTTCCCGAAACGTTGACCGGCAACATCCATGGGTTTGCGACCGGGTTTGACCATTATTTTATCCCCTTCTGATTAAACCAAAAAGAACGCGGGGTCTATGCTTAAAACGCATGACCCCGCGCTTTTAGAGACTAGAATTCCGGCTCGTCGTTCTGCGACACCGGTGCCGGATTGCCCATCGGAGCACCCCACGGGTCGTCGGATGCGGCTGGCTGGAAATTGTCGGCACCATAATTGTTCGGATTTTGGAACACTGGCGGATTGTTCGGATTTTGGAACATCTGACCATTGTTCTGCTGGGTGTTGGTACGGTTGCCGCCGTCGTATCCGCCGTTGCGTTTCGGATTCGGCATGACCTGCGCGGTCGCGTGACGGAGTCCGACACCGATGTTGGTGACTGTGAATTCCACCATCGAACGCTTCTGTCCGGTCTGCTGGTCAGTCCAACTGTTCTGCTTCACGTCGGCCAACGCCACCACGTCCATGCCTTTACGGAGTGTGTTCATGATGTTGTTGCCGAGCGTGGTATCCCACACTTTGCATCGTGCGAAAAGCGTCTGCCCGTCTTTCCACTCGCCGGTCTTCTTATCCTGATAGCGAGTGCCTTCCGCAATGGAGAATTCAACCAGATTGGGGTTGCGCTGGTTGCGTTGCGGGTCGTCGGTGAGTCGGCCTTCGAGGGTTGTGCTTGGGGTTGGCATGTGTTAAACCTTCCATTGAATTTGTGAACTATCCCAGTATAGCAGATATTGGCGTGATTTGACAGAAAACACGAAAGAGAAGGCCCCTACCCCCAATGGAATCGTAATTAATCATCTTTATCAAGAAACCTCATCAGTTCGTCAACAGACGAAGAAGAGAAGATGTACTTCCCTTCCAAAGCCTCACGTCGTGCTTCGACGTTGACGCTATTAGACATACTCTCCGAGTATGTCACATGTCGGTTGTCTTCTTGATTCTGTTCATGGCATTTCGGGGAATTGATAGACACAGTAAAACTTTCTAAAGAAAAAATAACAAAACAATCATACACACCCTTAACCGAGAAAGCCCCCAGTTTTTAAGACTGGAGGCTTCCTCGCTATATATAGGCGTTACTCGTTTCGGCTACATAGCCGGGCGAGCAGTATTCCAATGCCGCCGAGTCCGGCGATGATGGCCGCGATGACCATTCCGTAGATTGGAGCGCCAGTGCTGGCTAGAGGATTCTGGGAGCCAGAATTCTGTTCGCCATTACCAACCGTCCCATTGGTGGATGCGTCGGCAATCTCCTTGTCCTTGTCGGAGGAGACGCCGTTGGCCTTCTTCCACACGCAGGTCAACGTCAGGTCTTTGACCACGGGCTTGCTCATGTCGTAGACGTTGCCGTCCTTGTCAATGAAACCGTCGAACACGTATCCGTCACGGGTTGGATTGGATGGAAGTGTCAGCTTCTCACCATCCTTGACCTCATAACGTTCGGTCTTGCCGTCATACAAGGTCACTGTCACGGTATGCTTCTTGACGGTCGGGGGCAGGGTATTGGCTTCCCACACTGCGGTCAAAGTCATATCCTTGGATACCGCAGTGTTGAAATCGTAGTCCTTGCCATCCAACTGCCATCCGATGAACTTGTAACTGTTCAGGGTCGGGTCTGCGGGCTTCTTGACCTTTCCTCCCTGTTGAATGGTTTGCAGGTCAATCTTCGAACCGTTGCCGGTGTCGAATTTGACGGTGTAGAAGACCGGTTTCGGAGTTTCGTTCTTCTGCCATGTGGCGGTCAGAATGATATCCGTGGTGATTGGAGTGTTCCAATCGTAGTCCTTGCCGTTCAACTGCCATCCGGTGAAAGTGTATCCGGTACGCTTCGGGTCGGTCGGACGTGCGGCCTTATCACCTTCCTTGACTTTTTGAGATGGGATGTTGGAAGCGCCGCCCGTATTGAACGCGACCGTGAATAGGGTCGGGGCTTTCTCAGTCCACGATGCGGTGAGGGTGATGTCGCCGGTGATTGGAGTGTTCCAATCATAGGCTTGTCCGTTCAGCAACCAGCCTTGGAAGTCGTATCCTTCACGGGTTGGGTTTGCGGGTTGGATGGCTTTCTCCCCCTCATCGACGGTCTGCTGGCCGATTTCAGACCCTCCGGTCGTGTCGAATGTGACCGTGTGGCGTTTCGGCTGGGGCTTCTGGTTTTCAACCCATGTGGCCTTCAAGGTGATGTCGGCTGTGACGGGAAGGTTGAAATCGTATGGTTCGCCGTTCAGCGTCCACCCTGAGAACGTGTATCCGTTCTTGGTTGGCGTATCCGGTACCGTGACGGTCTCACCGTCGTTCACGGTCTGCTGTGCGACCGTGTTCCCGCCATCGGTGTAGAAGCTGACCGTATGGGTGACGGGCTTCGGCTCCTCATGCTTCTTCCACGATGCGGTCAGAGTCATGTCGCCGGTGATTGGAGTGTTCCAATCATAATCCTTGCCGTCCAACAGCCATCCTTGGAAGTCGTAACCGTCCATGCTCGGGTCTGCCGGACGGATGACGGTCTTGCCTTCAATGATGGTCTGCGGGTCAACCTTGCTTCCCTCACCGGTGTCGAAACGCACGGTGTACGTGTTCGGCTGTGGTATCGGTTTGCGATGGTAGATTGCGGTCAGCGTGATGTCACCGGTGACTGGCTTGTTGAAATCATACTGGTCGTTGTCAAGATACCATCCGTCGAACACATAATCGTTCTTCACCGGGTCTGCCGGACGGCGGACGGTCAACCCGTCCTGAACCGTCTGCGGGTCGATGCTCGTGCCTCCGTTCGAGTTGAACGTGACGGTGTGCATGACCGGCTTCGGGTCTTCATGCTTCTTCCACTTGGCGCTCACCAGAGTGTCAGAGGTAATCGGCTGTTCGAAATCGAATTCGGAACCGTCGATAGCAACCCATCCTTGGAAGTCGTAACCGTCTCGCACCGGATTTTCCGGCGGGGAGACGGTGTTCCCCTCGGACACTGTTCGAGTATCGGAGGGACTGCCGTTCTGATAGTCGAACGTGACCGTGTAGGTCTTCGGCTGGGGTTGCTCGTCCTTCTGCCAGTGTGCGGTCAGAATGAGGTTGCCTGTGACCGGAGTATCCCAATCGTATGCGGCGTCTCCCGCATACCAGCCGAGGAATGTGTAGCCTTCACGGGTCGGGTCGTCAGGTTTGACGGCGGTCTTGCCTTGTTCGACCGTTTGGGACGCCACCTCACTTCCTTCCGCTGAATTGAACGCCACCGTGTAGGATTCGACTTTCGTCTTCTCCCACTTGGCTTTCAATGTCACATCCTTGGTGACGGGCGTGGTGAAATCATACGTTTTCCCATCCAACAGCCAACCCTTGAACTCGTAACCGGTCTTGGTTGGGGCGGTAGGTTCGGTCGCCGTTCCCTTGTCCTTCACCGTCTGGGAGGGGACTACGGTTCCTCCATCGGTGTCGAACGTGATGGTGTAGGTCTTCGGCTTGACGGGAGTCCATACGGCTGTCAGGACAAGGTCGGCTTTCACTGGAGCGGTGAAATCGTAGTCAACGCCGTTCAGAGTCCATCCCTTGAACTCGTAGCCCTCACGGGTCGGGTCATCCGGCTTGGAAACCTTGCCACCATCCCTGATGGTCTGCGGGTCGATGCTGGTGCCGTCCGCAGTGTCGAAAGCGACCGTATACTTCTTGACCTCGTTGCGCTTCCATTGCGCCGTCAATGTCATGTTGGATGCGACGGTGTTCAGGAAGTTCCAGTCGGAATCCTCATACTGCCATCCCATGAACGTGTATCCTTCACGGGTCGGATTGGCCGGACGGTCGATGGTGGAGCCTTCCTTGACCTTCTGGTCTGCGATATTGCCATCTCCCCCATTCAAATCGAACTTCACGGTGTACGTGCTCTTGTTCTTCGTCCAAGAGGCCGTCAACGTCAAATCCTGCATGACGGGAGTGGTGAAATCATACGGGTCTCCGCCCAACAGCCAACCGTTGAACGTGTATCCTTCACGGGTTGGATTGTCAGGCTTGGACACGGGGTCGCCTTCCTTGACGGTTTGGCTATCGACCTTGCTTCCCTCGCTACTGTCGAATGTGACCGTATGTTTTTTGGCTACTGGCGTGTTCTTAGACCATAGTGCCTTCAACGTGATGCTGGAGGTGACTGGAGTGTTGAAGTCATACGGGTCGCCGTCAAGAGTCCAACCTTGGAATGTATAACCGTCCAATGTCGGATTGTCCGGCTGGGACACCGTATCCTTGTATTCCACCTGCTGGGAGTCCACGTCGCTTCCGCCATTGGAGTCGAAGCTGACCGTGTACGTGTTCTTCGTCCAATGGGCTTCCACAGTCAAATCATCCGTAACGGGCGTGGTGAAATCGTACAGGGAGTCTCCGGAATACCATCCGTCGAACGTGTAGCCTTTCTTGGAAGGAACCGTTGGAACAGTGGCCGAGGAACCATCCGCCACGGTTTGGATGAAATCGTCTCCCGCACCGGTGAAAGTTACCGTATGCGTCTTCACCTGCGCGGTCTTCCAAGACGCGGTCAAGGTCATGTCGGCGGTGACAGGAGTGTCGAACGAGTACACTTTGCCATCCAACAGCCATCCGGCGAAATCGTAACCGTCCAAAGTCGGGTCAACCGGCTTGACGACCTTATCGCCATATGCGATGGTCTGCATAGGATACCAGTCGTCACTGGCTCCGGCGTCGAAATACACTTCGTAAGTGTTTACCGTCCACTTGGCTGTGATTACCGCATCATCATAGACGGGTTGTGTGAAATCGTATGGGACACCATCCTTATACCAGCCTTTAAAACGGTAGCCGGTCTTGGACGGATAGTCGTCGGGTGGTGTGATAGTTCCCCCATCCTCGACGGTTTGGGATTCGACAGTGGTTCCTCCATCAGTGTCGAAGACTACCGTATGGCCGTTCTTCGCATGGAACTTATAGGAGACGGACACTTCCCCATCATTGCTGGTTAGCGTGTAGGACAGTCCATTGTTCTTGGTGAGGTTCCACCCGTTCGGAATATGACCGATGGTCACGTTCTTGGTTCCCATCGGTACGGTGAATTCACCACCGGAGACCGGGTCGAAGCCGTTGAGGTAGTCTCCGTTGGGGAGTTTTGCGGTGACGTTCTTCAATTCGGAAGCGGAATACTGGTGCTTCGCATGTTTGAACGTGTAGACGACTTTGATTTTCCCGTCGGGACTAGTCACCGTGTAGGTCATATCATTGTCGGACGATTTGGTATCCCAACCGTCGGGCACGCCGGTAATCCACACGGTAGCGTGCTCTCCAATGGTGTAGGTGCCGGACTCCATCGGCTTAAAATCCTGAACCACGCCGTCGTCGGTAGAAGCTGACACTTTGGCAAGCTCGTCCACCGAATAGGTTTTCACATGCTTGTTGAAACGGTAGGACACCGAAAGGTCTCCACTGGTCAACGTATACACCTTATATCCGTCACCGTCGGTTGTGGTCTGAGTCCATCCGGACGGCACGTTGACGATGGCGATTCCTTGACCGTCTTCGTATTCGTAGATACCGGACTGTTTCGGGTTGAATCCGGAAACATAGTTGCCGCCTACGATGGCTTTCACATTCGCCAGTTCGTCCAGACTTGCCTGATGTTTGGCGATGTTGAACACGTAGGTGACAGAGACGGAATTGTTCGGACTGGATACCACGTAGGTGATGATGTTGCCATTAACGGTACGTTGAGTGTTCCAGTCGTCTGGTACGTTTGCGATTTCGACGTTCTTGGTGGTTTCAGGGAAACTCCATGCGCCTCCCTTGTAGTCGAATCCGTCAACCAGTTCCCCGTCAGCGAATGCCCGGACGTATTGGAGCTGGTCGATGTAATAGTATCCTTTGTAATCCGAAGTCGGATGGAAGATGTAGGTGAACGTGTCCCCACAGGGGCCGGTCAGCGTGTATACGCGGTTCAGTTTCCCGGTGGAAGGATTGTTGTAGTCAACTTTCCAGCCGTCCGGTACGCCTTCCAGACGCACGTCGGTGTTCATTGGAATGGCGATGGTGTCGGTGTTGGCGAGCGTGTAGTCGAATCCTTTCACGGCGCTGCCGTCAACGGTCAGATACGCTTTCAGGTTCCTCAACGAATTGATGCTGTCGTGGGGTCGGGTGTCGTCATACATGAACGTGTATTGGACGCTTGGCGTGTCCGAATCCTCTGGATGGGCGGTGTACGTGTAGTGGTCGTCTTCGGAATCACCGTCGAGCACCCAACCGTATGGGGTGTTCTCATATCCCTTCATGTCGCTGGCGGTCACGTTGTGGATGGTGAATCCCTTGGTGATGTCGCCGTCCACAGCCTGACCGTTCAAAGTGATTGTCATGCCGTGAAGCTCTTCGACGGTATGAACCGCGCCGTCAGCCCCATCGAACCAGTAACGATAGGTGGTGGAACCGTTGGACAGGATGTACATGATGGAATCCTTGTTGGTGATTCCATTGACCATGCTTCTCCATTGCACCGTCCAATCGTCGGGCACACCGGACAGTTCCACAGTTTGTCCCGTCGCGTCATATACTCCGTTTCCGGAGGGGTCGAAGCTCGCTAGCCGTGTACCGTCCAGATAGGCTGTGACACCTTCCGGATAGTCGCTTGCGGTGCTATCGGCGGTTTCGGCATAAGCCTCCGATACGGGTGTCAGCACGACACTCGTTGCCCCCAATAGCGGCATGAGCATCATCGAACCTGCCGCAAGCAGGGCGATAGGTTTACGCATGTATCCTCTTTCCGTATTTTTTCTTTCTATGTTAAAGACCTTCAAAGAAAAGTTTGGGGAGGCGGGGAGTCATGCTCTCCCACCTCCCCAAACTAGGCGGTGTAGGGAAGGAACCCTATCGGCCCTCCCCTACCGGTTCAGTCCGTCACTTCGTGGAGCCGGACAGATGAGCGCCGTTCGAGAGGGAAGCGATGCGACGCTTTCCTTCGGAAACGACCGCCAATCCCAGTCCAAGCACTGCAAGCATTCCGATGAGCGGAATGATGAAGCCGCTTGCGATACCGGTCTTGGCGAGTTCGCCCACGATTACGGTCTCGCCCGGAACACGGGCCTCACCGTAGTGGACGAGCCGCTTGGTGGACTTCTCCACCAGCTTCTCACGCCAGTAGTAGGTTCCAGCGTCGGACGGGGTGACTTCCGGCGAATCGACCGTGGTCGCGTTCTGCGGGACGTTCACGGCGTCGGTGGTGGCGACCTTCTGGTCGTCCTTCACATCGTTGCCGTTCTGCTTCCACAGTTCGAACACCAGCTCGTAGTCGTCGTTCGGAATCTTGCCTTCGATGAGGGCGGTATCCTTGACCGGCTTGGTGGCGGTGCCGTTACTCTGGGCCTTGGTCGCGACCTTCACCACGTCGGTGGTTTCACCCGGCGTGCGCGGCTTCTCGGTATGAACCGGAGTGTCGCACGGATGGTCTTCGTCGGTGTTTCCGGTCGGCGGGACGCACGGCGGAATGTCGGTGTCCTCGACCGGATTGTAGATGCTTTCACGCCAGTAGTAGGTTCCGGTCTCCTTGACCTCGTAGGTCGGGGAGTCGGCTTCCTTCTGACCGGCCTTGAGCATCACCTTGTCGCTGGTGAACACCTTCTCGTCCTTGCTGGAGTCGTCGCCATCGGACTGCTTCCACAGGGTGAAGATGATGTAGGAGCCGTCAACGACGTTGCCTTCAATCTTCGCCTTGTCCTGAAGTTTGATGCCGGATTCTTCCAGACGGTGGGTGGTGGTGGTCACGTTGACCACGCTGACGGTCTCGTTGCTCACGCGAGGCTTTCCGGTGATGGTCGGGGTCTTCTCGACTTCCACCTTCTTGTCGTGGTCTGCGGTGGTGGTGTGCTTGGTCGGCACGTACACGTGCTCACGCCAGTAGTACACGCCAACCTTGTCAACGGTCACATCCTCCAAGTCCGCGAACGCCTGACCTTCGGAGAGCGTGGTGCGCTTCGTGGTCAGAACCTCCTCATCCTTGCTGGAATCGTCGCCGTCCACCTGACGGTAGAGGGTGGCGTCCGCCTGAGAGCCTTCCGGCACGCGTCCTTGCAGGAGCACGGTGTCATGGAACTTCTCCCCGACGTGTCCCAGCGGCTTGGTCTTGGTGGTCGCGTCGATAATCTGGACGGTCTCATCGGCCACATGGGCGCGGTCGGTGAAGAAGTCCTCGGACTCCAGATGGCTGGTGTCCTTATCGTTCTGCGGCTTGTTCGGCTGTCCGTCACCGGCGAGGTTCTTCGTCGGACTGGTCAGACTGAACACCCAGTAGTATTCGCCAACCTCGGTCGGAGTATACTCGGGGCTTTCCACTGTCACCTTGCCGTTCTTCAACGCTTCGGCGGCTTCCTCGGCGGTGATGAGGTGAGCACCATCAGCCGGGGTCTGATAGCTTGCGACGAGCATGCTGTCGGAGGCTTCGCCGTTATCGGATTGAGGTTCGGCATCGGCGTCAGTATCGTCGGAGCCTTCGCTCTCGCCCTGCTGCTGCTCAGTCTTGTCAATCAGATAATCGTCGTCGTCGGCAGTATTGGTCTTGTACAGGTTCCAAGAGACCAGAGTGCCTTCTGCCGGATGTCCGGTGATGGTCACGGTGTCCTTGGTGGGCTTGTTGACCTGCTGTGCCACCTGAGCTTCGGAGGAAGCCTTTACGATGCGGAACGATTCACGCGGGTCGCGCTGGGTTCCCAGCTTGACAACCTTGTGATTCGTGCTCGGGTCGCTGATTTCGATGACCCAGTAGTAGTCGCCCACCTCGTCCATCTTGTGTTCGGGGCCGTAGGCTTCGGTCTGTCCGCTGGCCAGATGTACGTAGTCGCCGGTGAAAATCTTCTTATCGGTCTTCACATCGCCGTCGCCCTGCTTGTACAGGAACCAGCGTGCGTCCAATCCTTGGGCCAAATCGTCGCGGATGTCGCCGGACTGCTTCCACTTCACGTTGGTCAGGTCGGCATGGTCTTTGACCACGGTGCCCACATAACGTTCGGTGGCGATATCGGTCTGCGCTTCGATGGAACGGAAGGACTCGTTCTTGACCTTGTCCTTGCCGGTGTGCAACGGAGTGTTCTGGTCATCCTTCGGCAGGTTCAGAACCTCAACCCAGTAGTAGTCGATTGCGTCCGGAACCTTGAGGCTCGGGCTGGTCAACTGCTGGTCGATGCTGGACTTGTCGAAGCCCAGTTCCTTGAGGGTGGCGGACTTGGTGGAGGCGACCTTCTTGCCGGTTGCGTAATCATGCATCTCGAAGGTGAGCGTCGCGTTCTCAGGCAGGTGGCCTTCGAGTCGTGCGACATCCTGAACGGTACCGTTCTTGGAAGCCCACTTGTAGGTGCTGGTGGTCACGCGGACGGCGTGGAAGGACTCGTCCTTGATGCGCTTATCGGAGACTGCCGGGTTGATGTTGTCAGGCTGGAAGGCGGTGCCGTCCGGCTTGGTGAACACCCACTGCCAGTAGTAGTCGGCGGGGTCAGTCAGATGTACGGAAGCGGAGTCGAGGGTCTTCTGGGCTTCGGTCAGGGCAACCGGGTCAAGGGTCTTGACGACGGTGTCCTTGTCGGCGGTCTGATTCTCGGCTTGCTTGTACAGCTTGAACGCGACCTTGTAGTCCTTGAGCATATAACCGGTGATGGTGAGCTTATCGTTCACATCGTTGCCGTTGGTGACATCGACGTAATGCTCGCCTTCGCTGGTGTGGATGTTCGGGGTTCCGGTCACGTTCGTGGTCAGCTTCACGACCTCGAACTTCTCGGATGCGATGTTCTTGCCGTCGAACAGGAGCCAACGGTCGGCGTAACCGTCGCCATTGCCCTTCTGCTTGGCGGTGGCGTTCTGCCAGTAGTCACCGGCTTGGGAGTCATCGGCGTCGGTGGTGGCCTTGGCGGCGGTCATCCACTCCTTGGTGATGACACCGAATGCGGAGTTCATGCTGGTGTCTCCACCAGTGCCCACGCCGTTGCCATCCTTGTGAGGCATTTCCGGAGTGTAAATCTTCACACGCCAGATGTAGGAGCCGACACCCGGATTCTTCACGCTCTTGGAGCGGAAGGTGACACCATTGAGGTGGGCGCCGATGGCCTTGGACGGAATGTTTACGCGACCGGTGGTGGCGACCTTTTCGGAGGCGATGCCATTATGGTCGGAATCATCCTGCTTGGTGGCCGCGTCCTTACGGACGTTGCCATCCTTGCTTGTGCGCCACAATTCGGCCTCGTACTGGGAGCCAGCCGGAATGTTGCCCTTCAACGTGATTTCGTCGGACACGTTCATGCTGTCGAGCCACAACGGTTCGGTGCTCTTGGTGTCCATGTGAATCACGTCGAACTCTTCGGACTCGTCATCGTCGCCATACCAGACAACATCACGATTGTTGTCGGCAGGGTCGGTTCCAGCGCCCGGAGTGGTGGACGGGACGGTAATCTTCACACGGTAGTAGTACTTGTTCGCAGACCAGTCGGACGGAATCGGGAACGTGGAGGATTTGACGTTCTGGTAGTTGTCCAGACCATCGGTACCCACATACGGATGGTTCTTGTCCGGGTCTTCGCTCTTGGCGAGTTCACGAACCTTCGGGAGGTCTTCGGCATTGTACTGCTTGACCATCTTGCCAGCGTTCGCGCCGTCCTTGGCCCAGATTTCAAACTGGACTTTGGCACCGTTCGGTGTTTGGGCGGTCTTGCCGGTGGTGTAGGTGTCTCCGTCGATGGATTCGCCGTCGAACTGCTCATACGAGGTCTGGTGGAGCACGTCGTAGATTTGCGTGGTCTTGTCCTCGTAATTGCCGTTCGCGTCGCTCAGCCACTTCTTGGACACGGTGGTGGAGAACTTCTGCACCGGGGTGCGTTCGTAACTCTTGTAACCGGTCTTGTGGTCGGAACCCTTTTCACCGTAGATATGCTGGTCGAGCACGCCGCCCTGCGGGGTCTTCAACGTGGCCTTCCAGTAAATCATGCCAGCCTTGGTGGTCTTGAAGCTCGGGTCAGTGACCTTGAAAGTCAGCTTGCCCGGACGGTTGCCTTCCTGACCGGCCTTGATTGCGGTGAACTTGTTGGTGTCGATGGTGACGGTCTTCTCGGCAATCTTGAACAAGCCTTGGTCGCCGTCATCCTCTTCGGCCTGACGGTACATTTCCACGGTGACGGTGGAGCCTTGCGGAATACGACCGATGACGCCGGTCGGATTGCTGTTGCCTTCACCCTCGTGAACCTGACCATCAGCGGACTCGGCCTCACTGGTCTCATCGTAAACGGTGATTTCATCGTACAGTTGCTCGCCGGTCGCACCCATCTTCTGCGCGTTGGACGTGACGATACCACCCGGATTCACCTGAACGGTTTCGGACGGCAGACCCAAATCGTGGGAAGCCAACTGCTTGCCTTGCGGAGACCACAGAGTCGCAACCCAGTACACGGAACCGGAGTTATCGGTGTGGGTGGTAGGGCTGGTGACGGTGAACTTCTTGGACGCGGAAGCTTCCGCATCGGAGTCCTTGATGTTCACACGCACGTTGTCCAACAGCTTAGGAGCATTGGCATCCGGGTCGCCGGATACCGCGTCGTAAGCGGTGAACGTGACGTAGGAACCTTTGAGCACCTTACCGGAGATGGTCGCCTTATCAGCGAACTCCTCGCTCGGCTTGACCTTGCCCTTGGTCACTTGGGTGGTGATGGTCGGAGGACGAACCGTGACGGTTTCTTCCGGAAGTCCAAGGTCGTGGGTGGCAAGCTGGCGTCCCTGCTTGTCGTACAGGGTTGCCTTCCAATACACGTTTCCACCGTTCATGGTGTTGACGGTCTTGGACTTGACGGTCACGGTCTTGTCCTGAGCGGAATCCTTCGCCTGAGCCGCAGTGATGTTGACCTTCTGGTCTTTCAGCAGAAGGCTGGCGTTTGTGTCAGGCTTCTCACCGACCGCATCGTAGGCGCGGAACACCACGAAGTCACCCGCGTGGACGACACCCTTGATGTCGGCGGTGTCGTAGAAGTCCTCTCCGACACCGACGCTCGTGGAGGACACGTGCGTGGTGATGGTCGGATACTTGACCTGAACGGTCTCACCGCCAACACCCAAATCATGGGTGGCGAGCACAGTGCCGTTGGCACGGTGCAGGGTGGCCTTCCAATACACGTTTCCGCCTTCGGTGGCGTGGGTCTTCGGGCTGGTGACGTTGATGGCCTGTCCGTTCTGGCTTGCGGTGACATCCTTGGCCGGAATGTTCACACGCTCGGAGTCGAGCAGTTTGGCACCTTGGGCGTTCGGAGCGCCGTCAACCGGAGCGTAGGCGTCGAAGGTGACGTAATCGCCGGATTCGATTTCACCGTTGATGGTGGCGGTATCGGTGAACTCCTCGTTGATGGAGACCTGTTCCTTGCTGACCTTGGTGGTGATGGACGGGTTTTTGATGAGAACGCTTTCGCCGGTGGCACCCAGCTCGTGGGTGGCGAGTTCCATTCCGCCCTTGTTGTAGAGCGTCGCCTTCCAGTAGACGATACCGGCCTTGGTGGCGGTCACGTCCGGGGAGTCAACGGTGAAGCTCTTACCGGCGCCGGAGGATGCAATCTTGTCGGCTGGAATGTCCACACGCTTGTTGTCAAGCAGTTTCGCGGCATTCGTATCCGGCTTGCCGGAAACCGCGTCATAGGCGGTGAATGTCAGATAGGCTCCCGCGTCAATCTTGTTGTTGATGACGGCGGTGTCGTGGAACGGACGACCGACATAGGTCTGCTGTGCGCTGGTCTTGGTGGTGAGGGACGGGCCTACCACTTCGATGGTCTCGTTCTCCAAGCCGATGGCGTGACCCGCGAGAGCCTTTCCTTTGGCATTGTAGAGTTTCGCAACCCAGTAGACCTTACCAATCTTGTTGGTGCTGATTTCCGGGGACTTCACCTCGAACTGGGTGGTGTCGGAATGGTCGGCTTGGTCGTTGGTGACGTTCACGCGAGTGTTGTCCAACAGCTTGTTGGTGGACACGTCCGGCTCGCCGGACACGGCGTCATACGCGGTGAAGGTGACATAGGAGCCACGCGGAACCAGACCGGAGATGGTCGCGGTATCGTAGAACTTCTCACCTTGGGTGACGGTGGTCTTGTTCACGTTGGTGGTCAATGTGACGGGTTGCGCGTCCTGAGTGACGAAGGAACGTTCCCACGGATTGTTGTACGCGCTCTTGAATCCTTCCGCACGGTCGGAGCCGGGGAAGTCGTAGATGAACACGTAGTAGCCGCAATGGGCCTTATCCGTGACCTTGATGTTCACATCAGTGGCAACGGTCTTGGCGTCGCTACCATCGCTCGGATAGAGAACGATTTTACCGCCGCCGACCTTGTACTTGCCGTTCATGGCCGGAACTTCCCATTCGCCAACCAGCTTGTGGTTGGCATCCTGAGTAGGCTCCTCTTCGGTGGTCGGGACGTACTTTTCGTCCTCATCCTTGTTGCCGGTTCCGGAGCCAGCCCACCAGACACGAATCTTGGCCTTCGCGTCAGCGTTGAAACCATAGTTCGTATCACCGGTGAACTTACCGTAGTCGGACGGCAGACGGCTGATGTTGATTTCATCAAGGATGTCCTTGTTCATGCCGGACTCCTGCTCCAACACGGTGGAGTCGTGGTTCGGCGGCAGAACACTCACGGACGTTTCCTGAGTTTTACCGAACTCATCGATGTAATCGCCTTTGATGTAATCCTGCTGGGACTGGTCTGACTTGACTTCAACCCAAACCCATGTTCCGAACAGTCCGGCGTCCTCATCGGACACCTGATAATCGTCCAAACCGTTCACACTGTCATAGTCGATGCCACCGGTAGCGGCCTTCGCCTTGACGGTGTTGGTCTGACCGCTCTTGATGAAGCGGGTGGTTGCTGCGGCAACCTGACGGATGCCATCGGTTTCACGCAGGCGCTTCAAATAGTCGGTCGGATTCTCACCATTGTTCTTCTTGATGACTTGGAGGATGTGCTTGGAGTCACCGACGAAATAGTAGCCCTTGAATTTGACGGGCACGTTGTCCGCCCACTCGTCGTCGGAGGAGGCGACACCGGAGGTCACACGGTCTTCGACCGGGGAGCCACGGGTCAACTGTTTCTTGCTGACTCTGGTACTGACGGTCGGCTGAAAATCACGCGACACAGAGAACTGAACATCAGCAGTCTGATTCTCAGGGTCGGAAGGCCGCATCATATCCTGACCGGGGGAATTTAGAACGGCGGCAGTGGGAACATTAATCGAAACATGGCCTGTTACTTTTCCGTTGCCGGTTGCCGTCCACGGAATATGCATTGCCTGACCGGTGGTCGTACCACTGATTGTATTGGTTCCGGTCTGGTCGAATTTCGCCGGGCCGTTCAACGTCGCAGTGTACTGAATGCCAGCAATGTACTGTCCGCTAGAGTTCTTAACGCCGGGGTCAACAGTTCCGGTACGCTTGCCAGAGGTATAGGCATAGGCGGCATTAAGGTTAGCGGGAAGAGTGTTATATGCATCATTCCAAAGATTCGCCGCATTGGAAGCGACGGCATTGATATCCGCACCTTCCAAACCAGCCGCTACCAGCTGACGGAAATGGCTACTGCCTTGGTCAAGATGCTCATGAATCGCATAAGCAACCGAAGCCTGAGTGAAATCACTGCTATCACCCTTATGCTTCTCAACCAGCCACGCACCAACCTTATGGTTCACATCCGTAGCCTTATTCCAAGTACCGGTATTAGTAACAGGTTCACCGGCCTCAACACAGTACACCGGATTACCGTTCTCATAACGTTGCGGACCAAGAGAACTACCGTGAGTACCAACCCACCAACTCCCAGAACGCGTCGCATTGAACCAGTAGCCGGGGCCGTCAGTCGTGGCGGCAAGCGCACTACCGGTCGTTATCACTCCAGAAGCCAAGGTAGCCGTCGCCGCAACCAGTGCGACAGCGGCCTTCCCCACCCGTTTAAGAATGGAGTCCTTGACTTTCCGGGAAGTTTTACTCAATGGATTACCCATAGACTAACTCCTCTAGAGGTTTGTATTGTTGTTTCCACATATATCAGGTTTTCTACAATCAACCTTCGGAAAAACGGAATTTTCTTATAGAAAGAGGATATGTTTTTTCGTTTACCTATCCGCTACCGGTACCATTTAATCCAAGAACACGAAACGAGGCGATGATGTCGAGAACATTCAAGGACAGACCATATGCGCTTATCGAGGACGAGGCCCGTTCACGCGGTTTCAGTCACACTTATGATTGCGGACGGTTTCACTGGGAGTATGTCGAAGTCGCAAAATACGCGTATTCACGGAAGAGGAATCCGCATATTCCGGCACGTCGGTGGGAGGATTGGCGGTGGATTGAGGACGATTGGTATACGGATTACGGGAATAAAACCCGAATCCGTGACTCACTGAGCATCGCCGTTAACACTTACAACAGCGGCATGATGGATGAGGATTGGGATGAACCAAACGTATATCAGCGGCGTAGACGCTGGTATTGCTAGGATTGGAAGACTGCCGTATTGCTACTGTCTCTTGTTTTTGGGCTGTATAGCATATCTTTTGTTGCGACATGCCGATTCTCGTGTTATAGTGGATTTGTCCACATTAAAGAGTAGTGTTCGCCTACCCCACATGGGAGAATCGAACATAAGAACCAAGGAGCAAAACAAAAATGGAAAAGAACCAAAACCTTGAGGAGATGCAGGAAACCACCATCCTCAACCCAAACGAAAACGACGAGGGAAACGCCAAGAAGCCCGCCAAGAAGACGATTATTGTCAGTACTATCGCGGCGGTTGTTGTCCTTGCCGGCGTGGGCGGTGGCTACGCGTATGCGTCCAATACAACATACGATTCCTATGAGTCCCAGCTTGAGTCAGCCAAGGAGGCTGACTCGAAGCTGGTGAAGACACTTGCGGAAGCACGGACGCTCGTCAAGGCTACGAAGGAAACGGACGTGCTTGACAAGACCATGTTGGACTCCTTGACGAAAAGCATCAAGACCGGGGATGCCCTGAAAGGCGTTCCGACCACATCGCATGCCACTAAGTGGAACCTGTGGGGCACGACCAAAGCCAATACCATTGTTGCCGACGATAACACCGAAGCCAATGATTCCATCGACGCCATCAACAAGGCCATGAGAAAGGTGAACAAGTCCAAGACGGACAAGCAGGTCAAGGATGCGAGGTCCACGCTCGACAAGACCATCAGTGATGCGGAAACTCTATACAAGGATTCCGAAGGCAAGGTGCAGGACAACAAGACCCGTGAAAGCTTGAAAACCGCCATCGACACGGCAAAGAAAACCGTTGACGACAAGAAGTCTGACGTGAAAACCCTGAACGCGCAGAAAGACGCCGTGTCCAAGGCTGTCAAAAGCGTAAACGACTCCAAGACTGCGAAAGAACAAGCCGACGCGGAAGCCAAAGCCGAGGAAGCCGCACGCCAAGCCGCACAACAGCAGTCGCAAGCCCAAGCCCAAACCTACTCGAACACGAACTACAATCGTACGAACAGTGGCACCAGCACCTACAGCGCTCCGACGCAACATGCCCAGACCCAACAGTCTGCGCCACAGCAAAGCCAGAACCAGAATAATAGTTCCTCTAATTCTGGATACACCAAGCTCTGCGCGACATTCGATTCTCAGGGCAACAGCACATATTACACCCCCTGCAACTAGAAGTTAAGGATACAGGTCTAACTGAATTCGCGAACATTATTTACGGTATTTTCTGAGACGATGGCGAGCACTTCATGCTCACCATCGTCCGCGTAAGCCGCAAGTATTTTCTCGGGTTCTAGCACTGTCTTCCAGATAGTGCCCTGCCTACCGAATCTGCCCGCGAACTTTTCCGCGACTTCGAGATTGCTCGTCCAGCTTAACCCCATATGCACGCTCTTGTCGATTTCACCCCTGTACACTGTTATAGGCTTGTCGAACGTCTTCTCCAAAGCACCCTCTCCCCCAATGCAGGGCTTGGTCTGCTGGAGTAGCTTGACGAGGTGCCTGTCGAATTGGCGTGATGGGTATTCCTCGTTCTTTCTGACGTTCAATGCCGTCATGCGCTGGTATTGCCTGTCGTTCAGTTCTTTCCATGGGACGAGCTGGTAGATGAGTTCCATTAGGGCTGTTGGCGCCAGTGCGGTGGCGTGGTCTATCTGCTGTTTGGCTTCGTCTGTTCTGCCTTGTTGTATGAGGGTTTTTGTGGGTGTGGTTTCGTTCCATCTGCGAATGTATTGTTCGACCATTTGGAACATGGTGTTGTTCTTGTTTGAGAGGGTGTCGAATATGAGGGGTTGCGCGTTTGCTGTTTCTCCTGTCTCAACGTCCAATAGGACAAGTCCATCTAATCCGGTGGAGAGGTAGAGGTATGGGCGAAGGGTTGGGTGGTCGGTGAGGATTTGTTGGATTTGCTTCCATTCGAGTGGGAAGCTGAATCGTTTGTCTCGATGACTGTCGATGGTTTGCCAGTCTGTCCAAGTGGCTGTGTCGGCTTTTATTAGGCCGTGTTGGGCGAGGATTGTTGTTTGGTTTGGCATTTCCAACCTCCTTTGTGTGAACAATCCCAGTATATCATCGAAAGTGAGAAGACACGCTGAACACAACAAAAACAAAAAAGGCGCGAGAAGAAAACAACCCGCGCCCAAAAACAGCTCAGTGCTTGACATGCCGTTTCAAAGTATCCAACCAGTCCAACGGAAGATTCTGCGTCGAATCCAAGTCAACCGCATTCACGCGTCGCACCAGCTCCTCCGGCGTCACGCAAGGAATATCACCCGGCCACATGACCCCAGTCACATCCGGCGCACCCTTATCGGAAGTCGGCACCATGCAGACAAGCCACTCCACTTCAACCGGCTTGCCGTTGAACATGAAAGCCCACATGTCCCTCTGCCAGTTCATGTTCGCGGAAAGTTTCAAATCCGGACGACCATCCACACCGGTTTCGAACGCACGCTGACTGACGCTAATTCTCAACAGTTGGTCTGGGGTGAGGTTACGGTAGGCAGTGTCCGCATTGCCTTTATAGTTCTTCGCATCCACGAACCACAAATGCGTTTTGCCCTGTTTGTCCTGTCCGGCAATCACGCAGTCGATATCCGCGTCAGTGAACTGGTGTTGCTCGTTCAGACCGTGCAACGACCAGAAGGACACCACGTTGGGACAGTTGCCGGTAATCATGTTGGCGAGGATTTGTTCACCTTTCTGGCCGGATTGAATCTCATTGGTGGTGAAGTTCGACTGTGATAGACCGCCGCCCGGATTGCCATAGAGGCGGTATTGGCTTCTCGCCTGTTGGATGTTGGCTGGGTTCATGGTGTTCCACAATGGGTCTGGTTGACCACCACAATCCTCATTCACTAGCCTGTAACCGTGATAATTCGGACGTCCGGGTTCGGCCTTGAGCAGATTGAAGACTACGCCTATCTGGTCGATGGTCTGATTGAGAGCCTGTTCAACTTCCTTTGCCTCATTCTGCTGACTCTGCCTCCTGTACTCCTCGCCTTCTTTTTCAGATACCGGCTGATAAAGACCATATGCGACACACATGCAAAAAACACCAATGAGGATACGAGGAATGGCGATAAACGCGTTGATTAGGGGAACTTGCGAATGCAGATACCCGTACACGTATTTTCCGGAGAGTGACATGAACATGTCACTCAAACCACCGAGACCATTCTTCAATCCGTAAAAGAATGCGATACCACACACAGCACCTAATACGTTGACCATGGCGATGGACTTTTTTGAGGTTTTAAACTGAGTGGAGAACAGGAACCATCCTCCCACGCCGCATACGAGTAGTAGTAACCATTGCAGGATGGAGGATGGGACGAGTATTAATAGTAGGTATTTCACGGTTAGGTTTCCTTTCGGAGTGTGTTTCTTTTTAGCTAAAACATACTCCGAAAGGGTGTAAAAACCTATTTTTGGATTCGGTGGATGTTTAATATCCAATACCGTTTATGTGGTTCGGCTCCCCATTCGGTACGTCCCTCTCCTTTAGAGAGCGTGCAGATGGCGGTGAAGCTCGGACTTGTATGGGAGTATCCGTTGCGGAATAGTATTGGCTGCTCGTCCAATCCTGTTGGATTATTCGACTCGTCCATGTCGAACAGTCGGCGGAAGCGAGAATCGTAGTAGGGTTTGACTTCTCGGTATTCTTCCGTCTTCTCGCCGGAAAGAATCATGTCAAACCATTTTCGAGTTATTGGTAGGGTTAACACCTTAGCTCCGATTCTGAAACATACATGTCTATAAGTTCTCTTCCTCGTAATTTTTCAATCCACTCTGTAGGAATGCTGTCGAATCCGTAGACGGCTCCGGCTAACGCTCCCGCGACACTGGCTGTGGTGTCCGTGTCTTCTCCAAGGTTTACTGCGGTAATTACGCAATCCCGATAATTGTCGGTATTGGTTAAGCACCAGAGTGCCGCGTTCAATGTGTGGAGTACGAATCCGTCCGATTCTACTTCCGTTCTGGGAATGGTCGGGTCGAACGGGAATCCTGAATCCGTTATCGCCTTATGTGAAGGAACGCAGTTTAACAGTCCTTCGAGGATTCGCACGTATTGTACGCACGCCGTCATACTGATTTCATGAGCGTGGGTGATGGCGCTGACCTGTTTGATTTCCACGTCTGGCAAATTGTAGAAGGCGCATGGTGCGACCCGCATTAGCGAACCATTGCCGTTATCGTTCAAACCATCGCAACCATGCCTTGACCTGATGGCTGTGGCTACTGTGATACCGGAATCATACGTGTTCCCGTCCGGCGTGTACATTCCGTGTTCCAACCACATTCGGTAACGCATGAGCATGTCGGCGGTGTTGACTTCACCATGGCATTCGGTGAGCGAGTCCAAGGTTGCTAGACTCAACGCGGTGTCATCGCTCCATGTTCCTGCTGGCTGGTTATGCTCGCCATGACCAATCATTCCAGTGCAGTTGAATGTGTCTCTCTGTTGAAACTCGTATGGGACTCCCAACGCGTCACCGATGGCGAGACCGTACATGACGGATTTCAGTTTTTCGGCTTCTAACGATGGCGTACTGGTATGAATTGACTCCAACCGGTTTTTAGGTCTTGCATGCAGATGGAACAACTTCGTTTAATCCTTTCCACTTCCGGACTTATCGATTTTCAGCCCCCTTAACAAGTCCCCCTCCTCGAAAGCGGACTGCGCCTGTTCACGGGTAGGAAACGAGTTGACGGTTCTGGCTCCACATCTTGGACAGCCGACCCTCCACCAGCAACACCATGATTCCTTGCTATGATTCGTCGGATTGACAGCCTTACGGAACTCTCCCCGACTACCGCACTTGGGACACATGAGCGTCAAATCGAAAGCATCTGGATTGAATTTAGCAATCCGTAACGCCCTACGGTTCGCCAACTCGTCCACGGCAATCGGATTGAAACCTAATTGTTTTATCTGCTCCGGCGAATAATCATTCATCAATGATGAAACCGCTGACGCCAATCCCTGTTTGGTGTACGTCCATTCAGAACCGTCGCTCACACTGACGAACGGGTGTGGTCTAATCCACTCTCCCAACAGGAAAGCCCTCAACGCTTCCTCCCGCGTGTCACGGGGAAAAATCAGTCGGGCTGGACAACGCCTATACGAACAGTGGGCATAATAAGGACGAAAAAATGGGCTTCCCTTGCCAACGGTCTCATCTTCCGCGCCGATACGGCAGACGGAACCGTTCAAAAACGCGGTGAGCGCTCCACCGTCAACAATCCCATAACCTTTATGGCAGAGCGGGCATGGATATTTTTCCTTGAGGATTTTTTCATGCTCCCGCTTCAAAGCTCGCTCGGCTTCCTGAATGGCTTCACGGTCTGCGTTCTCTTGCAGTATAGGTGGGGCTATCTTGTCGATGGTGCTCTTGGGGAGTCGGGTCCGCTCCTGCACTTTCTGTGGTGGCATTCCCAATCGGAGAAGTTCTTTAGCGTTTTCAACAGCCTCACGCCACGGGTCATAATAAGCCATGCCTACTCCAGTCTTCTAATGTTTTTTCTTGCGAAGAATGTAGACGGTCGATGGTGGAAACATCATATTCGACTGTCTGTCCACTGTGCCCCGGAACTGCGTCGGTTCTTACCACCTCGTATCCCGTTCTTCCGAAGTTGGTCTACCGTTCAACGCTTTCAGATTCCTTCTTCGACTCAACCGATTGCAGTTTGACCGGCTTTCCGTCCTCATCGAACAATGCGATACTAACCAAAGGCCAAGTACGCTCTTCCTTCAAATCGTATGATTCTTCCCAAACAAACAATGTAGCCTGAGCGTAGTGAGTGCCGTCAACACGAAGAAGAAATTTCTTATATCCGGTCTTGTCGAAAAGCGACGTGTCACTGTCTCCAGCCACATGAACGTCGAAAGTAGACTCCAATACTTGGACTGGATTATCCGGCTTCGGTCGAAAACCCCTTTTCCGCCTATCGGACGTGCCTAACAGTTGCACCCAACCAAAAGCGAAACCCAGTAGAAAAACGGCTACGGGAGTATATTTCGGAAGTTTGATTGGAATATTTCGGGTAGACCACATTTCCAAACAGGCGACCATGAGGCCAATGAAAGCACATGCTATGATATTGAACGCCCAACGGTCGGTATTGCCTTTGTAGTCTTGCCGGGCCTTGCTCCACTTGGATAATGGAACCAGATAGCCGGATTCGCGAAGTATGCCAGCCGTAGTGTCCGTGTCCAATGGTTGCAACATTCTCAGGTTAAGTTCTTCGCCATGCTCTAACACTTTTTTAAATCCTTCCTATTTGATTGGGAAACGTTTTCCATCCTGTGTGTACAGGCCGAGTTTGTTTTCGCTTGCGTGCAGTGTGACTTTGGTCTTCTTGTCGCCACGGTAGACGACGCATTTCAAATCTTCGGTAGGAAGTTTGTCTTTGCTAGAAAAATCGCAGTCGATGTCGTCCAAGTTCCAAACTTTGGAAATCTGCTCGCGAATAGTGGGAGGTGCCGTCGAACGCTGTTCGTAATAGTTGTCGATAAGGCCGCTGACGCACATTACGAGGAATACGCCCATAAACCCGCTAACAAGACTTATGCCGATAATTCTTACGAATAAGAGACTATCGCGGAGAAAAGCCCCGATAAAGCCGACAATTATTCCGACGGTCATCAATACTAGGAGAACACCAATAACAATAGTGCCTAAAATGTTTAACCAGTCAGGAACAGGAGGATAATTCTTCCACGCTTCCAGCCAATTGCTGAAATCTTTCATCTTGTTTCAACCAGCTTTCCATTGGCGTCGTATAGTCCGACTTTTTCGCTCTCGGTTATAACAAGTGTGCCCTTCGTTACTGATTTCCCGTCCTTGCTGGTGAACGTGCAATCGTAGGAACCATGGTCGGGGAGGATTAAGTAGGCGTCGGTCTTACAAGATAGATTTGACACTTTGAAGTCTTTTTCCAATTGGTCTTCGAAACCGAGCGGGTGGGTGACACTGGTTTTGACTTCTTGGGTTTGTTCCATGGCAAAAGCGTCGTAAACCATCCAGACACACATAACGGACAGACAGACCGAAGCGATTACTGCGGCGACGAGTTCGATTTTCCCCATCATGTCTTCTTTAGCGTCAGCTATGGCCCGTCGGATGATTAACGGGATTGCGAATATGGCTATGACAAGAACCACCACGGACGTGATTTTCCCTTGGAGAGCATCGGACGCGTCCAATGGAATCGTTTTGGTGGGTGGATTATTATAGGCGTTCCACGCTTTTACCCACCAGTCGTAGTCTTTCAAAAGTTTTACCTCTTCACCGATTTTGTGAACACTGCCAGTATAACATAGGTAAAAAAATCCCGCCATCAAAAAAGACGGCGGGATTGGAGTCACATTATCTCCCTATCGAATAGAGAGGTAATGTCAGCGGTTGCCCTCATGTCGTTTTGCGACGGAGAGGATTACACCGGCGGCGGCAAGCACAATGACCGCGACCGCGATGACGCCAACAGCCACGCCGGTGGTAGCCAAGCCCTGACCGTCCTGTTGAACGGCCTGAGTATTGTTCTTGGCGCCCACAGTCTTCTTGCCGGTATCGGTCTTACCAGTATCGGCGGTCTTATCGCTGGTCGGAGTGTTCACATCGCTCTTATCGTTGGATGGAGCCTTCGTATCATTGTCGGACTTGTCGGAATCATCCTTTGACGGAGTATCGTTCTTGTCCGTATCATCCTTCGGGGTTTCCGGCTTGGAATCATCACCCTTGGAAGGAGTATCAGTATTGATATCGTCCTTCGGAGTGTTCGGCTTGAAATCGTCGGTCTTGTTGTCATCCTTGGATGAAGTATCCGTCTTATCATCCTTCGGAATCTCAGAACCGTTGCCACCGTTGTCGGTCTTGTTGTCGTCCTTCGGGGTTTCCGGCTTAGTCGGGGTCACATCCTGCTTGACCGGCGTCCACTGCGCGACCACGGTCACGTCGGAGCCGTTGTCCTCGACGCTATCGCCGGAATCGACCTTGACTCCATCAATCATCCAACCGTCGAACTCGTAACCGTCGCGGGTTGGAACCGTGTCAGACACATCTGACGGCAGGTCGGAATCCACATACTTGCCGTTGCCACCGTTCGTATCATAGCGAAGCAAATGCTTCGCCTCCCACTGCGGGTACAGGGTGGTGTTCTCCGGAATCGAAGTCACGGTCTCGCCCGGCTTGTAGGAGTCGCCGGTTCCGTCCGGGTTGGTGGTCCAGACGGTGAAACGGTAATGGTCTTTAGCGGGCTGGGGCACGACGAACGGAGTGGTCTCGGTCTTGTCCTGACCGTCCAGCTTCACCTCGACGTGGCGGGTGGCGGGAACGTTGACGCTGTTGCGGTGGAATTCGCCGCCGATGGTCACGTTCTTGGCGATAATCTGCCCTTCAACGTTCTGCGACGCGTCCACGTTGGCTTCCGGCGCGAGAATCACGGAAGAGGATGCGCCAGCGGTGCCGACGTTGCCGTGATACTGCCCGTCCTTGGCTTTGGAGTCGGTCAGATTGTAAATAACACCCTTGTCCGTCCACTTGGCGTATTCGGCGTGATTGATACCGTCCACGTCCAATTGGGGCAGAGTGATATTGTCCGCACCTTCGGCGTCAACATTCACGACGAGACGGGTCTTCTCCCCCAACGTGGCGGTCACACGATTACCTTGCAGTTCTTTCGCGTCGATGTTGATATGAGCGACATCACCGTTGGCGTCGATGTGACGCTTGTTCATGTCGGAGAAATCATGGGTCGCGTTGGATTCCGAAGCTTTCGACCACTTGGCGGACAGGCTGGTCATGCTCTTTTCCATGGACTTCAAATCAAGATATTTGACGGTCTTGGAATCCTTGAGCACTCGTTCGGACTTCGGGAGGCTTCCACTGGTCTGCATTTCCAGCTTGTTCCCGTTCACCGTCCAACTGTTGCCATTGTCGGTCTGTCCGATGATGTTTGACTGTCCGAAGACAATCTTGGAGTCGGCGGGCAGATTGACGTTGATATTGCCGTCAACCTTGTCCATGTAGCTGACTTCCGGCTCGTCCACACCGTTGGCATGATTGCCGAAGGCCGCGCCAATATAGGCGTGCTCGGTGGCGATATTACTGTTCGTGTGGGCGTTCAGACGGACGGAGTCGAAGCCGACGAGACCGAAGTTCGCCGCCTCGCCCAAGTCGCCGCCCAACAGGTCAACGGTTTCATCAGCTGTGAACATGTTGGTTTTGTCCACGATGATTGGGTTGCCGACCTCTGCGGCCAATGCCACGTTTGCGGAGGCGAGCATGGATAGTGCGGACACTGCCGCGATGAAGGGGATTTTCCCTCGGAGTTTGTTTTTTAAATCTTTCATTCTGGTTTCTTACTGTGTGTGGATTGGTTTTGTGTTCTTGCGCTACTTCACTCTTCCTCCCTTTCTTCCAAAGGCTTGTAATTGTACTTGTCGAGCAACCTGTGCAGATGCTCGGCGGCACAGTCGAAGTCGTTCAACGCGCACGCAAGCGCTTCCTGAGTGCTTTCAGGAAGAGAATCCATCACGTCGGAAATCATTGCGGCGGAATTGGTGGCATTGTCGGATGCGAGGGCGATGGCGTCCAAATCGTCGGAGGATGGTGTGGAATCCTCCTTGGTTTTGACGGTCTCATACTCGAATCCGGCTGGTGCGATGGGCTGTTCCTCCGGCTGGAATCCGTGGACTTCAAGCCAATGGTTGAACAGTTCCTCCGCTTCCTGTTCGCCTACCTTATCGGGACGGTTCTGGATGAAAGTGTCGTGAATAAGCTTGGTGGTGACGTCGGTCATTGTTTGTTTTCTTCTTTCTTATCGGTTTTCTGGATTGGATTGTTTTCGGCTGGGATTGGATTGGCCTGTGTGGATGGCCGTTCCAATCCTGACCGGAAGTCTTTCAATAGCGCTGAAAATGAAGTGACACCGTCTTCCTTGCCCACGTTGTCACCGGCTGTGAGCTGTGGATACTGGTCTGGGGTGTTGGAGATGGTCTTCACGTCATCACAGTGTCTTTTCGCATACTCGATAGCGCGTTCCGGCGAAGCGCCTTTGGAGATGGCGTAGGTCAGTCCTCGTCGAAATCCCCATGCGGTGTTCGCGTCGGTGATGCCATATACGTCGAGCATGCGGCTGATTTCAGCATTGGATGGCACTCTGCTCAAACGCTTCCTCCTGACCATCTGATTGATGTCGTAGGGAGCAATCCAAGCTTCCCGTGACGAATGTGTCTGGAAGAATTCGATGATGGCTTGACGGGCTTCGTCAGCTTTAATCGTATGGTCGATTTCGTTGACGAAGTTATCCACCTGCGCGTCATCCAACGGCTTGTTGCCGTAATGACTGTTGATTTGAGTCAACAGCGCGATGGCGCACGGGCGTTCGAAGGCGCGTGGGTAATGCTGTCCATTGCTGGCCTGTGCCGTGGTCAACGTTCCTTGTGTGGGAGCCTGTGCTGTCATCATTCATCCCATCCGGCTTGGGCGAGGGATTCTTTCAGCATGTTCATGTTGTGCTCGTATCCTTCCTCGCTACGGGTTTTGCGTCGTGTGTTTCGGCTGTTCCTGTTGAACTTGTCGGCGTTGAGGAGCCAATTGTCGAAGGCGCGGTCGAAGTCCAAGTATTTCTTGCCATTGGAATGGCTGTAGTTGTAGAATTTCTCGGCTTCCGTGTTCACGTCGATGTTCAGTTCATTGGCCCGGTCGATGTGCTTCTGGTTCGGTTTCCAATCCTTCGGCACCATCCGCTTATAGTGGCGGACTTTCGGTACTTCCTCGTCTGGAATCAGTGGGGTCACTTCCTCCTGTTGGGGGTTTTCCTGTTCCACTTTGGCGGAAACCAAGTCTTCGGGGTTTCCCCAGATGGGGTCTACGTCGATTGTCGGTTCCTCGTTGAGGAGAGCTTCCTCCTCGGCTTTTTCCTTGGCTTTGCGTTCGTTTTCCTCGTCCTTCTCCTTACGCCAGTGAAGCAACTGTTGGATGAAAAGTCGGTCAGGCGAAAGCGGAGCGGCCTTGAAACCATTGTCACGTTTCACGTACAAACGTGAATCGTAGACCTTACGGAACGAGTCAGCCGCTTGCAAAATGGTCATCTTGCTTCCGCCGCCCAGCTCCTTGTACAAGTCGGCGGCTTCCTTGGTCGGAGACCAGTCTTCCGGCAGAGGATGCCAGAACCAAAGCTGTTGCGGGATTTCATCCCACTGCAAATACTTGGGTTCCCCGTCATCATCCACGTCGATTGGAGCGTTGGAATCGTATTGGGGCAGAATCTCGACCTGTTCCATGGTCATCGGCTCCTCGAACGGAGGCTCCATGGTTCCGTCCATCAGTTCGACCGGTTCGGGTTTGTACTTGCGTGGGCGACCGCGCCGACGCTTCGGTTTGTCTTCTCCTTCCGGAGGGAGTGGATTCTTGCGTGGGCGACCGCGACGCTTCCCGACGGGCTTGTCTTCCGCTTCTACGGGTTTCACGCTTGAGGTTTCGGTATCGTCCTGCTTGGCGGGTTCTTTTTCCTTTTTGGAGGTGGAATTATCTGTCTGGGAGGTGTTTAGGGAATCATCCTCGACGGGTTCCACGCTTGGATGCGGCTCCTCATATTCGTCGGAGTCGGCATTCGATTCACTGAGGATGTCATGAATCTCCTCCCATTCGAACGGGAAGTGCTTTCCCTGTCGGAGGGTTCGGTTCAGTTCACTGACTAGGATTCTGCGCAGTCTTGGGCTGGCGGTTCCAAGGTATGCGGATTCGATGGTTCCGGAGTCCGCCGTGAGGTCGATGTGGTCGAGGAGGAGTGCTTCTTCGGTGTCCTCGTCTATGACCAGTAGTCCTTCGTTTACGAGTTCCCGTCCCGCCTGTTGGAATAGGGTGGGAGTGTTTCCGTGAGTGTAAGCGTTGATTTTTCCAAACGTCCAATCACATACGCCGAGAGCATTGGTCTTCGGATGCAGTTGGAGCATCATCCATAGGTGCTGGCCTAGGATGTCCAATTTTGTGAAGTGTTTATCCAAGAGGATTTTCTGGTCTATTGTCTTTCTCAAAACATTCCTTTTGGTCTGGCCTGTGTGGAGTCTGGCTTATATTGTGTGGACGTTTTTTTATTCTAGTCATACTGGGCGTATTCACAAAATTGGGGGTGTGTCCCTCCAATTTTGAGGCGGGGTATGTGGAACGGGTTTCTTGGAGGTGTCTACCTGACTGTCCACAAGGGCGTCCGTGCCTTGTCGTAACTCATGTTATGCATTGACTTCCTGTTTCTTCGAGTGAACAAGTGTTCGTAATTACAGACAATAGCATATAAAAGTATGCTGTCAAATCTAAAACCACGCGTTTCATGTTAAAAATCAGTTATCATGGAAAACATGGGAAAAAGAAAAAACCAAACCAGCGAATTCAACAGAAGAATCAACCAACGCATCCTAGCGGAAGCCGGAATCCGACGGCTCTCCGCACGGGACATCGCACGTCAACTAGGCAAAAGCCCCAGCTACGTCACCACACGATACAACGAAACGGTCGAATGGCTCCCCGCCGACGTGGAAAAACTCGCCCACGCATGGAACATGACCCCAGAAGAACTCATCGCCGGACACAACGGATACCATTCCACGCAATCCGTTGTGGAACAGCAGCTTCAAGCCGTCCTGCGTAAAATCAATTCCGGCGACCTCACATTGGCCGCAAACCACGACCCCAACAAGCAAGCGGAATCGGAAAGCGAGGACGCTTGCTGAAACATCCCCCAGTAGACAACAGAAGCGTCGCCATCGACCGGCGAATGTGCTATGAAGAGATAAAACGGATGGTAGGACTCACACGTCAAGCGCCATACGTTTTCGAGGAGGAACTTCCGGAAAACATCAACGGCGTATATGACGAGGAAACCCGCATCATCGTCATAGACCCACGGTTGAACGAGCGGCAGAAACGATGCACGTTAACGCATGAACTATTCCATTGGACTCACGGTGATACTTGTTGCTGGAAACAATACGATGACAAGGCTGAATCATACGTTCGTAAGGAGACGGCGATACTGCTTATCAATCCGTTCGAATATATCCAATCCGAACGAATCTATGAGGGTGAGCTTTTCCCAATGGCCGTGGACTTAAACGTGACAGTAGGTGTCCTTGAGGATTATAGGCAGATATTGGAGAACGCAACAAAAATGGTTGGAGCAGTTTTCTGTCCCAACCATCAGGATTAGTTTTCAGCCAGCTTCTCCCCCAGACCAACGCTTTCCGCCGTTTTCCGTCTACATTCCAAATAGAGTGGGACGATTTCCACGACGGTTTCCTTGAACTTCTCCCAGTCGGGGGCGTCTTCGGTTTTGCGGCTCGCATCCCCGTCCAGCCATACGGTCATCGACTTTTCGTAACCGTATTGACGTTCTCTCAGTTCAATCAGACCATTCTGTTCCGCAGTGGCGAGATACGTGTTCACGAACGTTTCCACAATGCTGTTGTCTTCGTCGCCGTGGATTTTCAAACCCAGCTTATTTGCAAGCCCCTCGACTTCCATGCGCAATGGTTTGGGGATGCGACGGCAGATTTGCTGATTGCGATGGCTTTTCTCCAGTCGAACGGCACGATAGGCTTCTTCCGCCTTGCTATCCGAGCCGAAGCCCATAATCCAACGGACTGCCTTGATTTGAGCGTTTTCAAGAATGTTATAGGCACGGGTTCGGCCTACCTGTTTCCCATCCTCATAGTAGGAGGCGTAGGCGCTTTGGCGGGTATGCCAGTCGGCGGGCTGCTGGCTTCCCATCACTTGGATGACGGCCTTCCTGTTCTTGTAGTTGTACGTGTATGAGTGGTGGAACAGCCCTGCGTCATCGAACCCGTATTCGGTGACGCAGGATAGTCCGAATCCGGTAGCGTCGATGGTCTTCTTGTACTTGGGAAGTTTTGGTGTGGTGTTTTTGTCGCTCATATTTTTCTCCTTAACCATTTTTTGTGAACAATTCCACTATAACATCTGGATGAGAAAAATAAAAGCCGCTCCCAGAAAAGGAGCGGCCAAAACTCAAGCGAGTAGAAGGAAGTATAAATACGGCAGTCTTCCAATCATCGTCATCGCCGTCCTCGATAAGCTTCAACGTCTTATCCCGTCTGGTTTTCTCGCTCACAACGTCACCTCCTTAGCTTGTTCTTCCGCTAGTTCCCAACGTAAATCATTATCGCAGTAGTAGCCGAAAAGAGTATAGAATTCCTCACCTTGAACCGCGACGAATGTCGAATGGTTTTTGCAAACCCATTTGCCGCAATCCTTGCACCGCCAATGGGATGGCGTACCACAGTCCGCGCACGGGTGAGTTTTTCCGTGGTGGCAGTCGGCGCAATACCATTCGCCGCCACCCACGTCGTAAGCGTGGTTACTGCAAGCCGGTTGGCCGCAGACCGCGCATGTCGGGTCGTCGGCCTCCACTGATTCGTTGCAGATGACGCAACGGCGTAGCGGATGGTAATTTACGTTTTCGTTCACTTTCTCTCCCAATCGGCGTGTTTTATCCGCCAACTTTGCCGCATGAATTCCGGAAGATTCTCGTCCGACGTATCCCCTTGATGCCAGAACTCCATCAGACATTGACCGAGTCGTTGGTTCTGATTGTCGCAAACATATTGACCGACTTTCTTGTTCCAATTCCTCATGGCAGAGAGAACGAAAGCCTCATCCGTTCTCAAATGTCCTTTTTCGCAAAGGATAATCCAACGGTCGAGGTTCGTGGAATAACGACAAACCGGGGAGCGTCCACATTCGGGACAAACCGGCATAGTGGAAACGGTTTCCACAATCTCATGCCAATCCTTTTTAAGAACGGCACACACTTCCCCCGCTGACCCCATTCGCAAGCCCCGCTCGAACATTGCGGACAACGGGCAACCACTATCGTCGAAAATACGGACTTTCCAGTATTTTTTGTCCACAATAAGAATCTCGCTGATTCGAATAGCAACCGTTTTTCCGCAGAATGGGCAAGGTTCTTTTGGATAAGTTTCCGTCCAAACTCCTGTTTCTTCGACGCTCAATCGTCTTCCCCTTCCGTAAGGAACAGTCCCAGCTTGTAGGCAATGTCCACGAATTCCTCAGAATCGGTGGTTTCAATCGCCTTGTTCAAGCGGAGGCGAATATTGTCGTTCATGTCTGAATGCGAGTAGCGAGGGTACCAGTTTTTTTGACCCGTTCCTCGTCTATTGGGGTGACAGGCGTCTTGATGTCGCTCATTTTTCTTGCTCTTTCCGAAAACTTTTTTGTGAACGTTTCCAGTATAGCATGGAATTTTCAGAGAGACAATCCTAAGAAACCACAACCCCAAGCTTCCGAATACGCGAAACAAAATCGATATCCGGAATATTCAGCCACACATCCCTACGAGAAGCCAATTCGACAATATCATCCCGCATATGCCAAGCATCCGCCAACAGGCTCTCGTCCGTGACCGACTCGAAACCGACACCGTATTCCTTACGACGGAACCAATGAGCAGCAGGGTCGTAGTCGGACGAGTTGACGAACTTCTCATACAAGTCGGGAGCGGAATACTCCAATTCGTCCGGCTCAAAAACGTCAGCCCACCACATCTCGTCGTAGCCGTAGCCACCCATGGCACGAGCCATATCCAGTAATATCCAACGGTTTTGTTCAGTATTCTGCATTGGTATCCTCACACATGTCCTGCACGTAGTTAAGCTGTTCGGCTGGGATTACGATACGAGTGCCGTCGAAAGTCATAACACGCATGGCCTCCGGGTTAAGGATGTCACTATTCTCGGACGAAGTGATTACCGTTCCATCCTTCAACACCCAGCGAGATAGTTTCTCGTCGTCCGGAATCGGATAGAACTTGGTTCTATCCTCGATATCGCTGGCGTAGAATCTTCCACAGCCCGCATAATAGTTTCCATCTTCTTCACGCTCGAATAGTGTTTCCTTATATCTGCCGTCCGGACTGTATGAGATTGCGAGGACTCGGCGGGTAGCCCAGTTGTCCGGGGTATTTTTGCATACCATTTGGTTTTCTTCTTTTCTCTCGGATGTTAGACGAGTGGTCTGCCAACCAGTGCCGTTCTAGAAGTTTGACGCGGATTCTCCCCGCTTAACGCCTCATATTGGCTAACATACTTGTCTAGTTGCTTCTTGGTTTCTTCGATTTGCCACAGTAGTTCCTTCTTGCTCAAGTCGAGAATGTGTTCTGCGGCACCTTCGACGGTCTTATGAGTTTTGCGCCATTCGAGATAGTCGGGATACTCGTCACAGTTGAATAGTTCGACGGTGAATGGCCCAGACCACATTTTCAGCAGCCCAATTCTTTGAGCGTCCTCCGCGATGAAGTCCGTATCCCAATCCTCCCATTCGGGAAGATTATCGAAATCGGTTGCGTCTAGGATTGTCCGGGCATCGATGATAATGGTTTCGACTTCCATGTAGTTGTCATGTATCCACTGTTCAAGACGGATGGGAATGTTAATGGGAGTGTTCGCGTCCATTTGTACGACCCCTATCTCAATTGAAGAATGCCAATGCCCGATGTTCGACATGCATTGACATGTCGTATCTGTCTTCCAGTTCTTCGATGTTTTCCTCGTCGGAAAGTACCGGGTCGTACATGTTACAAGCGCCATCGCCGGATACAACGACCTTGGCGACTGAAATCGCGCGGAGGTCGGCCAACCAGTATTCATTGTTCGGATTGCCGTCCATGATGGGGCGTTCGCGTACTTCCTTGGGTAGGTTCTTTAATTGTTCGATGAGTTCGTTGACGGTCATTTGGTTTTCTCCTTTGGGTCTATATGTGTGAACAGTTCCACTGTAACTCAGTTTGTTGAATATGTCAATCAGGCCGAACCATTTGGAAAGAAACCGGATACACGTTCACGCGGGCGCAGTCCTCAAAAAGCCCTTTTTCGATAGCGCGACCAATGAGAGTGGATGCAAGCGTCCTCAACAGTTCCCAACGTTCCCCTGTTCCCGGCAACGCGTCGGCGTGCAGGTAGAGCCGGAGCAGGTCGGCCAGCTCGTGGCAGAGGTCGTCACGGTATACGATACGTTTCGCTCCGTTGTTGAGAGTGATGAGGACTTTTTGGTTCATAGTCTTCCTTCGAATCTGTTTTATGTGAACAGTTCCACTATAACATAGACAGACGCAAAGAAAACCAAATACTCAGCGGGCCGCGCTCCAAGCCCTCTCCCGCTCATCCTCCAAACGGTCATACTTCCGATTCTCCTCATCGCACACCTTCCGATGCGTGTCGGCGGCAATAACATCTATAGAACGGTTGAAGGAGTGCAACAGCGCGCTCAAATACTCCAGATGCCGTGCGGGGCCGTACTTGTATTCGTTGCCCACATCATGTAGTTTCTTATCCACATATGCGAGGGAGCCGAGCATGGTGATGATGGACGCCAGCCCGGTCAAAGCCAATAGGTTCTTTAGGAAGCCTTTCACGTTTCCACCTTTCGAGTCTTTCCTTTCCTAGATTAGTCGGCTGGAACACTGTCCCATACTTGATGCGGGAAACAAAAAAGGGACGGCATCAAGCCGTCCCCGTCAAGGGAAAAAGTCAGATGACCACTACCGTGAGAACCGCTACGATGGTCAGGATGACCACAGCCCATCTCATGTTCGGCCTTTCGCAGAATTCTCCCAACGGAGTATACGTGCCGACCAGTTCCTCGACGGCGGGGATGAGGAACATGAGCAGTAGGATGATGGCTCCAATAGCAATCGCCACAAGCACGTTCTGTTGAGTCAGCCAGCCCAGCATGTCAAGCCGCCTTGTCGAGCTTGGACAGGAGTTCCGTTCCCGCAGGAAGCAGGGTGAGGGTTCCGGAGGCGATGTCAAGTCGGACAAGCCGGTCGGTCAACAGTTCGACGGCGGCGTTTTCGAAACCGGTCTTGTATGCGTTGGCCGTTCCCTGTCCGGCTTGGCGGAGCAGCGTTTCGCTGTTGCGCTCGTATAGTCGGATTGGACGGTCTGCCTCGCCTTGGGCGAGCGTGGATACGAGGCGCATGCCATCCTTGGTGAGGGACGGGGCTGATTGCCCGTTACGTCGGATGAGTCCGGCATCCAGCAGTCGTCTGCCGATGTTGCTTTTGAGAATGTCGGCGGTCAACCTTCCATTTTCGATGTTGTAGAGGATTCTGGTCTCACCTTCGCTGATACCGGCCATGAGGACACGGAAACGTTGGGTGGAGGATTCTTCGTCCAATGCTGCTCCTTTCAGAGGTTTTGGGGTTTTTCTAAGCTCAGAGGATGTTGACGGGAGTGTCGTTCAGACAGTCCCAGTATTCGAGTAGCGCCACCGGCGATAGTTCTTTGAAGGTTCTGACCACGCCGTCATGCATGGTTTTCGCTTGCCAGTATTCCTCGCTGGACGATTCGGGATTGTCCATCATTTTGGTGGAGTATTTTTCCATTTCCAACAGGTCGAGTCTGCGTATGAGTGCTACGCCGTTCTCTTCCAGCCCGATGTTTTTCGCCACCCAGTCCCGGAGCATCCAGCAATTGTCGGAGAACATGTGGATTCGTCCACTACGAGCGTCCCGTAGCATCTGATAGTTCACAGTACACCGCCGTCCTCATAGCCGACGGTGTACTTTCCTGCGGTACCGTGCAGTCCGCAGTTAATCTGCAATCCGTCCAAGATGACCATGCGGTGTGGGGAGAGTTGCACGTCTTCGCGTAGGTTTTCCAAACGCATGCCTGACGTCAGTTTTATTAACGTTTGACGGTAGGCTCCGTCCAGTTGGCTCCAATATTTGAGATGCGAGTCTTTCAACTGTCGGAATAGAAGGAGAGCATGAACGTATTGGCCTGTCCAATCCACTTCGTGCATGAGCCGTTCCAACCGGTTCAGTTGGATGGTCACGTCTTCGGGATTGTTCGCTTGGAACAGTGGCCCGTACTCATCCAATGCCTCACGTAGTTCCTGCTGTCGCATATCCCGGATTGGGGTTCCTCCGAATTGCGGACTGTTGGCGAGCCATACTGCCAAATCCCATGTTTCAGCCGCGTTCGCGTCGATGTTCGGATACGCGCAGTCACGGAGCGTTGTCCAGCTGGCGCTTACCTTGACGAGTCCTCGGATTCCGGACACGAAGTTCAGGATGGACAGGAACAGGAAGATGATTTTCCATCCTCCCGTCAGGGAGTTCGAATATGCGAGAAGCCATACCGCCACCAGTAGTCCGAGCGCGTACACCACGACCTGTGGGAGGACTCCCCTACGGAAGATGGTCTGCAAGACTGCTTCCCGGTCTCCGTTGGAGTATAGGCAGTTTTTGTTCACGGTGTTGTTCTGATATTCCAAGTATTCAGGCTTTCGACGCTTTGACGTATTTCTTTTTCTTGAATCGTTCATCGACCCGGATGACCCAGCCGGTGTCGCTGGTTCCGGCAATCTGGTAGCGGACTCTTCGTTGGATTTTCAGTGGCCGCAGATATTTGTTGAGTCGGAGTTGTCCGACGGTGGGCGGGTCTCCTAGGATGTGGGGGATTCTTTGTATTCCGTCGTTTGTGTTGAAGTAAAGCAGGATTGGCGTCTCGTCCTTGCAGGAGTCAAGGAACCCTCCTACGGTGTCAAGGTCTTTGCGCGGACGGGAACGTTCTTGGGTTTGACTGTCCGTGATGTCCGTTTCGGTGTTCAAAAAGGAACCTTTCTTGTTTGTGACTGGTTCCACTATAACGTAGTTTTTCGCAAACAAGGAAGGTTGCAGGAAAAATTCTTTCTCAGGCGAGCTTCGAATCGTAATCGTCGATGGGCTGGGTGAGCGTTTTGCCTTCCCTGACCATTTTTTCTATGTCCTCGTAGTCGTCACAAGCCGCCCACAGTCCGAGGTCAGGGTTGAGATGATACATGGTTCCAGATTTCACACCTTCGTCAACATAGAGTCCGTGACTGCAAGTGTTGTTGACGTTGGTGGGCTGTGGGTCTTGCTCGTAGTCATCGATGTTCCACGGGTCGCCTTCGGGCAACAGCACGTAGTCTCCGATGCCGTCGTGAATATCCCGTAGGCGCTGTTCCTGTTCGTCTTGGAGGTCTTGTTCCCTGTCGAGCATGAGGTTGATTTGATGTTCGATGCTGTTGAAGTAGTTGCTCATGTTTTTCTCCTTGGCTGGCTTTTTCTGTTATTGTGTGAACGCTTCTAGTATAACATCATTCTCTTCTCAAATCGCCACAATGTCGATTAGAAAAGAAAATGGTTCCGCCACCCAAAAAAAGAATCCACACACGGGTGGCGGAACCCGAAACACACTCCCCGTGAGGAGCGTTCCACAGAGACCGGGAAAGAAACCAGATGGTGGAAGATATACCACGAAAACCCGGTCTCAACTGTTACAGTAAACGACCTCGAACATTCATCTGGTGAAAAACCGGAAAAACAGGAAAAATTTTCCCAACAAGGGGTTTAACGGGTGTTTTTCTCTTCTAGATGAACCCTTATCTCTCGCGCAAAAAGACGACCCGCCGCCCTCATATGGAATCTCTATAACCATAGATTACAGGCGACGGGTCTCATGGAGAAACCGGCTATCAGTTCCCGTCGGCCACGCATTGCGTGAGGAACGACTTCGTTTCGGCTTTTTCCCAACTGCTCATGGACAGTTTGTACTTGTCTTTGATGTACACGCGTTTAGCCATATACGAGCATTGGTACGTCTTGTTGGACGGGAGCCAAATGCTGGGCGTTGCGTCCTTCCACCTGGTCGAGGAACCGTTCAACGCCTCGTCCTTAACAAGGTTCACGCCCTGCTGTTTGATGTTGTTCGCTTCTCCTTCGGACGCGACGAGCACTTCCGGGTCGTTCGCATAGGTGATGCGGTCGCCCTTGCGCGAGTCCTTCCACAGTCCGCTGGCCCAAGCGTCGTTGACAGCCACCACATGGTCGATTTGGACGGCCATGCTGTCTCCGCCTGTTTTCTTCTGTTTGCCGTTGACGGTCTCGTAGGTGTCGCGCTGGAATTTGATGGCATTGCCTGTATATGGGTCTTGGAGGGTGCCGGTGAGCACCTTGCAGTTCTTGTCCATGGTCACGTCGGTCATGTCGCGTTTGAGGATGTAGTCGCGGGTGGTGCCGTATCCGCAGAGCTGGTTGCTGTTCTGCCATGTGCCGAAGTCGGTTTTGCGATTGTATCCTTTGGTGTGCGGGGTTGCGGTTTCGATGTCAGCGAGTTTGTCAAGCGCCTGTTTCGTGCTGATAGGGCTTAAAGCACCTTCAGGAACGCTTGTGGAGGCTTTTTGTGCTTGACTTGAGGAATTGTCCCCATTTTGTGTCTGCGTCGTTTCTGAGGGCGTTTCTGCGGCTTCTGGAGTATTGGTTTGCGAATTGGAGCCGGACGACTTCAAGGAAGGCTCCTTCAACCCTAATTTCACATCCGGCTTCACCTTGGAATCCTCACCCGGCATCAACTGGGATAGACTGTTGATTTCCGGCAATCCGAAAATCTTCGACATGGGAGTCCACAATCCAAGATTCACGATGAGCACCATGGCCGTCAACACGACCAGAATGCCGCCAAGCAGGGAACCGGCGGACATTCCGCCTTTCTTCTTAGCCACAGGAAACCTCCAAAAAATCTCATCACAGGTTCAAGATGATGCTGATGACGAGACACACGATGAACGCGATGGCGATAATCGCACCGGTCAACGGGCCATTGCTGTTGATGAACTCAGCGAACTTGTCACCCTCACTGGGCTTGTTATGTCCTGTCAATTTAGTTTTCCTTTCGGATTAGTCGTTCGGCCCCTCATTGGGGTCGCCGGTTACGGAACCGTCATCGGAATTCTGGGATGAACTACTGCCGTTGTTGTCGGACGAATCCGAATCGGAGGAGTCGGAATCGTCATTGTCGGAACCGTCATCACCGGAACCGCTATCGGAATCCGATGAACTGGAATCGGAAGAATCATCATCGTCATCACTGCTGGAAGAGCCAATCAGCGAACGGTCGATGGCATTGCTGAACGCCTTCAACGTGGTCAGACTGCCTTCGGCACCCCAGTCAACGATTTTCGCGCTACCACGGGTCGGATTATGGATGAGGACGGTGACGCTCGTCTCCACGTTGCTCGTTGAACCAGTGTCCGCGTTCGGGTCGTTGGCGGTGCTTGCGTCAACCTTCTTCTCGTAGGGTTTGAACGAGATGCTGACGCTCGCCGCCGCCCATTCGGGATTGTCGGACTTGTTCTGCTTGTCAACGGTCTTGCCGTCCTTGGTGCATTGCACAAGCCAGTCGAGGGACGAGTTCAGATACGAACCCAAGCTTGCTGGCTGGTACATGTGGTCGCTGTTCGGGTCTCCGACAAGTACCGTCAAAGCGTTGGCGTCTTTGCCGATGTACGCTTTAGACCAAGCGCTGACCACGTTCGTCAGGCTTGTGTTCTGGTCAAGCTGAATGTAACCGTCGGGACGGTACGTGTCCGTATTGCTGTTCGAAGTGACGGTCTTGGGAAGCACGGTCGGCGTTCCCACCGCAGTAGCCACACCATCGGTGACGGCGACAAGCTGGGTGATATCCCTCGTGCTTCCATCCGACTTATCGGTGAGGGACATCTGATGGCTCCAATACTGAGTCGTGGCACCATCGGAATCATCCGACGTGGAAGTGCTGACTTCAGTGGCACCATTCCACCACAAATTCGCATACCCATATTGGAAAGCGCCCTTGTCATCATCCAGCCAACTGTACACGGCTTGCAATGCGACCTGCTTGCCGGGCTTGTCGCCGCTGATTTCCTTGTACTTCTCCGTCAGGTAGGAACCCATTTCGTTCAACGTGTTGATTGCGCGGACGGAAATCATCGGGGCGACCAGACCGGTGCAGATGAACAGGATGATGAGAACCTTCCACTTCTGTGTGTTCTTCAACGCCTTCTTCCACGCGGTGAGTTCTATCTCGTCCTTGCGTTCTTTTTCATCAGCGAACAGGTCGGTCTCATTGTTCGGGTTCTGCTTCGCCTTCTGCTGGCCCATCGGCTGTTTGCCGTTCTTGTCTTTCTTGCTTCCGAACACAGTTCCGCTCCGAATTCATTTCCGCTTGTCATGCACTGTCTTCAAGTCTACCTTCCGTCCGAGGTTTCCTATATCGGCTTCGGGGTTTTCTACATGCATCCACCGGCGGTGTCGGCTTCTCTGTTTTTCTTTTTCCGGAACTTTTCTTTTTCTCTCTTCCCTCGAAAACATTCAGACCTGTCTAAACGTCAACGTTGTTGAAACGAAAAACAGCATTGAGGATAATCGTTGCTCAGGGTTCACCCTGTCTGAACGTAGAATCAAAAAATGGTTTTATTCTAATTTTTTGATTTTTTGCTTCTTTTTGAAAAACTTGTTTTTTGAAAAAGAAGGGAATACAAGGGATATTAATATCTTTTGTAATCTTTTGTATACCTTTTGCAGGTGTCGAAATCCCTTATGGGAGTAGGCGTTTCGGGTTGAAAGCGTGTCGAAAGTGCCCACTTTCCGTGTCGAAAGTGCCCACTTTCCGTGTCGAAAGTGCCCACTTTCCGTGTCGAAAGTGCCCACTTTTTTGTCTATGTGTGTCAGAAGTTCCAACTTTTGGTTCCGCTTTCTCACGTTCTGTGGCACTTCCTCATGCCCCGTTCGACCTTTTTCGCAAGCAGTTCGAAGCTACAAAAAGACGGAGGGTAGAAAAGAATCTATAAGGGGTAGGTAGTGACGTATACTGTTCTGAGAAAAGAAAATCCCCGCACTGTTGGAACCAGCCGGGGAATGGCAACCACCTAACACTGAAGGAGTCGTGGTCACATGACCAATCATAGCAAAGACCTCTACAAGTCGAATACATACAACTACACGCCGTCGGTTATGTCTAAGCTGAGTTTCCTGCCGCAGTCGAAACCGGAATCTCAGTCCATGAGAAAAATTAACGGAAACTCGTCAATCACAGTCTCGGCCTCCACCGGAGAATGGGCATACGGAGCAGCCCCCAGAATGTTCCTCATCCACATCCGTTCTCTCATCAAGAACAGTAGCGACTGTGTGGATGCAGAGAATCATACCGTCTACTTGGACGACACCTATCGTTCATTCTGCAAGAGCACTGGAATCCACTATTCAGGGTCCAGCAAGGAGACGGTAATGAACATGGTCAGGAATCTAGCGACAACCTCCATCGTCCTTGAAAACTGGTCCACTGGCGGATTCACAGCCCACTCTTTCTTCGTTGCCAACATAGTGTCACTCAACTACGACGATGACGGGGCGAAGAAGTCTTACATAAAGTTCTCCCCCGAGATGTGGGCACTGCTGACGGAGAACTGCGTTCCTCTCAACCCATCCATCGTTCGCCAGCTTCGCAACGATGCCCTCGCGTTGGACGTATACCAGTGGCTCGCGTTCCGTGCCCATGCCATGCGCCATGAGACGCGCGTGACATGGGAAGCCCTGTTGATGCAGTTCAAGTATGACGGGTATCCGATGCGTGAATTCAGACGCAAGTTCAAGAGAGCGTTGGAGAAGATTCAGCTCGCATGGCCGGAATTGAAAGTCGAAGTCACGGAAACCGGTGTCATAGTCCGTCCCAGTCTCCCTTCCATCCAGTCGGCTAACGATGATGCCGACACGGACGCGGGCGTGGCAGACGATGAAGAGCCGATGAACCCGTTCGTATCCTAACTGTGTTTTAGAGAAACCAATGGGGCGTCCGCTCTGTTGTGAGTGTCGCCCCATCTGGAAGACTTCGGTGAAGTCTTTTTGTTCATCCGAATATTAGTATACCGGAACCTATTCCTTCTGCTCGTACTTGTCGATGAGCGTCTGGTCGAAGTGTCCCTGCTGGAAGCAGTAGTCCATCGCGGCATTCAACAATACAGCCTGTTTCGTCCCGTATTCGATGCTTTTCAATTTCCATGCCCGCCAGTTCTCGACGGTGACGTTGCTGCCGATTCTTTTCTCTTTCGGCGGCTGATGCGTTTCGGATGGTGCCGGTGTTTCAGGATGGGTTATGTCGGTGATGAGCCGTGCCCGACGGTCGGCTTCTTCCTCCGTGAGCGTTTGGGCGTGCATGTCGGCGGACGTTTGGACTGACTGGTCTGACGGTTCCCGCGTTTCAGGAACGGCCTGTGTCGGTTCCTGCTCCGTGTTCGGTTCGCTAATGTTTTCCGGTGATTCCAATGGGCGCATGTCACGCTTGTCCTGCATTCCTGTTGCGAAAGCGTTGCGTTTGATGTTCTTGACCATGATTGCCTACTTACTCCCCTGCTCCTGTTTTTATTCTTCCACCAGATTGATTTCAGACAGATAGTCGATGAGTTCCTGCACGACGCTGGAATATTCCTTGTTGTCGATTTCGGTTGTGCCGTACATGTTCTTGACGGCTTCACGTTCCGTGATGACGGTTTCGAACCGTGCGATGCCTTCCTCATCCAGTTCGCTGATGCTGTTCCGGGCGAGTTTCGTTCTCGGCTTCACGCGTGTCAACAGGACGATGCCGTTGCGTGCCGCCGCGTATGTGCGTCCCGCGTGGGTCAAATCGGATACGGATGGCTGGCATGGGATTATCACCACGTCGCCCGCGTTTATCGCCGCCTGTACCACTCCCGCGTCGGACGGTGGGGTGTCGATGATGACCCAGCCTGAATATTTTTCGCGGATGAGTTCCGGATTGTTCAATACGGCTTCGTTGGTTTGCACGACGGGGAAGCCGAGCGTGTATGGTTTCGCGTCCGGATTGTCCTGTCTGCGTCTGCGGTTTTCCTGTTCGACGTACATTTCCCACATGGTCGCGCCGCCCGTGTTGTCGGAGTCCAAGACTGTGACTTGTTCCCCGCGTTTGTGCAATAGTTCGGCCAATGCCATTGATGTGGTTGTTTTTCCTGAACCGCCTTTGATGATTGCGACGGTGATGATGACCGTATGGTTTTTGACTCTCATGTTCTGGTTTCCTTTTTCTGCTTCCGGTGTGGACGGAATCATGGTGGGGGTATGTTTTTTGTTTCGATGATAACAACGGCGAAAAGTCGGCACGCCGAACTGGAAAACCGTTCGGAGAAACATTCCAGTAAAACAATGGAACGGCGTACAGGTTTACAGGCGGAACAGAAAAACAGAAAGCCGCGTCCGCGATGAAACGGATACGGCTTTCTTTCGTTTTTACTCGGTAGCAGTGAACACCAGTTTGCGAAGGAACTCCATGAACAGTGAACCGATATCAGGCATCTGGGCCGCGATATCCTTCATCCATTCACGCACGGGCAAACCCATGACCTCCAAGACACCGGTGATAATCCACACGAACAACAGGAACGCGCAGATGGTCAACGCGGTCATCAACGCGCGGGTGCTTTTCTGCAAGATGGCGAACACGACACTACCGGCGCAAATAATAATCATCAACAAAGTGAGGATTGCGCCCGTCGGCGTGAACACCCAAGAGAAGAACACAGTGAGCACGTCACCCAACGTTCGTCCCGCAGTGTCAGCGGCTTGGTTTCCTACCTCTTCCATTTTTCTAATCTCCTTGACGTTGGAAGGTTTTTCGAAAGGGAAACCGGCGTCGAATGCTGTGGAAGATGCTCAAAACATTCGACGCCGGATGGTCAAACCGACGTCACTTCATGAACGGCGGTTTGGGTGTCGGCTGTCCTCCGGTCGGCGGTTTCTTCATACGAAGATTGCCTACGGAGGGGAAACCTGTCAGGTTTGACGGGTTGGCGTCCACCGGCTGTTTGACGGTCGGGGAAGGTGTGGTTGGCGGTTGCATTCGAACCGACGGCTGTTGTCTTACCTGAGCTTGTGGCTGCGGTTGAGACTGCTGTCGCGGAGCTTGCGCCTGTACCGAACCCTGCTGTTGCGTCTGCCCGGAATCCACCGTGAATTTTCTACTCGGCTGAATTCCATTCGGGTTCATAGCCCGTTCGGCACCCGACGGCATCGTAGACCCCGGCAGTCCGGTCGTCGCAGTCCATTCCTCCTGAGCCATCCGCAAATGCTCCTCCGGAGACTGTTGCACCGGATTCTCGCGCATGTACGCCTGTTGCAGTGAATTGTTCACCGATTCAGGCATCGGAGTCGCATTGTCGGTTGCCTTCTGCCAAGTGGAGGCGGAGGACACGGCGGCGTCCATCGTTCCGGAGGGTAGGGTCTCACCAACAATCTCACCTGTCTCAGTGTTGTACACCGGCTGGTTGGCGTTCGTTTCGGGTTGAGCTGTCGCATTCTCATTAGGAGATTGATTGTTCTGGCTCATATACGCTTGGACGGAATTATCGACCTCGCCGGAGGAGACGGCCTCTTGGAAAGCCTGTTCCGCATCCTCTTGGGACATGTGCTGGTTATCCACGAAGTCGGCCATCATTCCCTCACGAACCTGATTGAACGCGGACTGTTCAGTCAACACCGGAGCATGCTGTCCTTGGGCGTCCGCTGGAATCGGACCAGTCGGAGCGCCAATCGGAATCGTCTCAGTCTGCGCGTCCGTCGGAATCGGCGACGCGCCACCGACACCACCGGTTTGGGTTGGGACATCCGGATTCGGAGCCGACGGAGAAGGCATAGGACTGTCACCATTGTCGGAACCACCGTCACCGGCGCCGGAGAACGGAGACGACAACGGAGCGTCACCATTAGCCATGCCCAACACGTCGCGACGCCACTGGTCGCGTTCTCTCATACTGCCGGGAGCGGCGTTCCTGATGTCGCGGATTTTATCCATCGCGGCTCCCGCACCCACCGCTATACCATGATGCAGGTTACGGTCGGCGGCCAGCTTTCCAGCGGCAATCAATCCCAACGGTGCGGTAATCGGATTGGAGAACAAAGCTCCGGTGACAGCGGCTTTCGCGGCGACCTTCGCGCCACGTGCTACGACGTTACGCAACGGTGCGCTCTTCGCGGCTCGTGCGGCGAAAGCGAGACCGGCACCGGCCATTGCGGCTCCGGCTCCGGCGACTCTTGCCGCACCTTGGAGTTTGCGTCCGGCATTGTTCAGATGGTTCATCCTTTGTGCTTTGCGTTGCACATCGTTGAGGGACATGCCCGGGTGACGTTGGGCGATACTATGGGCGAACGCCTCCGTATTGTCCTCGCCATGGAACTTGGAAACGGCTTTGTTCAACCGTCCCTTGAACTTGCCCGTGGAATCCTCAAAATGGAGTTTCGCACCGGCAAGACTTCCTCTCACTGTGCTCTTGTCCATTCGTGCCCAGTTCTTGCTTCCGCGTCCACGCGTCTGAATCGCCTCGAACTCCTTGGCGTTACGATTCATCAGATTCCTATCGCCCTGACTCAACGAATCCTGTTGTGCGCGGCTCATCTTGCTTAGGACGGTCTCGCTTTGACGTGCTCCGTTATGGGCCATGCCAGCGCCGGTACCGTTCGTGGACAAACGTCCGACACCATTGCCGCCACGACGGAATCCGCCACGCATGGCGCGAATCATACGGTGCTGTCCAATCATGTGCATTCCCTTGCGAAGACCGGAAGCCATTGCGGTTCCACCCGCCATTCCCATGAGAGCGTTGATGCTGAACGGATTACCCCACTTCAACACTTTCGAACAGAACATGCCGATTGCGGCGATAGCCAACACCGGACTCAATCCCGCAATCAACTGGTAGGTGAACGAACCACTGCTGGCAGAGGTGAACTTCAACGTCAGGCCACAAATGAATGTTGCGAGAGTACCGAGCGCACCGTACAACGCTCCTACCATACTCAACTGGCAGGTGTACGTCGCCCAGTTCTTCAACGCGTTCTTCGGCTTCTCGCCAATCGGGAACGCTTGGACAAGGAACGTGACCACGAGGAACAACGCCATCATTATCAGCATGAGCTTCGTCAGTATTAGAACAAGGCTCAACAATCCCCAGACCACGAGATTGACGATGCCTCCGATAAGTGTTCCGCAAGCACCCAACGTATCGACGTTGTTGTTGCCATACATGTAGTCGATGGTTTTCTTCGCACCGCCCGTGACAGTGGAATCATCCTGAGCGTCACGAAGATTCGCCTCACTCCAAGTTCCGGAAACGTTCGGCACGTCGAAACGCCATCCGACCGTAGCGGAGTCGCCCCAGTTGGTGTCGTTCTGCTGGTCTTTATATGTTCCGTCATCCTCCTTGTTGATATCGGTGGAACGGGAGAAGATTACGGAACCCTGTTTGAGAATCGTCTGGCAGACCGAAGTGGTCTGTTGGATGGTTTCGTCTTCACTGCCGTTCTGTTTCGCGTCCATCACGCCTTTGCCACCGTTGGTCGGTTTCACATTGTCCAAGTCGTCAATCTTGACACGTACTTTCGTACTGCCGTTCTTGATGTTCTTGGTTCCTGTGTCACCGAGGTTGTTGATGAGTGTCGCCCATCCGGCTCGCGCGTAGATTTCCTGATTGCGTTTCGTGCCACAGGTTTCCCAGAACACGCCCGCACGGCTGAGATATGTCGCGTTCTCCCTTTCCAACGGTTTGTCGGTGAAGTAAGGATTACGCGGGTCTACCCAACCGTCCACGGAGAACAACCATTTGGCTCGCTGGTCGCTGATGTGCAACGCCATGGCCTTGTTGGTCAAATCCTTCTGGATGGTCGTGTTCGTGTTGGCTTTCATCTCCAACACGTGGCAGTAACCTTGCCGGGCGTTTTCCGCGATACGGAACGAGGATGTTCCGGTGGTCTGCGGGTTTCCGTACTGCATGGTCACGAACGAGCGAAGGGAGGTCTCCTCCCAAATACGGTTGATGGCCTTGGTGATGTTGCTTGTATCCTGATTGCCGTTGGACTTCGCCTGTTCGTCATACGCCTGATGCATGAAGTACAGGTAATCCTGACAATTGGTTTTCGCACCGTTCGCCGCATGATGGTAGGACATCATGTTTTTATCACTGTCTGCCATGCCGTCAAGGTCGAGGTTGACCGAAAGCTTGTTGATGGTGTTGTTGATTGTCTGCACGACCCACCATGGGCTTCCGGTCGCCGGTTCTGTGGCGTTCTTTCCGGTTTTGGCCGCTCCAGCTCCAAGCATCGTGATTGAAGCGAAGCAGAGAACCATGATGACGATTCGTTTGCTCGCCTCTTTGACGGTGCCGATTTGGAATCCAGCCGCGCCAACCCAAGCCACGATGCCGAGCACTGCGATGGTGGCGGGGATACCGCCGTCCATCAGACTCGTCACCATGGTGGACACTGCGGAGTCGATGTTCGCACCAGCCTGTTTCATCGGTTCGAACGAAGCGGCGAACTGGCTGATGGACAATGCGGAAGACCAGCAGACCTGAGTCAACTGCATCAGAATGTTGGGAAGGACGATATGGGTCTGCGAGCTGATGGTCTGCTTGACGTTCGAGAACCAACCGGCGACATCGCTGCCACTGTACGGTTCCGTACGCGAAGTGATTTCCCCAACGTAGTTTCCCCAACGTCCGGAAGGAAGACAACTAGAGATGTCTGATGTAGCACTGTCAGTCCCGCCGTTGGCGCATGTTATCGTCGTGGTCGAATCGTTGACCTGTGCGGCGAACACGCTGGACGGCAAGACGAACAATGTCATGACCACGCACAACATCAGAATGACGAGCAGGTTCCTTCTACCCGCCCGTTTCACTGGGTCTCGATATTTTGTATTCAACGGATTTCCATTTCTTGAAGGTCGATAATGTTTTCCGGCTGAGTGGAATTCGGGTAGAAGACCTGCCCTTCAATCTTGCGGCTCTTCATATCCTGCAAGGTTCTCTTCCACCGTGTCTGTTGGGTGCGGTCTCTAATGGTGCCGACTGCGAAGAACGGAGCCAGTATTCCGCCCAACAGTACGAAGAACGAGCTGAACATGTATCCGAGCAACGGGGCGAATATGAGGCAAAGAGCCAAGCCCGCCAATGCGCCGACGATAACGGAGAACACGGTTTTGGAACGGGCCTCAGTGTTCTTGGTTATCTGGAACGTGTTCTTCCGTTCGATTTCCTCCGGGCCGGACACTTCCGTGATGTCGTCCATTGTCAACCTCGGATGCAAGGGGCCTTTGTATCCTTCGTCTTCCTCATCGCTCATGATTCAACTCTTTTCGTACGTAAGGTTCTTAAAAGAAAACCGGAGTGGGAACAGAACCGGAAAGGTCCTCTTCGCATATCCACTCCGGTTTTCCTTCTGCGGATGTCAGATTCCCAGATAGGTCTTTCCACTGCCGCCAACCGCGTCAACGAACCAGTCAATCAACTTAAGAATTGCCGGAATGGTGAAGGTCGGGCCAGCGAGAATGAATCCGACTGCGAGGACGACGAGAATACGTCCGATGTTCGGGCAGAACATCTGCACGAGCTTGTTTTGGCGTCCCAACGCCTTGCAAATGCCACCGACGATAAGGCCGAGTGCGAGAAGCACTGCGGCGGCAAGACCGATGTTGGTCAACACGGTTCCCGCGCTACTGCTCAAAATGGTGTCGAACATCTTATGATAGGTGCTCTCAAGGCTGCTTCCAGCCAAGGTAATGGTTCCACCCATTTTTTGAGTTCCCTTTCGTTTTCCAAACGGAACTCTCCTGCATTTTTCATCCTATCAACCTACGCGGTTGTTTACAGTCATAGCGAGGTTTTTAGGTATAAAAAATCCGTCCGGAAGTTGAAAGTTCCGAACGGATTTTGAAAAGCAATATGATGAACGCTAAAAGCTAGTCATCATCGTCCATGTCACCATTGCGATAACCGTTATCGAAATCGTTCACATGGACAAGGAATGTCGGCTGCAACTGTTCTTGGGTTCGAGTGCGAACAGCCGCCGCATAACGCGGAAGATTCATGACCGCACCTGAACGCCAACCATCCTCCCCGTCATTGTTCGTCAGACGCTTCGCCGTCATATCGGCGATACGCGGAATCGTCGTATTGTATGTGATGAACGTCGAATAGCCGATGAACGAATCCAACATCGCGTCGGACAACTGGGTCGGATACTGGGTGGCGAACACGAGAAGAAGACCGAACGAACGGCCCTGCTCGCGCAATGCGGGCATGATGCCATCATTGCCGTTAGCCAACAGGCTCAACTCGTCGCACACGAGCATCGTCCACTTGCCCGCCTTGTCCCAATCCTTGCAATGCGCGAACACCGTATTCCAGAAACGGTACATGAGCCAGCCGCCGAGAATCTTATCCATACGTTCCGGCAACGAATAACCATTATGTGGTGCGAGCACAATGTGATAATCGCCAGCATGGTCGAGAATGTTCGTCCAAGTCACCTTGCCGCGGCGTGCGGTGAACATGTGTTCGATGGGAAGGAACTGGTTCACCTTGTTCAACGAAGCGTTCGTCTTCGTAAGAATGTCACGGTCGGAACGAACCGTATGACCAGCCGCATCCGGACGGCCATACAATTGTTCGGCCGCACGAGCCGCATACGTCATCTCCTCGAACATGTAGCCACTCTTCAACTCCATGCTCAACGCGCGGCACACATGGCCCAACGCTTTCGCGGAACCGGCCTGACCGTCGGAACCGCATAATGCGACGACGGCCCATCCGATTGGACTCAACTGCATTCGCAACTGTTCCGCACCCGGATACGATTGTTCGAGCTGGTGGCAACGTTTCACAATCTCGCTTTCCCAATCCTTGTTCGCGGATTCGGGATTATGCTTGCGCTCCTCCTGCACGTAACGGTCAACCGCCACGCCGATGGTCAACGCTTGGGTGATGATGTTCTGCGAGTCGTTCAGAATATCACCGTCATCGAACGAGTAGCGCATGGTTTTCGCCACGCTCGCCGCAGTCTCCATCGCATTGTTCCCGTCCTTCATGCCAAGCATGTCCAAACATACACTGTTCGGGTCTGCCAAGTAGACGACTCGCTGCGGACTGGTGAAACCGTGACGTTTGCGATAACGTTCCAACACGTTGACGCCGGTATCATCCTTCATCCAAAAATGGATGATACGGGAGTCGCGCCCCCAGATTTTCGGACTGGTGGTTTCTCGTGCGCTGATTGCCCACTGGCTGATGCCATGAGTGAGAACTGTCTTACCGGAACCGGCTTCACCGTTGATGGCGATACCGCCGAACAATTGCGACGGGTCGAGATAACAGTTACGTCCCGTATCGTCTTTCCCGAGGAAGATGCCATCATGAGACAATACTTCCGGAACCGGATGCAACTCCTGCTTCATCGCCACTCCCTGAGTGACCGGAGTGAACACGGAACTCACGATAATCGGGGAAAGAATCAACGTGGTACGTTGCGCACCATAAGCCGACACACGCTCCTTATGAGTTCGCACGCCAAGACGGGTCTGATTATCGGACTCGTTCGCGCCACGGTCGTTCGCAATCGCATAATATCTGCGTGGCGTTTGGAAAATGTCATCCCACAACGTCCAATTCTTCCAACGGATGAACGCGAATACAAGAAGAGGAACGAAAAGAATCGGAATGAATGTCGGGAGCGGAAGCAACCCCAACAGCAGGTAAAGCATGAGAGCCACCGCGCCACCGGCAATCTGAGGTCGCGGAATGTAAACGAACGGAATGCACGACAACAGCATGAGGAACAGGAACACGACCAACGTCACCGCAAGCAGTGGAAGCGCGATTCCGAAACCCCAAGCGGAATGGAACAATGGGAACACGCCATCCATCACGTATCCTCTTGCAAGACCGCACACACTCCAAATCACGGACAACACTTCCAACAGCATGCTGACGAACAGCAAACCGAATTTCGGACGGCTCGCATGACTGGACATGTTGGATATGAGCGGACAGATGATTTGACCAATCTTCTGCGCAAGCTGTCGGTTACGCGAAGCCTGACGGCAACCGAAACTCACACGGGCGCACATCGTGTTGGTCGAAGCGAGTTCGCTTGAATCCTCCACCGCATTGTATTCGTCGCTAATCCAATTACGAATGCGAATCTGCTCGAAGTATCCCTGATTGCGAAGCGTGACGCTCACATAACTGTCCGGCGGCATGACCTTCTCGATGCTTGTACGAACGCCGGAATAGTTCGTCCGCATCTTCTCCATGTTGCTTTTCGAGTTCAACCGGGCGCGAAATGGTACAAGAGGATGCGCCGCACTGTTCACGCCATCCGGCAACACCGGCCCGTCGTCGTCTTCGACCAGTCTCGCGTCAAAACCAGCCAACTGTCCGGCGTTGACGATTCCCTCGCCGTCACCGTAAATATATTCCTTGACCGGCTCCTCGCCCTTCTTGATGAGGAGAAGGGTGCAACCATCCAGTTCGGCTGGAATGCTCTCCACTTTAGAACGTTGCTCGTCCGGGTCTAACTGTTGCAACGTTCTGGTTATCTGATACCAGTTCGGATTACCCATGTTTTACCTTCCTTTCCTTTTTTGTTTAATCATTCGTGCTCTGCTGATACAACTGCGCGTATGGGAAACCTTCCGGCTTCTGGAAAGTGGAAAGCTTCTCACGTAACGACAATTGGAGAAGCCATGTAGTCATACGGACGGTTTTCTCCTTCGACTCCAAAGCCCAACCCAATGTCACGTAACCGTCGTTCACGCTCGAATCATCGTTGATGGTTTCACGCATGACGCGGATTGTTTTGTTCGCAATCCGCCGGGAAGTGTTGAACATTATCGAATCCAATTGCCAGAGTCGTATCTTCCGTAATGCGGGAACACGTTGCATGTTCGCCATCAGAAACGGAATGACCAAATGTCTACGTCCCGTCTCACATAATGTCTGAACCTGTTGCAAAGCCCGCGCACGTTCCAATCTTGCTACATCCAACGCGTCCTGCGTCTGTTGGAATGATTCCTCAGTGGAGACCATCGCAATCCTTTCCAATGAAACCGTAGAAACCGCCACGGTACGCTTCCGGCATTGTCCAACCGGAAACATCCCAACCCCAATCCTTCTTTATGATGTCTCGCGTCACGTCCCAACCCCATTCGCTGACTTTGCGAACGTCACGAACCTGCGGAGTATATTGCGCCCACTCGTCGGAGAAAATGTTGCGTCGTGTTCCACTCATATCCGTATAGTCACCGAACCTGTCGGTCGGCATCCCATGCTCGAACCATTCGTCCCAGACCGCGATTCCCATTCGTTGCGACACGGTAGGATTGCCCACGACCATTTCCGTCATGCCTTGCGTGCGTTGTACCACCGCGTTGAACGATTCGTAACCTTCGTTTGCCTTCGGTATCTGCAACCATACGCAGATGAGTCCGCGACGCTTCATCGGAGAATAGGCGAGCATCTTAGCCCAGTTCTGCATCTTCTTATCCAATTCGCTGTTGGACGTTTGGATTTCGATACCCGCCAACACATTGTTCCGGCACAACGTCACCACGTCGGTCGCGCAAGCCTTGCCGACCTTCGACTCGGCAACAGCCTGTGGGTCAACGCTACGGAATTTTCCCCAACCATCACCGGATGAGAATTTCACGCGTGAATCGCGTGCCAACATCAATCCCGCGTGCGCCGCATAAGTGTTATGCCGAACATGGAAACGATTCCCCGCGTAATAGGAAACCGCCATCGTCTCACGCATCCACTTTTCCATCCCGTACAATTTCATCGCACGGTTGATAAGACGTGGACTGTTCGACGGTGAAAGCCAAACATGATTCACGGTCTGACCGTACAATCGTTCCGCCTGACTGAAACCGACGTTGATGATTCCCAAACGGTTCATCGCACCATACAGGTTCGGTTCGTCACGTTCGAAAGCGGGAGCGCCTTTGATGGAAAGTCCCGCACGTAGTTGGTCAACCGTGCATGTCTTCCAAGTGAACAATGCGCCGAGGATACTCGAAACGAGTTCGCTGTTCGCTTTCACCATTGTCTCCGCGAACAGTTTGTTCGCAACGAACCACGGGTGGGTCTGCGCGAACAATCCGGGATGCTCCATCTCGAACATGTCGTTGCCTTTATACCAGTCGGCAATGCTTCCGGTCTTCCAAAGATTCTCGTCGTTCGGGTCGAAAAGAAAACGGTCATCGAATGTCACTTACGCCCACGACCTTTCTTTCCTTCACTGTTCTTAGCGTTCGGATTGAATCTTTCCGGATTGAAACCACGGTCGGGCAAAGCCCAGTTAAGAATGTTCTCCCTAGCAAAAGCAAGACCGGGGTCATCCCATCTGACATCACCGTTGGCGATATGGTTGCTTGCCTCGACCGTCTGATATTCGGTTCCGAGAAACGTTCCGTATCTCGTATAGTCGAGTCGTCTGTAACCTTGCAGTCCGACCGGAACGGTGTCCTTGATTCCGATGAGTTCCTTCGGAAGATGATGCTCAGCCAAGGCCGTCAGCAGATTCAACGCGTCTATCTGCGTCTGCCTTCCAGCCTTGATGATAACCAGACAAGGGTCTCCCGATTGAATGTATGGAAGCAGTAAACCGTTGGCGATATTCTCCCTATCATCCAAATCGTCCGCGCTGATTCGGTCAAGGTCGAGCACGACGAAATCCCACAGTCGGCGTGCCGCTTGGATGTACTGACGGTATATCTGCCAGTCCACTCCGACGCCTGCTGGAGGTGCGAAACAGATGTCGTATGGAACCCCAAGGTCACGTCCTCGATTGGCTCCGACCTGCACCTGCATGCCCGGTCGCCAGTCGGCTATCGTATGCAATGGCTTGTCCTGTCTCGGGTCGAAAAAACTACGTTGACTGGACTGTCTGATGTTGCCGTCGATGAGCAGAACACGCAATCCGGCTTGCGACGCACGGTCTGCCAACTGTCGGCTGGACGTGGTCTTCCCCACTCCTCCGGTGTTGGATGTGATGGGTAGGAGAACCGCAGTTTCCTTCACTTTGTTTTGGAGGATATCGACTACGAGACGCTTGTCCGCAAGCTGGATTCCCCAATAAGTCCGTGCGAAATCAGCCACGCTCATGCGTAACATCTGTTCGCTCATGCCTATGGCTCCGACCGGTATCTGACCGGTGTTGCACCAGTAGACCATGTATCCGGCGTTGGCTATCGGAAGCCAGTTTCCAGCCCTGTCAGTGAAGATGATTCCCTTGAACCCGGAGGGCACCGGATGTCTTACCAGATAGTCGGCCTGTGCTTGAATATTGTCTGCGGCGGGCACCTGCCAACGCATGTTTCCAGCTCTCGTAAGGGCCTTTTTGATGGTTGTGAGAAGCCCTCCGGAGCCGATTATCAGGGAAATCGTTCGTTTTTCCAATAAGACCGCCTCCTGATGGGTCATGTTCCGTTGTTTTCATCGGAACGTTTACGGTTTTGTCCGAGTTCTGGCATTTATAGTTTTTTGATATTTAGTTTTTTGTTGGTTTTGCTGTTGCTTTTTTTCATTGCATTGGCTGTTCCTGTATTGATGTTACCTTGTTTTGATTGTCGTTGACCTTGTTAGTGAGACTATTGACCTTTTTGTTGTTTTTGTTGTTGTAGTGGCTGTTGGTTGTTGTTTGTGCTGGTGCTGGTGCTTGACCTGTTGCCTTGTGGTGCTGTTGCTTGGCTTTTTTTGTTTCTTGGGGTGTTTGGTGCTGTTGTTCTTCTGTTTTGTATGCCATATGGGTTGATGTGCTGTTCCTTTGTGGATGGTTGCGTTGCTTCTGTTGTTTTCATACGTTGTATTCCCGATTTAGGGGTAGGTGTTTCTTCTTTTATTGTCCTGTTCTTCTGTTGCTTCTATTTGATTAAGATTGCTGCTCTTATATTCTCCTTTTCTTCCTTTTGGTTTTTCTTTTCTTTCTGATTTTCTTGGTTATTCTTTTTTGATGTGATGGTGTTTGGTTTCTTTTTCTGATTTTTTGGTGGGTAGTGCTTCCTTTCTTTTAGTCTTTTTGATTTTTGGTTTTTCTCTTTTTTTTGAGTCTGCTATTCATGTTGACCTACCGGCGTGGACTGGATGGTTTTCATGTTTTTTCTGATAATGGTCGGGTGTTGTTCCTTTTTTCATATTTGTTGGGGACTCTTTTTGGTTCCGCTTTTCTGTTGGAACTACCGGCGCGGGCGGCGCGGGGAATTGTTTTTCCCGTTTTCCCCGTTTAGGGATGCTGTCGGGCGTTACACTCGTGAATTGAAAATACAGAACACCTCGTTCCGACTGTTAACAGCCTGTACGACCGGAGTGTTCGCTGGATATGACGAAAGAAGGTATGATGCCAGACTTCACCAATTGGGGATTCAACAACAACCAGCAGTCGGAGCAGGACAATGGTTACGGTTCCGACAATTATGCTGAACCGGAGCAGTCTTCTGTCGAGGAGTCGCAGACGGAATCCGATTCTCTTAATCAGGAGAGTTCGGAGCCTGTCTCTGACGTGTCCGCACCGGCTGATGGTGAGGATGTGAACGTGGACGCTGAGTCCACTGAAACCGAAGACAAGCCGAGGGGGAAGGGTAAGGGCCGTTCCAATCGCAAACCGCGTGAGAAGACCATGCCGCACATCGAGGAACAGTTCGGCAAGAAGCTGATTCCTCTTGTCAAATCGTTGGATGACGAGCGTGTGGTTTCTCTCGCCAAGGCGTTGACTGATACGAAGAAGAGCACTCCGGAAGCAGTGCTGGACGCATTGACTGAGCCGAAGAACCAACGTCGAATCTCTGAGTTCGCGTCCGCGTTGGAAGGGTTGGCTACAGCCGAGCCGGGCATGATTGCCGCAGAGGTGACGTTGGTGTTCGCGCAGGGCAAGGATATGACCAACCTGCTGTTCTCCGTGCTGAACGCGGTCGCGCCGGAGAAGAATTTCGGACGTCCGGTTGACGACCAGTCTCCTGCCGGAATGCGTAAGAACCTGAGCAAGATTGTCGATAATTGGGGTGACGGTGTTGACCTTTCCGTTATCGATGAGCTGAAAATCTGAGTTTCCAACCCGACATCATTGAGGGGAGTCGGCCTTACGGTCGGCTCCCCTCTTTTCATGCTTGGACTATTGTCTGCGACGTAATCTCAAAGCGTCTTCGGATGAGTACACTCCGAACGGGCTGATGGTCACACTGTATTTCGTTATACGATACGTCCACTCGTTCTGACTGTCGTTTAACTCCTTGAATCTATTTAGAAGATTCTGCTTGGAGAGGCTTTGCCTGCTTGCTGGAAGCAGTGATGGAAGGTCTGCCCGTTCGATGATGAGCCTATGGTCGTTCGGACAATACAATGCCGCCAATGCGAGCAGGTCTATCGCTATGGCGCTACCCGCGTTGGGGTACAGACACTTCAACGGCATCTGCCGGACGTTCCTTGTCATCATTTTTACGAACGGTTCCGTGAACGTGATTTTCCGATGCTCGATAGTGAGACTGTCGGCGGTGATTTCGGTGTGTTCGACCGGCGTGACTTTGACTCCGTCCGCTCCGGTGAACTGGATTGACGAGAGCATGAGAAGCTGGTTCCGGACGGTAGTGCGTCCGTCTCCTCCACTGTTCAAACCGCATTTGTTGGCGAGGAAGAAGAAGTCGTCGCCGATGGTGAGCGTGCGGGTTTCCGCATCCCATTCGCGGCTTGGCGTGTTAATGAGAGTGGTGATGATTATGCTTAACAGTCTCGGTACTCTACCGGAGAAACTGTTCTTGGTTTTCGCACGATAGGGTGCGAACAGTGGATAGGATTCCGCGGTGAGATAGCCGATATCGTAGCCGAGTATCGTATGATAGTCGGCTTTCAGGGTCTCCAGCCCATAGGTTCCTTCGTTCATTGTGTCTCCTTATAAAAATGACGGGCGTGTGGTTCCGTCGATAACACAATGATACCCCCAGTATTGTGAGGTCGGATACCAAAAGGTGCCGGTTGACAGCACCGTCCACCGGCACCCTAATGGGTTACAAGTCTTTCCTATCCGGCTTTGAACCGTTCCCATCCGTATCGGGTTTTTTATCCCTACCCACAGGTCTACGAAGTCCAGAACCGGATTGTCCGGCCACACGACGTTCCAATCGAAGCTGATACCGAATCTTCTCCAAGGTCTTCGACGTGTCAGTGATGTTCCCTTTACGGGCTTCACGAATCCACAGTTGACAACCCCGGTCGAGCATGACGACGTCGGATAGTTTCGGTTGCCTTCCGGAACGTTTCAGTGACTTCGCCGGTGTCTGGTTTTGGTGTTGCTCATCGTCGTACATTCCGCCCACCTTTCCTTTTCACTGGGGTGGGCGAGCTGGTGTTGCGCCCACTTTCTCGCTTGTTTCATAGCGGCTTTCTTGCCGCCGTTGAGAGTGTGGGCAGTACCGTTCGCAATGGGAGTGAAGAATCCTTCATCTTCCACTTCAGCACTCCACAGATATGACATGAAACCGTTTCTGCGGACATTGATATCGAACTTGTATCCGTCACGGTTCACTGGTTGGAAACCTCCATCTTCAGAGAGTTGAAAGCATTGACGAACAGGTCGGCCGGAATGGTTTCCGAACCGGAAATCAAAGTCTTACGGGCAAGATTGTCCACTGTTTGGACGATAAGGGCTGGACTTATGTTCTCTACATTGATGTCGCATGGTCGAACGTCGGCTTGGATATTCAACTCCTTAAGCCGGTGCATGATAATAAGCCTTGTCGTAGTCTTGTCGGGAAGTGTCATGCGAACTCGAACGTCGAACCGACGCCATGCGGCACGGTCGATGAGACCGTCCATGTTGGTCGCGCAGATGAGAATGCAATCCTCCGGAAGCAGGTCTATTTTCTGTAACATGAGATTGGTTGCCCGACGCATTTCGGCAACGTCATGGGAGTTGTCGCGTCGTGCCAGAAGCATGTCGCATTCGTCTATGAACAGGAGCTTGCGTTCCATGTGGAGCCGGTCGAACACCAAGGCGATATTGGTTAACGTCTTACCGAGCTGACTGCTGATAACACGGTCTGCACGAAGGATGACCCCGTCCAGTCCAAGCCTCTCCGACAGGATGGAAGCGAAGGTGGTCTTGCCTGTGCCGGGCGCTCCCGTGAGCATGATTCGATTACGGGGAGCGAGATTATGCGCGGTCAGGACATCCAGTTTCCCATATTCGGCAACCAGTCCGTCCAACAATCCCCGCATGGTCTTATCCCACACAGGCTTATGAGTACCGTCCGGTGGGAGCAACGGTTCGGTCAACCCGTCAACCGGTGCCAGATTCGTGTTGACGGACAGTCCCTTCTCTCGTTCCGACTCTGCCAGCCGACGCAGATTCGTAGTGTAGGCGGTCGGCTTGGCTTTCTCCACCGAGTCGGCCAGCAAGTCGATTTGCTGGGACAGTTTCAAATGGTCTCCGTTGCATGCGGCTCTGACCAGTCGAAGCATTTCCGTGCTGTTTAACAACTGACCTTCCTGCTTTCTGAAAATGATTTTTGTCAATAAACGTTATGGTCAATGTTTGAGAAGTAGAAGGAATTAGTAATATGGCAGTCTTCCAATCTATTTGAGAGAGGAACCGTAGACGATGATGGAACCCACCGAAACCGACAACACCAGCAGTGACACGACGGTCATCAGCCGATAGTTGAACAGGTCTGAACGGGATTTCTCGTCAGGCATCCGACTCATTCTCCCTATCGACAGTCGAGCGTAATGCACCAGCGCGGCCAAGCTCAACGCCGACAATATTATGAGAGAAACCATGCAACATATCTGCTCTTTGGAATACATCAGACGCCTTTACGAAGCCACAAATCTGGATGGTCGAGATACGGGTACAGTTCGGGAATCTTTCGCACAGCTTCCCGAATCCAACCGTTCTCGCAGATACGTTCTAAATAATCTAATGGCTTGCGTTGCAGGGACTTCGACTTGGTGTTCCGTGCCTTGTGGATTGCTTCCACAGCCTTCTTGTTCGCCTGTTGGAATGTGATTTTCCCTTTGGCCTTATCGTCCGAAATGGTTTGCAACCTTGCTATCAGACGGTTGATGGTAGCCATATCCTTGGCGTATGGGCGTGCCGGAATGGCTGTTCTGCTTATGTCTTCCTTGCCGAATCCGTTGCCGCTCAAACCGTTGCCTTCCTTTCCTTTTTACGGCTATGGTCTCGATGTTTGCCCCACCGTTCCGGGCAGTCCAAGTCCGGGTAAACCAAGCCCATCTCGTTTGCCGCTTCACGAATCCAACCGTTGGTGCAAAGCTTGCAGAGTCGTACCATGGGGCCGCTCGTGGCGCGTGGCATTCCTCCGTTGGCGGTCGCCACCGCGTCCACGGCGAGATGGTTCGCCTCCTCATATGAGATTGTTCCGTCGCTTTTACCGTCGGCTATCTCCCACAATCTTTTACGCAGGTTGAAGAGCTTCTTGGCCTTCTCGAACGTTGGATGGTATGTCTGTATGGTTTCCGGCATTGTCCTGTCCGAATACTCCTTTCAGTGTTGTCCACTGTGCTCGGATTGCGTTTTTCAGGTCAGAGTCCGGCCTGTTGGAAACGGCCAATCCAATATTTGTAGTCGGCGTCCGCATACGCTTTGTTGCATGTGGTGAGAATTTCCTGATATCGGACTTGAAGGTCGGGTTGGTATCGTTCAGTGGACTTCGGGAGCACTGTGGTCATGGCCCCATGGTTGAACAGCAACACCTCACGGTCAGCGGCCTCGTGTTCGAGTTTGCGGTCGATTCCCTCAAACCATTGGTGTACCTCGTCGTCGTTTGGCAGTCGGCCTTCGCCAATCATTCTGCTCATGGTGTCCTTGAGGCTGAGTAACGCGTCCTGCATGCGTTCGTTTTTGAACAGGAGTCGTTCCACTTCGGTTCTCGGCTCTCGTTCGGTGTTGTTTTTATCGTCCATTGGTTTCCTTCGTTCTTGCGAACATGCCTATGCCCCAGTCCGTTCGGGCTGGGGCATTCCTTTTTGTTTTTTAGGCGTCGAGTTTCTTGATGAAGTGAGCGAACAGTGCGGTGGAGCTGAGTAGAAATGTGATGCTGGTGATTGCCATTACCACGTGGCCGTAATCCTGTCTCCACATGAGGAGTGCGCTGACGATTGTGATGAGTGTCAATGTCAGGTTGATGTTGTTTTCCGTCTGTTTGCTCATGGTTTCTTCTTTTTTTTCTGGCGTGGTTGGGAGTGTGTGGCTCCCTTTTTTTGTGGACGATTCCAGTATAACAAAGGGTATGGTCGAACGCAAATCATCCGACCGCGAATCCCCGAACGGTTGCACACCCCCACCTAATGTGTTAAGCTGACCTCGCCCACACAAAACATTCCACAAGAACGGGAAAGACCACAGAAACAATGAGCGCAACCAAATACGACAACGGCAACACATCCACACTCCAAGTCATCGACAACGAGGGAACAAACAAGCTCACCATCCTCCAATCCCCCAGCTTCGGCAAGGAACTCATGTTCACCATCACCGACAGCGACACCGCGACCAGCGTCGTCGTCAACGACATAGAAACCCTCCGCAAAATCAGAGACTTCCTCAACGAAAGCATCCACTGGATGGAAGCGTGAACCATGGTCGAAGACACCGTTTGCACCATCGGCGTATATGGTGGCCGACAACCGTCCATACTCGTCAATAACCATCTCGTCTACGGTCGGATGCCCGACTCCGAAACCCAGCCGGACATCATCGCGGACGTTCCGAAGAACAGGCTCGTTGCCAACCTCAACCCAGCCTCCGACGGCATGACGGACAGTCCCAGACTTCCGTTGGAACTGTTCGCCGCATGGCTCGCCAACGGTGACGTGGGCCTCAGCTCGCTCGCCATCGTCCAACGGCTCACCGGAATCACAATGACCGTGAACGGCACGCGCGAACATGGTTGCGAGGACACTCCGAAAGACCCCGGAGACCTACGTCGGATACTCGGAATGTTCGACATGGTGCCAGTCGCACGTGCCTATCTGAGTCTCATGCGCGACGTGTCGGACGATTGGAAAACCATCATCGACCATTGGAGCGAACTCGAAAAACAGTATCGGAAAGAGGAACACAATCCATCCGGTTGCGCTCCCAAAACCTACCGGATGCTGAAACGATTGAAGGAAGGAAACCATGCCTAATAAAGACATTAAAACCGAACCACGGTTCATGACCATGATTCAGAAAGACCTCCTCCCGACATGCAAGGCGTTGAATCTCGACGTTGACCCGTTCGCCAACGCGCGAACCGTGTTCATCGACCGTGACAGCGTAGGACGGATTCTCTCCTACATGAGCGACCATGAAATCAACCCCGAATGGTACGGCCTACTGCCTGATAATCTGTTCGTCGGAACCGGACTGCCGGTACTCACCGGCGTCGAAGGCGAATACTTCGCCCGTATGACCGGACGAAACCTCGACAAGAAAGTCGCGGCGAAAACATTCATCGCGGACATGGAAGCCTACTGGCTGAGCAAGAACAATCTGAAACGGACTGACGGTACGAAAAGCAGCGGAACCACACTCGGTTTCGGACGTTGCCCCGGACTACGCGAAGCCAGTCGATACAACGAACGCATCTTCAAAAGCAACGAATACGAGTACACGAATCCCGTGGACGAGTACGGCATCGACACTGTTTCACGTTACCGTCAGGTTGGTGAAATCTACAATGAGGTCGGCCAATGCTTCAGGGGAATGGCACAGGCGCGTACTCCCCTCGCACCATTCGTCTTCCTCACCCATAAGGAATACGAGGACGGACTGGACACGGTTGTGAACCACTGCCCATACATCACCCATTCGGACGCCACCCGCATCATCGACGGGATGAGACAGTTCCCTCCGAAACGTAGCGTGGACAGGTTCATGCTCGCTTTCACCATGACAGCGTTCGCGTTCGCCATGAATCAGGTCGAGGAATCCGAACAGTACGAGACGGTCGAAGTGAAACCACCGAAAACCGAAATCAGACGTCATTCCGGCGCTCCGAAAACCACGTTGCTCATCCATTTGAAACCGGAAGAGCCAGCACCCAAGGCCACGCCATCCTATGCCGGTGAAACCGACGAATACGATTGGGATAGCATCACCGGACGGGTCGAAACCATCACTCCGGACGTTGCCAAGGAAATGCTCGGCGTGAACACCAACAACCGCAACGTGAGCCGCACACAGGTCGAACTGTTCGCCCGAACCATGGCGCAGAAGGCTTGGAAAATGAACGGCGAAGCCATCAAATTCAGCAACACGGGACGCTTGTTGGACGGCCAGCACAGGCTCCTCGCATGCGTCGAATCCGGTGTTCCGTTCCGCACTCTGGTCATTCGCGGACTGCCCGAAGACACGCAGGAGACCATGGATGCGGGCAAGAGCCGCACCATGGCTAACGTGCTCGAACTGAAAGGCCGTAACAACGCCAAACAGCTTTCCACCGTGGCCCGTTCCATCTATCTGAGCGAACAGTTGGGTGTGGAAGCCGCATGCGTCAACAACATGTCACCGACCCGAAATGAACTGTTGGCATTCATCGAAAGCACTCCGCAATTGGAGGATACGCTACGACAGGCCAGCACGTTCTACACGAAAAGCAACCATCTCATGTCCATCAGCATGGCCGCGCTCCTCTACTGGACGTTCAACGAAATCGACGGTGAGGCGTGCGAACGGTTCTTCGACATGCTCGCCACCGGCGCCAACCTTGACGAGGGAAGCCCCATTCTCGTACTCCGCAACACGCTGTTCGACATCAACAAGCGTGGAGCGCACAGCGACCGTCCAACCCGCCGACGCATCGTCGGAATCACCATCAAAGCGTGGAACAAATGGCGTGAGGGAGCGACTGTGAAACTCCTCAAATTCTCTCCGAACGAACAGTTCCCGGACGCAATCTGACCTTGGAAAGGACAAACAAAGCATGGTCGAAAAACCGAAAAAACCGAACACATCCCCGGCGAAGCTTCTGACCGCAGACGAGGCTTTGGCCTTGGGAAGACGACCGGAAGTCGTCAACGTCTTGAAAAACAAGCACGGATGGTGGGTAATCTTCACCACCCAATTCCAAGACGAAGTGACCCTCCGATATCTGCAAGGGGAACGTCCCTCGGAGATATTCCGCAGTCACAATCTCGGGCCGGAAGTCCTCGGATACAAGCGCATAGAACGTTGCGTATACCGGTGGGTCAACCATCCCAGCAAATCCCGTGTCAAACGTTGGCAAGCGGAACACCGCCTGTATGAGACGTTGAACAAGAATCAGACCAACACCGGCAAGAAGGAGAACGGCGACAAGTGAGCGTCCCCACACCAATCCACAAGGATATGGCCGAACAAGTATTGTTGGGGGCCATGCTTCAAGACTCGGAAACGTTGGACAAGGTCATCAGCCAACTTTCCGAAGAGGACTTCTACCAGCCGACCAACCAGACCATCTTTCATAATATAAAGGAACTGGCCGCAGACAATAACCGTGTGGACGCGCAAATGCTGTCCTCGCACATGATGGACAACGGACAGTTGGAACAGGTCGGCGGTATCGACTATATCGCCCAGCTTGTCGGCTCCGCGCCCACGTCGAACAACAGTGACTATTTCATCAAGCAGATTCGTGACGCGGCCATCCTCCGCCACATCAACGTGGTCGGACAACAGTTGCAGCAGATGAGCAACGTGTCCGACGCGTCAGCCGAAGATGTGCTCAGCAAGTCGTTGGAGGCCGCGTTCTCGTTGGAGGATTCGAGTCGTTCCGAAGACGACGAGTTGAAGACCGCATACCGTCTGTCCGACGAAATGCTCCAACAGTTGGATGAAATGTCACAGAATCCGAACGAGTTCGGAACACCCACCGGCTTCCGTGACATCGACGCGTTGACACACGGATTGCAAGCCGGACAAATGGTCATAGTCGCGGGACGTCCGGGCATGGGCAAGAGTACTCTCGGCATGGATTTCGCGCGTAACGCCGCACTGCACAAGGGTCTGCCGACTGTGATTTTCAGTCTGGAAATGGGCGGTCACGAACTCATGCAACGCATGTTCGCAGCCGAAACAGGCATCCGTCTCGCATCGTTCCAACATCCCGAGAATCTGAACTCGAATGATTGGAACAAACTCAACGCGCTCTGCCATCAGGTCGAGAAGGCACCATTGTGGGTTGATGATTCCGCCATCATCAACATGAGCACCATCCGTGCGAAATGCCGTGCTCTCAGCCGCAAGGTCAACGGGTTGAAGCTTATCGTCATCGACTACCTGCAACTCATGTCCTCCGGTAAAACCGTCGAGAACCGTCAGCAGGAAGTGTCGAACTTCTCCCGCCAATGCAAAATGCTCGCCAAGGAACTGCAATGTCCCGTGGTCGTGCTGTCCCAGTTGAACCGTAATGCGGAACAGCGTGCCGACAAGAAGCCGGAACTGTCCGACCTGCGAGAGTCCGGTTCCATCGAACAGGACGCCGACATGGTGTTTCTCGTGCATCGTCCCGAATACTACGACCGTGAGGAACGTCCGGGCGAAGCCGACGTGATTCTCGCCAAACATCGCAACGGGCCTACCGAAACGTTCAACCTTGCGTTCATGGGCGAATGCTCCAAATTCGCGGACATGGCCGCAGGTTTCGAAAACGAGTTCTGAAACAAGTTCTGTCATAGTGGGTACTCCCACAAAAAAGAAAGGAAAAAGTCAATGCCAACAACATTGATAATCGTCGCGGCAGTGGCGATACTCATCATCCTGCTCGCAACCGCAAGCTACAAGGTCTGCCCCGCCGACCGAGTCATGGTCATCACCGGGCCGGGTGGACGACGCTTCGTTTCCGGCGGAAGCGCGTTCATCATACCCTTCATCATGCGCGTGGACTAGCTCTCCCTCGGAGCGGTGCAGTCGCTCCTGAGAACCGACACGCCGATTCCGACGAAGGACGCAATCCTCATCGACGTGAACGCCGTCGCGAACTTCCAGATAGCATCCGAGACCATGACCGTGGACGAGAACGGTAAACAGGTGAAGGCGTTGGAGAACGCCGCCAAGAACTATCTGAACCAGTCCAAGGAGCGCATGGAGAAGGACGTGACGCAGGTGCTTTTGGGCAAGCTGCGCGAGGTCATCGGCAAGACCGAGTTGAAGGAGCTCATGGAGAACAGGGACACGTTCGCTGCGACCGTGGCCGAATCCGCCCGCGTGGACATGGAACGGCTTGGCCTTCAATTGACCACGTTCAACATTCAAGACTTCACCGACCGTCAGAACGTCATCGCCAACATGGGCGCTGAAATGGCCGCCGAAATCAGCCGGAATGCGAAGCTCGCGTCCATCAACGCGGAACAGGATGTGGCCGTCCGTCAGAACCAGCTCGACCTGAAACGAGCCGAACTCCAATCCATCTCCGACAAGGCGCAGGCCGAGGCTGACGCGGTGAAGGGCATCACCGCCGCCGAACAGTCCAAGACCCTCAAGGTCAAGGAGCAGGAGGCGGAAATCGCCGCCGCCGAAAAGAAGGCAGTCCTCGAACAGAAGAACGCCGAAATCGAAGAGCAAAAACTGAACGCGACCATCCGCAAGAAGGCCGACGCCGACAGATACGCCGCCGAACAGCAGGCCGACGCGCAAGTGTACACGACCCGCAAGCATGCGGATGCGGAACTGTATCTACGCCAGCAGGAGGCTCAGGCCACCCAATCCACCGCCGACGCGGACGCGCACGCGACCGAGGTCAAAGGCAAGGCTGAAGGTTCCGCCGCACAGGCCAAGGGCGTGGGCGAGGCGGAGGCAATCCGCGCTCAGGGCGAGGCGTACAACTCGATGAACAACACGTACATCCTCGCCCAACAGTACATTCAGATTCTCCCCGACATGGTTCGAGCCGCCGCCGAACCGCTCACCAAGGTTGACCACATCACCATGTATGGCGACGGAAACAGCACGAAGCTCGTGGGCGACACGGTGAACAGTGTGAGCCAGTTGAGTGAGGGATTGTCTCAATCCTTGGGCATCGATTTGAAAGCCTTGCTGAACAGTATGGTGGCCGGTCATGCCGCCGGTTCCGCACTAGGTGGGAAAGGTTCCGAACAGTCCGGAAACTAACCCGTTCAGGGATATGTTGGAGGGTATGGGAAGCCATGCCCTCCTTATTTTTAAGGGCTGAAAGCATTCTTTCAAGGTTTTTAATGAGGGTGCGTGCGGTATATTAGGAATGTAATCCGATATTGACCCCGTTCGAGGAATGAACGCGCGCCGGGTCTAGTAAGGAAAGGAAAACAAAGGTGAAAACCAAAAACCTGTTGAAGGCAACGGTCGCCACGCTTGTGGCCGGTGCCATGGGTTTGGCTGGAGTTGGCTCCGCCATGGCGGCTGATACTCGTGTTGACGCATCCAAGCTTGGTGAGGCTGCTCGTCAGACGTTGACCGTCGCTGCTAATGGTGATATTAGCAATCGCACGTTGAAGGCTGTGCCGCTCGCCTACTATTCGTATGCGCAGACTGATGGTACTAATATTACCGGCTTTGACCTGATTGACGCGGGCAAGGCTTCTGCCATTGCTGACGCACTGACTAAAGCCCATATTGACACCCAGTCCAAGAAAGACCAGACTGCCGGATACGACTATAATGCGTCCAATCCGATGGTGTGGGTCGTGCAGAATCTCCTTGATTCCGAGAACAGCCCGTGGGCTGGCAAGCTTCGTGACTTCATCGACCAGTTGAAGAACGAGGCCGCCGTCACCGGCGACAAGGGCACCGCGTTCGCCAAGGGCGCCGACGCCAAGCATATGACCGCATCAGTCCGTCCGGGCGTGTATGCGGTCGTGGACACCACCACGGCCGGTCAGGCGTCCATCGTCATGTTCAACGGCACCGGCATCGACGGCAAGACCACGTTGAAGAACGGCGACAAGACCTACACGCTGGGCACCGTGGACTATAAGGTGCATGACGCCGCAGTCAGGAAGGCTATCACCTCTGTTGAGAATGGTGATGTGGATGAGAAAATCGGTGAGGACCATGAGGATGAGGGGGCTCGCCAAGCAGGGAAGAAATATTATGCGGTAGCCAAGACCTCCATCGGCAAGAAGGTCTCTTTCACGATGGGCGGCGCGGTGCCTGTTTGGACTGGCTACGACCATTATTATTATGCGCTCAACGATACGTATTCGGATGGTCTGACTTTCAACCCGGATAGTGTGAATGTCACTGTCGGTGGTAAGGCTTTGACTGCTGGCAAGGATTACAAGGTGACGACCGAGGCGGGCAAGTTCCATATCCTGTTCGCCCCGACCGCTGATGGTTCTTCCGACATCATCGCCGCCAAGACCACGTTCCCGGTCGATGCGGAAGTGCTTGTCACTTATGACATGACCGTGAACAAGAACGCCCACGTGGACGGTGTTGACACCAACACGAGCGAGGTCGAATACTCCCATAATCCGAACACCGTCACCGACCATGAGAAGACTCCGGGCGACACCAACTACGTGTACGTCGGCAAGTTCACTCTGACCAAGACCGATACGAACAATGCTCCGCTCGCGGGTGCCGTGTTCAACATCAAGGATGCCAAGAGCAATATCGTCAAGTTCGTCAAGGTGGGTGATAACGAGTATCGTGTTGCCGACTCGACTGAGGCCGCTACCGCAAGCGCCGACATCACCACCACCGATAAGAACAATGGCGTCATCACCTTGAAGGGCTTGTACGGTGCCTACACGGTGACTGAAACCAAGAGTCCGTTCGGCGGCAGCATTCTGCCGGAGTTCACTCTGACCGTTGGCGTGGCCCAGTCCAAAGACCATAACACCAGCACTTCGTCCCTCACCAAGTTCAAGGATGATGCCAACCATCTGGCCTCCAAGACCAGTGACGATGGAGTGACCGTCATCAACGCCCGCAACATCGCTGACATGCCGAAGACCGGTGCGGTCTGGCTGTCCATCTTCGGCGTGATGACCGTCCTGTTGGCTGGCGCTTCCGCCCTGCTGCTTCGTCGCAAGGCGTGAGATTGGAGATTGGAATACTGCCGTATGAGAAAACTTTTCTGACCGTTTGACGGTTGGAAAAGCATGAAATGTTCCGCTTGGCGTGTCGGGAACCCAAATATCGACACGCCACTTTTTAGATTCTTTATAACCGCATGGGAGGGGTTTTGGGAAAACATACGGCGAAACCGAAAGGCTTGGGAAATCGAGCCATAGCGGGACTTCTCTGCCTAATCCTATCCGCCCTGTCCGGAACCATCCCATTCATTCTCATGATTTCGAACAGCAGCCAATCCAACCGGTTGACCGACTCCCACGCGCAAGCCGTGGAAAACACTGACGTGAAACGAATCGCCCAAGAGTATGCGGACGCGCAAGCCTACAATCAACGCCTATACGAGGAAGGCCAGCCCATTCTTGGTGAGGCGGAAGACCCTTGGACGGGCGTCAACAAGTCCGAAACGGACAACACGTATCGGAAGCAACTATCCACCCCCAAGGATGGGGTCATGGCTACCATCAAATATCCACGCTTGGGCATCAACCTGCCCATCCGGCATGGCACGTCGCAAAATGTGTTGGCCGCTGGAGCTGGACACTTATACGGTTCCAGTCTCCCCGTCGGTGGCAAGAACACGCATACTGTCATATCCGCTCACACGGGTTTGGCCGACCAGCTCATGTTCGACAAGCTGCGAGGCTTCGGCAGTGAAGCCAAAAAGGGAGACGTCTTCTATTTGATAACCGCCGGACATATGCTCGCTTACAAGGTCACGGATATTAGTGTGGTAGACCCATCCGACTTTTCTAAACTGAAAATCGTCGCCGGAAAAGACCTCTCCACACTATTGACCTGCACGCCATACGGCATCAACAACAAGCGACTCTTGGTGACCGGCACGCGCGCCAGCATGCCACACCCCGCGCCCAAACCCGAAAACGCGCCGAAAGACCACACGAACCAATGGCTCATGCTGTACGTCGGCGGCTTCTGGCTTGCGGTAATCATCATCACCATTCTCATCATCCGTAGAAAAAACCACGCAAAGAAGGAACACTAATGGGTATTCTCAAAAAGCATGTGGCACATCCGGTAGCATTATTGGCCGCAATCGCCACACTGGCATCCGGCCTGACATGCATGACCAATCCGGTAGCCTCTCCAAAAGCGCATGCGGACGAGTTGAAACCTGCGTATGCTACTGCGAAAATCGTTAAGAAAGCCGACGGTACGGGGCATGGCACGAGTTCGCAAACGTTCGTGAATTCGAAGAACGGGTTCGCCACGGGCGATGATTCCCCTACCGATGGCGTGGTCGCATCCGGTGATACGGTCGAATATTCATTGACGTTGAACTTCAACGCGGCGGGCAAGCGTACCATCAACGTGAAGTTCGACTTGGACGACGCGCCGTATTTGCAGACTGCTGACGGTGGTGGCTTCTGCCAGCCGGGACAACTCGTCACCGCGAAGAAAAACAGTGACGGCTCCTGCTCCTACACGGTTCCAGCCGGTGGCGTGGAAACCATGACCCAAACCTTCTATCTGAAAGCAAAAGACACGGGAGGCTTGGTCAAGCCGGGTCAGATTCCGAAAATCGTCGTCGCCCGCGAAGGTGGAACGTCAACCACGTATCGTACGGATGAGCTGACTGTAGTATCCGCTCCGGCGGCTGACTTGGTCATTGACAATGGCGGCAATCCGGTGAAAGGCCAATACTCGTATGAGCATCGTACTTATTGGAGTCAGAACACCGACGCGACCGGCGATTTCACTATTCGTGCCGACGCGTTGACCTATCCGGGTTATTCGTCCACGAAGGGCGCGTCCACCAGCATCGATTGGACTACCAAAGTGGATATTTCCGACTTCCCGCAGAACACCGTGTGGACTGTAGGCGGTCAGCGGATTACCCGTAACAGTGATAAAGAACAGTATCTGACCGTATCCAGTGGCAAGAACGGTGCGGCGGCGACAATCAGCTACAGGATTCCCGCCGGAACCGACGCGCTCAAAAACATGAAAGAAGGAGACGTCAAATATTACGATGTCCACCTTGTTCCCGACGAAACCGTGTTCAGCGTCAAAGACGATAACGGCGACGCACTGTTGAACATGGGCAAAGGTGGAGAACCCGGCTGGAACATTGGACGGGACAAGAGCACCTACAACAAGGATACGGGTGCCCGCGTCGGCTACCCGTACGCGAATAATGACTGGTCACGAGCCATCATCCAACGGCTCAAGCCGACTCCAGCTGGCAAGATTCCACTGTTCGGCAAAGGACTGCAACGTCCTAACACTGCGTCCAAGACCATGTTCGACAAGGAGAATCTGACGTTCGACGCCGCCGAAGGCAAAGCCGACATCTACCATTACTATTCCGACGGTTCCGGCGACACCGTGTCCCGTGGAACGCAAGTCAAAACCATTTTGGAAATGTATGCGGCGAACGTTACGGCGGACAAGCTTAAAAACACTACGCCGACCATGCAGGACGAGTGGGATAATACGCGCATGCGGTGGGATGGAAGCTTGGAAGTCACCCAGAACGGCGCTCCGGTTTCCGACTACAAAGTTCAATGGGATGATAGCAAAGACAATTGGCATGACGGGGAACCATCCGACACAGACGCTCCGAACGTCAAGAAGATTCGGGTGACGTTCAACCCCGACACTTTGACTTTGGGAAAGGGTGCGCCGAACGTTCAGGTCACGTTCAACACGCTCGCCATAGCCGACGTGTCCAAAGGCAATGTGGAAGCTTTGGATACGCTGACCGCATGGCTTACCGAAGACGATAAGGCGAGCGTCACCAATTGGGTGTGGATTGCCAAGCCGGTAGACCCGACCACCAGTATCGACATCAGTCTAAAAGCCTACGATGGTGAAGGCAATCAAGTGTATGCGAACAACAGTTCCAATCACCCGTCCGGAAGCGCAGTCGATTTGACTCCCGGCATGCGAGTGGATTATACGGTCACGGAACAATTGCGCACCATTCTCCTGTCCAATACGAGCATGACGCCGACCATCACGGTGCCGAAACCGAAAGGCTTGTACAATCCGACCTGTGATGATTCGTTCTGGCAGATGAAAGTGGACGGGAATAATCTCGTGTTCACGCCACGTTCCGGCAAAGTCACGCCGGAAGTAGACCGTATGGGGTCGGCCACTTTGCCTGACCTGCATTTCAGTGGCATCGTATCCAATCTCGCCACCGGGACTGTGACCGCCAGTGCGAATATGAGCGTGGACGTTGACGAGAACGGCGCATTGCAAGCCCAAACCATCAAAAGCAATACGCCCAGCGTCCCATTCCCTGTCTCCAATGCGGAAACCAACAATGGCATCATGCGTGTGAAGACCACGAAGGCTGAAATCAGTGACCCGCTTACTTGGGAGTTCAACGTGTACGGCAAGGGCGGCGGACATACCGGCACCATGGATAGCATGCTACTGCTTCCTGCGAATGGTGATGAGAAGTACGTGCAGGACAAGCTGGTCGAATATGAGCGTGGATACAGCAACTATCATGGCTCCTACGAACTGACCCAGCCCGTCACGGTCAATATGGACAATTCGACCAGTACGACCGTCTACTATTCAACCACCACCGGAAAGAAGTCGGATAATCCGGCTGACTACGAGTGGAAGACATGGGATGAATTGTCCTCCATCGAGAAGAAGAACATCATCGCCATCCGACTGACCAGCACAGTCGTCGCGTCCGACGATAAACTGTCCTATTCGGCGGTGAACGGCGCCATCACGCTCACCCCATCCGACAATGTGAAAGACGACAAGTACACGCTGTGGCTTGGCCGTAACTATTATTCCGACGCTTCCGACAAACCGGCGGGCAACCAGCCGTGGCCTGACGTGGCGAAGGTAGTGGCCGGTAGCATCAGCGGCACCGTCTGGTGGGATAAGGATGAGAACACGCTCATCGGTGACAGTGAAGAACGTATCGAAGGAGTGGAAGTCACCCTCGGCAAGCAGGATTCAAGCGGCGGCTGGCAGGCCGTCAAAACGGTGAAGACCGACAAGGACGGCTACTACGAGTTCAACCTGCTCCACTCCGGCACCTACCGTACTTCGGTGAAACGCAACACTGGCACCAGTACGGGTGATGGCGTGCAGACGCAGGTCAAAACCTACTATGGCAAGCTCGAAAACGTGACGAACACGCGAAGCTGGTCGAACAAAATCAAGTCCAACGCGAAAGACACGTCCGACGACATCCACCTAGGCATCGGCGCAGACCAGAAGAACGTGGACTACGGGTATGCGAAACCAGACCCGAAAGCCACCGTGGACAAAACCGTCACCGGCACCAGTTGCACCGATACGAAATGCGTCATCAACTGGGATGTCAAAGTACAGAATTCTGGCACTAGTCGTTTTGATACTTCCAGTGTCGTTTCTGACCGTATGAGCGCCAACGTGCATGATGTTTCCGCTACCGCCGGTACGGTTTCTATCGAGTCTGGTGGTGCGAAGCAGGTTGCGACGAGTGGCGACCATAAGTTTGTGTTGACGAACGAGGGCTTGTTGTATGCGTGGGGTAACAACCAGTATGGTCAATTAGGTTTCAAGCCTGACACGACGAATACCGCTACCCCAACGAACGTGAACAAGCCGACCATCGTCAACGGTAGTTGGCTGAAAGTCGCCGCCGGTGGCAAGCATTCCGCCGCCATCAGCACGGACGGCCACTTGTACACGACTGGTTGGAACGGTAAAGGCCAATTGGGTACGGGTGATACGGATAATCGTGACCAGTGGACTCTAGTCGCAGAAGATAAGACGTTTGTTGACGTGGCGTGCGGCAACCAGTTCACTGTGGCGATAGCAAGTGACGGCACCTTGTGGGTGGTCGGAAAAGTCAGTTCCACCTCGTATTCAACGTGGACGCAAATCCAGTCGGGTAAAACGTTCACGCAGGTCAGCGCCAGCACGTACAGGTGGGTCGCGTTGACGTCCTACGGCGGTTGTGTGGTGGACGGCGACGAGTTTTTCTCTATTGGTTTCACGCAAGTTGTCGCCTCATTCGGCAACGCCTACGGGTTGACTGACGCGGGTACAGTGATAGTGCTCGTCGGCGGAGGTGATAGCGGTATCGGCCAGTCCAATGTGTCTAATCTGAGGTACATCACCCGTATCGGTGGCGGATACAACACTTTCTACGCCATCGACAAGAACCAACACTTGTGGGCGGCTGGCTGGAATGGTGACGGCCAATTAGCGAACGGTAAGACCGGTACAGGCAGGTATTGGACCAACGGCAGTACGAGCGGCAACGCGGATATTGTTTCCACGCCAATCGATACGGGCATTACCGCATCCGACGTTGCGGGCGGCGACCGTGACGTGCTCATTGTCGGCAAGCAGGTCATGATTGCGGGCTTCGACCCGTATGGTGACGGCAAGACGGGTGGCGCACGTTCCACCGGTTTGAAGGGAATGGTCGTATCGTCCGACCCGACCGCCGTACCGGTCGAACCGTTGAGCGAGTCCACGGAGAAGGGGTTGACGACCCGCACGTACAATCTGCCGTATGCGATTGAGTCGGGCGGCTATGTCATCTACCATTTCACTGGCACCGTTGACCGTGAAACTGCGGATACTACCAAGTGGTCTCCAACTGAGAAAGACGAGTGGGTCAAGAAGAATACGAAGACCATTCTCAACCAAGCATGGTTCACCTCCGAACACACGCCATACTCAGGCACGCCACATGCAAGCGGCAAAACCAAGCCGGACCCTCCGAACGCATCCAAACTGGATACGAACACGAATGACGTGACCGGCAATCCGACATGCCGCACCGACACCGACTATACGGAGGAAGGACGCCAACACTGGTTCAGCACGTCCGATGAGGACTCCTGCGACCAAGTCGGCACCATCATCACACCAACCACCACCGCGAAGAAACTCGGTTCCATCAGCGGCCTGTATTGGGAGGATACCAACAAGAACGGCATTCAAGATGAAGGTGAGAACACGCATTTCGCCGGTCAGACGGTCATTCTGACTGACGAGAACGGCAAACAGTTGGCAACCACCAAGACCGACAAGGATGGCAAGTACATTTTCGAACGTCTGGACGCGAACGGCAACAAATACCGTATCCAATTCACCAAAGTGAACCACCGGGACTTCACCACGCCGGATGTGGGAGACAAGACTCCTGCGACGGATGGAAGCTCCACTGATTCGGATGCTTACACGGATGAAGCCAACAAGCTGACCATCACCCTCACCCAAGATGCTCCAACCAAGGAGCATGTGGATGCGGGTGTCCTGCCTGAAACATGGTTGGCGACCATGCCGCACACGGGCATGGGATTGCTGTTGCCGCTCCTCATGCTCGTCAGCATCAGCGGACTCGTCGCGGCAATCATCCTCCTACGAAAGAAGGAAGAACAGTGAAAGGAACAAGAATGGGCGAACACGCCACACAATCACACGGGAGCCGTCACATGGTTCGGCGGCTCCTCGCCACCCTCGCCATCATGAGCGCGGTCTGCGGCGGCTTCCTCACCGGTAGTGCAATAGCCGCCGAACCAGCCAAATGCAATACTGGCGTGGACAAGGTTTGCTACGCGGGCTATAACGCGGCGGGATTGAAACAGATTGCCGACGATTTAAGCGAGAAAGGCAAAGGAAGCACATACTATGCCGCAATGGAAAAGAACCTGACCGACGGGGTCAAAGGCACGCTCACCCTATCAGACGGCTCGAACCTCCCATTCCGACTCATCGGCATCCTCCACGACGACAAAGCCGACGGAAGTGGACGAAAAGCAGGATTGACGTTCATGGCTTGGAACGCGTTACCGAAAGCGTATGCCATGAACAATAGTCACACCAATAATGGCGGCTGGCGTGACAGTCTTCTCCGCAATCAGATGAACAATGGTGAAATCTGGAACCAATTCCCAACCGACTTCCAAAACAACGTCACAACCGTGCTGAAACAAACCAACAACATGGCCTACGGAAGCACAGTCGGTTCAAGCGCGTCAGCCACGGCAGACAAAGTATGGCTCGTCTCCTACCGTGAACTCGTACCAACCTTATACGATGGTTGGAAGACCTCTGGTGGTTTCCAAGCGTTGAATCAGGAGGGAAGCCAATACGAGTATTTCCACGGTAAGGTGACAAATAACTGGTCGGGTAATAGCATTCTCTCCGGCATCTACAAGACCGTTTCCGGTTCCACTCCTCTTGGTGCTGACAGCCTCAGTTGGTGGGAGCGTTCGCCCGACCCGGACGGCAACTACTATTTCCTCCTAGTGAAGTCGTACGGCGACCCCGGCTACGGCTTCAGTGCCGGCTATCGCTGCTCCGTTGTCCCCGCTTTCTCCTTCTAATCCCCAATCCTTGGGTGGTGGGGTTCATCCCCACCACCCCTCCAAACTCAAATCTCACACAAAAGGAGTCCTATGACGGTTCCCGCAAGCAAACGTACAAAAGCCAAAAGCGAATATGCGAATCAGGCCAGAATCGTGCTCTTGGCTACCAGAAATCTGTTCCGCAAATGGCCTAAAAGCCGTAACTGCATTGAAACCGTGCATGTCATGCATATCGCCTACGAAATGTACTCCTCCGCCTACAGTGCCGACATCATTTATGCAAGCACTGTAGAAGAGCATGAGATGAAACTGCAACTGTTGTGCAAGGCCCAAGGCATGCTGAACTCACTCTCCGGTCTTGTGGACGATTGGATGGAGTTTCCTCCACGGGAAAAAGACTTGGAAGCCTACAGGAAATATCCGGAAGGCGACCCCAGATACAATCCCGTCGTCAAGGAGAAGAAATTCGTGAACTATGCGGGAACCCTCTACAAGGCGATGGGCGTGTTCACCGGAGCCGTCAAGTATGAGCGAGACCAGTTGAAGAAAGCTAAAAACGCCGAGTCGAAAACGAACACTATAATGGATACTCGGGCGCAAGCCTAAAATATAATTGAACAAAATCGGCCATATCCAAACTATGGTGACACCGTTTCCGGTTCCACTCCTCTTGGTGCTAACAACAACAATTGGTGGGAGCGTTCGCCCAACCCGAACAACAACAACAATTTCCTCCAAGTGAACTCGAACGGCGACCCCAGCTACAACAACAATGCCAACAATCGCTACTCCGTTGTCCCCGATTCCTCTTACCAAAAACTAACATCAGATAGGCCAGTAGCCCAATGGGTGAAAGCCTCCCGAAGGGGAAGGGGATATGGTCGAATGCGCGGCCCCTCGAAAAATGGGTTGCGTGTGAAATAGGTTGAGGGAGATATTAAGACTGTCGGGAACGACGGATACTCGCCCCTTAAGCTGGGCGTCCAACATCATTGCATGTCTTGGGTTGTTGCCGACGACCTGCCCTCAACCATTCTTTTCTCTTTCCCTAGTGAAGGAAGCATTAAAATCGTGAATGCGAGTCAAAGACGTAGAAGACGCCAACGCAGACTGCAACAACGCTCGGATGATAAGTACAGGAAGCTCCACCGTTACATCGACTTCCAACAAACATTCGGATTCGACGCGCTCTACCAAGCCGCAAGAAAATGCAAACGCGGCGTCACATGGAAAAACACAGTGTTGAACTTCGACAATAGGCGTGCCGTCAACTGTTGGAAACTCGCCCAAGAATTAGAGGACGGCACATACAAGAAGAGAGCGCCAATCCGATTCGACATTTCCGAACGAGGCAAACTCCGCCACATCAGCGCGGTATCCTTCCGAGACCGGGTGGTGCAACGCGCCTTATGCGACAACAGTCTCGTCCCCATCGTGGAAAGCCAACTGATATACGATAATGCGGCAAGCCTACCGAAACGTGGAACATCGTTCGCCCGAAAACGGTTCGAACTACACTATAAGCGGGCTTTGGGCAAATGGGAGCATCCGTATGCTGTCATCTTCGACTGTTCCAACTATTTCGGAAGTATCAGCTCCCAACGAGCGTTCGATATGATTTCCACCCTGTACCGGAGCATCGCCCGCACCGGACGGGAGAAGCAGGATGTGGAACGGATTCTAACCGTATTGAGAATCTTCGTATTGGACGAACCTCACTTGGGTTTAGGCAATCAGACAAGCCAAACCATGGCTATCTGGTATTTGAACAAGGTTGACCACTGGTGCATGTCGCAAGGATTCTACGGACGGTATATGGATGATGCCTACTGTTTCTGCAAGAATCGTGAACAGGCCGAACGTGTGCTGGCCGGTTACGAGCGGCATGTCAATCAATTGGGATTGCGGTTGAACAAGCGCAAGACCCGCATAGTGGACTGTCGCACCGGTCAACTCACATTCCTGAAACGCGTATACAGCGTACAGGATGACGGCAGTATTCTTATCCGCATGCACCATAAGGCGTTGCGTGCAAGCCGACGGCATGCGCGTAACCTTATCCGCTCATATGATGGCGTGCATGTGGGATTGCGGACAGTTCAGGATTCTTGGACGAGCCATGAGAGCACACTGTCGGGTCTAACTCACCGTCGTGGACTGTGCGCTCGGGAGAAAGCGTGGTATCGGAGGCATTGTGAAATGCGGAAGCTGGCTTTTCACCCGTGATTTCCGGACTTTCCAGATTGGTGGAGGGGTGTAATCTGCTGGAAGCGGTGGCGCAGAATCTTCCGCTTCCTCAATCGTTTGGATGAGATTTCGTGAGGCTTGGATTGTATCGTATTTCACTCGGCATGCTTGTCGGCTAGTTTTTCTTCCCAGCTTGGTGTTACACTGGGTTTACTTGCATTTCCTTCCTCGGGACTTCGCCCATGTGGGGCTTTAGAGGTTATCAGCGCATTGGTCAGAGTATGCCGTTTGAGTGAAAGGAAACTGTCATGGCAGGTTTTGATGATATTACGGTCACTCGCAGTGATGGCCGTTTGAAGGTTAAGGCTCCATATAATCCGTTGTTCGCCCGTCGCTCCCGCGCGTTGGGTGGAACGTTTGATGACAAGTTGAAGACTTGGACGTTCGATATGCGTGTGGAAAGGCTGGTGTTCGAAGCTTTAGACAAATACTTCTGGTGGCATAAGGGCGTGGACGCTGAAAAGCGTGTCACAGTCACCATCGACCCCTACGACTACTTGTACGCGTACTCCAAGCAGGATAGCGACATTATCTGGTTCGCTGGTCGAATCCTAGTCGAAAAATATCAGCCCGACCGTCCACCGCGCATGATGCCGAATGTGGCTCTCGTGGATGGCATGTGGCCTAAAACCGGCTTATACACGGGGTTGAATCTCAGTCCCGACAAACTCCGATTATTGGTATGGGATGTTCCAACCAGTTTTCTGGAACGACTGTCGTCCGGCAAGTATGAGTTGTCTGAGCCGGATGGTGACACGTTGACTGCGGTTGACGTTCGTATTCAGGCTATGGAGGAACGGTTAGGCCGGTTGAGGGAACTCCGAACCCGACTCGCCTCTAATAGTGAGGATGGTGAATGATGCTCTCCGTGCCGATTAATGGTCAAGTCCAGTCGCGTCTCATTCCGCCCACGTTCGTGGAAGACAACATCAGCGACATGTTCAAGGCTGTGGACGCCGGACACAATATCGTCGTGACGGCAGTGGACGAGTACGGTAATCGAACCAGTATTACCACGCCGGATAATGTGAATCATGACATGCTGGGGCGTCCTCTCGAATTCGCGTCCCATCCCGTACTGATGCGGAATGTGCGCCGTTGGATGGTTTGGCTGTTGCAAGCGCAATACTGCAAGGATTACAAGTGGGATACGAACAGGCTTGGAGGTTGGATGGAAGTGTTGGGTTTACCAGCCGACCTTGATATTCCCGTAACGGAGGAACATTTACGCGTGTTGAAGCCTGTGTTTAACAAGGATGATGCCGACCCGTATCGGCTTGTCGCACGATACGACAAGCAACATTATGCTTCATGCACCCTCAGCACTCTCATACGGTTAGCCGAACAAACCACGCCAAACTATGCCCTGAACAATCCCACCCGCTGGTGCCAAACCGACCGATACCGCAAACTCAGCATCCAACCCAATCCGAAAGAAAACTGGGACGGAATGGACAGGGTACGCGACTGTTGGAGCGGATGCGAATGGGCATACCCCGCATTGGAACGCTACTATAATCCGATTCGACTATTACGCGACGAATACCGGCGGGGAGGACTACCTGAAACCTTCCACTATCCAATACACACGACAAAAGGCGAATACCGGTTGGCGAAAGGACAAATCAGCCCCCACGCAACAATCCTCCTCAACGGCAAGCCCGTAGGACTCATGTTCAGCGACGATTGCGAGGAACCATTCACCGACCGGATACCACCCGAATGGTGCGCCACACCCTTACCGGAAAACTATAAGACCACGCCACTCAACAGAAACATTCCCGTAAACGGCGAATTCAAACCATCATTCCAGCAAGCCATGCTGGGATTCGTGGAATGGTATGAGAAAACGCACAAGGGATAGCAAAAGAGGAAAGCCCCCTTAGTTGAGGGGCTTTCTGGTAAATGTCAAATGGTGGCAAGCTTGAATTCTTCCAGCTTGTCCATGCTAAACCGCCCAGAACAACAAAACCTAGTTCTCCGAGCGTTCGCTGATATTCTCCCGCATCTGCAAATAAGCCCCATGCTCACGCAAGTAATCCCGCAAATACGGCATTTTGAAAGCGACTTCACCGTAACCGACCGGCTCAATCAAATCGTTCTCAATCAGCTTGGTTCTATACACGTTGGCGAACTGTGGCGAACGGTTCAACCGACGGGCGATTTCACCTGTATTCGACACCGTATCATCCACCGACATGGCAAGCAGATAGTTCACCGCATGGGATGGCAAGCCATGCAATGCTGGGGCGTGAACCATATCCCCTAGTTTGGCTTGGGCTTTTTCGATACCCTTGACCGCGTCCTCCTCGGTCACTTGATTCACATGGCCGTTGGTTTCGGAAACCCTCCAAGCCCAATAACCCACCAGCTGAATCATGAACGGATAACCATGAGTGGCATTGGTCAACCGTATCAAGGTTTCCATTCCGGCTTTCTTTTCCCCGCTGAACGATTCCTCGAATGCTTTCAGAACCTTCTCCGTGGGCACGGAACCTAAATGGTATCGTTCTGCCCGTTGGAGGAATGTGATGGCGTTGTCTGACAGCACGTCGTTTACGGCTGAGGGTAGTCCTGCGAAAATAAAAGCTATATTCCGTCCCTCTCGTATGAGATGTTGCACGGCGGTAGACATTGCTCTGATTTCATCCATGGAACCGGATTGCACTTCGTCCAAGGTGATGAGGATTCCTTGCCTGTTTTCGTTCATTTTGTCTAGACGCTTGCCGACTGCTTGGCGCAATGTCAAGGAACGTTCCTCTTTGCGTTCGAGTTCGATTCTTCCCAGACTCAGTTCGAGGTTTCCGGTGTTTCCCGTCAGTCCGACACTGGGCATGTCGTATGCAGATATGCGGGTGGTATCTTTGCCGGTAAGTGAGTCCACGAGTCTTTGTGTAAAACCGCTGTCAGCGCTTTCGTTGTAGACTTGCCATCCTTGTTTTTGAGCGTGTGTTCCCAATGTGTCCAGCATTACGGTTTTGCCGACTCCTCTGGCTCCGGTGAGAAACATCAGTCGTCCGGGGCTTCCTACTCCGTCTTTTAGGGCGTAGTCGAAGTCTTCGATGATTTCTTCTCGTCCAACAAGAATTGGGGGTATGCGTCCGGCGGTTGGTTTGAATGGGTTGGTCATTGCTGTCTCCTTGATTTTATAATAATTATAATAAGTATAATGCTTTAAAAGTTAATGAGGAACAGTTTTCGTTTTGGTTCCCGTCTCTCTTTTTGTGTTTTATCCTCTCTTGAGGTATACTGGAATCGTTCACACAAAAGTAAGTTGAAGGACATAAGGAGAAAAAATGAACAAGTCCACATATTTCACCCAATATGGTGCCGAGGATTACAACATCTTCGCCAACGCTAACAAGTCCAAGTCCTATGTTCTGAGCCGTTTCATGGACGACCCCGAGGGTGCCTACTTCATGCTTTTCGAGCATGTCGAAGGATGTGAGGGTGTCAACTATTACATGTTTGAGCGTCTTCCGGAGTCCCTTCCAGACATTCCGGAGAACGTTCTGAATGGTATTCCGGATGGTGAGTATTCCGATGGGGAGTTCGCCAAGAGGATTAATGGTCATAGTCGGTTCGTTCACAATATCCATATCCGTAGGCTTCTGCACCATTCCAAGCTTGGTGCCTGAGGTTTTTGTCGGATAGCGTTCTTCTTGCCTTTTGGACTGGGGAGCGTTTTTGTTTTTCTGAGGGTTGTTTGCGTGTTTTTGGGCGTGTTGTGTTCATACTCAGGTATACTGGAATTGTTCACACAAAAAGAAGTCTGAAACACAAGGAGTAAAAAATGAGCGACATCAACACCATCATCGAACGTATCAACAACCTTATGGCAATAGCCGAAAACGAAGCTTCCAGTGACAATGAGGCGCAAATGGCGTTCGAGCGGGCACAGAAACTCATCAACGAATATCGTATCGAAGACTGGAAACGCGACCGCACCCGCACGAACAAGCCAATCATCGAACGTGGCGTGAACGTAAGCAAAACCACCATCTACCATCAGCAAGGCTACCTTGCGACCATCATCGCCCAAGCTAACGAATGCCGCGCCTACCTTCACGAAAGCCGGTGTGGCGGAAGGATTGAGGAACGTGCCGTCATGTTCGTAGGCGAGGAGGACGATGTGAACGCCGCAGTCATTCTCTTCCAAAGCATCGACCTGTACTGCTCAGTCCACGCCCGCACTAGCTACGCGGACATGATTGACCAGCACGCCAAAGCGTACTATGAGGACAACAAGGAATACGTCGAAACGCATTACGGACATGAATCCTATCCGACGCTGACGGAATGCAAACAGTACATGCGTCGTGATTATCCACGCGCCAAGTTCTACTATGGTTATCGCGGTGGATTCAACGAACGTTTAAGCGAACGTTTCGAGGAGCTTCGCAAGCAGAGCTTGGACATTCCCTCCGGTCGTGAGCTTGTGGCCCGCAAGAGCCAGCGTGTCAACGACTATTTCGACAATCTCGAACTGGAAGCAGCTCGCGTCGCCACCGCCCGTGGTAGCAAGGCTGGGTTCGTTTGTGGTGTGAGCGACGCGAACAATGTGGGTTTGGGCTTGTCTGAAATGGGTGTTTCGTCCCATGCTTTGCTGAATGCCTGACTTTTCAGCCCGTCTTCCTGATTTGGGAGGTGGGCTGTTTTTGTTTTTCTACCAAACATGGTATACTGGGATTGTTCACACAAAAGATAGATTCCAACAAGGAGGAACAAAAATGATTAAGACAATCACCAACCTCAAAATCACCAAACTACGCGAACTCTCCACCTTGTCAGTGGATAGTGAATATCTCACAATAGACTACTTGGACGAGGATGGCGAAGAACAGCGAATCGAAAAACTCACCCACGAGGAAGACCTTGGCGAATACAATGTCAAGACCGACCCTTGGGCGGACATTCTCGAAGATTGGCGGCTCACCAAGCCGATTCCAGTACCCTCTGCCGAAAAAGAAGACTGGAAACTACTGGAAGACTATCTCTGGAACCTCACCGACTCGAAGTATCAGGAACTTTTGGACAATCGCAACAAATTATACGAAGCCGACGACGTGGCGAGCATCCTCCGCAGCATCAGCCGTCTCAGCGACGTAGGACGAGCCACGTTGAACAAACTGCTGGACAATGGTTCCAAGGACGCGGAGGACGAGTATGAGGAACAGTGGAACCGTATCGTCCCGCTCCGTCAGACGGACGGCGAGGAAGAATAGGAGGAACGGGAAAATGAAGGCAAGAGACGTTAGCTTCTTCAAAAGGAACGCGTGGAAAGGCACGTATTCCAGCATCCTCACCATCCCAGTCGAAGCCTTGGCCGACAAGTGTTTCAACGCTTGGCTGGACATAGAGGATACGAATTTTGCGGAAGTCACCCTACCGGACAAAAAGCTTGCCGAACGGTTCCATGAGCTTGTCGATTCCGACGCCGAACAGGCGGAATGGGATAGATTCTACGGTTCCGTGGATAAGGCTTTTTCCGCCATGCCGGTGGATGAATTGGCGTCCAAGTTCGTGGAGCTGAACGACCCTGCGACCATCCGTCGTGTTCTTTGGGGTTACGGCGACAAATGGTATCTCGATTCCGATTGCGAGTATGAGTTCTGACCGTCGGGTTTTAGCGCCTCTCCCTTGGATGGGTGGGGCGCTTTTTGTTTGGCGTGTCGTATCCCACCATGATGTATACTGGAATTGTTCACACAAACAAGGGTTCGCAAAACCCGTCACCAAAAGGAGAAAAATGCATATCAAGGATGTTCTGCTCATGACGCTCGTCACCATCGCGTTCTGTGGAGTGACCACCGCAGTCGCGTTCGGCATCTACTCGTTCGGCACTTGGCTGTTCACGTTTGGCCGCACGTTCGGCGTCGTGTCGGTCTGCGCCCTCATAGTCGCGTTGCTGGTCGTCGCGGTCAAGATTCGATTGAGCATGAATCGATAGTTTTGGTTTGTGGCCCCGTCGTTTTGGCGGGGCTTTTTGTGTGGACGTGTCTTGTTTTGTATATTTATCCAAACGTGCTATACTGGAAATGTCCACATAAAACAGGCGGAGCCAACCAAGGAGAACAAATGAACGACACCAAAACCTACTACCAGCCAATCTTCCACGACAACGGCACCATCAGCGTAGTCGCCGGAGACAACACCTACGACCACACCTACGCGGACAAGCCCATGAACGAAGCTATCGTGGAAACCTCCCACCACAAGCCCAATCCAATCAACTGGAAGCACGTCGTATCCAACTGCGACGAACGTTGGAACCTCATCAAAGGCAACGTGTGCTTGGCTGTCCTGAGTGGCAATTGGGACGTTTTCGAGAACCGTCACGAAAACAGAATCATGCTCGTCACCCGCAAGGGAACCCGAATCCTCTGACCCACACCAAGATTGGAATTGGAAGACTGCCGTATTACTCCTTCCTTCTACTTCTCTCATATTTGGCAAAAAAGAAAGGAAGAATTACATGAAAGAACGGAACATCTCACTGGAAAACGACCTCATGATGTTAGGTCAGGAACCGATGGATGAACCCGACTCGTCCACCACCATCGAACTGCAAGAAATCGTGAAGAAGACGGAACGAAAGATGTTGAACCCACCGGCACCACCATTGAAATTCGAACCGAAAACAGCGGACAAGTCCACCGAAAACACCGACGAAACCGCCAGCAAGACGAGCGAGAAAACTACTTCAACAGTAAACAAAACCGCTCCGAAAGCCTACAAGCCCGCCACACGCAAAACCAACAAAACCGCACCTCCAACACCAACCCCCACCAACCCGTACGCGCCCGTCGAATACGACTGCAACGGCAAATGGCGTCAACTGTTGACGGGAATCGCCGTCATTGGAATTCTCGTGGCGGCAATCGCATTGTTGGTAGGAGCGAAAACATGTTGGCGGTTCATCGCCGTAGGCGCATTGACCGCATTCGCCATGCTCCCGCTCTACGGCTGGTTCGACGAACTCGAACGGGACATGGCGGTCAAGGCAGTCGAAAAGGATTACGGGATTCGTATTCTGCAAACAAACGGAGGCAATGGACTCGCGGAAGTGCATTACATGTTCCAGCAGAATCCAACCGTCGAAGCCGGTATGGTCTCCTATGGTCATGGCTTGGCATGGTTGCGGAGCGTGGGCGGCAAGAAGATTGTCGGACGAAGGCAGCAGGTGAAAAAATGATACCCAGCACGGTGAAGGCCGCACGTTTTCCCGCGTTCTTTTTCAACGGCGTTTGGCAAGGGCTTAAAACCGCGCTTGTACCGCACGCTTGCATATCCGACCCGCTGCCTCCCATGCCGACCGTACGCGATTGGCTTCAAGCCCATGGAGGCACCGGCATGGATGCTGACGCATTCGACCGGTGCGAAAGCGAATGGTATGAGCTGCTGGAGCAACGCAAACGGCAGATGAACGTGTTTTTGGCTGGCTTGTTCGTAGGTACGCTGGTGTATGCGATTGCGGCGCTTGCATTGCTGGCGCTTGTTGGCTGGTTGGTGTATTCGTTGGTTCCGTTTGATGGTTTCGGGCGTTTGGTTGATTAGGTTCGGGGTTGAGCATTTCTCTATTCTGTACTATACTGGAACTGTTCACACAAACAGGAAACCAAAAGGAGCAGAAATGAGCGACAACATCAACTGGAACGAAACCGCAATCTACGAATTCATGCGATTCGAGCGCGAACCCGAACGCCGAGTATTCCCCGACCGCGACATCACCAAACTCGCCAAAGCCGGACTCATTCAGGAAAACGAGACGGGCGACTGGACTCTCACCCAAACAGGCGAAGACGAACTCGCCAACATTAGACAGCATTTCAACTCCGGCAAACTCTCCGAACTACCCCTGAAAGTCCGTAACTACTACTTCGACTGGCGCGTATACGACGAAAAGAAACTACCCGTCAAGGAACTATCCAAAGTGGCCCTACATGACAGGAGCGCCGAGATTCGCAAGAAAGCGGCCACAATGCTCAACAAGTTCAGCAAGCTCGACAAGGAAACGTCGAACGGTTTGGCCCACGACGAGGATTATCAGATTCGACTCATGGCGGCAAAGAACGCAGACCCTCACCTCTTCTTCGAGGAGTCGGACGAGCGTGTGGTCAAAACCCTTATCTATAACCATAACTTCGATAAGGAATGCGTCGAACATTGGCTGGACAATCCCAACAGTCAGATTCGCGTTCAGGCGGCTCTCCTGACCGAAGACGGCAAGGTGGATGAAGTGTTGGCCCGTCTTAACCCGCAGGATGTGGCGCATGTGCTGGCCGACGAGCCGCAGTGGGCCACTTGTGAGCGTGTCATGAACGCTTGGGAGAACGCGGACGAGGTGGGACGTTACAGACTGGTCAAGGTCATGCGCGACATGCCGGACTCGTTCATCAATCAGGCGTTCAAGAGCGACGCGTACATGGCCTTGCATGACCGTTTGGAGGAATACCGAGAAGCCGTCCGTCAAGTGTTGGAGCTTGGCTTCATGTTTTCCGAGGACAGTGAGATTCGCCGGAAGATTTGGGAGCGTGCCGAGCACGAGATTGGCTGAAAGGGGCAGCAATGCGAAAAGCGACATTCATTAGGAAATACTACGGGCACGGATATGACGCACATATGGTCTATCTTGTCTACAGCTATCGTGGGCACGAATACACGGTGTATGAGAACCTAGCCCAAGGCAACGAGCCTCTCGCGTGGCAACACCGCAATGAGCAAAGCCAAATAGACCAGTTAATAGAGCAGAAAGAGCGGGAAAAGAACGCACAGCCGAAGCCATGCCGTTATGAGGATACCGCGCAATATGCCTTCGACCAGTTTTTGAACTACGTCAATGGTGAACCGTCGGACTTTGACTAACTAATAGTGGTAAAAATTTCCGAGTCGTGTGAATGCTTTTTGTATTTGCACGGCTTTTTGTTTTTTTGCGCTTTTGCGCTTTCTCTTAAATATGATATACTGGAATTGTTCACACAAATATGAGAGAAAGAGCCACAATGAACGAGTATTTCGCACGATTCGGAGCAGAGGACTACAACATCTTCCACAACGGCAATGCCTCCTATGTCATGTTGCGCGTTGCGGACGAGAACATGACCTACTTCGCCTTGTTTGAGCACATCGAGGGTCATGCTGGCGTCGGCTGTAGGATGTTCGACTCTCCGACTGAGGTGTTTTTGGATGCCGCCGTTGACGAGACGTGCTCCGACGAGCAGCTTGCCGACTTCGTTGGACAGCCTGACACCGCTTTCGTCCACAGTATCAATATCCGCAGGATTCTGTATCGCTCCGGACTTCTGAACTAAAACATGGGAATACGCCCGCAGGAAAATCATGTGGGCGTATTCCTTTTTTTTCGTATGGGCGGGGATTGCGTCTTCGTTTTGGCTTGGTTGCGTGTTGTGTTTTATCTCAACTTAGGCTATACTGGAATTGTTCACACAAGATATGCCGAGAAGGAGAAACCATGGACAACGACGCAATCAACAGTCTTACCAAAAAGTGGACTGCCAACCTCGTTTACTGCTTCGAAGACTTCGACAATGAAACCCATTCACAACGACTGAGCGCATACATCGACCAGAAGCCCTTAGATAAATTCAAGGAAGCCAACCTAATCGAACTAAACAAGGAACGCGACCGTTGGAAGCTTACCAACAAGGGAATCGACCTGCTGGAAAGCATTAAGAACATCTACCAGAGTGGAAGAATATTCCCTCTCCCCCTACCGTTCCGCCACTACTACGTCAACTGCAAACTGGAATACAACATGGAAGTCAAGGACGGAAACGTATACGACGGATTACGCGAAACCGTGTTGAAAGACCGGAGTCGGGACGTTCGCCGCAAAGTGGCCGAATATTTGGAATACAAGGGGAAAACTCAACTACAAGACCGCGACCAGCCTCGCTAAGGACAAAGACCCCGAACTACGCAAGCTCGCCGCAAAGCATACCGTTGCAAGCCTGTACTGGGAGGAAACGGATTACGACGTTATCCGCTACATGGTGGAAAACAAGCTGGCCGATAGGCTCTGCTTCGAGCATTGGGTGAAAAGCGATGATGAAACCATCCGCATCCTATCAGCACCGTTGGCGGAAGAAACGGACATAGACCCATTGCTGGACTCCCTCTCCGACGAATCCGCCATCCAAGTCTTGTTTAATAATCCGGAATGGGTCAAAGGTAAGCGTGCCGTGCGCTTGTGGCGTCGCATGGGCGGGGAAAACCGCCGTTGGATTATGTCCTTTATGTGGGATGTTCCCGATTCTCTGATTGAGGAGTCGTTGGCGGAACCTCGTAATTGGCAAATCTCTTCTCGATTGGAGGAGTATAAGAAGGCGTTGCAGACCGTGGCCCGTATGGAGCGCCTGTTCGCCAAGGGTAGCGAGATTAAACGCAAGATGCGTGCCCGTGCCGGTTTGTCTGATTAAGGTTTGACGGAGGGAAGGCGGGATGCTGTTTTGGTGTCCCGCTTTTGTTTTTTTGGGGTTTTGAGGTTTCACTCAAGTGTGCTATAGTGGAATTGTTTACATAAAGAGCGATAGGCAAAAAGGAGCACATAACATGTACGCAATCCACTACATCGGCGGCGCAATCAACGTCAAGAAAATGCCCAAAAAACAAGCAGCCGAATACGCCAAACAAATCAACGACAACGCCCTCTCAAGCACCTTCCCCGAAAGCGTGAAACTCGTTCAAAGTCCCGAAGCCCGCACTATCATGCAAAACAGACTCTTCGCAAAAGACATCTACCCCCGCCACAGCGACGTGTACGGCATGAGCATGGCTGAACTCGTCAACGCAGTCAACGAATACTGCTGCTGACCGCGCTGACACCTCCCGTACGTGACCGAAAAGGAACAACGAAATGGCAAGCAAACAACACGGGGAACGAATCGAAGAACTGCGCAAGGACATCGAAACCGGCGTGAAGGAGCTGCGAAACTCCGGCACTTGGCAGCGCTACCTCGATTTCATGGGACGTTTCCACCAATATAGCTGGAACAACATCCTGCTAATGCTCATGCAATCGAACGGCAACTCATCGCTGGTCGCCGGATTCCGCCAATGGCAGACACGCGGGCGCGTCGTGCGCAAAGGCGAACACGGCATGAAAATCTTCGGCTTCAGCACCAGAACCGTCAAGGACGAAGACGGCAACCCACAGTTAGACGAGAACGGCGACCCTATCCAAAAAGTCTGGTATCCCATCTTGACGGTGTTCGACGTATCCCAGACCGACCCCATCGACAAGGAGACCGACCCCATCGAACAGATGAAGCCGTCCGAGCTTGAAGGCGCAGACGCGCTCGGACTCGTCGGACGCATGACCGCTTGGCTCGAATCCAAACATTGGCGAGTGGGGCATGAGTCGATGGGAAGGGACGTCAAAGGCTACACCACGATGGATGGAAGCAGACGAATCATGCTCAACGAGCAGAACAGCCCGAGGCAGGACGCCAAGACCATCCTGCATGAAACGGCCCACATGCTTCTCCATCAGGGGTTGCCGGAAGGTGAATACGGTCGGCATCGCGGCATCTATGAGACCGAGGCGGAAAGCGTCGCGTACGTGGTGGCCAAATACATGGGAATGGACACCGGCGAGTATTCCATCCGCTACGTGGCGGGGTGGAGCGATGCCGACCCCAAGCTTGTACGTTCCACCGCCGAGCATGTCCGTAAGGCCGCTGACGAAATCATCACCGCGTTGCACGGCTGAAACCATCCGGCACCTCACGGGTCAGTCAAGGGGAGCCGTCCTTCGACTGGCCCCGTCGCAAAGTATCTTCCAACAAACATTGAAGGCTGAGGTCAAGTAGGGCGTGTGCTGTTTTTTGGGGATGTCGTCATTTGTATGATATACTGGAACCGTCCACACAAACAAGGGTTTGACCCATACAGAAAAAGGAAAAAGAATGTACTCGAAAATCAGCGAAGACACCTACCGGAAACTCATTGACAAGCTCGTCAAAATCCCATACGTGACCGGCGCACACGCCACCCACGCCATCTTCGGAGACGGAATCGAAGTCGCATTCCAATGCCCATACATGGGCAAGATGTTCGAATACTATCTTGTGGCAGACTCGCAACATAACGGCAGACGTTCCTACCGTTGGAGTGGAGGAGTATACACGGTTTCGGTCGAGCATTGGACTTTCGACGACGGGGAATACGCTCCCGTGGATTTGCCGTCGCACAAGCTGGAATCGTTGAACGTTGACGGACTGTATGACGCGATTGTGTCCGATTTAGACAAGGCCATGAGGGAATTGTAGGAAAACGAAAATGCGATTCACCGACGGTAGGGAAAAGCTGGAAATTGAAATCCACGAAGGTCAGCATTCTTGGGATACGACGGTAGGATTCTTCGACCATTTGACGGCTCCCATTGTGAATGGGACTCGTCAGGCGGGAAACGTTCGCACTCTACTGACGAACGTGTACAACAGGATTCTAGGCATGTCCGGCTATCCCGCACCGGAAGCCGATACTCGGGCAATCTACACCATCACCGACTTGGCTGGTAACATTGTCGGGGAAGGTTTTTTCGCTTCGTCCGACAATCCGGACAACATGTATTGCATCGGTTGCGGTTGTCTGCTAACCGACGAAAACGAGAATCCGTGCGGGGACACCGGTTGGTGCGATGACTGCTACTGAAAGTAGAAAAAAATGAGCAACCACGACTGGATTAACACCGGCAATGCCAACAAGAACAACACTCACAGGGAAAACCGTTCCACTCACATCGAATGGGATGCAGGTAGCGCTTGGAATCCGCAAGCCAAGAAACGAAACAAATATGGCAGACGCAACACCGACTTGTGCGACGAATAAAAGTCGGTAAAAAAGTCTATTATTGAGCGCGATTGCGCTGGTGTTTCAGACAAAGTTCTGAAGCCTCGCGAAATCGAATAATAAGCCAAGAATGCCTGTGGAAAATCGTTACCCACAGGCTTTTTCTTTTCAATTTTTGGAAGGAGCACGAATGCCCCACTATTTTTTGGATGCAGCCAATAATGCGACAGAACTTCCCTTCGCAGACTTAGACTCCGTCCAGTCGATTCTGAACACCATGCCTACTCTGGCTCCGGAAGCACCCGTATTGGCTTGCGAAATTTTGGACGCGTGGGCAGAGGATTGCAGGATTCTGCGCCGCCGTCCGAAACTGGTGTTGCTGAATGTCGAGGAGCCGGAATTCTGAATGTGGGGAGGGGGATTTTTCTTCTTCACGCCACTCCGGTTGTGTTAGAGTGAGATAGTCCACACCAAAGAAGGAAAACCAATGACCTTAAAAGAACTCCCCTACCAAGACGGAATTAACTGGAAGGAACTCGAAGGCAAGCCCGCAATTTTCAACTGGAACGGCAAACCCATGGCCGGAACCCTCTACTTGGACGGTTTTAGCAATCTCGCCGTTCGAGAACTGTCCGGCTATATGCCGGTTTTATATGTTTGGCCGGATGATACGACTCATGTCAATGTCGAGTGTGTGACGGATTTTCATGTGTTCAGTTTCGTTGAGGATTGACGTAGTTCGGGATGCTGAAACTGCGGCTTCTATTCCTATTCCGGAGATAATCCGAACGTATTATCCCGGCTTTGATACGTGGTTCGACCGCACGGTTCTCCCCTCCTTGGGGAAAGACCGTGCGATTCTTTTAGCCCGCACGGATGATGGGTTGGCGGGGTTTTGCGTTCTCAAGAGAACTTCATCGGAACGGAAGATTTGCACTTTATGCGTTTACGAGGGCTTTCGGAATCGAGGAGTCGGTTCCGCTCTGGTCGAATATGCGTTGGGTTTGCTGTGCGAGCAGTTTCCTCTGGTGACGGTGCCGGAGGAACTGTTGCCGGTGTATGAGGGTTTCTTCCGTCGTTTTGGTTTTCGTTTGTCTGGCTCGCGTGTGGGTTTGTATCGAGGTGGGAAGAGAGAGTTCTTTTTTAATCGAACGCTGGCTTAGGTTTTCGTGTTGCGTTTTTCTACCCCCCTTGTGTTATAGTGGGATTGTTCACAACAAAAACAAAGACAAAAACCAAAAAGGAGGACGCATTGAATCAAGCAACTAAATTCGGCAAACGAATCCTCTTCGATGACCACCCAACTCGCGCGGTGTTCGACACTGAGGAACTGCCAACAGATGATTCCTATGCGCTTTATCGCGTGTATCTGCGTTCTTGGCAACGGCATTCCTGCCGACCGGGAACCGAGGATACTCCCATGTTCGACGTGATATGCCCTGCAAGATGGTGCCGTTGGATTGTCCACGTCAGCATTCTGAACTATTTGGACGGCATAGGCTGGCTGGCTTGGCCGGTGGAAGGTGGCGTCAGCTGGCGGCATAGGACAATCGACCCTTATTCCGTCCACTATTCCACCGATACACATATTCCGGTAATCGACCTGCGCGAAAGCGAAGAATAGGAGAGAACATGTTCGACACTCAGAACACGCCCCGATTCTTGACCATAGGCGTCACCTACACGAAGCATCAGAACAATGCGGCGCTTAGCATGAGTCCCGCCGAAGATTCGACCATGCGCCGACTGGGGTTCACTGACCACCGTGAGGGGTATTGGTACCTCTGCTGTTCAGTCTCCCCCGACCATGACATGACATTGAATGTCGAGATTGCCAAGGACGGTAGCGACTGGCAGATAGACGTGTTGGACGAGAACTTCTGCCAACCCTACGACTACCAGTATTTACTCAACGTGAACCCGACGTTGGATTATCCCAACAAGGTGGCTGACGAATGCGAGAAATGGTTCCGGAAACTATCCGAATGGGGTTTGCTACACGGCTGGCATGAGGGAATGTACGTCTGAAAAAACAGAAAGGAAAAACAAAAAAAATGAGCATTCTCAACGAGGAATTGGAAGAACGGTATCCCATCGAGGAAGGCGATTACATCACGCTCACACGGGAACAGTTGGCGTTACAGTTGCGTCGCGCATACAAGGCGGGTGCGACCCGCGACTATAAGCGCACTCCGCACGGGCATACGGAACTGGTGGAGATTATCGGAAACCTCCAAGACTCCCACTTATTGCCTGATGGCACGGACTTCGAGGATGTCGTAAGAACAGTTCTGGACGGGCGTGTCAAGGCCATCACCAAATAGGCGTTATACTAGAAACGTCCACACATTCACTTATCCAAGGAGACCACACCATGAGCTGGGACAAATACCAAAGTCGAGACCCCAGAAGAATCGACCCAATGAAAACACCACTCTACGATTACGTGGTCTTGGATACCGAAACCACCGGCTTCAAACCCGAAAACGGGGCTAAACTCATCGAAATCGGAGCCGTGAAAATCCATGACGGAAAACTCGTAGACCGATACGAGCAACTGATTGACCCACACCAGCCAATCCCCGAATACATCACCTCGCTCACCGGAATCAACGACAGCATGGTCATCGGACAACCCGACGTAAGCCAAGCCATCATCCGATTCGACAAGTGGCTTGGCCCGCGAACCATCATCATGGCGCATAACGCGTCATTCGATTTAAGTTTCTTGGACGCGGCCATGAAAACCGTGAACGGTGGAATGTTCTTCTTTCCACACCGGTTCGTGGACACGTTGGAAATGAGCCGGAAAATCCATCCCGAAAAGCCAAGCCATAAGGTTGCCGTGCTTATCCGCGACTATGGTATCGGTGACGTGGAAGAGCATCGCGCCTTGTCCGACGCGACTCAGGAAAACATGCTGTATGAAGCCATGCGCAGAGAGGAATTTGGCCGCTAAATGGGATACGAGGACATGTTCAGTCCCGAATGCAGGGACTATCTGAAATCACGCAAGCCGTCGCAACGGGAGCGGGAGATAGCGAAGCTTGAGAAACAGGCCGACAAGAAGCATGACATGTATGGCAACAAAACCCTCTACGAAGTCTCAGGAGAGGTTGCGGCCATCTACGAAAGCCAGAAGGCGTTGCGCTTGAGGTTGGAAAGCATCGAGGAAAAACTGGACGAACTCTTAAGGACTCAGAAAGGACTGGGGTGAGAAACCTTCTTACATGCCCATGCTGTAACAGCATTCCCGAATTTAAGTATCGGGCTAAATCTGAACTCCACTGCACTTGGGACGACGAGCAATATTTTCTGCCGAAAGGTTGGGGATACTCCCACTTTTGTCCAGTGGATAATGGTTTGCAAACATCTGGCGGAGTCGGCTTCCAAACCTTGCACGACGCACAGCGCGACTGGAACTGTAAGGTTGGAAGTTTTCTCCGTAACCCGCTGAACAGTTTCCACTCGTCCATCGAGACCGGTGCGGAACTGCTGACCGAATTAGATGATTGTTTCGTTGGGCAGCGAATTCAGCTTGGCGACCGGATATTATTGAGTCGGCGTTCTCTAACCGTTCGAGGTATCGTGCAGTTCATCCAACGGGACAGTGTTGGCGAAATCAGCGTCATCCTGCGGGATACGGACACCATCAAGTATGTGATTTATTCGCCGGTCTGGGAGCGTCGGAAGTACATGTTCTCGTATTATATCGAAAGGCGAATGCATTGGATAAAAAAGCCGAAAGGCTCCTCTGCGACGCATACCATCGTGGACGCTTAGCGGAGGTTAACGAACATAATCAGGACGCGGCTATGTCCCTTATAGATAACGGGTATGCCGACTATTGGCGTACTCTGTTGGGACACGAGGACATCAGGCTGACCGACCATGGGCTTGGTGCCGCACGGAGGTTGGAGTCGGATTACTGAGTTCTTAGCGTTTTCCAAATCTCTATTGTTACACTGGAACAGTGGGCACAATATTGTGCTCGCTGTTTTTCTTTTTTAGGAGGAGCCGGAATGTCCCAGCATAGCGACAAAAGCCACAAGAACAAGAAGGTCGTGGTCATTGAGAAGGTGCGGGACAAGTATGGTTCCGTCATCGCTTTGAAGGTTGTATTGTATCGTCGGCATGATAGTGAGAATGGGAAGGTTTGGGATATGAAGCGTTCTCATACGTTCAGTGCGGCTTTCAGTCGTCGTGCTTGTAGGGAACAGGCGAAGACGTTGGCTCGTCAGTGGGCTGATAAGTATGGTGCGAAGGTTGTGAAGAGGGGGTAGTTGCCCTCTTTAATGGTTTATGTTATACTGGGGGTGTTCACATAAAAAACCATTCCAAAAAAGGAGAACACCATGAAAAAACATCGACCCATACGAACTCATGCACGATTGGGATTGGAATACTGCCGTATTACTACTTCCTTTTGCTGAACAGTAAGAGGAGACGGACATCATGCACAGCTTATACAAGACCGCAGGTAAATGCACTCTCAACCGAAACAAAGTGCGTTACCCCAACCAAAAGGAAGCCCAACTCGCCTTGGCCGTCATCAAAGGACGAGGAAATCCGAAACACACTGAGAAACGCGCATACCATTGCCCCGTCTGCCACGGATGGCATCTGACCAGCGCCGAAACCGTGAACGACACCATCCTGTCCGGGAGCGTGCTCCAACACACCAATCCAGACGCGTTCGACACAGGAATGAAAGCGTTCCTCTCTGGTTCCAAACGCGGCAAATATTCCGCAAGCAAAGCCAGCCTGACCCGACGTGTCCGACATTTGCTCCACTTGTTCGCGGCTAACGATATTCCGAAGGACTCTTGGGACAATCCATGGTTGTGGGCAACTCTTAGATTCCAAGTCATGTGGAGGGGCGGAGACCAGAAGGCCGAACAGCTTCTATCCACTTCGAAAAAACGGTCAAAATGGCGGGCGACATGCTCACCGAAGACAAGGAGCCGTTCCTTCGCGTGGCTGAAACCCGGAAGGAAGCACAGAAATTACAGAATACACCACTACCGGCATGGTTGGCCGTCGCACTGATGGCCGACAAGGGAAAGGAGCAGAAAGTTTGAACGAAAACGAACTGAAAGAAAGGGCCGTACACTCATTGCTCCAATCGAAGCTTGGTAAAGTCGCCCCGGCGGAAGCGTTTGTCATCGGATGGCGGAAAGGCTGGGACGAGGCTATCGACATGGCTTTGGAAATCCTTCGCAATGAACTCGATAAAGATGGCGAGAACGAATCGTGATTTGTTCCAAATACACATGCATGTTGTGCGGAAGAGTCACCGACTTGGACACCGGCTACAAGTACATCATCTCCGTCGTCCAAACAGGCGGTCACGGTCGATGCTCATACGCTCGAACATTGGTCATCTGCCAGCATTGCATGCGCACGCATAAAACCGTCATGACCTTGCAACGCAAATCCTTGAATGAGGAAAACGTTCTTGAATTCCACAGACCACCGAAAACCCGAAAAACGTCCACCAAGAAAACCAGCGAGAAGAAAGGCTGAACCGTTTTATGGACACCAGTGAAAAGCAGATTATCGGAGAGAACGCCAAATACGTTTCCGACACCATCCCGCAGGAAACCAAGGATGGGCTTCGCACTCATTTGAAGCCCGGATACGCCATGCCGGACGGCACCCATTATGCGACAGGCAAGGATTATACGGAGTTGATGCGCAATCTGCGCAATATCCGATACTGCGGTTGTCCGCTATGCCATGACACGCAGTCCGGATTGGAAACCATTCTCGCAACCAGCGGCATGACCGTCCGTGAGATTGCCGAGGAAATCGCATGCGACGAATACGATTCGTATTCCGTTGACGAAATCCGCGACCTCGACCCGGAACAGTTGAAGCCAGTGGACGAGATTATCGAGGATATCAACCGTTGGAGCCACGACCAGCATGCGCTCGAACACGCTTCCTTCGGCACCGTCAGGCTTCTATCCGTCTACTTGAACGTCAGCCTCGACCAAATGTACGACGAATTGGATTATCAGACGCTCATCTACACGCCATGGGAGGAGGACTCCCACATTCACGGCTATGTGACGGTCATCCGTTACAAGGACGGAAAGTATGAGGTGGATGTTCCGGAATGCCGATACCAGTGCGACGAAACGTATTGGAACGCGCGTCGCAAGATGGAAGAATCCAACACTCCCCTCACGTTGGATGTTCTGCGTAGCGAGCCGTGGAGCAAGGAGCATCGCACTCCCGTGGCATTGCCGGAACAGTATCGTGGCAAACAGTATCATCTGGGAGACCCTTACAGCCTGTCAACTTTGCTGGACAAGCTGGCCTCACATGATGTTCCGGTGGACGAGAGGGTTCTTATCGCCCTCGAACTGGAGGAACGATTCCCGTTGCGGTTGACTCCACTGTCCGAAAAGGACTGACATTTTTCGGGGAGGAGCCGATATCATCTTCTCCCCTCTTACTGTTAGAAAGGAAAACCTGATGGTTAGAAAAATGGTAAGCGTTCAAAAGATTGAGGGAGTGTACCCTATCGAGAACGCAGACCGTATCGAGAAGGCTCGCATTGGCGGATGGATTGTCGTAGTAGGCAAGGACATGGGATTAAAGCCCGGCGACCATGTGGCATATTTCGAAATCGACTCCATGCTGCCCGCCGACGACCCACGGTATGCGGAATTGCAGAAACGTGGGCAGCGTACCGTGCCAGTGTCCAACACGATTACCGGCGAAGGACGCGAAATCACCGGACATGTGTTGAAGACCGCAAGACTGCGAGGCGTATACAGTCAGGGTTTGGTCATGCCGCTCTCGGCTATTGGCGTGCCGGAGGATACTCCAGTCGGCACCGACGTCACCTTGCAGGCGAACGTGTGGAAATTCGAGGAACTACCGCCTTTGAAAGGCGGGGATATGGTTGGCGCTTTCAACGCGCCATGCTCCAAGTCCGACGCTACGCGAGTGCAGAATCTCACCGCGTATTGGGATGAAATCAGGCGGATTGCGTGGACTCCGACCGTGAAGGTGGATGGTACCAGCACCACAATCTACCGTGATATGGATGATATGGTTCACGTCTACTCTCGCAATTGGGAGTTGAAGCCGGAATGCACGAACATGCAGGTGGCGGTGAAAACCGGATTGGTTGACGCGTTGGAGAAAGGCATGGTCTGCCAGTTCGAGCTGTGCGGTCCAAGTGTCAACGGCAACAGGTTGAAGCTGGCGTCCTATCGTCCATTCGTGTTCGCCGTATGGCGTGACAATATGAAACTCGACCGTAGGGATTGGCCGAAAGCCATGCTTGACAACGCCGTCCCACTGTTGGATGAGACCGAGTGGAAGCCGACCGGCGATGTGATGGACATGATTGCGAAAGTGGACGGTTTGCGCGGCAATGTGACTCCGAACCTGTTGGACGAGGGTATCGTCTGGCATGCGAAAGAGGATGAACAGTTGAGCGATGAACTATTCAACGAGTTGGGCCGTAATCGTTGCTTTAAAATCATCAACAATAAGTATCTAACCAAGCATGGTCTTTGATGGTGAATAGGGGGTCTGGGCTTAGTTTTGTGTTCAGACCCCTGTTTCATCTTTCATATCATTCATGTCTTGTTATACTGGGGATGTTTACAAACGCCGGATGAAACAAAGAAGTGGCGAATTGAATATCTCCAACATGTCGGAAGAGGCGATAGAAGAAAACCTGCCAGACCTGTCCCCGCATTTGGAGGACGGGTTCAGTCTCAGACAGCTTGAAATACTCCACGATTATGCCGTGGAAGCTTTCAAGGCTGGAATCGAATACGCCAACAACAATCAAAAAGGAGCCACAAATTGACCAAGAGGAAACCGTGGGTCATTTCCATTCCACCCGTCAAATGCCCTGACGACATGACCGGCATCCCTAACTATTACATTCAAATATGGGAAAAGTACGTCGGCAAGGTCAAGCCGGAAGGTGGAGACCGTGAGGATTGGATTGAAACCTGTTCCCGACTCTACTGGGGCGTCCGCAATCTAGGTGAGGACGCCATAGTCCGAGTGCATGGGAAAACCGACCTCGACTCGAAGAGGCTAATCGGATTACCGCACTTCGGACAAGTGTTGGACATGCCGCCAATCGACCAGTATGCAGACCCGTCCCATGCCGACCGTTACGCCATCAATCCCAACGTGCGCATGCTCATGCATCGGAAGACGAAACTCAGTTCCATCTACGAGGATGACATCAAACATGCGTTCGCTTCTCTTATTAGTGACGGTGTCTCGTCGTTCTTCATCAAATTCATGAACCAAGCCAAACTGCTACCGAATTTGAAAATCTCCGGAACTAATCTTGACGAGCTTGAACAGCAGGTGCAGGAGTGGGGAGGTTGGGCGTTTGTTCATGCGGATGATGACCCGAATGCTCTGCTTATTCAGGAGAATGTCGATATCCAATATGAGTATCGCATGTTCATGGTTGGCGACCAGCCTGTCTGCGGCGCTGGCAATATCGGGTTGAAAACACCAATCGACAACATGCATACGAGATTCGACCATCAAATGCAGAAGCATCGTGACGACACCACCGTTAAGAACGTTGAACTCAGACCGGACTTGGCGGAACGATACCGTGAGTTCGCCACGCGAGCCGGACGCATGTTCGCCCACTGCGGTTACGGCGCGTACACGCTCGACCTGTGTCTTATCAACGGTGAAGTGTCAATCGTGGAATTGAACGGTTTAATGAATTCCGGACTGTTCGCATTGAACATGAACGATTTGACGAGCGCGTTGCGAGTCAATTGGAAACAGTGTCTTCCCCCGGTTCTGCTTGAAACGGCTATCTAAAAAGAGAGGAATAATATTGGAAAACGAAGAAAAAGAATGCCCCGCATGTGCCAGATGCGAGGTGTCGTTATCGGATTATCCGAACTGGTGTCGATGCAACAGTTCAGCACTCCGCGATTGCGTCAATCGGCTCAACAATTACGATGCTGGAATCGTATTCGGGATGCATTTCGGAGACCCGGACTTCGTACTGGAAGGCGACCCTAATCCAGCAAAAGAGAACATTCTGTTCTTCAAAGCGGATAAAAAGTACGTTTATCTGGAAGTCCTCACCATGGGAGACGAGAACGCTCCGAAAGAGCATATTCCAATAGTCCGAATGTGCAAACCCTGCGTGGCTTTCATGGGGGAATATTTTTGGAGCAAATATCTTCCGAAAGAGTTTTGGGAAGGATACGAGCAAGCGGTGTTACACACTCTGAAAAGGCTGGTGGACGACCCCAGTGTCGAATCGGACGCCGACCTGATTAAGTATGCGAGAGAAATCGTCCACGGCGACATGCTCGTCGACTGGTAGTGTCTGTTGGCTTGTTTTTAAGGAGCGCGTTTTTGGACACGCTCCTTTCTGTTATCGACTTTGACTATCCGTTTTGTGATGCGCGAGAAAAAACTATGTACTATCACGTACTATACTGGGATTATCTACATAGAGAGGGAGTATTTTTGAGACCACAATCAGAAGACACCGGGGAACTCACCACCGTCATCAACCCCGCGTCCATCACACGCATGGCGTCCAGCCATCCAGACAACAGGGAGACCACCATGTATGGCAGACATGGCAAGCATGACGGTAAGCCGCCAAAAATCAAAAGGTCGCGGACTAAAACAGATAAACCCAAACATCCCATAGAACAGGTCATGCTATTCGTCATGCTCGCCGTAAGTATTGTTGTCTTGGCTGGAACGGTGCCGCTTCTCTGGTTCATGCCGGTTTCGGAACCAGAGGATATGATTGTCCGACCTATTCTGACTGGCTTGATTGGTGTGGCGGCGGTTTCCGCCGACATTCCGGCTTGGATATATTTCGCCCGTTGGCGTCGGAATTTATGTAAAAGCCAAATTTGAAACATTTCCTTGTTATACTGGAATCAACCACATTCAAGCAAAAGCAAGGAAAACACATGCCTAGAACCACACTGGCCGATGTCGCATCCGACTACGTGCGCAAACACCAGCACGAGCGACAATGCCGACAACTCGACTCCAACAGCCGGGTCACGCTCACCGTCATCCAAAACCAGTGGGCGAAACTTGCAGGACAGGAACCCATGACCATTTTCGACGCGCCGGAAGTCGTAATCAGGAGCATCGAAACCACACAACGCGGCCACGAACTGTTCGACCGCACAAAAGAAACAAACGGGGTCGTCTACTACGGCCTGAAAAACTGAAAGGAAACAAAAACATAATGTCGGAACTCGCAGAGGACACCAGAAGGGTAACGCTTCTACTGGGAGACAATCCGGAAGGAAAAACTCAATGGCATACATGCTTGGACTTGTCCCACAACGAGTATGCCATCCAAAAACTGCGTGAGACCGGAAGACTGGAAGCGGGGAAGGCCACTTCGCTGACCGTCGGACAGTTGCAGAACCTTCTCACCAAGGCACAGAAGGACGCCCACGGGTTCCAAGACACTCCCGCCAGCAAATGCTTGCGAGGCAGTGAGCCTGAACGGAGACTACAGGCATACAAGTTCGCTGAAAACCTCAACCGTGCCCTCTGTGAAGGCTCTCCCGTGTATTGTTCGGAGTTTGAGCCGAGGCTGGACTTATCTTTCCCGAGTTTCAAGGACTGACCATAATTGGGAAGGCATTCAAACAGACAAGCCCGACCGACGACGATAGGCGAGACGCCTTCTTTTGATAGTCTTATCGCCGCCGGGGTGAGGGATGGTGAGGAATGGGCGAGACAGCGTGTGCAGAAAAGGATAGCCGCCGTACTGTCCGTTCTTGTCGCCCTGTCCTTGTGTTGTGGCGGCGGATACTATTGGTGGGATACCCAAGGCAAGGCGAAGCGTGCCCATGTTGAGGCGGAGAACGACTGTTTCCAACAAGTCAGCAGGATGACGGAATCGTATAATAAGTCGCTCCGGCTGTATGCTCAGGTGTCTTCCAAGTTCAACGAGTTGGACGAATCATATGATTTGGACACGTTGGCTGCTTTGCAAGGCAAGAAGCCGAAGGAATATGAGAATCTGCGTTGCTCCACGGATTTGGATGGCGACAAGCGGAAGGCGATGTCTTTGAAGCGTTCGTATGATGAGCTTTCCAAGGCGTATCGCAAGGCTCTTGCCCCCGTTAGAAAATAGTATGCTATACTGGAAGCGTTCACATACAGCCTACTGTTTAGGAGAGAAATTTGAGCAACGATAACGTCAACCACCCCAGCCACTACACGTCAGGCCCGTTCGAGTGCATCGAACTGACATCACGATACCCGTTCCTAGGAGGCAACGCAATCAAATACGTGTACCGCTGGCAGGGCAAGAACGGTCTGGAAGACTTGAAGAAAGCCCTTTGGTATCTGAACCGTGCGAAGGAGGAAAGCCCCTACGAGCCTCTTGGACTCTATCCTCTCGACTCGTTTGTTCCACCTTACTGTGACTTCCACACAGATGATGAAGCAGTGCGTATGCTGAGGAAGCTCGCCCGGCTCAACTGGCAGAATATGCGAGGATTCTGGAAGGGCATGGCCGAACTCGCTTGCGACCACAAGTCCGGTTACACCCGCGCCAAGAAGACTTTGGAACGTCGAATCCGACTATTGGAGTCCATGCTGACCGACGAGGAACAGACCGTCCTGTCCGCCGTCTGGCAGGACAAGGAGCTGACCGAATCGCAGAATCGAATCGCCTACCGTCTGCAAGCCCGTGGTCTTGCGAAACTGGACAAGTCTGATGGCGTGTGGAATCCGACCGGAAAGGAGCGCTGACATGAAGGAGGAGAACGAAACGTTCCTTGAGCGAGCGTCCTATGCTATGTTCCGGTATGGTCTGGGTTTGTACTTGCTGTCCGGAATGGTGTCCCTGTTGGGGCTTGTCGGCTCTTTTCTGCTGAAACGATTTTCTTGGTATTGGGGTTTGCCTTTCGTCGTATGCGGCATACTGTTTCTAGTCGTGTTTCCACTGGCGTTGTTTCTCCTGTCGGTGGACGATTGGAGGCAAGAAAAGCATGTCGAAGAAAACGAGATTAAGGTTTCGTAGAATCGAAGCCGAATTGTTGAAAGCTTTCCATCGGGGTTTCAGCCTGTTGCTGGCGGTGTTCGTGTTCACGTTGCTGGCGATTGTGTTGCTTCATCTCGTATTTGGAACGTATGCGGTCGGGCTTCTGGCCATTCCGTCCGTCGTGGTGATTATCGAGGCCCTGCTGGCGGCTTTGGATTTTCTGTTTGAGTTCCTTGCAGGGGATGTCACGTATGAGCAAGCTGGCATAGAACCCCCCGAAGGAACTTTTTCTAAAAATCTGAGGATTCTTCCTTGACGTCCTCCCGGTGTTGAAACACCGGGATTCCAACACTTATCGTGTTGAGGTTTTGCACGTCATGGTGGAAGCGTTCTTCCCGCGATAAGCGGGTTGGACGGCTGATTCCGTTTCGGCGTGCTCGGCTTCGTCCAAGCCGATGAGATGGTCCAATCCCCGTTTGAGGATGTTGTTGGCCGCGTTCAAGTCGGCGTTCATGCTCATGTGGCATTGCTTGCATTCGAAGTCCGCTTGGCTTTCACGGTTTCGACTGTCGCAATAACCGCATTCACTGCATGTCTGGCTTGTGTACGCGGGGTTGACGAGTATGAGACGGTTTCGTCCGGTTAACTGTGTTTTGTATTCGAGTTTGCCGACGATTCCGCCAAGGCTTGCCGCACGTAGACTACGGTTGAGTCCACGTTTTGCCGACTGGCTGTTATGCGGGTACGCGCCCGGCCTTTCCGGGTCTGGTTTGGCTTTCGCCTTACGGCTCATGTCTTGCAGGTTGAGGTTTTCCAATACGATGAGGTCGTATTGTTTGACGAGACCGGTGGTGGTCTTGTGTTGCCAATCGTCTATGATTCGGTGGGCTTTCGCGTACAGTCGGCCGATTTCCCTGCCGGTGCGCTCATAGGTGCGGCTTGCATGCTGACGGTATTGTTTCAATGTTTTGCCGGACATGCTCACGCGTCTCGCCTGTGCTTTCTGGCGGCGGCGTATCTCCCTGTCGATACGGTTCAACCGTTCCTTGGGAAGGTCGATGAAAGTGTTGTCGGACGTGGCGAGCGTGTGGACGCAACCCCTGTCCAAGCCGACCATGGCCCCCGTGCGTTCACGTTTTATCGGCAACGGATTGTTGATGAAGACGAGGGTTCGTCTAGTCCAATTCACTCCCACGCTCGTATAGTCACGGACGGGCTGGCTGACCCGGACACGGATATGGATGCTGTAACGGCATGATTGCCCGTCCAGACGATACGCGCCCGGATTCTGTCCGGTGATGACGACCTCGCCGTGATTCCGGTTCAACTGCCGGTAGTTCGCGTTCGCGCCCTTATTGTGCCAGCAGACGAAATACAGGTCGTCATGACGTGATTTGAACCGTGGCATCATGCCCGGATTCCTATGCTTTTTCTTCAACGTCCTACGACGCTTGTTCGCACTCCACCAGTCCGTGTTCTCTATCCTGTTCGGGGATTGCAACACCATGGAGGGGATGGCCGCAAGCCAAGAGCATTCCAATCTAACCTGACGGTCGGAACGCATGTCCGGCCTCCCGTTCAACGGGACGGCCGTCTGGGATTCCCTGTCCCACTTGGTGCGACGGGAGCGCAGCTGATTGTACCTGCAACGCCATCCGTCGCACAGCCAGCGCATCACGATGTCCGGGTTGGTCGAATACAAGGGGGCCTGCTGCCCGTCTGGGGTCGCACTCATGCCGAGATATGGTGCGGCACCCCGCACCTGCACTCGTTCTATCACGACCTTCTGGGACATGATTCCGATTATATCACTACGCGCGTATAATGAAAGAAGACTTAGACCGAAAGGAGGGGGCAGTTCCTCCCGGCATTGAAATACCGGGCATCCCCGCCCGAAAACTGGTGATGGACGATGCTCGTATGTTTGCCGCCGTTTTGAAGGCTTCTCGCAAGTCCGGCAAGTCGAAGAAGGGTGACGCGCACTGAGTTTAGGCTACCCCCTAACGTGCTACACGTTATATTGGAATTGTCCACATATGGTAATATGGGAGCATGACTGGTACAACACACTCAAAAGAAATCCTGATGATACGAATCGGATACGCACCCCGACAAGGCCGCGTATACTTCCAACCACACACCGTGATGCAGGAATATCTCCGATTCAGCAAAGAACACGACAACCACGTCCTATGGAAATGCGGAATCATAGGCGTCATGAAAAACGTGGAGCAGGTAATCCTGTACGCGCACGACGAAGACCTCATGCTCATAGGCGAGGTGACTGGCTTCGGAAGCCCATACAATCCAAGGACATGGGACGAAGGAAGCTTCTACCAATGTCCCAAACCATGGTCTAAAGAACCAGCCAAATACTGGATAGCGTTGGACAACCTGAGACCATTGGAAGGGTTCAACCCAGACCTGTATGAACTCGCCGCAGGTAAGGACAAGGGCAAACCATTGTCCTTGGTGTTCGAACGCAAGGTACCCATGCTGACCATGGCCGACGCCGAGGGCAAACGCAAGTCCGCTACCACTTCCCGACGTTCGGGGCTTACCCGTATTCGACTACGTGAGGTGTGAATGGTTCCAGTATTGGACACATTCGCAAAAACACCCTATACTGGAAGTAGTCACATAAGAGTAAGGATAACACCATGACCGAAACACTCATGGACAGACGCGCAGTATTCATGCGCATCAGTTCGGAATCAGACCTCATTGGAAAAGCCAGCGTCAAACCCGACGAAGACACCATCATCCGCTACAACTGGCGACAGGCGGAAAGCATGATGGATGAAATCATCAACCATGCGGAACAGAACGATGGCAAAGCCATCATCCCGTTCGACAGCATCGTCTCAGTCCGCTCGCTCGACACCTGCTCCCAGTTCATCCTCTGGCGCACCGACGGCAGATATCTCATCGGCAAACTGTACGAGTCCGGAGAGGACTACAAGTACGGTATGGACGACCGTGACGGCTACACCGCACCGACCGCACTGCGGGCGAAAACCGCGTCCCGCTGGGTGAAGGTCAAGAACATCAAAAGCGGGGATGACTTCCCGTTCGAGAAATGGTATATCGAAGCATACCGTCATCGCGCTCGTAGCAAGACACCGTTGGATGCAGCCTTGAAGAACAGTCACATGAACGTCATGTTCGTATATAAGGAGGAGGGTAAGGAAGATGCCTAAAATCATCGTGCCGGGCAAACGTCTCACGGCGGATGTCACCCATAAGATTCAACCTATGATTACAGTCAAGGATACGACCGGCAGGGAATGGTTCGCCCGAGCCATGTTCCTTAGTCTGAACCGTGGGACAGGCGATAATTGGAAGGTCGAGGATTTCAGCCTTTCCATCGCTGCCAAGGAAAATTACGCGTTCTACAAGAACACCAAGCTTGGAGTGGAAATCCGTCTCGACCAGAATCCTGAACTCAAGAAACTGGTAAACGAATACGTGTCCATAGTCAAAAAAGACACCACTCAAGCCGGAGCCTGATTTTTACCAAAACAGCAAGAATAGAACCTCCCTTTCGCGTAAGGTTGTTTACAGCGAAACGGAGGTTTTCTTTTATGGTTTATAATCCGTCAGAACCGCGTGACCCGCTGGGCAAGTGGATGAAAGCGCATGGTGGCAATCCGAAGGCGAGTCTTGCCGATAATGTCAAAAATCTCAACTATGCGGAAGAGCATGGGGCGGCTGTCGATACCAAAAACACGCCGACAGCGGTAATTGACCAGATAGCCAAGACCGGCAAAGACGAGGACAACCGGCTGGAGGCGCTGATGAACCCGAACATCAGCGACGAGACGCTTGACTCGTTCAAGTACAGCGACGACGTGAGGGAGCGCACGGCAGTCGCGTCCAATCCGAAACTGGACGGCAAGACGCTCGACATGATGGCGGACGATGACAACTTCTATGTGAAACGTGCCGTGGCCCTCAACCGCAACACCCCGACCAACACTCTGGAACGGCTCGAAGGTGATGCCGACAAGGACATTGCCGACTACGCTCTCATGGCATGGTGTCGGAACCGTTCGCTGGAATACTGTAAGGAAGGCGATTACGGTAATCCCAGCGTCCTGCTCGGGCAGAACAGATACCATCAAACACTGAGGCTCGAAGAGCTTATGGACTACGACGATGTGAGAGACCCCATGCCGCTACCGGGGCAGGACGGTTACAACGACTATATCGAGACCAACGAGAAACTGCATGTCTGCGACGCGTACACGTCGGAGATAGCCACGGAGGCGGCTAGGAACGGCGACTACGACGCAGCCTTGCAAATCTTCGAGGCCGGTCACAGCGAATGGACAGACGACAGGGCGGGAACCACCTTCCCCCTTAGCAAAGGCAGGATGAAATGCCCCGCCATGGCTATCGACGCGGAGACGAAATTGGCTGACCAGTTCCTCTACCACGCCTCGTCCGAGCAGTGCGAAAAACTCCATGAGCTAGGCTACGATTCGTCGGCGCAGGGCATACTGAACCGTTTCGACATGACCAACACCATCAGCACCCGCCCCATGGCGGAACACTGCACGGTGCCGGACAGGCTCGACAGGCTCTCCCAGTCGAAGGACTCAGAGACGAGACTTCATGTGGCGGGCAATTCGAACACCAGCCTTCACACGTTGGAGACGCTAAGCGAAGACAAGGACGAGAAAGTCAGCCGTAGGGCCGTCATGAATCTTGAACATTGCCGTGAGAATCAAAGGCTTTCGGACGAATACGCGGGAGTCGATTTCAACGATGACAGCGGATACGACGATATCCAATTCGAATACTAAAAGAAATTGGAGGAGGAATGTACAATCCTTTACAAGCAAGAGACCCGCTGGGCAAATGGGTCAAGGAGCATGGCGGCGCTTCAAGATTTGTTAGGTGAGGATTCCCCGCCTCTTGTGGGCGGGGAGGAATCGCCGTTCTAGGCTCGTTCCTTTTGGGTTTGTATGTATCGTCTGACGGTGTCCTCGCTGATGTGTCCGACGCTTCCGAAGTAGGTCGATGGCGACCATAGGCCACTTCCCCAGAATTTTCTTCCTTTGAGTGCGGGGAATTGGGTGAATATGCGGACGGCGCTGATTGATTTGACCGTTCTGGCGATTTCGGCAGGGGCGGTCTGCGGGTTGGCGGTGACGAACATGTGGACGTGGTCGGGCATGACCTCTATCTCCTCCAACGTCCATCCGTATGCGGCGCAGGTCTCGGCTATGGCGTTGCGGCATGCGATTTCGACTTCTCCGGTGAGTATCTTGTGCCTGTATTTGGTGCAGAAGATAATGTGGTAGCCGAGTTCATAGACTTGGTGACTATTTCGTTGCATGCTCATAAAACCTATGGTATCATAAGAGGCATGACCATTGGGAAAAGCAAGACGGCGCAACATAGGGAAAGCATGGTGAATGCCACACCCCAACGCACCCTCGTACTCCCATTGGACATCTCACCTGAACAGTACGGAATCTTCGAGGGATTGGCCGACTCCTACAACCGCATGTGGGGTTCGCTTGTCTCATGGTGCGACAGCAACCGTTCGGTCAACCGCACCAGAATGCAGAAGGACAATTACGCGAGACTCCGCGCCGAATATCCGGAACTGCCATCCCAGTTCGTCTGCATAGCCATGCGCGACGCCGCCGGAGCGGTGCGCTCGTGGAACTCGAACCATCCGAAACGCCGGTGGAACCTCAAGGCGTCACGCAGGAAAAAGACCATCAACTACGATTTGAGGGTCATGTCCCTGCGTGGCAACCTGCTGTCGTTGAGCGTCACGCACGGCGAGAAAAGACAGCGGATACTGTTGCCGGACATTCCCGAATGGTTCGACCGCAGATACCCCGAACGCAAATTGAACGCGGCCAAACTCGTCCTCGACCCGGACGGGCGAAACGCGAGCGTCATGCTCGTATACCGCCTACCCCAGTCCACTCCAATCGAACATGGGGACGTACTGGGCGTTGACTTGGGACAGCACTCCCTCACCATGGATTCGAGAGGAGGTGAGACCTCCTATTCCCGCATGCAGGGAATCAGACGCCGTTACGCGCACAACAGGAAGACATTGCAGGAAAAAGGCACCCGAAGCGCCCGCCGCCGGTTGAAGGCGATGAGACATCGGGAAGAGCGGTTCATCCGTGACGTCAACCATCGCGCGTCCAAAAGATTGGCGAACACTCCGAACGTGAGTGTCATAGCGTTCGAGGACTTGGCGTACATCCGCCGTCAGGCGAGGAAAGGAACCAAGACCGGCAGAAGACGCCGCAACATGCTCAACCAGTGGCCGTTCGCCCAACTGCAAGAGTTCACCGCCTACAAGGCCGCAAGGAACGGCGTCAGAATCCTAATGGTAGACCCCGCCTACACGAGTCAGAAATGCAACCGTTGCGGATACGTGGACGCGAGAAACCGCAATCACGCGAGATTCGACTGCCTCCGTTGCGGGCACAGCGACAACGCCGACCATAACGCCGCGTTGAACATCCGAGACAGAGCCATACAAAACCTTGGATAGACCCAAGGTCAGGGTGCCGTCAACCACCCATGATGGATGGGGTGCCCGCGACGACCTCCCTTACGAGAGTCGCGGGGGTCACGCCCACGTCCAAGCCGCGACGCTCGTCATCGCGGTAGTTGACTCCCCATGCCTCGCCGGAAACATTGAACGTTCTGGCCGATGACGGTTGGACTCAGACCCGCATCAACGTCGCCGGTAATCCGAATACTTCGACGGAAACATTGGACTATATGTCCGACCAGTGGAGTCCCCATGTGAAGCGTGCTATCGCGACGAACTCGAACACGTCCGTTGAAACGTTGAAGAAACTGTCCCACGATTCGGATAAGTCCGTGAGACAGTTGGCTTATTCCGGATTGAAGCAGAAAGGTGAGAAACCTATCGACAAGCCATTCAAACCGGCCAAGCCGGTCGAAGACGACAATCCCGGAAAATACATGAGCGCCGATTTCGACCCGATGGAATACTTCGGTCTGAACGACTGATTCAATCCGCCGATTCTGAATCCCTCCCCTATTGGAATATCCGTTGGGGGAGGGATTTTTCCGTTTTCCGAAGGTTGACAACAGTCGAAACCATTAGAGTCGAAACCAGTGATACAGGAAAGATTCCACAGAATCGAAAGTGGTTGACCCGAAATGGCAAGAGACGGTTTCTATCGTCCGGAAAGCTTCATCAGCCCCGGTAGCGAATACGGTCTGCTCCGAGCGGCGACACCGGACAGAACGGTATGGCTGTATGCGAAGATTCCTTGGACGAGCGCACTATTGGATGGTGCGGGCGACTCCAAAAGGAAGGAAGCCGAGCAAAGCTTCATGGCTTTCTTCGACGGGCTGGCCGGTGAGGTCAGCGTGGCGGGCATGCGCTACAGGGATTTGCTGAAAAGCGAATACCGTGAATTCCATCTGCTTACGGGTTCCATGCCTATCCCCTACCGTCCGCCGGTAATGCAACAGGATGATTTGAAAAGCTATCAGGCTTACTATTACCGTAATCTGAACGTGTGCAAGCAGTTCGCTGTCATCGGAGTCCCGTTGAAACTGGGTGGCGAAGCCGGTAGGAAAGGCCGTAAACAGTCGCTTCTTCGGAAAGTCACCACGAAGTTCAATCAGCTTAGCTTCTCCATGGCGAACGGTTACGCCATGTTTGAGGAGTATCTGCCGGACGCGCATCGTATCGAACGCATCATGTTGAACGCCGGTCTTATCCCGTTCACCATCATGGAGGAAAGCGAACGCGAGCAGATGGTTGCGATGATGGAGACTTGGTGGGTGAGTCGAGCGTCCGCGTCCGCCCTTCCCATCATTGCCGAGAACGACCACCTGCATTTCTTCCCGAACAGTAAGGTCTGCCAGAACGCGAAACGACTATACGATGAGGGAATCGATTGCGACCAGTGGAACATCGACAGCGAGTATCCGGCGTCCATCTGCTTCGCCCGAACAACCCAGTTCGCACAATCGGACATCACCGACCCGTCCAACCTGTGGATTGCGAAACTGATGGAAGTCGCTACGGCGGGTGGCGCGAACGCCGTCGGAACGTCCATTCGCGGCAAGGTCGAACCCGGCAAGGTGACGGCTGACACGATTCGCCGTAACGCCCGCACGATTGACGAGAACATCAAGGAACGTTATCAGCATGGCCGTGAGGCTTCCGCCGATATGACCGATTTGAAATATCGTCTGGACTATAAGAAGGCCATTTACAATTCTCCCGAAATGCCGCCGAGCATCATCGATTTGAGTGTCGCCACCTGTGTGGCAGGTAACGCTCAGATTGCCGTGGACTCGTTGCAGAACATCCAGAATTTCGAGTTCACGAATCTGACCACGGCCAACGAACAGTTGATGGCGTTCAAAAGCATGCAGGCGTGTTCTCCGGTGCGTATGACACCGTATGAGATTCACTGGTCTGCGACCTGCGTGGCTGGTGGCGGCGTGAGTAGTTTCGCCAAGGCCGGTGATGATACTGGAGCACTGGTCGGATTGACCGAAGCGAACCGGCAACCCGTTTACGTGGGCACTACCACCGTGCAGGATAAGGATACCCGACCGGGCATTCTGGTCATCGGTGAAACCGGTTCCGGAAAGTCCATGCTGTTGGTGAGCCTGTTCCTCCAGTGGATGCTGATTGACTCCCGTAGCGGCAAGGGCAAAACGCCTTGTATTCTCGTCAACCCGAAGGAAGGCAACGACTTCGAGGATGCCGTCCTGTCCCGTAACGGAACAGTGCTCCGAATGGATTCCGACATCGCTGACGGAACATTCGACCCGTACAATGTGCTCCGAAGCGAGGAAGAGGCCAAGGATATGGCCGCTATCATGATTTCCGATATTCTGAAACCTGACGGCGATACCTCCTATGAGCTTACCGTTAAGGCCATGCTGGATTACGGTTACAAGAAGGGTGGCCGCTGTTGCGGGACAATCCTGTACAAGGCGGCTACCGACTTCCGTGCTCTCCAGCAAGCGGGGAAAGACCCTTCGCAATACAACTTGTATCCGGACACGTTGGACGTGTTCAAACTGATTACGATGAGCGTCAATACGAACCAGTCGTTGCGTCTTATCTTCGGTACGAACGATAACGTGACCCCTTTGCGTGTCAGTCAGAACCTTACCCTTATCAACGCTGGAAACCGTTCCATGATTCCGGAACAGGGAGCCGAGAACACCGTTACAGGACGTATCCAACGTTGGGTGCTTCGTATGATTGTGTTCGGCGCGGGTGCCGCAGTAAGCGAACGAGACGGAATGGTCGGCATCGATGAGGCTTGGGCAATCCTAGGCGAGGACAAGGGTGCCGCCAAGGTGAACGAGTGGATGCGTACCGCACGTTCCCGCCGTTTCACTCCGGTGTTCGCCTCCCAGAAGGTCAAGGAGTTCATCAACGCTGGTATGACAGGCGGTATCGGCCGAGCGTTCCTGCTGGCTTTGGACGACCCGATTCAGGATTCTCCTGCCCGTGACGCTTTGCGACTGTTGCAGATTGAGGATTCCGGCAATCGTATCCGCTCCCGTATGAGCATGGGTGATACGAAGGAGAACGATGAGCCGAACTGGGCTGGCATGAGGCGTCTGCGTATCAAGGACAAGGAGACCGGCAAGGACAAGACCATTCGTGGTGCCGTCGCCTACTTCAAGGATTCCAGCAAACAGCCGGTACCCGTCGAAGTCATCATTCCGCCAGACCTGTTGAAGGAAATCTCCACGACCGCAACCGATAAGATTCGCCGTGAAGAGGAAAAGAAGAAAGCAATGCAAGCGTCAGAAACACAGGAAGGACAAGAACAGTGAGTTACAAGGATTTCTTCGGAGAGAACCGTCCGACGCCCCATAAGACGGAGGATGAGCAGAACATCACACCATTGTCTCCGCCGACGTTCGACACCACGCCGGTCGTTGAAAAATATGATGTGATGTCTTTCCAAGGCTTCTCCAGTGGAAGACCGTTGCTGTTGGAACGGCCCACCAAGTATGTGAATCGTATCGTCAATTCGATGAAGCAGATTATCGCCATTCCGGAGAACGACCAGTACGGTGGGGTCGAGGGAAGGGTCTACCTGTCGCCTATCTTCACACTCCCCGTGGCACTGCTCCATGAGGGAGACAAAATCGGCAATGAGACAGTGAACCGTTACCCGTATCTGCATTTCCCGACGAACCATGACTGGAATGCGGACGAAATCAGTCTGGACGAGTATCTCCTCGCCATCGAATACATGTTCGTCATCCATGACATTGCTCAGGAAAGCACCGAAGGAGACCTGCTCACCTATGGTGTGGACGGAGATTATACGATGGACGATGACGCGTGGAAAACCGCTTGCGAATGGTCTAAGGAAATCAGCAAACCATTGTCCGACCTTAATCGTGGCCGACTATTGGGTTTCGCCATCAACAGTAAAAGCGAGAAGGAAGTCGATACGGTCGTGAACCTGTTCGACCTTTGGGGGGAGGAACGGGAACCGCAACAGATTCTATCCGACGCGCAGACCGCGGCGGGCGATGTGGAAGACCTTTACAATATGGTGTTCAGCATACCATTCGAACCATTCCACTGATTTCCCTCCCCTTACCTAAAAAATTCTGTTAACTTGGAAGAGATGGCAAAAATCTCTTCCAAGTTTTTTGTAAGGCGGGTACAGTGCAAAGTTTTGGAAAAATGGCGGCGACGGGGATGGCTGGCCTACTCCTCTTCGACATGATGATAGCGGTCGGCGTGACCAGTATGAGTACCGTGTCCGATACGACCATGATGTCCATTCGCTCCAACGGATGCAAGAAGACCTCTGCCCAAAGCAGTTCGGACAGTGGGAACAGTCTCATAGACAAGTACATAGCCAAGGCCGAGGAAATGGCTAAGGACGACAAAATCGGCTATAGCCAGTCGAAACGAAAACTCAATCCTGATGTTGACTGTTCGAGTTTCGTCTACTATGCGCTGACAAAGGGGGGCGTCAAGAATCTGGGCGACTCCCCATTTAATACGTCCAGTATGGATGACCCGATGAGCAAGGCCGGTTTCACCAAAACCGACTTCGATGGTTCCGCAGACAAGCTCCAGAAAGGTGATGTTGTATGGCGGGACGGCCATACGGAAATCTATATCGGGGATAATAAGACCGTTGGCGCTCACGAGGATACCGATGGCAAGGATGGTGACAGCAAGGGGGACGAGGTGTCGGAAGTCCCGTTTGATTACGGTGGCGGTAAATACACTTCCTACTATCGTCTTTCCGACTCTTCCGCGTCCAGCTCCTCCGACTCCTCCTCTTCGGACTCCAGTAGCTCCAGTTCATCTTCTGATTTCAAAACCAATGATGTAGCAATCAAAATCGCCAAGGCGTTCGCGTCAGCAGGATTCTCCAAAGCGGCCACGGCTGGAGTATTGGGCAATGTGTATGCCGAATCCGGTTTCGTAGCGGACAGAAGCAGCCCCGACAATGGATACGGTCTCGGACAATGGACTCCCCGAAGCAAAATCCGCACTTGGATGGACGCCAACGGACTGGAGGGCACGCCTGATTCGGACGAGGACGGGCAGATAAAAATGCTTGTGGCAACCGCGAAAAGCTCCTTCAACAATCATTACTTGTCGGAAGCCAAGGCCGAGATAACCGTCAAGAACGACAGTCTGTATGATACTTGGCATGAAGCCAGCGACCCGGAAGTGGCCGCAGTCGCATGGATGGCCGGATGGGAAAGGCCAAATTGGGCATCCCGTAATGAGGATAACCGAAAACAGGTAGCCAAGAACTATTACGACAAAGGATTGAACGACATCTCCTTCAACGGCAAGAGTGGAGACTCCGATGATGACAGTTCCCAATGTTGCACACAATCCGACGATACGGACGGAACCACCGATACCACGTCGGCCAATGTGACAGTAACCAATTCCGTTCAAGCATATACGGATAAGTATGGTCAGGCCGCATTTGACATTGGCAAGAAGTACGGTATCCCATATGAGGCGATTCTTGGACAGTCCGCAGTGGAAAGCGCTTGGGGCGCTTCCAATCTGACGACCAAATATCATAACTTCTTTGGCATCAAGGCGGTCAATGGTCAAAAGTCGGTCAAGCTTGCCACCAAGGAATGCAATCAAGGTGGATGTTACGATACGACCGGTGATTTCGCGGTCTACGATTCCGACGAGGATGGTTTCGCCGGTTATGGCAAGTTCATCACCGAGAATTCCCGTTATGCGACGGCATTGCAGAAGCGTACCGACCCTCACGCGTACATTCAGGAGTTAAAGAATGCCGGATATGCCACGGACAATAATTACGTCTCGACCGTTTGGGGTGTGACACAACAGTTCATTGCTTACATCAAGCAGACAAACAAGTTCCCGCCATCGTCAGAAGTGCAGTTTGATTCCGCTCCCCCGGCTGACACGGGTGGTTCCTCAAGCGGTTCCTCAGACGATTCCGACGCGAACACCACGTGCCCTGTGAGTGACGATAGCGGTAGTACTTCGTATGGTTCCGTCGGCGGTGCGCCTACCAAGGATGGGGACTTTTCTTGGATGTGTTCGGGCAATCAGAAGATTTGTAGCGCGTCTGACGCTGGTGTGTTCTACCCGCATTTGGAATATGGTCATCAGTGCGTCTGGTATGCATGGAACCGTCTTGCCATGATTCACGGCAACGAAGGCTGGTCTTGGGTTATGGGTAACGGTGGTGACATCGCCAACAATTTGAAAGGCCAATCCGGTTGGACGGTCGATGGGAACCCTAAACCCGGTGACGGTATATCAGGTCGTGGTAGCCCGTTCGCCGGTGGTGGTGATTGTGGTCACGTGGCCGTGGTTGAGGAAGTGTCCTCCGACCCGTCCGGTTGGAAGATTCGTATTAGTGAAGGCAACCGTGATGGTTCCGCGTCGTTCTCCTCCTATGGTTCTCGATGGCTGACGAAATCCCAGCTTTCCAGCACTGACTGCCAATTCTTCCGTAATTCCAACTGGAAGAAGTAGTTTGAGTTATAGCAAAAAGAGAAGGAATGTAGATTCCTTCTCTTTTTGCTTGTGTAATGCACTATTCTCTGTCGTGGATGGTGGCCGCATCCTTCGCCGGGTCAAGGTCTGGTGCCTGTTGCTGACCGTTGGCTGTGTTTCCGGCCTGAATCAAATCGTCCCACATGCTCCAATCGACTTTTCCATCCATGCCTCCCATGCTGGTGGGCGCGTTCAGTACGCGGGTGATGCCGGTTGGATTCATACCATTCCAATTTAATGCGCCTGAAACTGGAATGGCGATTCTGTTGCCCTCACCGATACTGTCGGCCACCCGGTCGGGAGTCCATGCGGTCAGGAACGGGTTAATCCACCAATTCTGGTTTCCTACATATTCGATGTCGGAGACCTTTCCATTTTTGATGGTGAGGATGTCGTCAATCTGATAATCCCGCCATGCCGGGGTGAGCGCATTGTAGCCGCCCATAGAATAAGTGTCGCCGCTAGTGACGAGGATGGAACGAACCTTGCCTTTGACTCTTACCTTGCCGTTTTCGAGCACTGTGGCCGTCGGGTCTTTGACCCATCTGGCTCCGGTGCCCCATACTTCGTTCTTCCACCATGCTTGGGAAGTGGGCATGGTGTCGCATAAGGACTGGTAGTCGGAGGTGTTGCACACGTAGGAGGGGGCGTTGCCTCCCCATCCTTGATTGATTTTCATGGAGGTGGGCATGTCCGCCGGAGTCTCGATATTGTCTGGTGTTCTTAATGCGGCCAATACTTGGTCGGCTGGCTGTTTGGCCCACTGGTGTGGGTCTGCGAGCGAGTCCACTCCCCAATTGCGCATGTCTTTTTCCATTTGGAGGGCGATGGTCTTGTTCTGTTCCTTTTGTTTGTCGGACAAGACTGGGGTTTTCTTTTTGGCCTTGTTGGTGGAGCTGGAGGAGCTGGTGTTGGCACTGGCTTGGGTCTCTTTGGTGGACGTGACGTGCTTGCGCCATGCGCACCATCCGATGACGAGCGCCAACACTAGGACGACTGCTGTGATTATGGTGATGGTTTTTTTGTTGTGGGACATGAGTTCAGCCTTTTGCTAGGAAGTTCGGACGGGTGTTCGAACATCTAGAAGAATCTTAGCGAGAAACCCTGCCGTCGGCCTTCTTGTACTGGGATTCCCTTCCATCCAACCCGTTCTTTCCGAGGCGAAGCAGGATGGTGTTCATCCACATGACACCCGTGGGGATGAGGTATCCGATAAGTGCGAGCAGGAGGCAGAAATTATCTCCGGGGTTCCAGTGAACGTAGAGCATTGGAACGATTGCCATGAGCACGCAGTCGATGGGGATATCACGCAGTTTGCCCTCATGGAATTCGATTCGGAAGCACCAGATGATGGTTTGGAGGATGGCAACGAAGATGAGGAACGTGAAGATGTCGAATGCTCCGACGGCGATTGAGGGGATGACTGTTCCGAAGAAGTTGTTGAACATCGTTTCGAACGTCTGTCCTGCACTGGTCATGGACAGTCCTCCGATTGCGAGGACGATGACGCAAATCGAGTAGACGATGAACGTGCCAATCGAGATAAGTAGCGTTGCCATTTTGTTTTCTCCTTTTTCTTTAGGTCATAATTTGTTTCCTTATGGCGACTCTTTTTTGTGGACATTCTCAGTATAGCACGAACCTAAACTTTCTACAATAACTCGCCACCCAAGACGACGACACGCCAAGAAAACACCCCAACCAGCCCCAAACTCCCCCAAACAATTTTCCTGTTTTCAAAAGGTTTACAACAAACAGTCCATTAGTGTCGTTAATAGATTTCCGACATTCAAAAAACAGATAATGAATGGAGTCCTCGATGGCACAGAATCGCGGTGGACGAAGCCGCAGTAGAAGCAAAGAGCCGACCCATATCTGGAGCGGCTTCTGGTGTGGACTCATAATCATCATCGGCGTAATCCTCTGGACTTTACTGAGACTTCCGCTCATGCCGTTCATCTGGCTGGGAATCCTCGTAGGAGGAACCACGGCCACCTATCCGACGCCCGCACGTAAGACAGACCCCATAGACCCGAAGAAACTCAACGTCTACTACCGTTGGAAAGATATGTTCTCCGGGCTGAAACCTTACTCCCGTCCCGAAAAGGACGACGAGTTCGATGAGAACCCCGAGACATTCACAGACCTCATGTCCAAGTCCGACTGGCTTGCCGTGCATAGGGTCTCATGGTGGGTCGGCTGGTTCGTCGGCCTGTACGCCAGTCGTGGATGCGGATTGTGGACGATACCGTTCAACATGATATTCGGTTTCATGTCGGTCATGGGCGTCATCCATTGGCGTGACCGTCTTGTAGACCGTCGGCATATCTATCAGGGTGTGAGCGTGTTCGCCTTCCTGCAAAAAGGTAAACCGTCGCAGAAGACCACCGCCATCGTCTCCGCTGTTATTCTTCTTGTTATACTGGGAGCTTGCGCATATTTGGGGTTCGTGGACATTCCCACGACGCTCAGTCTTCCCGCACTTCTGTTCCTGTCGCTCGTGACGAAATTCGACAAGAAGAAGCAGACCGCATATTGGCGTGAACTTGTAAAAGCGCAACGCATGCTGGACGGTTGGGTCAAAAGCGACGACTTGGCAAAGATGTGGGGAGGAGCCTACGTCACCCAAGTCAAGAAGGTCGGCCATCGCAAGAATCCGATGCACGTCATGCGCGTCCGCTTGCAAGACCAGTATGACGCCCCAAGAAGCAATGAGAAGGTATTGAAGGCCGGTGTGGAACCATTGCGCTCCTCCGCCACTTCCAGCGGATACAATTTCATAGCCCTGCTCGCCGCCAAAACCATCAAGGAGAACGGCTGGCAGTTCGACCCAAGCCTAGTGCGAATCGTATACGGCAAGGACGAGTCCTGCATTCCCGACATCACCAAGAAGAAGGTCGGAGCAAAAATCGCCCAACTGGTTGCCGACATCGCCTACGATTATTGCGCTCAGAACGAATGGCATAAACGTCCGCCGCTCGTTCAGGTCATCGACGCCGCCGCAGACGATGAGGAGGAGGCGGCATGGCTGATGCTGTTGCACAATCCTCCCAGTGGTGGCGCTCTCATCACCCAATTGGGATTGGAATGGCTGGCGAACCCGTTCAGCCCCGCCGACATCATCAAAATGCCTATCTTCTCCGACTTGGAGAACTCGTTCATGCTCGCCGCACAACCCGAAACGAGACTGAACGACAAGGGCAACAAGTATCGTCCGGCGGGTTTGACGCAAAGCAAATCGTTCAACCGGTATATCGAGCTGTCCCGCCGGTTCAAGCAAGACCAGAAGGCTTGGCAGGATATCGTCGGCTCGAAACTGAATCTTCCCGTCTGCAATTACGACGAAGAGAAGATTGCCGAAACCAGTGAGGGCTGGTCTATCTCGTTCATGCCGGAAATGCTGACGGCACCAGACCGCACGTCCGACTTCATGCGCTACGACCTATCGAGTCTAGACCCGTCCAAGGATTTCGTCGGACTCATCGAGGAAAACGGCATCACCTCGCTGGTCATGGCGGACAACGCCCCTTTGAGAATCGACCGTCTGACCGGTTCCCGTCCGGAATACCGTCGTTACGCTCAGGCGCTCATCTACAAGGCGCTCATGGACGTGATGCCATCCCGTGCGGAAGTGGTCATCGACTCCTGTCAGCAGATGGGCAAGGACACGGCCATCTGGCGTATCGGATTCCATTTGGGACGTGGCGGAACCGTTGCCGACGTGCGCAGGAAAAGCGCGAACATCAGTGCCGCCGTCGGTTCCGAACGAGTGTATTGGGATTGGCAGTCGGCGGACCGTGCGACCGTCTGGCTGTGCTCCAACCCGTATTTGGGCACCGACCCGGACAGTGTGTCCCATTGGAAGATTAGAGCCGCCCAAAAGGAACTCATTCAACTAGCCTTGTCTGACGCTTGGGGTGTGGCCGGAGTTCAGGACAGTTCCGGCAAGACGCCGACCGTCGAATCGTTGGGTGTGCTTCCGAACAACAAGGAAGTCCTGCTCGCCAAATTCCAGATTCCGGGCGGATTGGATTTGGACAAACCCCAATACAATATCGGCAAATTCCTCACCGAAGCGAATTATCCGTATGGTCGAATCATCCAAGCCTACGGCACGGATTTCTCCATGGTGTTGGCGAAGAAGAGTCCGTTCCCGACAAGCGTCATGGCCGATTGGAACGCGGCCAAGAAGTGCGACCGTCGCAAGTTCCCGATTGGCGTGGACGATTTGGGTAATCCCGTGTATTGGGATACGAAGACCACGCCACATCTGCTCATCAGCGGTAAGAGCGGTAGTGGCAAGTCGTCCGCGTCGCAGATTGTCATTGCGGAGGCTTTGCTGAAAGGCGAGGACATCATTCTCATCGACCCGTCGAAGGGTTGCATCGATTTCACCCAGTGGGCGAAGCCGAAGGCTCTGGCGTTCGTCGGCCTGTACCAGTTGCGTGAGACGGAGGCTGTGATTTCTTGGGCGCGTGAGGAGATGGCCGAACGCGTGCGCATCAACAACAAGTATGGCGTGGGCAACATCTTCGAACTGAATCCGGATGACGTGGAGGAGGCAGACCGCAAGCATCTGAAACCGTTGAACATCCTGTTCGATGAGTTCAACTCGTACTTGCAGGAGACCGGCAAAACCACGCAGAATCCTCAGAAGGACATGCAGATTGCCAACGACAATGCCGCCGTGTCCGCCACGAACGCTTCCATCGCCCGGACGATGAGCGCGTTGAGCAAGATTATCGTGCAGGGTCGTACCGCTGGCATCCGATGCATTTTCGGCGCTCAGCGTTTGACGATGGACGATATGAAGAAGTACAACGGCAACGCGTTCTTCCGTTCGTTGGGCCGCATCCTCTTGGGAATGGACTCCCCCGCAGGCGTGGTCAGCGCCCAGAATCTCTCCGAAGCGAACCGCACCCAGAAGTCGTTGAAGAACGAGGATGGTCTAATCCCGGTCGGTCGTGGAATGTACGAAAGCATGCAAGGCACTCTGATGGCCGTGCAGACATGGTATTCGGGCGGTCAGGACGAACTGGCTAAGCTCGTTGCCGACATTCCGAACCCGGAACCCATCGACTACCAGCAGTACATGCCGCGAGCTGCGGAACAGTTCACAAAGCTCGACGTGGAGGATATCAAGGAAATCTTCACTTCCAACAACGGTTCGGAAAACGTCGAGGACGAGGACGTGGAGGAAGAGGAATGGTAATCATCCCGCTCTTCCGGCTCGTCTTTTCCAACAATCCCAAAGGAGGGGAATTCCAGAAAAATGTCGTTCATTCTAGGTGATGATATTCACGGCCTTCCGGTCGAATGGCGTACTGAAGAAGGCAATCAGAACATGCTGACCATCAGCGGCAATCATGGTTCGGGCAAGACCATGCTTGCGGATTCCATCATGTTGCAGGCTTTGTCCGCACAGTATGCGGTCATTCGTTTCGACTTCGAGGGCAAGCCGCTCCCCTCCCCCATCGTCAGTCAGGTTGACTATGAAGCAAAGGCCGAAACGTTGGAGGTGCTTGACCGGACGGTGGCTGAAATCAGACGGCGTGGAACATGCCTCGAAAAGCATGGAGTGGAAGGAGACCCGACCCCACGTCCGCTTCTGCTTGTCTTCGAGGACTTGGACACGCTCATAGAGACCGAAGACCGATATTATCTACGTGCCGTCGAGGAACGCCTACGGGAAGTCGAAACCGGAATCTCCGGACTGCGCGTGTATCTGGTGCTTGTATCATCCACGTTCCCCATGGAGGAGCATTCCCTTTTGAAGAACGTCATCTCCCATAGTGGTCACGTCCACTTAGGGTACTCCCCCATCGAGGAATATGTACTCCCATCCAACAGGGAACAGGCGAGCCATCTCATCACCCGTCTCGCAAACCACAGCTTCCAACTGCTACCCGGACAAGGCTTCTACGAAGACCGGTTCGGAGCGTTGAAACCAATCAGTCAACCCCACGCATTCGAAGGAGGAAACCACAATGCCTGAAACCAGACCGAAAATCAAAATCGGATTATCCAAAATGTTCCCTGACGGGTTCGACGCGCACAATCCCGACGATATGATGCGTCTGACCCGAAAAATTCAGGAGAAGGCCGCACGCCAGCCTGAAAAATATGAAGGCTATCTCATTGACAGCATCAGCCCGGACGGACTCTACGCCTACATCGCTCCGATGGCTATGTCTACCGACGATAAGGAGATGCAGAAGCTTCTCACGGAGGGTATGGCACACGGTGATGAAATCGACGCCGCCGACTGTATGGGCGAAGCCCGTCAGAAGGATACCGTCGCCCGTATCGAACTGAATTATGCCAACAGTACAGACCCGACCATCAAACATGTGCCGGGCATGACATGGAAGGTAATCGATTTCATTCCGCGCACCAGTTCCAAGAGCGTCGTGCTGTTGCAGTTGATGGACGATAAGACCATTTCGATTCGCCAACAGTTCGCTGAGGCGTTGGGCTTGCAGAAGTATCCGTGGCTTATTCGTCTGACGCCGACCGCTGAGGGTGGTTGGAAAATCCGTATCAAAGGCAATGCGGCCACGTATCGTCCTTCCAAGCATGATACGAAGATTCAGGAGACCGTTGAGATTATCGGCGGTGAAGGCTGGTTCTTCAAGGCTGATGCCGAGAACGGTGTCATCACCGTGTATCCGGGAGTGCCGCCGACCTTCCCTGCGGTCATCAATCCGCCGAAGGAGTTCTGGAAGAAAAGCGATTTGCGCCACGCCTACTTTGGTATGAAGCTTCCCGACCGTGGACGTGAGACCGGTGACCTGTTGTACAACGATTGGAAGGACGCGTCCGGAGTGCTGGTCGCGGGCGCTTCCAATGGCGGTAAGAGTGTGGTCATCAACTGTCTTGTATATGCCGCAGTATCAGCCGGATGCCAACTCGCGGTATGCGACGACAAGTACAAGAGCGTCGATTTCAAATGGTGCCGTCCGTGGGTCATCGACCATGGTTGGGGTTGCGACAGCATGGAATCCTGCGCGGCCACCTTGCAACACATTCTGGACTTGAGCACGGTTCGTGCGAATGTCATCAACCAGTATGGCAAGGAGAATTGGTGGGGTCTGCCGGAGGCAGTCCGTAAACAGTATCCGCCGATTCTGTTGGTGTGCGATGAGATTGCGCAATGGGCGGCACCGTTGACCGTTCCGCCGGGATTGTCGAAGGATAATCCGACCCGTATCAAAGCCGAATACGAGAAGGGTATCCGTGCGATGAATTATATGGCGTTGCTGAAAATCTGCCAGACGGTTCGTTTCAGCGGTATCTTCTTCATGTATGCGGCCCAGTCCGCAACCAGCCAGAATGGTCTTGACCCGAGTGTCCGGACCAATCTTCCGTCGAAGATTCTGTTGGGCGACAAGGTCAACGATACCGTTCGTGGCACCGTGCTGAATGATGCGAAGAACGCTCCAACTGTGCCGAGTTATCTTATCGAGGCTGGAGTGTCCCGTGGTTGCGGCATAGCCGAGCTTGTCGGTCAGGAGGCTTGCGTTTACAAGGGCTTCTACGAGGACGACCACAAGCATGGGAAAAGCTGGAGCGATATCCTTCGCGAGCACATGTTGGAGAACAATCCCCCGAAAGGCAATGATGAGGCCGGTCACTGGTCATGGGATGACATCATCGTGGCCGTGCCCGCCGCCGCAGAAAAACCCGACGACGGTGCCATGTACGAGGATGACAGCCACTCCCCCAGCCGGTTGGAGACCGAAGGCGGATTCGGTGAAGACGGTCGTGACGTGGCAGACCGGGACGAACCGTTGAAAGGTGCCGCCGCCGCAGCTCATGCGAGCAAACTGTATGCGGCTGGAGTTGACGTGCCCCACGTGAGCGCGGTAGCCGCCGCTCGTAGTCTTGCCAAAGAGTCCGCACAGCAGGGCTTGTAAGAGTCCGACCATCATAGTCTGGAGGTGTTTCGCAGATGTCTGAGCAGGATGATTTTCTGATTGGCAACAACCGGTTGGATGAGTCTCTTTTGATGGACATGTCCGACATGCCGGTGGAGCAGTCCGCCGCTAAACCGGCGGGCAGGAAAAAGAAGTCTCCGGCGAAGCGGAACACCTCTTCGACTGTGAGGAAGAAAAACAGTGCGACGGCGAAGCAGTCGAGTGGAGAATCGTCTTCCCGGAACGATGATGGTACGTCGAACAGGCGGAACGGTGGACAGGCGGAACGGAATGACGCCGTACCGTCCGATAGTGAAAACCAGTCCTCCACAACGCCGCCTCCACGTTTCAACAGTCAACCGGTGGAGCCGGTCGATGTGAAACCGGTCAGCCAGCAGAATGATGGTACGGTCGATGAGGATTCCATCGATATCGACAGTCTGTTGGAAGACCCGTGGGGTTCCCCATCGTCCGATACAGGCGAAACGGTTGAACAGGATTCCGGTATGCCGGTCGGACAGTCCCCCGTCGAAAACGGCGTACCGGCTGAGCAATACTACGGTGAGCCGGTCGGACAGTCGGCTGTTGGAACGGAAGAGCAGTCAGCTTTCCAGCAGGAACAACAGTTTTACGGCGAACCGGCAGAACAGCAAACCGGTGTAGCGGGAAACCAGCAGTCTGAAGATGACATAGACCCGTTCTCCATGTGGAACATGCGGGAACAGTCCGATGCCTCCACGGTAGGACAGAATACCGTCAATCCGGATGGGCGACAGAACAGCGAAACGGCGGACAGGCAGAACGTTGGACAGGCGGAACAGGATTCCATCTGGCGGATGGATGACATGCCACAACAGGCGGAACCGCAACAAGCCGATTATCCGGCCAGCCAGCAGGACAGTCAAGCGGATATTTGGAGTGTTGATTCGCCGGAACAACAGTATGCCGACGGTCAGGCGCAACAGTCGAACGGCGAAACGGCAAACCAGTCAAATGATGATTTCTGGAATACCGGCGAACCGGCGCAACAGCAGACCAGTATGCCTGAACAACAGTCCGATGACGTTCAGGCGTTCCAACAGAACGGCGAACAGGATATCTGGGGAGACAATCCCACAGGCAGGCAAGTCCAACAGTCGAATGGTGAAACGGCGGACAGGCAGGCCAGCGAACAAGACTTCTGGGGAGATGAATCCGACGTTCAGCCGGTTCAACAGTCGGACAGCGGACAGGCAATCCAGTCGGACGGTGAGCAGGATATTTGGGGAGACAATCCCACAGGCGAAACAGCAAACCAGTTGAACGGTATGCCGGAAAGCCAGCCGTCCAACGAGCCGGATATATGGGGGAGCAGTGACGACAATTCGCCGTATGGACAGAACGCCGCTCCGGTAGCCTACGATGATATTTGGGGAGATGAGATTCCAGCCCAACAGCCTGAACCGGATGACGGCGGACAGGCAAGCCCATTCGACGGCGGACAGGAAAACCAGTACGACAATACGCCGGTGAGCCAATCCGACACCGAACCGGCGAACCAGCAGAACGGCGAACAGTCCAACCAGCCGGATGATGACTTCTACCGTCGAAACAGCATCTTCAACGACCATGGTGAAGGCCAATGGTGGGAGGATGGTTCCAACGGTCAGGAACAGTCGGCACCCCAGCAACAACAATCCGCGCCACAACAGGAGGATGACGGTTTCTGGGATGACAGTATACAGGCAAACCAGTTCGACAGTACGCCCGTAGAACAGTCCTCCGGTTTTCCGCCGCAACAATTCGACGGCGAACTGCCGGATTATGCGGATGATGCCGAAGCCGAAAACACCACCGACGTTGAAGGCGATGGTGGCAGAATCCGTAAAATCATTATCATGGTCGTGGTGATTCTGGCCGGTATCGCGCTTCTATGCGGTGGTGGCTATTACGCTTATTCGACATACACTCACGCCCAAGCCGAGAAGGCCCGGCAGGTTGAAATCCAAAAGAAGCAGGATTCGCTCACGAAAGCCCAAAACAATTGGGACAAGCGTGTGGCCGACGCGAAAGACCTGATTAAGGAAATCAAGAACAGTCTCGTGAAGGACGACAAGACCACGCTGGGGGAGTGTGACAAGCTCAGCAAGGCCACGGAAGGAAATCCGATGACCGAAGCGGCAATCGGCAAGAAAATGAAGGCGTTGAACGCTCAATACAAGGCGACCGACAACGCGTATCGGAAGGCGTTGCAGTCGAAGAGCGTGGACGTGTCCAATAAGTTGAAGAGTCTCATCGACCAAGCCGGAAAACTTGGCGACGCTCCGGATTCGTCGGATAAGAAGACCATGAACAGTCTCGTCAAACAGTGGAAAGATACGCAGGTGACGGCTGACAATGTGGCCGACGCCAACAAGGCGGTGTCCAGTCTGCAAGATGTGGTGGGCAAGGTCAGCAAGGCCAAGACCGACGCGGATAATGCGAAGAAGGCGGAAGAGGATAAGAAGAAAGCCGAGGAGGAGGCCAAAAATCAGCAGGCCCAACAGCAACAGCAGTCCCAGCCGACTTACACGCCGCAACGGCAATACACGTACACGTATACGCCGCAACGGCAGTATACGGCTCCAAGGCAACAGCAGTCCACGCCGTCAACCCCGTCCACACCATCGACTCCATCCACACCGGCTACACCGTCGCAACCGTCCACCGGTGGTGACGGCAACAGCGGCGTGATGTTCTAGCCTAAAAAGAGTTATCCCAACCTACAACAGAAACTTGTAGGTTGGGATAACTCTTTAGAATCAGTCAATCACCATTCGGTGTCCGCACCCTCGTCAAAGTCGGAGTCGTAATCGTCTTCGACCGTTTCCTTGACAGGCTTACGGGTCTTACGCGGTCGGGGAGCGGGAACCTCCTCTTCCTCCACGCCGTCGTATTCCTCTTCCGGTTCGACCGGCTTCACCTTACGGGCGGGCTTGGTCTTACGACGCGGCTTCGGAGCCTCCTCCTCATACTCGTAGTCGTCCTCTTCTTCCGGTTCCGGTTCGACCGGCTTGACCGGCTTCGCCTTGCGACGCGGCTTCGGAGTCTCCTCTTCCTCCACATCGTCATCCTCAGCATAATCGTCAACGTCAGAACTGGAACGAAGCTTGACACGCTTGTTCCACGGGTCGTCGCCCGACTTGTAATCCGGCACCATCTGGTCACGCCATGCGACCATTTCAGCAATCTGCTCTTCGGTGAAAGCATCCTCAAGGGACATGATGCCAGCCGGAGTACCACCGCCGATAATGACAACGCTCTTGATTCGACCGGTCACACCCTGACCAATCTTGGCCTGATGCCAGCCGGAAAGACGAAGCACGGCACTCGCATACTGTCCCGCATACACCTTGTCTTTCCAGAAGTCGAGTCGGCGTTCGTACTCTTCAACGGAATCGGGGTCTTCCTCGTTCACGATGAAATGTTTCGGCATGGGGTGGAGGATGTTCTTGTCATCGACCCAGCCTACGCTCGGCGGTTCGGTTGCGCGAGACTTGGCGGAAAGCATGTACTTGCCCCTCAGCGAGGAATCACGTTCGGACATGATTACCAGTTCGCCGGTGTCCTTGTCCTCGACTTCCTCACTATCGCAGTCAACGAGGGCGAAGTGGATTGCGGCACGCTTGTCGAACATGCGCTTGGCTTTCAGCTCTTCGATATATGCGTTCTGATAGCCGGAAATCTTCTTGATGATAGCACTGTCACGACGCTTGTCGAGAATCGCACGGAACATGTAGGACGGCTTGCTTGGAGTCTTGTCCTTGTTCTTGTCATCGTCGCTCTGCTTGAAAACGTAAGGCTCGAAGAGGGAGCAACGTCCAAGAGTGATATGGGGGAGGAACACGTCGAGCGTGGACGGCACTGACGCGGACTGCTCTTGCTCTGCCATTTTTGGCTTTCTCCTTTATTTTCGTTTTCCTCTCACACCAATATCAGGCATGAACCTTTTCCATTCGGGAAACAGTTTGAACATGCTCTGACATGAGTGGAGGAAGTCAGTTCTTTTATGTGGACATGTCCAAGTATAGGTCATATTTGAACTATTGTGAAATCAAGCGTGTCCCCTTGAATTTCAACGATTATCAGCATACTCAATCATACGATTTGGCTCAAAAGTGAACCAATGCTATAGTTGGGTTGAAACTTGTAGGAAAGGAGTTGTCTAAAAAATGGGAAACATCTCATTACGCAACCTTCGAATACAAGCGGGAAAAACACAGGCTGAAACAGCCGAAGTACTGGACGTGTCAACAAGCACATATAAACGGTGGGAGAAAAACCCACTTGAAATGCCACACGGCATGTGGTTGGAAACCGTCCAATATTTGGAAATGTCCGCGCAAATCAGAAAGAAGACCAAAATGGCAACCGATTACGGCCACTCCGAAGTAGTATTCGACGAACCGATGACCGACGAGGAGGAGGAAAGGAACCGAGCATCATACACGGTTCCGATTCCGGACTCTCTGACCAACAGTTTCGAACCATCCCAGCCCATCACCGATAAACAATTCCTCGACTGGGAGATTCGCCACATCGAACCATATCCGGGTTATGCGGAGGAGTACGCCGCATGGCAGGACGCGTGGGAGGAAATCGACCGGGCACAGGCCGAAGCCGATGGAAACCCCTACAACTACGTTGACAACATGAAGCTCCAGCCGGAGTTCGACCCGCAGACCGGCGAACCCATCGACTATGAGGAGCCTGTTATCTTCCAGAACGCCGAAACCAACAAGGTCGAAGTGCATCTGCCCGACGAAGACGCGGTCAAGGCCGACGCCGAAGCGCGAGGCGAAGACACTTCCATCACCGGAGACGAAGAGGAGTAATCCTCCATGAGCCAAGCGAAAATCATCGACGCGACCGACGAGGAATACTTCGCCATGGACGCGCTCGACCAGAGCCAGTTGAAAGCGTTCCTGAAAAATCCGAAGGAATGGGCTTACGACCGACTGTTGGGCGACCATACGCCGACTGACGCGATGAAGTTCGGAACCGCATTCCACGCCTACCTGTTGAACACGAGCGAGGTCGTATGCCTTGACGAGGGGCAGACCTTCCAAAACAAAGCCAACAAAGCATGGCGTGAAGCGCAAGAGGCGATGGGCAACATCGTCGTATCCTACAAGGATATGCAGTTGCTCAAACGCATGAAGCAGAACATCATCGACTCCCGTCCCGACATGTACGACCTTATCGGCAAAGGCACATGCGAACAGTGCATCGTGTGGACGGATGACGATACCGGCTTGGGATTGAAAGCCAAGCCGGATTTGATTCCGACCGGCGTTGACTATCTCGTGGATTTGAAGACCGCGAGCAGTGCCAGCGCCACGGACTTCCACAAGCATGTCATCGAATACGGTTATCACATTCAGGCGTCGTTCTACCGTCAGGCGGTTGCGAACTGTCCGGCGGAAGCATTCCAACGCACCAGACGCAAGCCTGTGGCTATGCAATTCTGGGTGTTCGAGAAAAGCGGCGCATGCGATTGGCAACCGTTCTCCATCAGCGCGGACAATGACGTGACGAAAATGGCCGGAATGGCTATCAGCGCGGCCTTGCATGGCATTGCCGAACTCCGTGACAAGGCGGAAGCCGACGGGCACTACGGCAAAGGCATCGACGCGGCGGCACGCTACGCGCTCCGAAACTGCGGATACGACAAGTCCTTGAAGGAAGTCGAATTCACAGCATGGGATATGGCCGACGCGCAAAACTTCGCCATGTACAACGACGTTGTCGCATAGCTCTTTCCCCTCCGTTTCCCAACAAAAAGCTTGGGGCATCGAAAAACCGGTGCCCCAAGCTTTTTGTTAGAACGGGTTTTCCGTCATGGCGGACTCCTTTGCGGAAGAGACGGCCCCCTGTCCGAAAGCCTTTTCCTTTCCTTTTCCCGAAGTGAGGGAGCTTCTGCTGGGATAGAGCGTCAATCCTTTTTCCCCAACGGAAGTCGCCAGCTCCGGCCACGCGTCCGACACCTTCTCCAACGACCGGCAAAACCTCCGTCTGAAAGAGTACATCGGCGTATCCGCTGAATCGAACTGACTCCGAAGATTCTCCCAAGAAACGACGACGGGCTTTTTCAGGGCATATGTTCGATAGGCAAGCCACTGGTAGATATCCAAAGCTCTGGGGGAACGTCCTAATTGGGCGGCGATACCTCTGTTCAAGGGGACGCAATTCTCCGTAAGAATCCGCCACAGCAAGTCAGATAATCTGATATATGTTTTCCGAGAAGTGTCCACGTCGTGAAAGTGGAATTCTCCGTAATCGAAAATCCGATAGTTTCCCACGGCCAGTATTCGTTCTTCCTTCGCGTCGAACCGGCCCCTAAACTGGATAGTCGTATTCAGTATACGATTCAGCATCTCGTCTACTTTTTCGGCCAAACCGCCGTAATATGTTAGGCCAGAGTGCTTGCAAAAAGAACGGAATGATTCGTTAAAGACTATAGTCTTTTTGTCGAAATCGACTTTCTCAGACCTTTCCATGATTAAAGAACTCAAGTAGAGAAGAATAAGCCTAGGAATCTTCCCATAAGCCCACTTTCCTCTTTCCGGGGCAATATTGACCGTGACCGTTCCGTTCCTTTTCTCAAAGAACTCAGCTCCCGTATTCTCTATAGGGAAGACGCCAGCGATGGGTATAAGTTTCAGATTGTCGGCAACTTTCAGAAGGTAGCCTTCGTTGCTATTGCCAATCATATGACCGCTCTTTTCTTAACTAATTAACGGTTTGCCACGTGTAAGCCCGACGATAGAAAACAGGAGAATACGTTTCTACTCATTGAGAAGGCTGGATTAGGCAAACGGGTTTAGTTCCACCTGCCTTGGCTTCACCGGTTGGGGAGTCTTTTGGACTGGTTCCTCGGAGTCCAGAGAACTCTTGCAGGGGTATAAGGTTAGCCCGTTTTTCCCGCATATGACTTTGATTTCAGGCCAAGCCTTACATACCTTGTTTAAGGCTCTACTGAACTTTTGTTTAAATGAATACATGGGCGTATCCGATATGTCGAATTGAGCCTTGAGAGACTGCCATGGAACAAACAAAGGCTTCTTCAACCCATAAGCTCTATAGGCAAGCCACTGGTAGATATCCAATGCTCTAGCCGACTTGCCAAGCTCGAAGGTGATTCTCTTGTTCAACGGCACCGGATTGTCAGTGAACATACTCCACATCTCCTCAGAGAACTGGATATAAGAAGACGGGTCTCCATCATCTTTAAAACCCGGATAGTCGAACTTGGAGTTATTGAAACGCAGATGGAATTGACTCACAAGACGTAGGTTACGCCCCTCTATGAAATGTCTCCCATTAGGACTTTTGCCGATTAGGGAAATCGTGAAAGTCGTTCCGGATAAGCAAAGAAGAGACTGTTCGACATCTTTGACACTGGTTCCAGCCGCCAATCCAACCTGTTCACAGAATAAGTGGAAAGACTTATCTATCTTGACGATATGGTGCTCCATATCCACTTTGTCGGAGCCTGTTTGCACCAAAGAACGAGTATAAATCAGAAATAGGCGGGGTATCTTCCCATATGTCCAACCCCACATCGATTGCATTACCGCCACGGACACGCATCCGTTCGTCCTTTCCACGAATCGGACGTCACCGGGGTTCTTGAGAGGGAACATGGCAATCTGCGACATGAGGCTAGGGGAATAGCTGATGTCTTTTTTGTTGACGGCTGGTGTATCATTGGACATGAAACCACTTCCTTTTACTCTGGTTTTTAGCGAACCCCCCTGTTCTGCCTATTGCAGAGGGGTTCTCTTTTTCTTTATTGTAGGCTGTGGGCTGTATTTTATGAGGTTTTCAACAACACTGTCTACAGCACCCTATTGTTCACAATTTGAGTATGGAAAAACATTTTTTGCCTATTTTTGACTTATGATTTGAATATAAAAGTTTATGATTTAGATATGAAAGTTCACAATTTGAATATGAAAAGTTCACAATTTGAATATAAGAACAGTCTCTCAGCCTTACTGCCACAAGGGCTTTCAGGCATCCCCATAAATATACATAACATACATAACTAATACATAATATATATGGGCTCAAATTTTAAAAAATTTGAAAAAGCAAAAAATATAGGAAAAATGCTTTTGCTGGGTAGAGGCCAACAGACGTGACCCCCCTATGTCGGGGAATGGAGACGGGTTAATCCTTAACTTAGATTACCGCTCACTGGCTTTTCTCATTGCTTAAGAAAACCGGATAAAATCTGAAACCGTGTGAACCGTTAACAAGCGAGAATCCTTTACCCCGGGTTCCCTAAAGAAGAAAAAGCCCGCCCCTCCCGTTTCGCTGTTTTTTCTCTTCGTCGTATTTCCGTGCTTTTCAGATTCTTCCAATGTTGTTTCCGTTAGACTGGATTAGTCCACATTGGCTAGCGGAAAAGAGAAAACATGCTTTTGCCTATCGCGCTTCCGACTGGTTCGCCGGTTCGGCCTCTTGATGATGAGACCGTTCGTGGCCGGTATTGCGATGGTGCCTACGTTCAGACCGGTCTTCCCGCAGACGAAAAGGATTACGATGAGTGGCTTGCCGAACATGACCGTATCGTCGCTTTAAAGGCCCTTCACGGGGTTTCCGGCAAAATCGAGACCAACCATACCCGTAAGGACATCATCGACCTTCTAAAAGCCGATATCAGCGCATTGGAGATGGGGAGCCGAAAATGAGATTCACACTGCATCCGACCGACAAGGGAACCAGCCGTTGCGTCCGCTGCGGCGTCAGGAAAACCCCATACGACGGGGAGACCATGTGCCAGCACTGTCTGGGCGTGCATGAGTCCGGCAGCCACCGTCCGTTCGGAGAATCGTCATGGTTCGGAGGAGCGTCATGGTTCGTCAAACCGTAGCGGTTAAACGCGGCGGATACCGTCTGACCATCACCATCCCCGTCGAATGGTGGAGCGGCACCGACACCGTGCAGACCGAAAAGACGCGTGCCTTACGGCGTGCGAGAATCCGTCGGTATGCGAAAGACAAGTGGCGGAATCTGAAAACGATGAAACAGGCGTGGAAGGTGGAACGGTTTCTGGCCGTGGTCACGGTGTCGGCACCCCACGGCGGGAACGTGTTCCCAGCACGAGCCGCCGAAACCGTGAAGCCGATAATCGACGCCGGTTCCGACGTGCGCCTGTGGGACGATGATGATAGTCTGCACCGGCATTCGACCATCTACCTGCAATCGCCCATCGAAGCGCCTTCCGGCTGTTATCTGCTGGACATTCTCATCATTCCGATTTCCGACGAGAACCCGCAGTATCAGATTACGGGCGGATTGGCGTCGAGCGTGGTCGGCATGTGGAGGAACATTCCCGTGGGGGAGCGTCCCGCATGGTGTGACGGCTATGAGGTGAAGTTCAGCGTGCCGGACAAAATCTGGATTACCAGCAATTACACGGATTCGGATTTGAAAGCCCGCCAGCATGGTCAACGCAAGGCGACCACGTGGGGTAGGGGCAACACGTTGGGCGTGCGTGAGAAGGTCGGCTCACAGCTCATCGCCTACGCGGAGGAGTGTTGGAAACGCCAACCCTACTGCGGGTACGGCAAGTACATCGTCATCGCCAGCATCGCCTACCCGTATGGCGTGGCGCAGGCCGACCCGGACAATACCGCAGAAAGCGTGAACGCGATTCTGAAAGCGGGAACGAACGTCGGCGCATGGCATGGCACCACGTCGAACTATTGCAAGGGCGTGGCGTTCGTCCGGTCTAAGAATCTGAACCATGGCGGACGGCATTTGGTCAGACTGCTCGTGTTCCCCGTGCCGGACGGGTTCCAAATGTTGGAAGCGATAGCGGATTCAGCGGACGCGAGCTGGGAGGAACACGACCGGAGGTTGAAATGAGTTGGAAAAGCGTATTGGGCAAGACCCTGCTCGGGGCGAGTATCCTGTTTGCGACCGTCATCTACATGTCGTTCGACGTTCCCGCAGATGGCAGACTGGACATTCGTGAATCCATCCTGTCCCTTTTCGGCCTGATAGTAGGCTTCTGGATATTGGGGGAGACGTGGGGACGATTGCTGTGGAAGGGTTTGAGGATTCTCACCAAGGATGTGGGCGTGTTCGCTGAAACCGTGTTCGTCCACGTTTCCGACCATTTTCCCAAGAAGTCGAAGCGTAAGAAAAACCGGTAGATTACCTTCTTTCGCCTTTTATAGACCTTGAGGATTGTAGACTGGAATCTGATGTTGGAAAAACCTCCCGTTCGGGGAGGAATCAGGTCGAGGAAGGACAAGACATGGCCTACAATCCGGCACAGCCGCGAAACCCCATCGGACAGTGGACTGAATGGGGTTTGACTGTCGGCTGGCATGAGTACGTTGACCGTCGCGGCAACGTGCGCAAGTACTACAAGAACAATCTCTCCCAAATGCCCAGCGGCTATGAGATGATGCACGTCGGCGCGAGCGGACGTAATTTCAGCACGCTCAAAAACCATGAGGTTCACGAACGAGTGCATATCACCGGCACCGAGGACGGCGAACAGCTCGCCATTGCGTCCACCGGCAACACCTGCTTCGGAGTCATCAACCATGACCGTGAGGCCCCGGAACACACGTTGAGCATGTGTCGTGGAAACAAGTTCCAGCCGGTCAGCGAGAACCTGCCGTTGGACGAGACCAGTTTCGGCGGTCGTGCCGCACAATTGGAGGGGCGTAAGGACGGTAAGGTGTACGACACCCTGAACGCCCGAACGAACGAGCAGGTCAACCGTGCCGCGTTCGAAGGCGAGAACGCGAAGGTGTACCACATCGACCCGAAGGACTTCGCGGAGGCGGAGGTCAAAGCCCGCCACTACTACGAGAATAAGCTTGGTCTGAACAATGCCGACGCGCGTTCCGCAGAAGTGTTCGTCTACATGGACAAGGAAGGCAAGACGCACGTCGCACCAGCCTTGAAGCGAGACTCGAAGACCGGTCTTCTGAAACGTGCCCCCCGCCCGCATAATGAGGGTGGCTCCCCAATGGCTATCGTTCCGGGCGACGATTTGACCCGAATGACCCGCGCCATGCAAGCCGAAGGACTGGACGACGTGCAATGCGCCATCAGTGCCGGTACCGGCAAACAGGCGAACGGCCATCCGCAGAACGCCCTGCACTTCCGCAAGGAGTTCTACCGCAATAAGACCAGTGGAGACCATGTGACCTCTTGGGGAACCATCGAAATGAACAACAAAGGCACCGAGGTCGAGAAGGCCCGTGGCGAGTTCAGCAGCGACAAGGAGTACGCGGACTACAAGTCGAAAGTCGCAGACCGTCGAAACAAAGCCGCATCCAACTACTATCATCCGGTGGACAGCGAAAGCGCCGCCAAGCTCATGCGCCGTAAGACCGGCAACATGAACATTCCACAGGACAGCATCGAAATGCGCCATCAGGACAAGGAAGTGTCCTTCGCGGTTCGCGGAGAGCATACCAACACCCTTTACGACGGATACGGTTCCCGTGTCGGATACGAGGCGAACGACGCCGACGGATTCCGTAGCATGTTCAACTATTCGCACCAGAACAATCCGGTACCCGCCCAAGCCGTGCATGTCGGCACCGGCAAGCATGAGGGACAGTACGGCATCACCCTACGCGACAAGGCCAGCGGCATGAGCGTCGTGTCTTGGTACAACAAGCGCGGACACCACACCGACACCGAACCCCTGCTTAAAGCGAACCTTCCCCAGAGGGCATGACATTTCCCAAAACGATTTTTTCGGGGTGGACAATCCGGCAAAAGTCTGGATACCGTCCACCCTGAAATTTTTTTCAAGGTATTTTCCCACCTATACGAGGTTGACGGCATACATGTCCGCTAAGGTGGTAGACGAAATCCGCAAAGGAAACGTTTCACATTTCGGATAGGACATTGAATGAGTGACAATTGGAACAATGCCGCCAAGAAAATCGGTGGCGTGGGTCTTGCTGCCGTGATGGCCGTCGGCTCCATGGGAACGGGAGCTGTGACGGCGTTGGCCGTTGACGACGCCAATACGACGACCCCGCTATCCACTTCCGGCGGCGAGACCACCACGACAAGCCGTAAACTCCAAACCACCTACGGAAAGCAGACCGTCACCTACGAGAAGGACGGCGACGGCAACTATACGGCCACCATCGACAAGTACGACGGCGACCCGTTGGAAGCCGCCACCGCCACGCTTGACGGCGAGGACAAGCCTATCGCATTGTCTGCTGAAACCCCGACCCTCAACATCGACCACAGTAAAGTCGGCGTCAGCCATCTGACCGGCACCGTCACCTACAATGGCACATTCGATGAGTCTGACACCGTAAGCCGCAAGGTCACACTGACCGTGAACGTGGACGAAACCTACGGCAAGGAAGTCACCCTAAAGAACGGGACGAAGTTCGTCGTGCAAGGCGACACCAACACCGCGAACGCCACACTGAACGGCGTGACCTTGGACAAGGACGGCAATCCGTCCGAAAACACCGTCCGCCTGTCGGACGGCACCACAGCCGCAATCGACTGGTCGAAACCCACATACGATTACAGGAACGGCTACACCGTCACCAAAACCGGAACCGCGACCGCCAGAGTCGAAATCATGGACTTCAACTGGGACAGCGGAACCCGAATCGACGCCTACGGTTGGAACACGCACACGAGCGTGACCGCATCCAACACCGCCAGCTGGTCAACTAACTATGAGGGCAACGACATCCCATTCACCACATCCGACGAGGATGGAAAACAGCTCGCGTCCATGACCGGCAACACCATTCCTCAACGACTGGAAGTTACCGGCAGCAACGGCAGCAACGTGACCCTCACCAATCCGACCATCACGCCGGGAGCCACCACCGGCGCGGGCAAACTCGGCATGATTCACGAGACCGGCACAGCCGGATACTCCAAGGAAGCAGGAGGAATCCTCCCCGAATTCGCCGCGACCGTGAACTATACGAAGGATTACGGCAAGGAAGTCACCTTGAAGGACGGCACCCCGTTCACCATCCGACAGAACGGCAGGACCGCCGTGTTGGACTACGCGAACAAGGACTACACCGTCAACAAGGCGGGCAAGGTCGTCGGCAAGGACGGCAGGGAAATCACCAGCCTGAAACTGTCCGACGGCACAGAACTGCCAATCACATGGTCTAAGACCACTGACTCCAAAACCCATGTGACCACCGTCGTGGGAACCGTCAACCAGAAGTACAAGACCATCGACCCGGAAACCAAAGCCGAATACGAGTGGACGATTCAAGTCAACCAATCCTACTCCCGTACCGACACTTGGAGCGGTGAGGTAGAAGGGAAGACGTTCCAGTTCACGAACAATCCGGAAACCGGCGACCAATCCTACACGGCCAGCGAACCGTCCGACAAGGTTCCGGGACGTATCACCGTGCGTACGAACGACTCCGACGACACGTTCACGTTGAACCACGGCGACCTGAAGGACGTACGCCTCACAGCCAACGGCACGTTCGCCAAAGTGGACGTGACCGGCACAGCCGTCTACCATGTCGGCGCTAAGAACGGCAATCCGGCGTTCGACGTTTCCATCCAGTTCAAATATTCCACGGGTGAGAACATCACTCTGGCCGACGGCACCCAGTTCACCGTATCCGGAGAAAACCCGGACGGAACCGTGGAAGCCGTAGCCAATGTGCCCGCCAACAAGTCCTATCATGTGAGCAAAGACCGCAAGGTCGTTGACAAGGACGGCAATGAGGTCAAGACAGTCAAACTGTCCAACGGCAAAAGCCTGAACATCGCATGGAACGTCAGCGTGGACAACGCCACTCACGTGACATCCGCAACCGGCGTCGCCACAGGCAACTACGAGTACACGGACGTTCAGACCGAACAAACCAAAATCTGGCATATGACCGTCAACTTGGGAGATTATTCACGTACCAACACTTGGTACGCGCAGGTTGGAGATAAGCAGATTCCGCTCATAAATCTTCCGAACGCGGGTGGTAACCAGTCCCTCACCACTCCGACCGTGAACGTCCGTCCGACCACCGTGACCATCGGCTCACTGAACGAAGACGACAACACCAAGTTTACGATTGAACCGACCTTCAGGGAACAACACATCACTTCGGGCGATAAGCTCGGCACAGCAATCGTATCCGGCACAGCCGTCTACCATGCCGACGCGAACCCGGATAAAGGCTTGCCGCAGTTCGACATCACCGTACCATTCGAATATTCGATTGGCGAGGAAATCACGTTGAACAATGGCACCGATAAGGGGACTCCTTTCAGCAAGTACGAAGATGGTTCCTATCACGCCGGATATTCCGCAACGGGCCTGTCCGACAAGGACAACAGTCCTTCCTACCATGAGGTCACACTGTCCAACAAGGACAAAGCCACCGTCAAATGGGAATCCACTCCCAAGACCATGGTGGGTGCCGACAACGAGCATAATATCGTCGTGCTCTCCGGAACAGCAGAGGGAACCGTGACCGTCGATGACGGACACGGCAACAAGATTGAACAAGCCTACACGGTGGGAACCCGAGACGTTCGTCCCGAGGATAAGAACTTCACGAAGATGACGCTCACCCAGACTTCCTCCGACGGCAAGTCCAAGAGTTACGAAATCAATAAGACGGACTTTGATGAGAACCATCAGAAAGTCGTTGACCTTCCCGCCTCCGACGCGAAGGACTCCTTCTCCCTCTCCGCCGAACATGGTCTCGACGCGGAAGTATCCCGTCCGAAACTGAGTGTTGACGGCACCAGCCGAATCATCACAGTCAACGTGAACGGCGTGGACTACACGGTACGAGTCAACTTCCAAACCTCCGACATCCAACCGGACAGTCCCGCCAAACTCAACGGCATCTACGTGAATCTCACCGGCAAAGCCGAAAAAGGCACGCTCATCGACAATTGGAATCCGAACAGGCTCGACTATGTGGTCGCATTGAAAGACGCGAACACCAGCGCCTACCTGCTACCGGAAGCCCCGGCAGGAGTAACCGTCAAAGCCGGAAACGTGACCCAAAGCGCACAATCCAACCGACAGGAATGGACAGTCACCGACACCGCCACGGGAGCAAGCCGCACCTACAGTGTGACCGTAACCCGTCCTGTCAAAACCGCCGTCACCGAATTCCAGCCGAAGGAGCCGGTGGAACAGTCTCCGGTCAAGACACCAGACTCTCAGACTGACACGAGCCTCGCATCCGTCGGTTACGTTGGCAAGGACGGCAAGTATGTGCCCGTCACATCCGACAAATTCGACATTCCGGAAGGCGGCACCTTCTCCTATGAGACGAAGGTTGGCCAAAGCGCCGTAGTGTCCAGTTCCCACAAGGGCATGACCTACACGTATACGGTCAGCGTGCTCTCTCCGGACGGCAATACGTTCACCCAACATGACTACACCGTCACCTACATCACCGCCGCCACCCACAAGGCGGAACTCACCGGCATCTCCGTGGACGGCAAGCTCATTAACGGATTCGACCCGAACAAAACCTCCTACGAAGTGGCTGTGGACAATCCCGACAAGTGGACGGTCGTAGGTCAATACGACAAGGATTCGGGAATGAGCATCACCATCAACAAGAATGGTGCCGATGCGACACTCACCGTCACATCCGGAGATGGACTCGTGTCCAAGGATTACAAGGTTCACGTCACCAAGAAACTGTTCGGAGGCGCTGGAACCGCTGGCGTAAGCGACCTCGCGCAGACCGGCGTGAACACCGGAATCATCGGACTGGTCATCATCGTGCTCGCCGCAGTCGGCGGACTGTTGGCCATGGCCGTCAAGAAGCTTGGCAAACGTAAGACCGCAAGCCAGACCGAAGAATCCTCCGACGGTCAATCCAATGCCGAGACCGAAACCGAATCCGACCCGGACAAGAAGAAACCGGCCCATAAAGCCGAATAACAGATAAAGCCTTGCCCTCCCCGACATGAAACCATGCTTCAACCAGTTGCCAAAGATTGGAAGAAGCATGGTCGGAGCGGGCAAAAATCGGAAGGCTGGCCTTGGGAACTCTCCTGCAAACCGTACTTGAGACCAGCTTTCCATACTTATAACTGAACAATCAAAAAACGCGCGGGGGGGGGGCTTCTTTTCAGCCCTTCTCCCGTTTTCATGACACACTCTCCAGAAGGGAAGCTCAAGGTTATGAAACCCGGCCTGAGAAAGGTTGCCGCGCTTATCTTGGCTACGGCGACAATGTTCGGTGGTGGCGCATTGTCCGCGTCTACCGCTTTGGCTGACGATTTGACGGTGGATTCGTCCACGCAAGTCCAAGCCGACACCAGTAATAGTGGGAACGCCGACACTAATAGTGGCAACACCCAGTCAGACATTACCGGCAGTAGTAATGCTGACAGTCAAACACAGTCGGACGTTCACGCCGACACTAGTATCCGAGCGCAATCCGCTCCGGAAGATGCTAAAGACGTTACCATTCATGACATGCTCGACACGGACACCGCATACGTGTCGAAACTCAAACTAACCGACCGAGTCACTGGAACCGCACCATTCGACAATGACAATGAGCGTGGCGACGATAAGGACGCGAGCAATGATATAGTCCGCTCGTTCGATGATGTAATCTACGACTACGATTACACCGTCACCCCGGATTCGACCATGGACTATTACAAGCGTACCCGTGTCGGCTTCCATTTCGAACTGCCTTATCCGGCGGATAAGGTCACGTTCGACACCGACCAAATGGGTTGGGTAGACCAGACTCCCGGCTATCAGCCGAAACTCACGACCGAAACCATCAACGGTGTGAAGACGCAAGTGTACACCTGCTATCGCCTGTTGGAGCCGACTTCCAACAGTCCGACCGTCAACCCCGGCACCAGCGCCATCCAGCTCGCGGTCAAAGTCAAAGCCGCGCCACACGGATACAAATTCCGCCCGACCGTACAGGCGTGGACAGCATGGAATAAGAACAATCCCACCGACACCGGAACACACAAGGCAATGTCGGACACGCCAAAGGACGTGACCGTAAGCGCGAAACTCAACCTGAACATAAGCCTGCAATACCAAATTACGGGCGGCGGCACCTACGATTTCAATACGGGTGACGCTACCGCGCCAAACAAAGGCAAAGGCAAGATTCAGGGACGCCAACTGCATGTGCTCGTCCGTACCGCGATGCGTTGGAAGGACAGGTCGAAGGGGTTGAAGGGCATCGAAGTGCCCACCGGAAGCATCGGCTACAAGCTGAACGTGTCCAGCGTGTTTCAGGACGACGACGACAAGCATGCGAAGCATGCGGGTGAAAAGCAATGGCAGCCGATACTTTGGGACAGAATCCACCAAACCACCACTTATAAGTGGAACGGAAAGAGCACTCACAACAGGAAGTGCGACTCGTTCGACCACAATGGTAGTTTCCCCAGCTCCATCACCGTGGATAAGGAGTCCGTCAACGACGGAACCACCGTCTACGACGACGGCACCATTACCGACAAAGGCACCACCGTCAACGTAAGCTTCACCGGCTACGACACGTTGAACTACCCGTGCGCCAACGCCGGACAGTACACCTCATTCGGCAAATGCTCCACCGCATACATGGACGGCTCCCTCACCCAACAGCAGGTAGCCGCACTGCACGTGGACGAGTTCACGTTCATCCTCCCCACCGCCACCACGGACGGCAAGACCGCCGCCCAGTATTATGGCAAAGACCAGACCGGCAACGTGACCATCACCGATACCGCACTGTCGGCCACCAGCGTATCCGGCATGACGCTCGACACGTCCGATACGAACACGAACCAATCGGTCGCCGACGACGACTTGGCATCAGGCAACTGGACAGTAAGACTGCCCGGAGCATTCATCCAGAGCATGTACTACACGAACGCATCCACCCGCACCGTCGGACGTTGCGACAACGCGACCACCGGACGCTGGCAGGACGCGGAAAGATACAAAGGTTCCGACCGAGTGTTGGAAAACACCAAGTTCGGCATCGTCACCGCAGCCGAAAACAAACTGAATTCGACCGGCAACGGCAGGGTGCTCGGCGTCCACTTGGTCAAATGGGACCCCGACATCCTCACCCCGTTGTCCGCAAGCGACAATCCCGACCAACCATACACCGTCCACGACAGCTACAGCACGTGGGGCGCGCGCTTCTGGTGGTCGGACACCCGCACCAATGACGGCATGGAACCCGTCATATGGGGCGTATTGCCCAACGGCGTCAACTTCTCCACCGACACCGCGCAAGCCAAGGCCGACTATGATGATTTCGACTGGTATCCGACATACGCTCAGGCTGCCAAGCATGGCAAAGTACTCGCCGCGCAGATAATCGACACACGCGTATGGGATACCGCCAACACGTCATACGATTCACGTATCAGCGTCGGCGCCACGCTCCCCATGCAGGTCAACGACAAGACCGCAGGCAGGACGGCGCAGACCACCGGACAGGTTGACTACTGGACACGCAACGACCTCGCCAAGAAAGCCAACCTCGACATTGAGGACGATTTGACCACGTGGACGGCATACGCGCGCTCCATCACCGGCGACGACTACACGAGCCTCGTCAAACAACTAGGCAAGCCCAGCCTCCACTACGACGGCAAAACCTATCTGAAGGCCACGTTCAGCGACGACGGCGTATATCAGGGCGGCGACACCGGCGGAAACAACAAGGGCGACACCCTGTACGTCGTGGGCGAACGTCCGGCAATCGGCATCCACACCAGCCAGAAAGACACGGCCAACACCGTGTCGAAGACCATCTACGATTTGGACAAGGAACAGCGTCACGCCGACTGGGTGATAAACGCGACCGCCAAGACCGGCGACAGCAGCACCGGCGGCGACTATCTGACCGACTACCACATCAAGGTCACACTGCCCAAGGGTCTGACCTACACGGACGGCTCATCGACCGTGGGCGGAGAATACAAGGACACTGATTCAGGACAAACGCAGGGCGTTGTCACCGGCGGCACGCCCGTCACGCCGACCGTCACCCCAAACAAGGACGGAACAACCACATTGGAGTACACGGTCAACGGAGTGAAGGCGGACGGGACGGACACGCTCGTCAGATTCTCCACCACCATCGGAGAGCCGTCCGACCCGGAGACGGACGCGAAGAACAACCAGCAGTATACGGTGAACACGGAAATCAGGTCGAAACGGTGGATGGGCACCCCGTCCGCCGCCTACGGTCAGACCGCCGCCTACACCATCCGCGTGTCGCGTACGCACGCGTCCAGTCTTGCGACCCGTGCGAAGACCCTGTTGAACGAGACCCAGTCGAATCTTGGATTCGTGAATATGCTGGGCAACTTCAGCCGTGACGCGAAACCCGCCCCGTATGCGGTTGACATCATGCCCTACAAGGGGTTGGGACAGTCCGACTATCACGGCGAATACACATTGACAGGACTGTCGGTCAAGGCCGGTGCGGGCGCGAGCATGAGCGGCGTCAAAGTCTACTTCACCACCGACCCGAAGTGGCGGAACGTGGATGCGACGAAGATAACCCGCGAACAGGTCGAACAGTGGACGGAAGCGAAAGTGGATGCGACGACCGGCAAGGTCGTCATCCCCGACGGCTGTGACCAGCCGGTGGCATGGGCGTTCACGTCGCCCAGCCTTCCCGCCAACGCCCGCTACGACTTCACACTGGGCATCAAACCCACCAATAATAGTGCGGGCGACGTGTACATGAACCGGTGGGCTGACGGTGACAACAAGGTTGACGCCCTGACCCAGATAGTCGAGCGCAAGGTCAACGGTGTCGCATGGTTCGACGTCAATCATGATGGCATCCGACAGGATTCGGACCGTCTTCTCTCCGACGTGACCGTGACCCTCTTGGACAAGAAGGGTAAGACCGTCACCAGTGTGGACGGCAAACCCTGCGCCACTCTGACCGACAAGAACGGACGCTACGAGATAGGTTCCATTCCAGCCGGTAGCGGCTACAAGCTCAGGTTCACGCCGAAAACCGGCATTACATGGCACGGGCATCATACGACCGTCAAAAACGCGAAGGACGCCAGCGAGGCGACCGATTCCGATAGTGATGAGGAGGATGATGCGGACGGCAACATGATTGCCGGAGTAATCCCATTAAAGGATTTCCCCGCATTGAACAAGATGACTGCCGCCATCTACGAAGACCTGAACGAAGACCACGGCATTTACGGCATGGTCATGCCCACGGTTCCGGTCGCCGTCAAAGCGGTCAAAGTGTTGAACGGTCGTCCGAACGGCGCTTGGACTGAAAAAGACAAGTATGTCGCGGACATCACCCCGTTGAACAATGCTCCGAAGAGCGCGGTGCCATCCTCCATCGCGTTCACCGACAACAAGACCCAGACAGTCAGAATTAACACCGGCGCGTTCACTCAGGAAGGCACTTACCAGTATGAGGTGAAGGAACGCAAGGGAGACAATGCTGGAGTCACGTATGATGACCGTGTTTGGATACTGACCGTCACCGTCACCGACGATTTGAACACGTTCGACCGTCATGTCACGGCCAACGTGTCCAATAATGGAATTCAATCCGACACCGTCCAGTTCACGAACACGTATGCTCCGAAGGATACGCAAGCCCGTATCGTGGCAAGCAAACTGTTCACGAACGCAGACCAGTCGGCCACCAAGATTACCGACTTCCAATTCGACCTGTATGCGAACGACAAGGCGACCGGAACTCCTATCCAAACCGTGAACGCCAGCGCGGACGGCAAAGTGGAGTTCTCTCCGCTCCTGTTCACCAAGGCGAAGCTGAACGGCAAAGACAAGGACACCTTCTCTTATTCGGTTCGTGAACGCAACACGGGTGCGGCGGGCGTCAAATATGACGACCATTACGCCGTATGGACTGTGACCGTCACCGACGATAACAGTGGACAGTTGAAAGCCTCGCTCATCAATCCGGCCATCTCCATGAAGAATGGCAAGACCATTGACAACGGCCAGTTCGTCAACTCGTATTCCAGCCAGCCTGTGTCCGTCACGCCGAAAGCCAGCAAGGTAATCGACAATCCGAAGCACACGCTCCGCCTGTTGAACGCCAACGAGTTCACATTCGAATTGCAGGACAAGAATGGCAAGACCATCCAATCCAAGACCAACAATGCGGACGGAACCGTAACCTTCGACAAGCTCGCCTACAATACGGTAGGTGAACACGATTACCGTATCGTGGAAAAGACGGGACAGTTCAAAGGCATCACCTACGACCAGACCGTCCACGCCATGCACGTCAACGTCACCGACAACGGTTACGGACAGTTGAAAACCTCCACCTCTTACGACAATACGAACAAGACCCCGGTCTTCCACAACACGTATCAGCCGAAGGACGTGACCGTGAGCCTCACCGCACACAAGACGTTCGACAACAAGAACGCCAGCCATGCGAAACTCACCGACTTCCAATTCCAACTGTTCGACAACGAGCAGGCGGTAGGCAAGCCGTTGCAAACCGTGAACGCCGACCAGAACGGAAACATCAGCTTCCAACCGTTGACGTTCACCGCCCAACAGTTGAACGGTGCCAAAACCCGCACGTTCACCTACACGGTGCGTGAAGTCCGCCAGTCGGCGGGCGGCGTCAACTACGATTCCCACATGGGAATGTGGCAAATCACCGTCACCGACGATTTGACCGGACAGTTGAAAGCCCAAACCAGAACGAACGCGGCCTATCCGACCACGTTCACGAACACGTATCAGGCGAAGCCGGTCAGCGTACAATTCCGTGCGCACAAGACCCTCAACGACCCCGACCATACAGGCATCCAACTGCAAGCCGGACAATACGAGTTCAAATGCGTCGAGGACAAGACAGGCGGTCAGGCTGGAACGGTGAAAACCAACGACCAGCAGGGCAACATCCTGTTCGACACCATCTCCTACAAGAAGACGGGAGTGTACGACTACACGCTCAGCGAAGTCCACGGCGACAGGGGCGGCGTCACCTATGATGCTACGAAACATCATGTGAAAGTCACCGTCACCGACAATGGCGAAGGCCAACTGTTGGCCGACGTGAAGTATGATAACGGAACCAACATTCCGGAATTCACCAACACGTACCATGCCCAACCCGCCACGGACAATCCGACCGCAGTGAAGAAGATGACCTCCCCCAAGGGCAACAAGTACACGCTCAAGGGCGAAGACTTCGCATTCACGCTCCAACAACAGTCCGCGCCCGCCAACGTGTCGAACGCCGACCAGACGAAACGGAACGACCGGCAGGGCAACATCCGATTCGACCAACTGTCGTTCCCGCTCGTAGGCACCTACGTGTTCACCATGTCGGAGCAGGATACGACCGTTCCGGGCGTCACGAAGGACGGGACGGTTGCGACCATCACCTACGTGGTCAAGGATGTTGACCATACGGGCAAGCTGACCGTCGTATCCAAGACCGTCACCCCGACCACCGGCGCTAACGGCAAGAACATCACGTTCACCAACCATTACAGTCCGAAGAACGTCGGATACTCTATCAGCGGCGTGAAAAACATCGTCAACACGGATACGGCAACCAGCCGCGTTCCGCAGGACGGTGAATTCAAGTTCCAGTTGAACGCGGTATCCGCACGCGACGCGGACGGCAACGCCATCAGCATGAACGACATGCCAATGCCAGTCGGAAGCCAAAACGGAACGCAAACCGTGTCCAACAAGGGAAGCGGTTTCACATTCGGTCAAATGGTCTACACCATGCCCGGCGTATACACGTATCACGTGAAGGAACTCGCCGGAACGGACAAGACCATCGGCTACTCCACTCAGGAATACGATGTGACCGTCACCGTCACCGACCAAGACGGCATGCTCGCTGCCACCGCCGACCGTCAGACCAATGACATCCGATTTGACAACACGTATACTCCGACACCGGTCAGCGTGCGACTCGAAGCGGCCAAACATCTGACCGGACGTGACCTGAACGACAACGAATTCTCCGCCGAATTGAAGGATTCCAACGGCAACCTGCTCCAAGCCAAACAGTTCGCCCGCGTTCCACGCGACGCGCAATCCGACAAGGTAACTGCACGCGAAGGCGACGGGACCCTCGAATTCGACAAGCTCACGTTCGACAAGACCGGCGTGTACACGTACACGGTTGACGAACAGGACGGAACATTGGGCGGCGTCGCCTACGACACCACCAGCCACACCGTCACCATCACCGTCACCGAGGACACGAAGAGCCACAAGCTCGCCGCCAGCGTCGCCTACTCCAACGGCAAAGCCAGCGAAAAGAGCATCCTCTTCCAGAACACGTACCAGCCGGAAGACGTGTTGGTCGAACTGTCGGCCAAGAAGAATCTGACCGGACGTGAACTGCAAGCCTACGAATTCGAGTTCGAACTTGTGGACGACAAGGGCAATGTCATCGACAGTGAGAAGAACGACAAGCAGGGCAACATCCAGTTCAAGCCGCTCACCTACGGTAGAGACAATGATGGAGTGGATGATTGCGGTGAATACCGGTATGTGATTCGCGAGAAGAACACCGGCGAGAAGAACGTCACCTACGACAAGACGGAACATCACGTGACCGTCACCGTAAGCGACAACCTGCAAGGCAACCTGACCGCCAAAGTCCAATACGACCCGACGGACGATACGGCGAAGGATTCCAGCACCATGCCCGTCATGCCGACCGCTAAGGCCGACAAGACCGACGGGGATGCCGGTGAGGATGAGAACAATCCGACCACAACCCCCAGCATGGTCACAACCACTGGAACCCAACCTGAGTTCACCAACTCGTACATTCCACCGGCGACACCGGCCATCGTGAAGACGATTCGCCAACTCGCCCAAACCGGTGTGAACACGCCTATCATGACGGTCATTCTGTTCACACTCGTGGGAATGGGATTGATGCTCGCCCACTGTCGCGGAAACACGACCGTGACCGCACGCCACAAGAAGTAGGTTACGGCAGATAAGTGAAAAGGCTGGATAGGGAACATTACGGCTCCCCGTCCAGCCTTTTTGTTTTTGCTGAGATTTTTAGCCACCTCATGTGATAGCATGTATTTTTACATGCAAACATAAGGGAGGAAAAATGCAGTTGACAATACCGGTGGAGACAATGGTTCCCATCAGTCGTTTTGGAAGAGGAACCGCAAGCGCGGAGTTTTCAAAAGTGGCAGACGATTCTCCGGTCACAGTCATGAAAAACAATCGGCCAACCTATTTCATACTGAACGAGCATGATTACAGGCATTTCCGTGAGCTTGAATGCGAAGTGGAAGCATTGCGCAATGAGGAGGCTCGCCGTCAGGCGTTGAATCATGAGTACACCCACTCTTCCCAAAACGTAAACGACATGATGGATTATCTCAATGCTTTGTAAACGAACGTTGGAAACCATTCAGCCGTTCGACAATGACATCAAACGGCTGAAAAAGAAGCATTACGACATTAACAAGATTCGCGAACCTCTTCAAGCTCTTATCGAAAACGATGTTGACCTACTCAAAACCAAGTATTCCGACCACGAGCTGACCGGTGATTGGAAAGGTTTCCGCGAATTGCACGTGGAATCAGACCTATTACTGATTTACTACGTGGACAACGATGTGGTCTCTTTGGTGTTAGTCAGACTTAACAGTCACGACGTGCTGTTTTCTAACAGAGAAGTACCCCGTAAAACGATTAAGTCCTATTTGAGGGCGAGAAGAAAAGATTTCTAAACCCTTGTGGCTGAATCATAATTGAAAAGTTCCGACTCACCGTTTTTTGGCTGTTCTCGCATGAGGTATACTGGAATTGTTCACACAAGCGAAGACTGCAAACAAAAAGGAGAACCAAAATGCTCAGCCTTGAACTTTGGACTAAGAACAGCCAAGGCGAACGCACCTACCAAGGCACCTACCGTCGTACTTGGAAGACCATGCGTGGGCTTGAAAACTTCCGCCAAAAAGTCATGGATTATAACGGTTACACGCTCGAAGACTTCAAAATCAAAGGCGAAGAATCCCGCAAGGACAACACCAAGGCGGTGGGACCCCTCAAAGTGGGAGACGTGCTCCACTCCGTCTACGGCTACGACATGATTCTCAACAGCTACTACGAAGTGGTCAAGGTCAGCCCCAGTGGCAAGACCGTGCAAATCCGCCCACTCCGCAAGAATTATGATGGAAGCCCCAACGACATCGCCGGATGCACCGTCTACCCCGACGTGACCAGCGAAAACCGGTTCGCGGGCAAACCTGACAGCCATCGCGTCCTCGTAGACAATGACGGCGAACCCTACGTGAAAATCAGCACCTACGAATACGCGCACCCAATGGATATGAAAGAAGCAGTCTACGGGTCAATGGAAGACCACAACGACTAAAACAGAAAAAGCCGGAAGCCAAAGGAAAAAACCTCAAGCTTCCGGCTTTTTTGTTGTTTTGGGGAAAGCTATCTGAAAACCTTGTCTTTTTGGGTGCTACCATACATTTTTTCTGAACCACGATACCGTGGCAACCACGTCAGAACGAACGGAAACACAAACGTTTTTCCCGAAAGCATGGAAACCGTTCCCGACGGCTTTTAACAATGGCGGCAATCATGCCTTTCTATCTCTTTTGTTATGCTGGCGCGTTTTCCTTTTCTATGATGTATACTGGAATTGTTCACACAAACAAAAGGTTTGACGACCCCACCAAAAAACAAGGAGAAAAAATGCACTTCCTAGGCGCAGTCATCGGAGGCAACAACACCAGCGAAGCCGAAGCCATCATCGACCCATACAGCGAATACGAGGAAGTCGAGGAATACGTCCTCTACACGCGGGACGAATTCCTGAAGGACAATCGAGAGAACGACAGGCGTCTAATTGAACGCGAGGGCGAAAACCAGCACGACAGAACGAGCGAAGCCTTCGGGAAAGCGGAACGCCGACTGGCATTGAATGATGAAGAAGCGCTCGAAGCCTATGCCGAATACTGTGGGTACAGTCTGAACGAAGACGGCGATGTGGTATCTACTTTCAACGACGATTCGTTCTACGACTGGTATGAGTTCGGCGGTCGTTGGGAGGAAATGGTAGACGGGCTTCAGGGAATCACCTGCGGCGAACTCAAAGAACGTTACAGCGACGGTGATTCCGAGGTCAGAGAGCTGTTGGACTGCAATGTGAGCGTTGTCTGCGACAATGACGGTTACGAAGGTGGGGTGTGGTTCCCCGTGTCAAGGGATGCTCTGTTTGAGAGGCTGGGGAATGATTCTTCCGCTCGTGTCTGGTTTGTCGATTTTCATGACTGATTGAGAGGCTTTTTAGGGTGACGGTCTTTTAGGACTGGTCGCCTTTGTTTTTCATCCAATCATGTGGTATACTGGAATTGTTCACACAAAAAGGCCGAACAAGCCAAGCAAAAAAGGAGAACCCCTATGAATATCAGCGACACCATCCAGCCGTTTGATGTCGAACTGGAATTCTGGAGCGATGATGACACCGCTCTGCTGTGTATTCGACATAATAAGCTGACGAAAGAGCACTGGAAGCACGTCTACGACGAGCATAAGGAATCGTCTCCAAAAAGCGAGCCGGATGAACGCTATATCTTCTCTGAGTACCATAAGGACAAGAACGAGGTCGTCTATTGGCTTGACCTCGACAACGACAGCTACTATGTGACCAAATCGTTGGGAGGCGAAAGTCTGGACTCCATGGTTCGTTCCATCGCCTTGGCTGGTCGGTGAGTTTTAGGCTCTGGGTCATGGTCTGCTTGGGTGAACTGTGCCCCTGTTTTTCTGGGTTGACTTTTGTTTAAACATAGCTTATACTGGAATTGTTCACACAAACAGGGGTTGAAAACCCACCACACATAAAGGAGACAAAAATGCTCAGCCTTGAAGTCCAAATCAGCAAACACACCAATCGTTGGGTGGACGTCACCAACGACTTCCTCAACATCACTAGCCGCAATTACCTCAGCGGACGCAAGCACTGGCGAACCATGAAGGGCGTCGAGAACTTCATCGACAAGGCCATCAAGACCTACCCTTGGCTCACTCGTGAGAACTTCCGCATCAACGGCACCGAAGAGGAACGCCGCAAGCCACAGACCTCCACCACCGACGTGGAAGTGCATGTGGGGGACATCTTTGTCAGCTCTTGGGGTTACAGCATGACCCTCGTGGACTTCTATCAAGTAACCAAGGTCAGCAAGACCGGCAAAAGCGTCAACGTCCGCAAGCTCGCCTACAAGGTCGTGGATGGTGCCACCTGCTCCCCGCAGGGTGGGCGTGTGGTTCCCGTCAAGAACTGCTTCGTGGGGGAGGAGTTGAAAAACAAACGCATCAGGGGTGATTATGACGTGAAGCCCCGCCCTATGTTCACCGTGAATGATTGCGCCACTGCCCATCTTGTCGATGGTATCGACCCCAATGGCTACTTCATGTGCAACTGGGATTGATTTCCTAATTGAGGGAACTTGTACAGGAAACGTACAAGTTCCCTTTTTTGTTTTCGTCATTTTCTAGGGTGGGGAACCTTGCTTGTCTTTCCGTTTGACAATCCTGTTTTTGTGGGTTATACTGGAGTTGTTCGCACAAAAAGTTAAATCCAAGGAGAAAAACATGACCATCAACCTGCACGACCTCACTGGATAGGAATCGGGAATAATCCTCGTGGAAACGGATGACGGACGACACATGAACATGGTCGCCAACTGGGGAGCCAAGGACGGACTGCCGTATCTTTTCGAACCAATGCTCGAACCATTCTCGTTCCTATTCCTCCCCTCAGAGGATGTCCACGTCGAAACCGAACGCATCCACAGCGGGGCACTCAACGACGAAATCGCCCACGACGGTCTCGAAGACTGGAACCCGTTGGACGACGATTTGGACTCGGACGAACCCTGCGAAGTATACCCGCTGTCAAACGGCTGGATTGTCGTCGCCCCGAAGGAATGGAACTGACAAAAATGAAAACACGTAACGGCCTCAACACCGTTGCACACACACTGCCGGACTGGCATGTGGTCAACGACCGCCAATTCGGACGCATCACCGCGTACGACCCCCAAGCACGATACGAGATTACCGTCAACCTTCCCGACCGCGACACTATCCGCATCGTCCGCACGCAGTACGAGCTAGCCGAGGATAACACCGTCCTCAATACGTCCGACATGGGTGAGGAACAGGCATTGGCAGAACTGGCCCGTCTGCTGGCCGCGCCCATGCCGCGCACCGACCGGCTCATGTGGCTGAAAGACCAGTTCGACAAGACCGCTGAATGGTGGCGGAACACGATTGGCGACGAACAGATGGCGAAGGACACCGATGATATGGCCGAACGGTACATGCATGTTTGCGAGTACTTCAACAAATACCCCGAACGCGACCCGGTGTCCGTGTTCAAAGGATGGCTGCTGTGTGAGAAGCTTGGCAGTCCGTATGAGACGCGCCGTCAGACCGCATTGCACATGCTGGCCGACGTGTGGCAACTGGACAAGGACTAAGGGGTTGAGATGGAATATTTTCCGAACAAACGAGCGGTGGAACTGCTCTGTGAAGACGCTAACAATGAACGCGGCTGGCTCAGCGACGGACTATACGAGACGGCAACGGTCGATAAGGACACCGGCATCGTCCATGTGGGCGAACACGGCAGCATCGACCTGTATGCGATTGTCAGTCTGGTCGAAAAAGGCATCAAAGACGAGGGAGGAAAAATCTATGGTAACGGATGATATTAAGCTCATCGACCCAATTCGACGCGGACATCATGGAATCCTACGCAAGGAAGTGGTGAACCATGCTTGACCTTGAACAACTGCTATCCGACCTGCGCGATTTGGAACACGAACTGAATTCGATGGGTGTCGAAGCCGTATTGGACGAGCGAGATGATGGAATGCCGGAATTCCACTTCGGAGAGTTCGGCGGAGGACTCGAATACGATAAGAAAGGGTTCCGTTTCACCATTTGGGCTGGCGAGAAAGATAATGTTTTTGAGACTGTTTTCTACAAAGAGTTCCGCCACGAACTGATACGCCGTCTTGCCAACCAGTACGAGCGGAAAGCCGAGGACGTGCGCGACGGTTGGAAGAAGCTTAGCGGGGATGATACTCCCATGCCGGACAATCTGGTCAAAAGGGCTGATGGATATTCAAGTCAGGCCGAAAAACTTCGTGACGCCATCCAAAACGACGATGTGCCCATGCTGTTGAGTGAGGAGGACTTCAACACGCTTTCCCATCATCGTCCTCTCATGATTGTTCAACCGGAGGAATTGAGCAAGCGTCTGCAAGGAATGGGATTGCTGAAACGCAAATACTGGATGGACGATTTGTATGACGAGCTGACCGACGAAGGACGCGCGGCAGTCGGATATACAAGCAGAGTCAAGAACTTGGCTCTACCTAGCGACTTTAGGAGATAAGGAGAATGAGGATGGCGGGTGAATGGCATTGTTCCAAGTGCGGCAAGATATTGAATGTTCTGGACATACACTGGACTTCCGATGTGGTGGGACATGTTAACTGCGCTTGCGGCGCGAGTTATCTCATAGAAGGCCGCAAAATGACCGACAATGAGACGGTGTATTACATTTCCGACAGCAACACGGACTGAAAAACAAAAGAAGCACAAGATAATGTTGAACGTCGATTTCGAGGATAACGGTAACGACGAATACGGTCTGGTTTTCTCGCGGGACAGTGAATACGACCCGCTCCCATCCTTCCAGTTCAACGACCGTGGGGAAGTGTTCATCGGCTTGCCGGATGATGACGTGTCGGAACAGGTGAGGGATGTTCTGAACAGAAGGTATCCCGTCGATTCGCGCCGACAGTTGGGTGAGGCCGTCTACGACCGTTTGAATTTGAAACGTCAGGTGTTGGAGTCTGTGATTCGTGCCGACGAGAAGAATGGTCGAGACGCTTCGGAGAAGAAACTGGAATTGGAGTTTTTGGAGGACGTGTTCGAGTCTTTGGATGATATCATCTGATTAGGGTCACTCAACTGATTGTGGTATAGTGGGGATGTCCACACATAAAGCATTCGCATAAAAAGGAACCACTACATGAGTCAGTCAGAACCAGAAACCGACCTCATATCATGGTTGGAACAACAATGGGACAAAGCCGTCAAAGATTCCGAAACCCCGGACGGGGAACTGCTGGAAAAATACACTTTCTACGACGGCCTCACCACAGCCTACGAATTCACCATCGCCCGCGTCAAACAGTATGGAGTCCAACCGACCACAGACAGTCGGACAGCCGCACTCATGGAAATCATCGACTATGCGAACAAGAAGAAAAAAGAACTCCGCTACAACCGTATGATACGGAACCTCACCTCCCCAGACGAGTCACCGTCACCCGACGAACAAGGAGGCCACAATTCCTACGGCGACATAATTCACATCTGCGAAAAACTCTTGGAAGAAGACGAATCATGTTGAATCTTAAGGAACTCATTGACGTAGGTTGCGCCCAAACCATGGTTGACTCGGACGGTCAAATATACCCGTGCAGTAAACCCATCGTGGCAATCCGCCACTGGCCGGATTACGGTGAAGGGGACAGTTACAGTGGCGTCTGCCAACAGCACTCCCAACAGGCCGGTATAGAATTTATCCCGTTGAAGAATGTTCCCAATCCACTGCTTCTGCCGTTCTATCTCACCTATGAGGATATTGACGATAGCAGTTCATCCACCCAACCACAGGTGGGTGATTACGGTGTGGCAGTCCGCGAGAACGCTCACGGTCAGGAGGAAATACCCTTCCACATCGAACAGGAGGAGCATACCGGTCTGCCGGTCGCGGTTCTGAACACTCAACTGTACGCAAAACCGGAGGATGATATAGAAGACGGCCAATATGTGAGCCTGTTCCAGTTGTATCTCGACGGTTTCGAGTTGAGCAGGACAGGCCGGAAGTGAACGAAAATGATAGAACCGACGGTATCCTACTCTGGACACGACTGGTTTTGAGCCTAGCTCAACTGGTCGTGGCATTAAGCGTTATCGGACTAATCGTCGCACCACCATTGACAAATGGACTCAATCGGTTGAAAACCGAAATCTGGGGACGGTCAATCACCTTAGAGGCCACCGTCACCGACTGGCAGGGCAATCCCGTTCCCAACGTGACGGTCACGGTCGTCCATGACGATGGCACTCCCTACAAAGATAGTGTCGGCAATCCCGCCAGAAGCGTCACCGACAAGAACGGCAAATACAAGATTAAGGCAAACGTCAAGAGAACCTTCCGATTGGAAGTGGTTCCACCTCAACAAAACCAAAATCAGAAGGAGTAGTAAAACATGGTAGATTTCAACGAGTGGAGTCAAGACCCTTTCGCTCTTTTTGCGGCGTTTCTTACCTTGGTTATAACAGTGACCTTCATTTCCGGAATTATCTTTTTATTTGATATAATAGTTCCTATCAAAGACAGTAGCCACATACTAAAGTGATACATTTTCAGCAAAGGAAGTGTCAGAAAATGGAACAGGAAATGCCGGACTATGAAACGATATGCGCTGCCGTTGTGGGCGAAAAATGGGCGTTGGAAAAGGTGCTTGATTGTTACGGCGACGAAATCAACCGCCTTGCAATGGTAAAAAAGTGTCAGCCGGACGGGACTATCAAAGAGGAAATCGACGAAGATTTACGGCAAACACTCATAATGAAACTGTTAGAAGCTATCCCACAATTTCCAATGGAAAAGGAGTGATACCATGACACGCGGAGAAATTTGGAAAGACTTTTTCAAGAGAAACGTTTTGCCCGCCGTTATTGCATTGTTTTTATTCTTCATGTTCAAGAACATCTTTACAGAGGACGGGTAGACCAATTACTTTTATGTATGGCTGTGCTGCGGTATCCCCTTTGGCATTCGCCGTATGTTCGTATGGCTTGTACCGCATGGATATGACATAGCTGGAACGGTGGGTATCGTTGCCATTAACTTCATTTTGGACGGCATTATCGGCGGGGGCATTTTAATATGGCGGCTTGTCGTTGCTACGTGGTATATCCCCCTTACGATATACCGTTTACTTACCGCAGATAAGAGTGCAACCCCTCAAATCAATATAGAGAAAGGATTTAAAAGTTATGAATGAAAGAGAAAGAATTATTCATTTATGGTTTGATATGTGGCTAAAACAACAAGATTTAGGGATTGATAGTATTTTTACAGAAGATGTGATTTACACTGAAAGTTGGAGTCCTAAGTATGAAAGTCGAAAAACAGTAAAACATTGGTTTGATGAATGGAATACTCGTGGAAAAGTCTTAGTGTGGGATATTAAACAATTTTTTCATAAGGAAAATCAAACTATTGTAGAATGGTATTTCAAAAACAAAATGAATAATGGTAATATTGAAGAATTTGACGGAATTTCTTTAATAGTATGGACGGAAAATAACAAAATAATGGAGTTGAAAGAATTTGGTTGTAATCTCAATACCTATAATCCATACGCCCAAAATGATATGCCACAATTCAGAGATGAAAAAACAAAGTGGTTTTGAAGTTTTAAAAGCCGGGACGCAGACAGTCGGTAAAGACTATCCGCGCCCCGGCTTTCTTATGGGTACAGCGATAAAATGTTACGCAGTAGAACGCCATTTTTGAGGGAAAAGGTATAAAACCCTTGCCGCGTCATTTTCACACCCGGAAAGCCCTGTAAATCAAGGCTTTTTTTGCCCCTACTGCGTAACAAGGGCGCGTCGTTTCCTCATGCGCTCCGCTGCCTGTCTGCGGGTAATACGCTTCCGGCAGTCCGGGCAGTATTTGACGCTGTTAGAGGTGGACGCAAAAGAAGCTCCGCACTCGGTACAACGCTTTTTATCCTCGGTCTTGAAAAGCTCTGCATACAGCAGCTTATCAAAGGGAAGTACGGCGGTCTGAAACCATTTGCATAGAAGAGAATAGGAAATAAGCTGCGGGCAGACACATTCCTCCCCGTCGTCCAGTAAAATACAGTGTCCGTTATCGCAGTTGCAGCACTCCTTTTTTACAAGGCTGTTGACTTTCCGGCTTTGGGGCGGCGTAAGCCGCTTTAGCCCGGTCATACCTCATCAGCGGCGAAAATGGCAAGCTCCGTATACTCATTTTCTGTCAGAGGTGCAATTTTCGCAAGGGTGCGCTTCGCCAGTTCCCGCATATCCTCGTCCATAAACGGCAGCGCAGCGTTGATGTTCTCCATAAGCCCGCGCTTACCGCCCTCATTGTAAATGCTCAACAGGTTTGTTTCTTCAACGGTCAGTCTAATCATGCTCATACCTCCAATTCGTGATTTTTTGATTTTGCCGCTTTTTTCTGTGCGGTTTTTTCTTTGTCTGCTCTAAGCTGCGCCCGGATAGAGGGCTTCTTTTCCGTTTTTGCTGCCTTGCCGCGTTCCTTGTCAGCCTTGACAGCTTCCGCAAGGTCAACAAGGGAAATGGTTTCTCCTGCCTTTACCTTTGCTTCCAGTTCTGCGGTAGTCGGGGTGTTGTTTATCTGCCCGTCAATCATGTTGTAGTTTTGCTCTGTGGTCTGCTCGGCAGCTTTCAGATAGTTCTCTGGCTGAACGGGAACAGCAAAAGCCCTAGTGCCGTTCCCCATAATCAGATATTTTCCGTCGTCGGACTGGTGGTGCAATCCATATCCGGCAGCTTCCATTTGCTCGCGGCTCATGGCGGTTACATAGAAAGTCCCTCTCGGTGTTTTGATTGTTTCGCCCGTTTCCAAGTCGGCGGGAATGAGGGCATTTTCCTGCTCCTTGAAAAACTCCGGCACTTCCTTATAACCGAAGCTGTCTACATAGTGGGCGGTGTCCTGCCCGTTCTGATGAAGCACCACCACGTCGGAAACGGAAAGGCTGTGTCCCTTAAAATCTTTCGGGTGGTCGATATTAAAGCGGGTGTAAATATCTTCAAGGGAAGTCCCCGGCGTAAGCTCTGCGGAATAGACAAGTGTATAGTTTTTCGCGTCTACCCGGTGTCCTGTGGCAGTCAGACGGTCGTAAGGTTCAAAGCGCAAATCTCTTGTTTCGTCCCCGCCTTTTATCTGATAAATGGAAAAGGTGTCTTTGTCCTGTGGGGCTTCCTGTTCCGGCTGCTCCTGTGCATCTACCTTTTGCGCCCGGATATGCGCCCGTTGTAACTCGGTAGGCTTTTCCCCCGTAAGGGGTACAATCGCCTTGACATAATCAGCCGCATAATAGGCGTTACTGGTAAGCTGCCGCTGCCATGCCCCTGCTTTGGGCGACCAACGGAAGCCATTACTTTTTAGGGCTTCCCGCGTGGCTTCGTCCGGCTTATCCTCAAAGAAGATTTGCAGTCGGTTCGCTTCGGTGTTTGCTTCCACCTTGCCGCCGTCAAATTTCCAACCCACAAAACCGATTTCTTTTTGCTGTGAAAGAGATTTGATACGGTCTTTCACGCGCCGGATTTCTGCACTGTTGTTGGATAACGCCCAAGTCGCAAATGGCTTGTCCTCCAAATGCCAACTGCTCGCCATGTCTGCTTTCAGTTTTTCCAGTTCCTCCGGCGGTAAATGCGGGCAGCCGTCAAGGGTCTTATGCTTACGGTAATAGGCGTTTACGGCTTTCATGGTTTCCTGTGATTTTTCAAGGCTTTCCAGTTTCTTTTCTAACTTCTGTACTGCCTGCGGGTCGTCTGCGCTGATACCGCCCATGCCGGTACTGCGGATTTTATCAAGAAGCCCTTGTATGTCCTGCCATTCCCGGTAATTGCTGTCGCGGGCTGCGTTCTGCTTTTCTTTCTTCCTTGTGGGGAAGTTAGAGCCGCCCGCAATCAGGATAGAGGGAACACGCGCGTCAATCTCATAGCCTTTATTCATGTTCGCCGCCAGTTTCCGGGCATAGGTGTCAAGCAGGCTGTCGATTTTCTCATGGTACATCGGGTCTACCCGCTGTTTTTGCCTTTCTGCGATTTGTACGGCTTCATCTACATAATGCCTGTATTCAGCCGTCGCGCTGCCTTGCTTATAATCGGAAAAGCTGTTCATATCCTTTGCACGTTTGGCGGCAGCTTCATTGATAGGATAATAAGGGGCGGCGGGTGCAGCCTGTTCCGGCTGTGTTTCTTTTTCCTGTACCGGGGCTGTTTCTTCGGGAAGCTCCGGCGTGGCGGCTTCTGCTTCGGGCTGTTTGGTAGCTTCCTGTGCGGGCTGCGCCTGTTCGGTGGTCTGTTCCTTATCCTGTGCCTTTTGGATTGCTGCAAAATGTCCGTCTATGGTATCAATCAGATTTGCGGCGGTGCTGCGGATTGTTTCAAGAGAGCCTTTCAGTTCTGCAAGTTCTTTTCCGCTGCTCCACCCGGCGATATATCCAAAAGAATAGTCCGACGTATCAAGCCCGTAATGTTGGCAGACAGCATAGGCGACGCTTTCCGCCTGTACCTCGCGGGTACGGCGGTCGGGGCGTTCCGGCATAGCAAGGGCAGTATCATGCAGCGTGGCGTGGGCGATTTCATGGATTGCGGTCTTGATATTCTGCAATTCGTCCATGCCCTCGTTGATGATGATACGCTTTTCCTCATAATTGCAGCGTCCTTTTACGCCGCCGCTTAGTGCTTCAAATCCCATAGCAAAGGGAGAAGTCTTTTCAAGGGCAGCGAAAAAATCCTTGTATTGTTCCACGTTGCCCGTCAGCTCATAGGTAAGGGCAGGAAGCTCCTTTCCCTCGGTCTGTGAAATATCAAAGACAGATACCACACGAAAGGCGGGTATCTTGATTTCCTTTTCCTCGGTAACAGGTTTCCCGTCCTTATCGAAAACAGGCTTTTGGGTGTCCGGGTCGATTTTTTCCACCTGTTTCTTAACGGTAAACGGGGACGGCGCAAGTATCTTGATAGCTTTTTCTCCCGGCTTTACATGGCGGTCAAATTCCTTTTCCCATTGTTTATAGCCTTTCACAAGATTGCCGCCCTGCATGGCGATAAGGATTGTATTGTTAAGGCTGTAATCATGGAATTTTGACATAGTACGCAGATAGTCGGCGTAACGGTCGCTTTCATACAGTCCTAAAATCCCCTGTTCCAGTCGGTCGGTAATCTCTTTCATCTTGTCAGCGGGCTTTTCAGAAGATAGGATAATCGGGAGAACCGGGGGCTGCTCTGTGGCGGTGGTCGGTATAGCTGCGGAAGCGTCAAGGTCTGCCTGTTCCTTTTCCTGTACTGGCGGCTGCGGCGTTACCCGGTATTCCTCCGGCACGTCGCGCCCGTCATACCATTCTGTAAAGGTATTACGGTTATTGTAGATATAGCCCTGCTCGGTAAATCTGCCCCCGTCATTGATAGCAGCGTCCCGCCCGTATTCCTCATACATGAAATATTTTTTTGCTTCTTCGGGCAGCTCCAACTCGTCCAGTTCTTCAATCAGATAATGCCCGTAATCTTCCTCACTCTGTACGGACGGATAAAGCCAGTAACAATCAAGGTTTTGTGCAAGGTTGATAATGTCCTGCAAGTCCCTTGTATGGTCGCCGTATGCCATAGCTGCAACAAATTTTTCCCTGTCGTCGTCAAACTGCATTTTCAAAAGTTCGCTCAAATAGTTCAGCTCGTCAAGGCTTTCAAGCTCGGTCAATTTTCCTGCCAGTCCCGCAATAGAGGACTGGTATTCTGTGATATGCAGCTCCCCGTAGTTTTTGCCGTCTATGCCGATACGGTCAAAGACTTCTTTCAAATGCTCGGCAGTCGTGGGGAATGATACCCATTCGCCCGCAGGTCTGCCCTCGGTGTACTTTCCAAGATTAGAAAGATACCCGCTTAAAATCGGTTGTTCCATGTGTTCGCTCCTTTCTTTCTCAATCATGCGGTGCATAAGCTCGTAGTCCTCCATGCTCATGCTCCCGTCAAATAGATAGGGGTCGGGTTCTTCGCCGTCCCGGTAGGCTTTTTCAGAGAAAGGCAGCCCCGCAGCGTGGGCGGCGGCTCTTGCTTCCTCGATAAGCTCCGGCGGCAGCCTGTCGTCGTGGGCTTCGATAAATTCCCCGATATTGCTATATCCGTTTTCGTAGTGGCGGCGCACCCCGGCGGTCAGCTCGTCAAGGTTCCTATCCTCGCCAAGATAGCCGGAGTAATAGCCGTTTACCACAACGGCGGCAGGGTCAGCCTGTTTGATTTCTTCCATGCGGCTTCTGTCCTCCGGGTAGAGAATATCGCTCATTTCAAGGTGGAAATATTCTGCGTTCCAAGAGCGTCCCGTTTTCCAAAACGCCACCCAAGCGATACCGTCCCTTAATTCTTCTTGATAGTCCTTTACGGTGTCCCGTAAACTTGCCATGTGTAACCTCCTTTCTTCGGTTTCAGAGGGTTTGGGAAACTTCCCAACAAGCAAAAATCCCCGCCGTTCTCGGTAGAGAAAGCAGGGATTTTACGGAAAAGGGTACTCTTTTCCTATGCTTGCTATTCAGTTATTTTTTCTTCGGCAGTTCAATGCGGTAGTTGACATATCTCCCGCCCGTATCAGCCAATACGATAGTTCCGTTGTAGGTTTTGCCTGTCTTTGGGGAATAGAGCTTTTTCACATTTACCTTGCCGGATTTTAAGAGTGCAGCGGCAATCTTCGGGGTAAAGGTTACTTTTCGTTCTTCAAAGAAACGGTCATTTTTCCACATGGTAAAGATACATTCTTTGTTGCTGCAATAGTAGTTTTTCTTTCCCTCATAGACAGGAGAACCGCAGCGGGGGCAGCTTCCCAACGCTTCCCGTTCCGGCTTGAACATCTGCGCTTTATCATCAGAAAGAAACGGATAGGTCTTTACCAGTTCCCGCGCCATATTCTCGATACCCTCCATAAATGCGGCGGGGTCTGCCTTGCCTTTTGCAATCTGCGTCAGATTGTTTTCCCATTCTGCGGTAAGCTGCGGGCTTGTCAAGGTGTCCGGCAGGACGCACACAAGGTTGATACCGTCTTTTGTGGGAAGTAGCTGCTTGCCTTTTCGTTCCACAAAGCCGCCCTTTACCAGTTTTTCAATGACAGCGGCGCGGGTGGCGGGAGTTCCAAGCCCTTTGCGTTCTGCGTCCGGGTCGGTGTCCTCACTTCCGGCGCGTTCCATAGCAGAAAGGAGCGACGCTTCGTTGTGGGGCTTTGGCGGTGTTGTGTCATGCTCCGTTACCGTTGCAGCCGGATTGTCAAAGGTTTGTCCCTCGGTAAACGGCGGCAGGGTCTTTTCTGTGTCGCTGTCTGCGTCGTCCGTTTCGGGCTTGTTCTTTAAGGCTGCCCTGTATCTTCGGTCAATCTCTTTCCACCCGTCGGACAGCACCGTTTTTCCCCTTGCGGTAAAGGACTGTCCGGCACATTCAAAGACTGCCGTAACCGCTTCAAAGGTATGCGGTGCAGCGGTCGCCATAAGTAGACGCGCCCCGGAAAGGGTAAGGATATTCCTTTCGCTTTCCGGCAGCGCGGCAAGGTCGGTCTTTGCAAGCTCCATAGTTGGGATAATGGCATGGTGGTCTGATACCTTTTTACTGTTCAGCACCTTTCCAAGTTCCGGCGTGAAGTCTTTTCCCGCCATAAAGGAAAACTTCCCACAAAGCAGCTTGATAATGCCCGCCGCTGTGTCGCCCATGTCGTCGGTCAGAAATGCGCTGTCTGTTCTCGGATAAGTAAGCAAACGCTTTTCATACAAGGCTTGTGCAAGGTCAAGGGTCTGTTTTGCCGTATATCCGAACAGGCGGTTTGCTTCCCTCTGTAAAGAAGTAAGGTCAAAGAGCTTCGGCGGAGCTGCGGTCTTTTTCTCTTTCACAAGGGAAGTACATACTGCCCGCGACGCTTCGCAAGTCGTTTTTAATGCGTCGGCTTCTGCCTTATTTGAAATTCGTTCACTTGCAGCTTCCGCGCCGGATAATGCAAGGCGTACATGGTAGTATTTTTCTTTCTTGAAAGTGGTAATCGCTGCGTCCCGGTCAACAAGCATTTTTAAGGTCGGGGTCTGTACGCGCCCCACGTTCAAGGTATGATTGTAAAGGACAGAAAAAAGGCGGGTGGCATTGATACCGATTAGCCAGTCTGCTTTTGCCCTGCATAATGCGGAAGCAAAGAGAGGGTCATAATCCCTGCCGTTCTTCAGACAGGAAAAGCCCTCTTTGATTGCGCTGTCCTCCATAGAAGAAATCCAAAGGCGGCGCATAGGTTTCTTGCAGCCTGCCATTTCATAGACAAAACGGAAAATGAGTTCTCCCTCGCGCCCTGCGTCGCAGGCATTGACGACTTCGGAAACGTCTGCCCGGTGCATAAGCTCCTTTAAGGTTTTGAATTGCTTTTCCTTGTCAGCGGAAACGGTGTATTTCCATTCCTGCGGCAAAATCGGTAAGCTGTCATAGCTCCACTTTTTATACTGCTCCCCGTAAGCGGCAGCTTCCGCAAGCCCTACCAAATGTCCCACACACCAAGAAACGATATAGCCGCTTCCTGTGAGAAATCCGTCTTTCTTTTCCTTTGCCCCAAGTACGGCAGCGATTGTCTGCGCCACACTGGGCTTTTCTGCGATAACTAAAATCAAATAAAAATCCTCCTTTCGGGTAAAAGAAAAGAGCAACCGATTTTTCGATTGCTCCTACAAGTGATTGTATAAAATTGTGCGATATGAAATAGTAAAATGATTTGACAAAACTAAAATTTATCCAATATTGAGTAAACTATGGATTACCCAAGGTTGAACTGTAACCATGATTATAAATGTGTAAATTGCAAACAAAGGCACTTCGACCATATCATTGACATTCTCAGATTGAAATTGTTTTCTTAAATTATTAGGCAAGACTTTTGATAGCAAATAATAAACCAAATATCCTAAACAGACTCCAACTGTATTTGTAATAAGGTCATTTATATCTGTTGAACCCCAACCAAACATCTGAACAATTTCAACAGATAAAGAGAACAGAAAACCAGTTAATACAACAGTCTTTATGTGATGATATTTCTTATACAGCAACGGCAGAAAAAATCCAAAAGGAACAAATAAAACAACATTCAGTATGGTATCTATTGGTCCACTTATCATACCGAGAAACGGAATCAGAGAAATCCTCGGACGAAATGATATTGTGCTTGTATAACCAATACCTGTTACGGTCAAAATCCCGAAAAGATAATAATAGAATAAAAATACAGCAGTAATATGGAGAAGGCTTTGCTTTCTTCCTGATTTTTTAAGGTATAAGAAATACAATATAAAAACTGGAACTATAAACACATATCCACTTATTGAGCGAATAAGAATATCAGAAATGGGTAACATATTTTTATCTCCTTTGCTTACTCTAAAAATTTGTTTAACTCTATCATTTCCTATGGTTGGAACAATTATATCATATTCCATATCGAAAGTACATCTTTTTATCGTTCCGGCTGTCGTTTTGCTTCAATCTTTCTAATGCAATACCCAACACAAGGGGACTGTCCCTTGTAAGGGCAGGAAGCGCAAGCCGGGGGATAAGGAACAGGCGGAGCATTATCACGCCGCCCGTTCGGTTTCTGTATCATCATCTTTTCAAAGGGATTGTCGGTAAACAGGGTCATAGGGTTTCTTCCTCCGTTTCTTCATCTTCGGGAGTTTCCCCGGTATCTGCTTCCGGCTCGTCCTCGTCGTAGTCCTCAAATTCAAAATCTTCAAGGTCGGTATCGCCCTTTACATTCTGCTTCGGCTTTAGAAACTTAAAGTAGTAGAACGCTGCGCCGCCACCAAGCAGGGCAAAGAGGACTAAGGCAAGCACCACACCGGGATTGCCGCCTTTTCCTTTCGGTTCTTCCGGCTGCTCGGTTGGTGTTGGGGTAGGTTCTTTGCCTGTGCAGCCTGTCATACTGGTAACACATACCGGGCAGGACGTGTTTACCTTTCCGGCTTCGCATTTCTCCGTACAGTTACAGATTTCCGGCTTTTTGGCAGCTTCGCCGTTTTCGGTCAGTGCCATAAGGTCGGCTTCGTCCACTTGATTTAGGAAATGTACGGTCTGTTCGCCCTCGGCGGCGCGGTCAATGAGGATATAGAAATAGTTGCCGCCTTTGGTGGTAACAGTGATAAGCTGCTTATTGCCGCCGTAATCGTCAACCAGTGTTGCGTTTCCCTTTGGGGTAAGGGGCGGCGTTTCCTCTTTTTCCTCCACAACTACGTTGCTGTCGTTGGTCGCGTCCCCTGCGGGCGGCTCTGTGGCTGCGCCCTGTGCATAGGCAGGGACAGAAAAACCGCCCATAAGGATAAGGGCGGCACAAAGGGCAGTCATGGTCTTTTTCAGTTTATTCTTCATCTGCATTTTCCTCCTGTTCTTCGTAGTCTGCCGCTTCGGTAGCGTGTGCGGCGTTCATGCCGGGAATACCGCTGCCGGACAGCATAGCGTTCAGTTCCTGCGGGGTCAGACGCATAGCTCGTACAAGCTGCACGATTTCAAGGTTTTCCGCTTCGGTTTTCTGCGCTTCCAGTCCTTTTAACTTGTTCTGATACTCTGTGATTTTCTCGCGGGTCTTTGCGATTTCCTTATTGATACGGTCGATTTTATTGTTTGCCATAGGTCATTTCTCCTTTCTTTTTGGGGCTGCTTTACCAGTTCATCAGCCCATAGCCTTTGATACATTGATAGTTAAGGTCATAGCTCTTTATCTTGCAGGCGTCGCCGGAATTGCCCTCAACGGTATAGACGCGGCTTCCGTCCCTGCCAAGCACAAGCCCCACATGGTCTGCAACACCGTCTAAATCCCAATCGAAAAAGATAGCGTCGCCCGGTGCGATATTCTCATAGCCCCGCGCGCCCCATTGTCCCCTTGACTGGAACCAAGGAACGCCCTGCCATTCGCAGCCTGCAAAGCGGGGTTCGCTTTTTCCGGCTTGATTGTAGCACCATGACACAAAGCAGGCGCACCATTCCACGCGGCTGTTAAAGCCATACCAACTCCAATAGGGATAACCGCCCACGTTTCCGACTTGCTGTTTTGCAAGCTCCATAAACTCCGGGTTTCCGGGACGTGTGCCGTTTACAAACTCCACGCCGCTTAAATCCTCGGAGGGGCTGCCGTCGGGAGAGCCGCCGCCAAAAATCAACGGTTTGTTGCCCTGTGTCTGTAAGTACACTTTGAACATTTCAAACTGCTGTGGGTTCAGCAGTTCTTCCGCAAGGGAAGCAATCGGCTTGTTTGTCAGCTTCACGTTCAAGATACGGTATTCGTATTCTTCCTCGTTGCCCTCCTCGTCGGTGGTGGTGCGTATCTCGATTTCTTCCGTCAGCGTCAAGGTGTACTGTAAGCCGAACAGCCGTTTTAGCTCTGCCTGTGCGCTCTGTGGGGTGTAGCTCTGTAAAAGGGCGGTCAGATAAGACGCAAGTTCGTGTGGGTTATGCCCGATAGTGTCAAGGTCATAGCGGTATTCATCATAGCCGCTGTGGGTGGTTTCGATATTGTCAATCTCACTTTGCAGTTCGTTTTCCATTGCAGCATAGCTCTGTTCCGTTGCCACAAGGTCGCTGTCCTCGGACGTGTAGGAAGTCCCTAACACGCTGTTCATGCTGCCGGAAAACATTGCCCCACAAGAGGAAAGCCCTACTGATACCATGATGAACAGAAGCAGCGCGGCGATAGCGATTATCACGCCCGCCGGGTGTCGCCCTACAAAGGCAGCCGCTTTCTTTGCTGCTGTCTGTGACGCTCCGGCGGTTGCTTTGGCGGTGGCTGCACCGCCTTTCTTTACAGTTTTTGCATACTGGCGTTTGATTTTTTGTTTCTGCATAAACCGGGAAAAGGGATTGCTTGTAAGCTGAGGATTTTCCTGCAAGACTTTGTGATACTGGAAGTTCACATTTGCCTTGAACGCTGCCTTTTCTGCCTTTGCTGCTTCCCGGTAGGGTTTCAGCTTATGGCTGCGGTAGCCCTGTTTGAATTTCCTTGTCCCGTACCTTGCGCCGCGCTCGGCAAGTTCCTCCGATTTGTGCGCGCCCTCCGCGCCGGAATTGTCTTTCTCGACGCTGTGGATTTTGTTGTGAACAAAAATACCCGCTTCCTGCGCGGGGCGGGATAACGGGTTGCTGTGGGCTTTGCCGCCGGGTATCGGCTTTTCCTGTTCCTCAAAGTGCAGGCGGGTCTTTGCCTTTCCTGCGGCTTCGTCAAAGGTGCGCTCCTTAACCAGTTTCTTTTGCTTTGGGATAGCTGCCTTTGCTGCGTCCAGTCGGTCAGCGGCTTTTTCCGATTTTTTGATGTAAGTTTCCAGTTCCGGCGTTGCCCGTTCTTCCTCGGTAAACTGTAAGCGGGAAGTGGAAGTACGCAAAGCAGTAGCTTCCTGCTCTTTTTTGACTTCCTTTTTGTTTGCTTTTCGGGTATGTGCTGCGTCAAGATGTTCTATGACGCGTTCCGCTGCGGCACTGTCCGGCTGTGAAAAGTCGCTGTCTGCTTCCCGGCTGCTGATACGCTCGGCGGTCTGCTGTGTTTCGTTTACCTCGATAAGCCCGTCGCGGGTCATTTTCTGTGTGATTTTATCGCGTGGTTTTAATTGCTTGATAGTCCTGCACCTCCAATCCGCGCCCTCGCAAGGGCGCAATATTCTGCATTTAATTCAATCCCGATATAATGGCGGTCAAGGCTTTTTGCTGCAAATCCTGTGGTTCCGCTTCCGAAAAACGGGTCTATGACAATCCCACCTTTGGGACAGCCCGCCAAGATACAGGTTTCCGCTAATTTCGGGGGAAAAGCTGCAAAATGCGCCCCTTTATATGGGACAGTGTTAATCAGCCACACGTCCCGCTTGTTCCGCGTGGTCGGCATGAGCGCGTCGTCATAGTAGCCACCGTCCCGCGGTCGGTTTAGTCCCTGCACCTTTCCTTGTCCGGGTATTTCCTGTGTGTATTTGCTGTTGGTGCTGCGCGCTCTGCGATACCGTTCTGCGGTAGTAGGTGCTAAGGGTTCTGCAATGGCGGCAGCGTCATAGTAATATTTCTTTTCCTTTGAAAGCAGGAAGATATGTTCATAGCAGCGGGTCGGGCGGTCTTTGCAGCTTTCCGGCATAGGATTTTGTTTTTGCCATATAATATCGCTCCGTAGATACCACCCCTGTTCCCGTAGGGAAAACGCCAAGAGCCAGGGAATACCGATTAAGTCCTTTTGTTTGCAGCCGGTAACGCGGCTGTTCCTTGCAATCCGCTGTCCGGTGCGTCCCTTTGGGTTTTTTGGGTCAGCATAGCCGCCTTTATTTCCTGTGCCGCAATAGGTGTCTGCGATATTCAGCCATAACGTACCGTCCTTTCTAAGCACCCGGTAAAGCTCGCGAAAAACAGAGGTCAGCCTGTCAATATACTGTTCCGGCGTATCCTCCTGTCCGATTTGTGCGTCAAGCCCATAGTCCCGCAGCGCAAAGTACGGCGGGCTTGTAACGCAGCAATGGACGCTTTCACTGGGTAATTCCTGCAAAGCACAAAGCGCGTCCCGGTTGATAATCACGTCTGTTTTCATAGGCTGCTCACTTCCTCCGGCTTCGTCGTCATAATGCGGTAAAGCTCGGTATCTTTCGGGAAATGGTCTACAAAGGGCAGCACCACATTTCCATAAAAGATAAGTCCCTCGCCTGCTTCGGTATGGGTTACATACTTCATCTGTTGCGGGGAGATATTAAGCTGCTTTGCAAGGATAGCCCGGTCGCCCTGCGCCTGATTGAGCATGAGGACAAAATCAGAGTTTTCAAAGATATTTTCCACCTCGCGTGAAGCAAGCAAGTCCTTAATATTCTGTGTGATAGCTGTCGGTATGCCGCCCCATTTACGGAAACGCTTCCAAATCTCCACACTGTAAGCTGCGGTCTGTTCCTCTTTTAAGAGCAAGTGAAATTCGTCCATATAGTAGCGGGTGGACTTTTTCTCTGCCCGGTTAATGGTAACGCGGTTCCATATCTGGTCTTGCACAATGAGCATACCTAACTTTTTGAGCTGCTTTCCAAGCTGCTTTATATCAAAGCAGACAAGGCGGTTAGAACGCTCCACGTTGGTTCTGTGGTTGAATACGTTAAGGCTGCCGGAAACATACAGCTCCAATGCTGCGGCAATGCGGGCAGCTTCCGGCTCCGGCTGCTTTAACAGCTCGTCGTAAAGGTCGCCCAAGATAGGCATTTTCTCCGGGTCGGGGTCAGCAAGGTAGTCCCTATACACATTTCTTACAGCGCGGTCAATGACGGTCTTATCAACAGGCTGTAAGCCCTCCTTGCCGCCAATGACAAGCTCGCAGAGAGAAAGGATAAAATCGCTTTTCAGTGCAAGGGGGCTGTCGTCCTCGGAATAGTTGAGGTTCATATCCATAGGGTTCACATACTGGGGCGTACCGTCCATACCTTTGCCTGTCGGGGATAACCGTATCACTTGCCCGCCAAGCCGTTTTACAAGGGCAAAATACTCCGCTTCCGGGTCGCAGATAAAAATATCGTCGTCGGTAATGAGAAAAGCATTTGTGATTTCCCGCTTTGCCGCAAAGGATTTTCCGCTGCCCGGTGTTCCCAAGATAAGCCCGTTTGGATTTTTAAGCTGCTTGCGGTCGCAGAGTATCATGTTGTTTGACAGGGCATTTAAGCCATAATACAGGGCAGCCCCAGTCTGAAATAGTTCCTGTGTGATGAACGGGATAAAAATAGCGGTGCTGCTCGTCGTCAACCCTCTCTGAATAGGGATAAGGTTCTCCCCCAAAGGGATAGAGGACATCAGCCCCGCTTCCTGCTGATAGTCAAGACGGGTCAAGGCGCAGTTGTATTTCTGTGCAATGCCCGCCGCCGCGAAAATGTCATTTTCCAGTTTCCGCTTCGTGTCTGCCATGTTTACCACAAGGAACGTCAGCAGAAACATTCGCTCGTTGCGGCTCTGTAAATCCTGCAACAAATTCTTTGCTTCATTCCCAAAAGTGGCAAGGTCGGACGGGAGTATGTCAATATCGTAACCGCTTCTAACTGCTTTTTTCTGTTCCTCAATCTTCATCTTGTCAAGGTCAGTGATTTTGCGCTTAATGGTCTTGATTGCTTCCGACTGGTCGATACTTTTAATATGGAGATTGACAATAACCCCTGTTTCCAAGTCCAACATATCCGCTAAAATACGGTCGTTTAACTCCGGGGCAAGGATTTCAAGGAACGATACCGCCCCCGTTTTTTTCCCCATAGCAAAGTAGCGTCCCTCCCCGAACTTGAAAGAGGACGGGGCGATAAAGTCCTTTGTGGTAAGCCCTGTCGGGGTCAGCCAGTCATAGGAGAATGAGAACGGCTCGCCTGCCGGGTGGAATACCCCATGCAGCACCTTTAAGCGTTCATAGCCGGATAAGGGGTGCGCCGATACGCCAAGCACCTTGAAATTGTTGAGTACGTCCGTTTCGATACGGGAAAGCCGCGCCCTTGCCGCCGCCGGATTGTCCGCTTCAATGGAAAACGTGATGTACTTGTGCTTTACAAGCCCGTTGTTCCCTTTGGCAAGCTGCATTTTCAGCATATCGGAATATTCGGTGCGGATAGAGTTAAAATCATCATTTTGCGGCGGGATATGGATTGCCCGCGCTGCCTGTTCCTGCTGTGAACCTTGATTGATAAACGAAAGCTGCACATTTACGCTTGCGTCAAAGTAATTGAGAAAATCGCACCAGTTTTCAAAAATGGCGGTCTTGTCGTCTGCCTGTGCAAGCTGATAGTTAATGTCCTCAAAGGCAATGCTCTTTGAATATTTCCGCTGTGCCACTTTGCAGATACCGTCCGGGTACATGGCAAGGTAGGGAATGGTCTGCTGTGCGGTGTGGGCTTTGCCGTCCCCCTTTGCCTGCCGGATAACCGCCGCTATCTGTTTCTTTTCCGCGCGGGTCAGCTTACGCCTGTTTCCTGCGGCTTCCCGCGTCTTTTTTGTCTGTCCTTTTGACAATCGCTGATACCTCCTTTTCTAATGCCCGCTGTTTCTCCAAGAGTGCATATAGGTTTTCTGTCTGATATGGTCGCACTTTGGGGCGGGTAAATTTTGTCTGAATGATGTTCTTTATTACCACTTCAAGGGGCTGCCCATGCTTTTCATACATGGCAACCAAGAAGCAGGGAAGCATGACGACAATCATTACCATTGCCGCAAGGCTCGTCCCTGCGCTGTCTTTGAGCAAAAAGAAAAGCGGCAGTCCTATAAGAAGTGCCACTGAAAAACAAAGGATTTGCCGCTTTGTTAGATTGAAAGCGACTTTTGTTTTGACTTTGGATAGGTCTTTGGGTACAGGTACATACGCCAAGAAAAAACCTCCTTTCTGCCCTTAGTGGGCGTTGAATATGGATTTTGCCAGTGCGCCGGATTTGAACAGGGAGAAACAGAGGATAACGGTATAGGCTGCAAGGGAAAAAATCGCGCTGTGCAGATTGTCCGCTAAGACCATTTCGCCTACTAAAACCGCATAAATGCCGACGCATATCATAATGAGGAAGCCTTGAAAGCCCAGTGCAAACAGCCCCTTTAGGTAGTTGTTCCCAATCTGTCCCCATTCCCGGTTTGTCATGGTAGCAAAAGGGATAGGGGAAACAGAACAGTAGGCGTATATCTCAATCATTCTGCCGTAGAGGATAACGGTTATCAGTACGGACATGATTTTCATACAAAGGCTTACAAGGCTCGTTTCCATGACAAGTAACAGTAGTTCGGGGATTTCCATATCTTTTAGTCCCTCCTGCATGGCGGCAAGGGCTTCGGTTACGTCGATATTCGTATCGCCGCCGATTACCCCCGCCGCGCCGGATACAATATGCTGCGCCATATCAAACACCGCCATAGTAATATCAAAGGTATGTGTTACCAAGAAAACGGCAACAAAGGCTTTGAAAAACCACTTGAAAAACATAAATGTTTCTATGTCGTGCATATTGTTTTTTTCCGTTACCATGCTGATAAGCTCATAACAGAGGACATAGGTAATGACAAGCCCCGCAATGGGTACAATCACATTTTCCGACAGGTTTTGTATCATGCTGAAAATGTTTGCGTTCCACCCCTGCGGGGTCTTGCCTACCTCCGCTGCAATGGTGCCTACTTTTTCGTTTACGTCCCCGAACATAGTGGAAAGGTTGCCGTTAATGGCTCCGATAAGGATTTCTTTTATCCATTCGTTAATCGCTTCCAGTATGCTCTCCATAGGCTACCCTCCGTAATCTTATCCGAACAGACCGGAAAGAAGCGGTACAAGGATAGTGCCGATAAGGGCAACGCCGCCGCCCGCCATAAGCTGCTTAATGCCTTGTGATTTTGCACCCGGATTGTCGTTTCCATATCCCTCCAAGAGATTGATAACGCCCCAAATGCCTAAGCCTGCGCCCAGTGCGATAACAAGGGTCTGTAATACGTCGATAGCAGAGTTAAAAAATTCCATAAAGCT